CTCGATCAGCGCGGCGTGCTGCGCCGGGTTCGATGACTCGAGCGCCTTGATCGCCGCCGAAGCCTCCGCATGGGGGAGTGTAAGCAGGTTCAGGTTTTTAGCCTCGAGGCCCGGCGCCGGGGAGTGTGTGAGGATGTAGTTTGTCAGAGAGCCTGGGCTCTCGTTGAAGAACCGCTTGTAGTGGAGATGTCGATACTTGTCCGGCATATCGGCGCGCCCAAAAAGCGATTTCGCGTAGTCGCGCAGTTTCGGAACGTCGCGCTTGAAAAGGGCCTCGCCTACGGGCGCGATCCGCATGGCCGCGTAGGGCACCGGCGCGCCGGCGATGCGCGACTTGAGCAGGCGGCTGCCGCCGCGCGAGTAGATGGCGGACATCTCTCGGGTGTCGGCCAGCAGGTCGCCCGTGCGGGGCATCGACTGAACGTCGCGGAGCCACGACAGAGAACCGCGCTCGATCTTCTGCAGATCGCGCATCGCCTTGTAGGAGGCGGCGCCGACGGCGCCGAGCCCCAGCCCGGGCAGCAAGGACGGTTGGTTGTCAGTTGTCGTAGCCATTGAAGTGTTTTTTGGCCTCGTGCAGGACCAGCGGTGACGAGAGAGCGGCCGCGTAAGTGGGAAGCCCGATGAACGCGCCGAGGGCCCGAGCGCGACCGGCACCCATATTGCGCAGCAGACGATACCCGCGCGCGGAGGCTCCCAGCTCCTCCAGCATCATGGGCGTGGCGCCGAGCATGCCCATGGCGGCGTTTCCTGCACCGCCGACTGCGCTGTCAGAAAACGCCACGCCGAGCGATCCGCCGATAAGCGACGGTCGCCCGATGCCGTAGAGCAAGCTGGCCAACCGGCTGCGCCCGATGGGACCCAGCGCATGTCCCGCCTCGTGACCGAGGATGCCGCTGTTGGAGTTGAGGAGACGCTTTGTTAGACCGACGATCCCGCGAGACGGGTCGAAGTGGTTTCCCTTGGCTCCCACGTTCTCGAGGACGGAAATACCGCGGTCGCCAAGGAGGCGGCCGACCGCCGCGTTGACCTTCGCGTCACCCGGGCGCGCGATGGCAGGAGCGACGATGGCCTGATTGTAGAGCGCGCTCCCGAGCGCGACCGGCGCCTCACCGGCGAGCCATCCCCAGCCGGTGCCAGGCTTTGTCGGGTCGCCATAGAGAAGCCGCTTGGCGCGGTCGCCCAGCGATTCGATCTGGGCGCCGTCGACCGCCGCGCGCTTGGTGATGTGCGCTCGGAGGTCGACGAACTGACCGCGGCGTGCATAGAGCCGCGCGAGGCGAACAAACGAGGAGTAGGCGAGCTTCGCGGGCATTTAGAATTTTCCGGTTTCCTTTACTTTCTGACCGAAACCCTCGCCGTAGGCCAGCCTGGGCATCCAGTGCTCGTTCTCCTCGACGTTCGTGTCGAGGCCGGAGGTAGCGCTCTCCTCAAGGCCCTTTGAGAGGTAGGAAGAATTGAAGCGCACCATCCAGTCGTCGGTGGCGTGCGTCGCGGTGCGAAGGCGGACCATGTCCGGCGAGAACGGCGGCGGGTTGTCCTGGATCTGCACCTCGTCGATGTCCGCGTTCTTCAGCGTGCTCAGCATGCGCGGCGTGAGCTTGGTCCCGATGGTGTAGTGCATCGCCGGCGCCGCGAGAAACTTTCCGACCGCATTCTCCGCGGGCGACTTGATCTTGAGGCGCCGCGCGTCCTTCGGCGGGACATATTTCTGAGCGAGCTTCGAGTAGTAGACTACCTCGTCGGGCAGCTCGTCGACGCCCTGCTCCTCGTCCTGCTGATCGACGACCACGTGGTCGAGCGCCGCGCGCGCCAGCATCTCAGTGTGGCGTAGATCGGTCTTGGCGCCGCCATCATCCAGCATCTGCTTGAGGCGCTCGGCCAGGTAACGACGACCCTCGCCGAGCCCGCGAAGGCGCACGATGTCGCGAGGATCCACGAGCCCGTCGGACAGCGCGTCACCCGGCTCGACTTCGTCTCCCTCCTTCACCGCGATCTCCTGGCCGGGCAGGACGTAGACGGGGTTGCCGTTCACGTGGACGTAGGTGCCGCCCTGCGGCGCCGGCTCGATGCGTGTCACGCGACCTGATTCCTCGGCGACGGCCGCGCGGTCCTTGAATACTTCAGGCGCCTGCACCAGCTGGTTCAGATACTCGAAGCCGGTGTATTTCTTGCGCCCCTTCGCCTGGCCGGCGGTGTTTTTAACGATCAGCCCGTTCTCGAGCACGAAGAGCTGGTCTTTGTGCTTCACGGTAATGTCGAAGCAATGCGCGGGTCCAATGTGCTCGACCGCACGTAAAGCTGCTGTCGAGTTTTTCTCAGGTTGCCCTGCTTTAGCCAGACGCTGAAGTAGGGCGTTCTTAACACCGGGGATCTTGCCCACGTAGGCAGCGAATCGCGCGACGTTGTCGATGCCCGCCAGCCCGAACGTAAAGATGTCGTTTTTTCTGTTTTCCTCTCCTGCCGAGCCATGCAGGCGGATCGACTGGCAAACAATACCAGCTCGAAATTCAATTAAATCGCGGGTGTCCTTCAGCAGTTGAAGTGAGGTGGAGGCAAAGCTGATAGCGGGACACTTTCCACTGATGTAGACGCAACCGTCCGTAGCCAGGTAGCCGGCCAGAACTGCGCCTACACTGAAATCGTCCCACGAGGTCAAAACCTCCGAAGGAATCCGCTTTTCATGCGCATACTTATTCGCCAATCCCCAGCGAAGCGCTGCGAGCTTGGCCTTATTCGCCATACCCCCGGCAACGACGCGACCCTTGGCGTCTTTGACGTATTCCGGCTTAATTTGAACAATGCGCCAGTCGTGGCTGCGCTTGCTCTTCTTTAGAACCAGATTGTGCGTCACGAGCAGCGCGTTCATGTCGTGGATTTGGGTCTCGTCCGCGCAGGAAATCGTGATGTGCGCCGTTCCAGAATTTCGGGCAGTAGCGTGCCTGGTGGTGGTGCTGTTCCAGCGATTACCATCACCCAGGAAAACGCCCAGCAGCAGTGCCAGAGGTTCATGCGTAGCGTGGCTCCCGTTATGCGGTCCCGGGAGGACTGCGTGATCTTTCGAGACACGCAAATCTCCCGCCTTAACTTTCTTCTGCGAGCCGGACTGCAGCGAAAGGATCTGGTGCTCGGTAGTGCACTCGACGGTGCGTAGGTTTCTCGAACAGCCCTTCTGGAAGGTATACTTGTAAACGTCCTGAGTGCCTTGATCCCAGCTCGCCAGAACCTCCACAGGGAAAGTTCGGCCCGCCACGTCGGCGCCAAGGACCAAGTCTCCAGGCTTCACGTCCTCGATCGGCTTAACGCTGAAATCAGCCATGCGCACGCGCGTGCCTTTTTTGAGGCAGTGCTTCGTGGACAACGCCGCCTGCGTCACGGGCTCGGCGGCGGCATGCGCGGAGGTGATACCCACCATCTCGCCGATCGGCGGCAGGAAGCCGCGGGCGTCGGCGCCGGCGCAGTGCGCGCAGATACCGTGCTTCGCGCGGCACACGAGGGGGCTGCGGACGAGAACGCTGCCGACTTTCTTGCGTTCGAGCACAGAGATCGCGTCGCGGTCGAGGATGGTGCCGGCCTCGAGGCCGGCGGTGGCTTTTGCCAATACACGGTTCCGGAGTCCGGATCCTACCTCGGCGTCCAGTCCGTCGGTCACCCCGCAGTCGTCTTCCGACACCACCAGGTGCGACGAGGTCTGCGCCCACTGTTTGCCGAGGTCGCCGCCCTTGGCCGTGGAGTTCGACACGATGATGCCGTTCGCCAGCACAAACAGGTGATCCGGATGGTCCACCTCAAGGTCGCAGCAACGCGAGGCGGGTCCGATGCGCTCGTCGGCCAGCGACACCGGCTTGCCGTCCGCGCACATCAGGTAGTCGCGCTTCGCCACGTCACGGAGAGCGACGACTTCGTTCGCCGAGTCGCGACCGCCCTCACGGAGGAACTTGTGGTCGCGCGTGCAGTAGACCGTGAGGCGCGTAGTGTTGAGCGGGTCCATTCCGCGTTTTCGGAACGAGAAAAACACGACCGGCTTGTGACCCTGGTCGAAGTTGTTGAGCACGGTGACCGGAAACGTCGCGCCATTTTTGTCGGCGCCCATCACCTTCTCACCGACCTCGATGTCCCGGATCTCTTTCACCCGGCCGTCGGCCATGCGGACCTGCGTTCGTTCCCACAGACAGCGCTTCGTTGAGACCACCGAGTGACGCGCGCCGTAGCTGCCGGCGAGGTGCTCGTAGGGGCGAAGGCCCTGCGCGAAGCTGTGGCGGATGAAGAGCGGGACCGTGCGCCCCACCGAGTCTTGGTAGAGGCCTGGCGTGGTGATCATCGCCTTCAGCTGCGCCGGCTTGCCGCGGGCGCCGGAGGCCACGGAGAAGGCGAGGCCCGTCTGACGCTTCATACTCTCCTGCATCGTGAGCGGTTCCAGCTCGTCGGAATAACGAAGCCAGATCTGCTCGCGCTTCTGGGCGAACTCCTCCGGGCTCTTCGCAGCCTTCTTTGCCGCGGCGATCTCGCGGTCCATCGCGGCGAAGATCTTTGGCGTGTCGACAACCGGCTTCATGTCGTCGAGCGAGAGCGTCTCGCCCATCGTGTAGGCGGCGAGGCGACCGGCGTCGTTGATGCGCTTCACGACGTCCGAGAACTTGTCGGGGTGGTCGCGCGCGACCTCGACGAGGAGACTCTCCACGCCCTTGGCATCCAGCTTGATTTCCCTGTCCCGCATCTCCTTGGGGAGCGCGGCGCGCACGATGAGTTCGATAGCCTTCACCGCGTCAGTCTGCGGAGGTGGCCGCCGACCGGCAAGCGTCAGAAGACGCGCGGGCTGCCGTGGGAGCGAACAAGCACGCTGACGGGGCGGGTGCTGTTGTCGCGCTTCACCCGGATCGCGTAGATCGGGGTGCTCGGGAGGTTCAAAAAGAAGGGAGCGGCGGCGGCCGCGGCGACGTTCACCCAGTCGCTCTCAGCGAGCGGATCGCGAGCGCAAACTTGCACGGTGAGCTGCACGGCGCCGGCGGTGTTGTCGGTGAAGGTGGCGAACACCGCGTGGTTGAGGAACTCATCGCGACGCACGGGATTCGACGTGGCGTTGGCCGTCACGTTGGCGGTGAAAAGCTCGACGTAGGAAGCGGTGGAAGTGTTCAGCGCGGGCATGAGCGGATATTTCCAGATCAGGCGTTAGGACGCAACCATCACTGCTTGGCTGTCTTTAGCTCGGAACGATACTCGCGTATCTCGGCGCGCATCTCGATAAGGAGCTGGCGCGTGGCTTTGCTCTCGGCGGCGACTTCTCGAAATTCGTTGGCGGCCCGCTCGACGGCGGCGACGCGCTGATCCAAGACCGGGACGACGGTGGCGAGCGGGCGGATGGTGTCGACGACGCCGCTGATGGAGGCCAGGCGCTCATTGGTGTTGGTCTGCACGAGCTCGAGGCGCTTGCGCTCGGCCTCCTGCAGCTGCTTGTCGGACTCGCGCTGCTCCTGCGCCTTCTTCGCAGCCTCGCTGAGCGACTGGTTGAAGCTGTTGCCAAGATCGGAAATTGCCTGCGCGGTGACCTGCTTGGCCTCCTGCTGATTGACCGCGATGTTCTGCACCGAGTTCTGGAGCGAATTGAAGGCCAGCGCCCCGGCGATCACGAACCCCATCACCGTGAGAAGCGTCCCGAGGGACACTCCAAAACCGAAGCGGCGATCGCCGACTTTGACTGGTGTTTCGGTAGAAAGTTCGCGCGAGCTCATGCTAGTTCTATCAGCGTGCGAAGCCTTCCTGCGCCGGTCAACGGAGTGCGCCACCAGCGCACAATAGACCCGCAAACCACTTACCGCGCGCCAGAACTCGCGTGTGGGCAAGCCGCCGACAGCGCGCCAAAGAGCCCAGGCCTTCGCCAGTCGCTCGTGCTCCATGTGCGTCCACCGTATCTCCAAGTCCATGGTGCTCACGTTTTGCCAGGTTGGTGTTTTGGCGATGGAGGAAATCACGCAGCAAGTAGCGCGCGCAAAGCGCTTGCCGTAACTGGAAGCACCCAGGCCACGAGCAGCGCGATCGCCGCGAAGAGCGCGAGGTAGCAGAGAGCGCGGAAGCGGCGGCACCGCCAGAGAGCGCGGAACACGCAACCCTGCCAGAGCAGCGCTTGTTTGCAGGGGGAAAGGACGGGGTCTTTGGTGCATCGACACATGTTAGATGGATTTTTCCCAGTCGGGTATTAGCACTGTCTGGCTCGTCAGCGCGTGTGTGGTGTCAGAGCAGAATTCGATAAAACCTTCGCGAACGAAAAAGTGGCAGCGGTCCTTCACCAGCTCCGGTTTACCCGGCCCCTGCGGGAGCGAATAGGCGATGTCGATGGACGGCGAGAACGTGGGCTTGTCGAAGTCGCCGTTGAACGCCCACTGCGCGCCGTTGCTGTTGGGTCGTGATGTCCACACGCCGTGCGCGCACTTGCAGCCCGGACAGAAGAAAACGAAGTCCGGGCTCTCTGCGTCTTCGATGCGCAGGGCGTGCAGTTTCATTGGCGCCCCATTCGGTGCCACTGGTTCATGACGATGAACTTTTCCAGCGCGTCAGCGTTCAGGAAAATGGCGCCGGAAACCGTGGTGACGCCGTAGCGGCGCTCGAGGGGCGGGAGAAACTTGTCGCGATACTTTTCGAGCAGCGCCTCGTAGCGCATGAGCGCGCGCGTGGTGATCTCGGCCCCGCCCTGGGGAAGGAGGCGGATGATACCTCCGTTTTGCTCGTTCTGATCCCACGAAATCACCGACGGCATTGGCGTCGGCTCGGGGACAACGGTGCCGCACCCCGCGAGCGCGAGGGTGAGGACCAGAAACAGCGCTTTCATTCGCTGGTGAGTTTGCGGATCTTCTCGAGGTCTTTGTCGGCGATGGCGTCGCGGGCCTCGTCCGCGATCTTGGCATCCACGCGGGCATCCGCGGAACGCTTCATCTCCGGCGTGTTGTTTGCCTCCTGCCGATTCTTGGCCAGTCCGAAGATATTGGCCAAGATCTGCAGGAGGGCGGTGAGCGCCTGCATGGCGAGGAGCCTCAGCGGAGCTTGAGGTCGTCGAAGGAGAGCTCGGCGAGCGGGTCGCCGCCGGCGCCGGTCAGCGTGCCAGACGCGCCAGCTTTCGCGCCCTCGGCGATGGCGATGAGCACCGCCTTGAAGGCGGGCTTTGCGTCGATCGCGTTCTGGACGTTGATCGCGTAGAACGATTGGTAGACGCCGAGCGCGAGGGTGAAGGCGTTCGCGGCGAGCGGACCATACTCGGTCTTGGCGAGGGAGGCGCTGATGAGCTTGGTCAACTCGACCGGGTCGTAGGTGGAGTCGGCCGCGACGAGGATGACATCGGCGACCGCCAACACCGCCGGCGCCGCCTGGGGCTTGGCCAGAAGCGCGGCGTTGGTCGCGGTCGAAGTGGTCGCACGCACGACGGTCGCGATGCGTTGGATTTGCGCTTCCTGCGTGGGCGCCTTGGTGACGAGGTTGCAGCCGGAGGTCATGCTGATGACTGCGGCAGAGCCGCCGAGCACGCAGAAGAAGATGAGCATGCCGACCACGCCGCCGTTACCGCCGTCAGGCTTCTTCGCAGGAGTCTGGAGCTCCTGCTTGTAGTCTTCGGCGATCACCTTCGGGAGATTCTCGCCGTAGAGGAACGCGCGCCACATGCCGATGATACCGCCCTGCGTGCGGGCGCCGTTGTAGATGCGGCCGACGATCATGAGCACGAGCGTGGCGGTGACGCCGTTCAACTGCCACTGGCTGATCGGCGTATTGAGCAGCGCGGAGGGATCGGTCACGGCGGCGGCTTCGGCGGCCATGGCGAGGGAAGCAAGAGCGAACCCCGCGAAGACAAACATCAGGAGACGGAACAAGGACTTCATGGTGACTTTGGATTAAGGTTGAACGGAACGACTCCGGAGTATCCGCCCGGGAACGACGTTCGGTCAAGGCAGCGACTAAACGCAAAAAAGCCGCGTGATTTTCTCACGCGGCCCAACAACACACAGGAGCTGACAGAAAATCAGTTTGAAGGCGGAACGTAGGGCGTGGTCAAGATCGTAACGGTGCCGTTCGGATTCACCGTGAACGCATTGGTCGGAAGCGCGACGTCGACGGGAACACCGTCGGCGGTCTGCGCGGCGATAAGCGCGTCAGTGAGCGCGGCGTGGATGGCGAAGATCTTACCCGCTTTGGTGCCGAGCGCGTCGCACACCTGCTGCGGCGTGAGGCCTTCGGAGTTGTGCCAGACAAGATCAATGCCCTGCTTCTGCATGCGCGCGAGCTGGGAGTAGCCGGACTGGGCCAGCATCACAACGCGCTTGGAGGCGCGCTCCTGCTTGCCGGCGAGGGAGGTGTCGGTGGACGGCTGCAGAATGGATTCCTGCGCCTGGGCGGCGCTCGGCGCGAGGGCCAGCGCGAGGATCGAGCAAACGAAGAAGAGGAGTTTCATACGAGAATCGATTATCGAAGTGTGAGAGTTAAGAACCAAGCGTAAATCACCAGTAGCCGTAGGTGGCTGTCCAGATGTCGGACGTCAGATCCGGGCGCGACACATACTCGAACGGGAGCGAGAAGCGACCGCGCGCGCCCCAGTCAGGGCCCCAGCTATTGAAGCCGAAGAATAGCTGCGCGCGCTCGTCGTAGCCGTCGATCATCATCGCGTGGCCGCCGATGGCGCGCTCGCCAGCCACCGGAACTGGGATGCGCCCAGAGGTCTGCACACCCGGAAAATTGACGCTCTGGTAGAGCTGCACGCCGACGATGATCGGCAGCCGCTCGACCGCGATAGTCGTCATCATCACCGCCGGCGCCGTGGGCAGAGGAAGGATGCGCTGGTATTCTTTGATGCGCATCGTGCGCGCCCATTTCATCGAGTCTTCCGACGGTGCTGTCTTCGGATTGCGAGACTCGTGCGCGGTGGACGGCGCCGCACCGTCTTGCTGCATCGTCTTCATTAGATCGCGCAGGTAAGCGCCGCCGTCGGCGCCTTGCATGCCCGACTTCTCGCGCGCCTTGTAGTAGAGCCAAAACGGACTCGCCGTCCAACCCAAGGACGAGCCGAGCGCGCGACCGTAGATGTTCGCCAGGAATGCGGTGCCGGCGTGTCCGGTGCAGGACTGCGTGGTGCCTTGATCGAGCGCATCGCGCAAACCGTAGGTCAGGAGCGACACCGTCGGCGAGAAGCTCGAGATGCGCTCTCTGATGTAGTCGCGCGGATCGCTCGGGTCGGGTAGCGCGCCCAACCGCTCTTCCGCCAGCGGCGCCATGCCGACTGCTCGGCGCGCCAGAAATTTCAGACGCTCACTGAATGTTCGCTGCTGCATGTTGTTTTTTCCAGACGGCTACGGCTTCGGTGAGGATCGCCTGGCGCCGCTCGACCGGGATGACGGCGAGGATTTCATCGACCGTGGTGATGTGCGTAGGATACTTATCGGGCACAGGCTCTGTGGCGTCGAACCACAGAGCCTGGAAAACAGCCGTGACGAAGAAAGCGTCGTCCGGCGTGCGGGTGGTGGACTGACATCCGAGCAGCGTGAGGGTGAGCGCAGCGAGGAGAGGTTTCATCAGTAGGTATTGAACCCACTGAGATCAATCTCGTGCAAGGAGTATCCGCCCTTCGTCACCGTGCCGGTCATGCTCCAACCGACGTTCGCCGCGCCCGCCGTGTCCGTGTAGCCGGCGAGCGACTGCAGCAGCAGGGGATTGAAGCGCGCGCGCAGCGTGGCACCGCTCCACACGGACGCATGGTAGAGCTTGCCGTTGAAGTTCGCGCAGACGACCAGGTTTTCCGTGGAGTCTCCGAGCGCCATGCCGGCATTGAAGGTGTAGTCGGTGCCCAGCTGCGTCCACGAGCTCCCGTCCGTAGTCGTGCTGGTATAAAAACGAACGATGCCGGAGGACTGGGTCCTGGTGACGCGGACCCAACGCTTCGTGCCATCCACGGCCCCGACAGGAAAACCTGTGGTCTTCGCGTTACCGGTCGCCATGTAGAACCCGAGGGCGCCGTCTGTCTCGAGGCGGAATCGGTAGGCGGTAGAGGCCGGCAGCTTCTGGACGAGTTCCACCGCGCTCGTGGGTGTCCAGTCGTTCGGCGCGATGCGGAGACGAATGTCGATGTCACCGGTCACGCTGACGTTCGCATTGTCGGCGGTCGCCGCATATTGCGTCCCGTTCATGCTGACGAACGAGGCGTCGGTCGAAGCCTCAATGAGCGCGTTGATCGCCGCCTTGTGGCCTGTCAACGAGGTGCCGGACCCGGCGCCGCCGAAGGTCCACACGTTCAGCAGAACGAGCTGATTGTTGATGATGAGGAACGCGGGATTTCCAGAGTCGCCGCCGATCTTCTCCTCGTAGAAGAGTTGCCGCTGGGTGTCCGCCGGCACCGTGAAATAGGCCATCGACCCATACATGCCGGCGCCGGCCGTGATCTGCGCCAGGTCAGTGACCAGCGCCTTCTCCTCTTGGTCGAGGCACAGCGCCGGCACGCGGTAGGTGTAGTTCAGAGACGGGAGCTTGTTCGGCCAGTTGTCGGGCAGGACCTTCGCGTAGGTGATCTCGGCGGGCACATCGCTGTCGAGCGTCGCAACCCGGTAGTCGGGATAGTAGTTCGTGTAGCCGCCAGCCGTGGTGATGGATGTGATGGTGCGGGTGTACAGCGTGTTGTCCTGCCCGACGAAGTGCATGACTGCGCCCGTGCCCATGGAAGCGTGCGCGCAGACAATGAAGTGGCGCGGGGTTACCAGCGCTCCCGCCCAGAGATTATTCGTCTGGCTGTTGCCAGGGCTGATCGCCGTAAGGTCCAGTCCGTAGGCCCAGCAGTTGACGTTCCGCACATAGCTCTGCGAGCTCGGGTTGTACGTGCTGAATATACGCAGCGCGTCGACAGGCGCCTTGCCTGCCAGCCGCGAGTCGATCGTGGACATGATATTTTGACGCAGGCTTCCGGCGGCGTAGCTGGTAACCGATACCGCCGGCGGCGGGGCGCCGGTTACGGAAGTTGTCACCGTGCGCTGATAGACCAACCCGCTGGATGTGGTTAGGCGGAGCGTGGCGGTGCCGCTCCCCACGTAAGTCCAGCGGTAAGGATCCCCGTCCTTCGGAATGATGATCGCGTTGTTCGTCGACGCGCGGCTGACCGTACCGGGCTCGGAGTTCGAGTCGGCGGGGCGCCACTCCCAGATGTAATCGGAGACTGACGACGAGCCCGTCACGGTGACGACCGTGCGGTCCTGCTCGGTGGTGGTGACGGAGGTGGCTGCGGTCGTCGGTCTCGCCACACTGTAGGGCTCGGATACCGTGAGCGTGAACCGCGCTCCCGGCACGGCGATAGGTCCGCCATCCCAGGTCTTGTGTGTGCCCGTCTGCGCTATCGGTCCTCCGTCCAGCGTCAGCGCGCCCTCGCCGGTGACTGTGGGTGCCGGCGCCGCGCCAGACAAAACCGTCCACGAGGTCGGCGCGTCGGGCGTGTTGCCCGTCTGTCCGCTTCGGTAGTAGGTTGTCACTCCGCCGGTGCTCGAGATGTCCCAGCACGCCTGGACCGAGTTGTAGCGGACCTGATAGCCAGGTTTGGTGTAGAGCGGACGCCCATTCGCAGGACCGGCGTACGCGTACGAGCCGTTCACAGCAGCGGTTCCCGCGCCGCTGACTTTCACGGGTGAGAACGCCTGACCGCAGCACAGGGAACTCAGCAGACAGAAGACCAGCAGGAGGAGTGTGCGCATTGGGTCAGAGTTTGGAGGCGGCGATGAAGGCGGCGTCGATCTGCGCGCTGCTCAGGGACAGGACCGCGCCAAGCTGCGTGACCAGCGCGTGGTCGCGTCGGAATGTCTGGCTCTCGGTCCACCAGTTGAGCGCGAGACGCTTTTGTTTCGCGTCGGGGATGGCGTTGAGCGCCGTCTCCACCTCGTCGATGAGGTCGACCTGGATGAGCCACTCCTTCAACTGTCGTCGCGAAACTTCGGAAGGAACAGTTGGTATCGGTTGCGAGGGTGTAGATAGGTAAGTCGCAATGACATCAGCTGTTAGAGTTTGCTCTGGGTCTGCTGCAGGGATGCCGATCACGCGACCATCTGGCGACTGGACCCGGTAGCCGTTGGCGACATCGACGGAGAGGACGGTGTAGGTGGTACCAGCGAGATCGACGGTGTAGGTCGCAGGCGGGGAGGGCAGGTCTTCAGCAGCTCTCGCGATTACGCAAAGACTAAGAGCCGCGATATGGTAGATTTTGTTTTTCATGGAGATCGTGAGCTTAATTATTGCCGACGCGTTGGCCGCTGATCGTGTGCAGTAGCTGGTCAGTCCCGTTCGAGTTCACCCAGAGGTCTGCGGTGGCGTTGAAGCGCGTGGTGGGGGTGACGTCGGTCAGTCCTACGGGGACGGAGAGCGCCGAGCCGTACTGGCTGCCGCCCGAGACGTTCCCTAGCGAGACCGTGCGGGTGTTAGCGCCCATGTTCGCAATGACCCAGGACTCTATGCGGTTCCGATTGAGATCAGGGAAAACCGATCCGCCGAGGAGCTGTTGGTTGCCGCTGGTAGAGCTCGAGGCTACGATGCGCCAGCGTCGATCCGGGGTGATACCGACGACGCCGACCAGGCGCCCCGGGTTATTACCCAGCGTGGTCCAGTCATCCGCGACAGGTATCGCCTGTGGGCGGAGTAGAGAGAGGGCACCGAGCCACTCGACGCGGACGTTTTTGATGTAGAGGTTTTTTCCAACCGCCAGCGCGCCGGTGCAGGTAAACATGTCGTTGCTCGCCGTAAAGACCTGCGAAGAAAGAAGCACCTGATTGGTCTGCCAGCTACCCTCAACGATAGAGATCGTGTTGGTCTGCGCCGCGCCGACACCGCCGATGAAGATACCGGTCAATCCGCTCGCTGAGTCCGCGTAGTAGTCGAACACAACCCGAACCTGACGCCAGAGGTTGCTTGTCGCCGCACGGTTGATTTGAACCGTTCCCGTCGTGCCTCGGGAAACCTGTAATACGTCGTTCACTCCGGCGATGCCGTCGACGTTGCCGGTCAAGGTCGCCTGACCTCCGGTGTTGTCACTGAATCCGTCGAGTCCGGCAGAGAAGTCGGAGGTGTAGACACTGCGGTGACCGCCGAGGACGACCCACGCCGGAGGCACACCAGTCGTGCGCCACGCCTCGGACTCGGCGTTGGTGAGGTGGGTGTTGAGCCACTGACCATGCGGGAGTGTGCCCTGGGGCCAGGCGTAACCGAGCAGGTGGGTGCCGGCCGCCAACGTAGAGGCAAGCCACGCCGGCGGCGTGCCTTGGGTGGTGTCGACCGAACCGAAGTTGGCCGTGACATCGACACCGTCGATGCGGACGACGGGGAACACCGTCCCGGCAGTGAAGCGCACCTCCAGCCAGATCCGCTGGCCGCTGTAGCGGGACCGGAAATTCGCCCAATCGCGCCAACGCCCGTCGACGGTGGCCGTAGCACCGTTGGTCCGCAGGCGGCAGGTGCCGTCGCTGCGAATCATCATGCTGATCGAGTTTGCCTCGCCCTCCGCGGGACTGGAGGAGACCGACACGAAGAACATGTACGTGTTGGCGCTCGAAGCGGTGGTCGGCACGTTGACCCACCCGCACCACGACGCGGTCGCCGCGCCGGCCAGATTGCCGCGGGCGCCGGGGTATTGAGCGATGCCGCGGTTCGCCGTGTAGCCATCCGAAAAGAAGTAGGGCGCCGCGTCCTTGGTGAGCGCCTCCTGCTCCAGCATCGCCTCGGTCTGCATGGCGTCGGTACCTGTCACGCCGGTCATGCCGACGAGGTAGGCGTCGTTGCCACCGATCAGGGTGGCGTCGAGGACGTTCGCGGTGCCGGGCTGGACCTGGGGTAGCGATAGGGCCCCGACCACCCAAACCTGTATGGACTGGACCTCGATGCCCTCGCCCACGTTGCCGATCCCCATGTTGAAGGAGAGGTCACGGTTGCCTCCCATGTTGGGGATCTCGCCCTCGTAATCGGCGAAAGAGTTGGTGAGCGCGTGGCCGGAGTTGGTGGTGCGACAAGCCCAGACTTGGAGGGTGGTAGCCGCGCCGACCCAGCGGGCGCGAATTTTATATCGCACCTTCCCCTGGAGTAGGAGTTGAGAAATGGCTGCGTTGCGATTGGTGCCCTGGAGGAACAGATTCGAGCCGCTGGCGTTGGCAGCGTAGCCCGCCTTGCGGAGCAGACGCACGCCGCCGGTGATGGCGAGGGCGTCGACGTTGGCGCCCGCCTCCCAGTTGGTGAACGTGTCCGGAGTCGCATCGTCGACGGTGCCGGTAAAGGCCGCAAACGAAGTGTCGGCGGCGATCTGGACCTGCGAACCACCGTCGCTCACCCACTTCGGCGGACGACCGGTCAGACGCCACGACTCGGACTCAGCATCGGTGAGATGCGAGTTGATCCACTGGCCGAGGGGAAGCGTGCCCTGGGGCCACGAGAAGCCCGTGAGGTGAAACGACGAGCTGAGATTGGCGTCGAGCCAGTTAGGCGGTGTCCCGCTCGGAGTCCCGGTCGTAGCTGCAAGCGGCACTCCGTTCGCACGGATAGTAGGCGAAGACACCCCGCTCACGTACCGGACGTCCAGCCACACCCGCTGCCCAGAAAACTCGGTGCGGAAATTATTGTAACGAACCTCGCGATAATCGCTACCTAATGCCCCCGTCTCGTAAATGAGCAGGTTGCCACTGGTATTGATCTGAGCGTGAGTCACGCGCCCAGTCGCAAAGACAGAGCTGGCGGAAGGGGTGATGGCGTAGATGACCACCCCTGAAGACGGATTGCTCGTCGGCACCTCGACCCAGCCGACCCACGACGCAGTCGCCGCACCGGCCAGATTGCCGCGCGCGCCGGGCTGCTGGACGATGGCGCGGTTCGTCGTCGCCCCGTCGCTGAAAACGTAGGGAGAGGACTGACGAGTTCCTACGTTAAACGGGAACGACTGAGGACTGTACGCACCGTACAAATGTACGGCGACAAGGATAAGGAGTGTTAATATTTTTTTCATATGCGAAAACTTTATTTCCCAGAGATCTTATTTAGTAGATGCCCCATTCGGTACCGTCAGAAATGAGCGTGATCGATTGGTACTGTCCGAGAGTCGTAGAAGCAGCTCCGTCAATGTTACCACCTCCCTGCACGGTCACCGTTCCCGTGTTCTTGTTTTTGATCTGGTACTCTCGCCCGGTGTTGGACGAGGCTGTGGGTAGGGTTACCGTGAAGGCTGACGCACTATTGCAGACTACGACATGGTAGGTGGCATCGAGCGTGAAATTGCCGGTGAGTATGTTCACCTTCTTAGCGCGCCCGAACATCGTCTGGAGGTCGCCAGCAGCATTTATCTGCGCATATGTAGTCACGCCACCCGGAGATGACCATATATGACGCCGATTGGCGTCAGCGTGCCAGCGAGAGAATTCCACACCAGAAGTGTCAGTCAACGCGACCGACGCGTAGTTTCCTTCGCGGAAAATTTGGATGGGACCGCCGCCGTCAGTGCTGAGGCGCCTGTTCGCCGCATCGATATTCACGAACTGCGTCGAGCTGTTCGCGCGAACAGTGGCGCCACCATTAATCGCGCCGCCCACACCAAGACCTCCGGTGACGACCAGCGCACCGGTGCCGGTGGTCGTGGATGCGGTGCTGGCGGTGACCGTGGTCACGCCAGTGCTGGCCACGGTGACGGCATCGGAGGCCGAGTTGTTCACGCGCAGGCTCACACCGAACCCGGCGTTGGCTTTCAGCACGAGGGAGTTCGAGGGCGAGAACACTTCGCCAGCAGCATTTCCGAGCATGAGATTGGTGCCGCCCACATTGACCGCTCCGCCCGTATATACGGCACCAGCCACCCCCACGCCTCCGCCGACCGTAAGCGCGCCTGTGGTCGTGCTGGAGGAGGAGGTCGTGTCCGGGATGTTCACTTGCGACGTACCGGCGGGGACACGCAGCACGATGTTGGTGTCGCGGTTGACCAACGTGACGTCATTGGTCGAACCGTAACCCTGCACGACCGCGCCGTTCGTGGAACTCAGACCGACATTCGCGCCGTTCGCTACCAGGGCGGCAAAAGGACTGGCGGTCGAGACATTGAATTTACTTTCGGTGGAGACATTCCCGCCGACGTTGACCGCTCCAGACACACCGACGCCCCCGGTGACAACCAACGCGCCGGAAGTCTTGCTGGTGGACGCGTTGCTCGCGGAGAACACCATCGGCGGCACCCAGGTGGCGGTGCCGGGAGTGTTGCCGTTGCGGGTGAAGGTCACGACCGAGGCCGCGGCGCTGTACGCGTCGTTGACGAGCTGTAGGCGCAGCTGTTCGGCGTTGAGATACCACCGCCAGATCTTGTTGTCGGTGGTGCCGTCGATGTCCTTCAGGACAAATTGAGGAATGCTTGAGGCAGACCAGACCCCACCCACTTCACCAGTGCCGTCGGCGGCAGTCGCTTTGATCGTGCCGCCGCTGGTCGTGCCGGTGAGCGTGGGCGAGGCGAGCGTTTTGTTGGAGAGCGTCTGCGTCTGGTCCGTGCTCACGACCACTTTGGTCGCGCCGGAGACGCTGTAGTTGATCGCTCCGCCGGTATACCAGACCGCGCCATCGGTCGCGCTGGAGGTGGATGCGAGCACCGGGGCGGTCAGCGTCTTGTTGGAGAGTGTCTGGCTCAGGCTGAGATCCACGAGCGTGCGTTCGCCGGCGCCGTAGAAACGAATCGTGTCGGAGTTATACCAGATGCGTCCGGCCGTCGTCTGCGGGGTGCTGTTGAGCTGGAGGGCGCCGAAGGAAGCCGTGCCGCCGGCGACCACCGCGCCGCCCACGCCCACGCCGCCGGTGACGACCAGCGCGCCGGTGCTAGACGAGTTGGCGGCGGTGGACATCGGAATGGTGACCGCAGAGCCGGTGAGCGTCATCGCGTCGGTCAGCGCGGTGGTGCTGCCGGCATTGACCTGAATCGCGGCCGTGCTGCCCGAGGCGCCGGCGCTGTTGCCCCACTGGAGGTCGGTGCCGATGCGCGCGGTGAACGCAGCGCCAGGAACGAAGGTGCCTGCGTCGGTGCCGGTGCCGGTGATCTCGAAGCTGCCGATGGTCGTGGCGCCGGCGGGCCAGGTGCCCGTCTGACGTCGGGCGACCGTCACGCGGCCGGAGTTTCCGGCCGCTGGCATGACGACAACGGAGCCCAGCTTGTCGCCGGTAGAGTTGGCGATGGTCGTGCTCGGACCGAACCACGCGACGCCGCCGCTGTTGGTGCCAGTGCCGGGAAACTGGACCTGCGTGGTGTTGGCCAGCACCTGCATGGCCGCGGTACCCGCGCGATTGAGGAAGCTGACGTCGGCCGTCGTACCGAAGCCCTGCACAACACCGCCGGCAGTGGTGGAGGCGTTCACGCGCACGCCGGTGGCGGTTAGCGTGCTGCTCGAGACGTTGCTGTTCGATACAAACTGCCCGGCGGTGGAGACACTGCCGGTGGCGTTGATCGCACCACCCACGCCCACGCCGCCGGTGACGACGACTGCCCCTGAGGATGCGGTGGTCGAGGCCGTGCTGCCGGGAAAGGTGACGGTGCCTGGCGTGGTGCCGGTGCGCCCGACCGTCATCCAGTTGTTGGATGAGGAGAAGGCGTCATTCGCCAGGCGGAACTGCAGAACGCTGCCGGAGACGATGGCGTCCCAGGTCTTGTTGTCGGTGGACGCGTCCGTCTCGTGCCACAGGAATGAGGGGGTCGTGGCCTCCGATTGGATGCCACCCAAGCGCCCGGAGGTGGAGCTGGAAGTGACGCGAAATGTGTTCTCTGAGCCCAGAACACCGGACGCTAAGCGATAGAGCGCGGTGTCCGAGCCAACCCACAGACCTTGCCACGGCTGCCCAGTCTGGTTGTACGGGTTAACGACGACCTTGTTCTGATTTATGTTCGACGTGCTGAGGGTGAGATCAGAGTAGCCGGCGTGAAGCGCGATGTTGTCGCCGATCGTGAGGGTCGAGCCGTTATCCATCTGCTGCAGGCTGATGTAGTAGCGCGCCTGCGCCGTGATCATGTAGTCGGCGACCATATTGATGGTGGCGCCGTCCGAGCTGGTCGCGTCCTGCTCCAGACTGATAAACGCGCCATCCGGGCCGTTGGACATGTCCGACAACGCCGGCACCGCCACACGGGCCTCCTGCGTCACCGTGTTGTAGCTCGAGCTGTAGCCGAACGGAGCCACCTGCACGCCGCCGAAGGTCGTGCCATCGCCCACCCAGAGGCGCTTTTTGTCCGTGGTCCACCAGGCCTCTCCGTTGAGGGGCACGCCCACCAGGCGCTCGGCGTCGGTACCGCGCCGGAACTGAAGCGACAGGTTGGTCTTGTCGATCAGGTCGTTGACGTTGCCCGACGCATTGGTGCGTGCCAGCTTGCTGGCTCCTCCGGAGGTGGACGCGGATGTCGCGGTGCCGCCCACGGCACCGCCGTCGATGGTGATGCCTCCGGTGCCTTGAATCAGCAGAGGTCCTCCGGTCACCAGTCCGGCGTCGGTGTCCGTGAAATAAAGCGAGCAGTAGTTACCATCATCCAAAGTCAGCGCTATCGTGTTGTCTTGGAAAATCAGCGCGCCGGGCCCGCTACCTGTGGCCAGGTAGCTCTGCGCGTTGAAATACGCATCGGCGTTAGAGTAGATCGAGACGTTGGCGTCGGCATGAACGTCGATCGCGCCGTTAAGCGTGATGTAGCTGGCGTTCGCGGCGTCATGGCGCATCTCCATTTGCGCAGGGGCCAGGCTCAGGGTGGCGGCACCTGAACGGATCGACATCGAGGTATCGGCGTTCACGTCCAGCGCACCCTCCGCATTGATAAACGCCGCGGCGCCGGCGACCGACATCGCAGCCTGCCCGGTTCCGCTGACCAATCCGGCAGATCCTCCACTCAGGCTTTGAACGGTCGAGTCCGCCCCACCGCCGGAGGCTTTGTTGAACACCAGGAAGTCGCCTTGGGATACGCCGGCCTCGTCCAGTCCGCTGAAGCTCAGTTTGCCATTGGACGCCGACACGCGCCAACGCCGTTCGCCGCTGATGGAGGCGTTGTCCGTGATGTCGAAGCGCGGATTGTTTCCGGATAGCGTCATCTGTGTCGTGAACGCCGGGCTCGCCAACGGAGCCTTGAGGGCGAGCGAGGCGTTGGTCGAGGCGATGAAGCTGGCGATGTTCTGCGTGACGCCGTCCAAGTAGCTCAGCTCGGTGGGCGTGATGGTCGCGCCATTCGCGCTGATGGTGCCGGTGAAGGTCACGGAGCCGGCGAGAGTCGAAGCGCCGGACGTAGCGAGGCCTCCGGCAAGGGTCAGCGTGGAGCCCGCCTCGAAGGTGACGGCGCGGCCGGCGGGGACTTTGAAATCCTCGGTCAGTCTGTCGCCGGTCGTGGTCTTTGTGATCGCCCGCGGCGCGGTGCCGATGGTGGTGGTTTGCGCCGTGGCGGTGCACGCCAGGGCCAGCAGCAGGAGGAGCAGTTTCTTCATTTTAGAAAGAGAAGATGAGAACGAGGACGCGGGGGTTGTTATCCTGATGGAAGTCGTTGGGGAACACCAGCCCGGCGTCGACGTCCTCGACCGACTCACCGTTCCAGGGTTGGATCTGCCAAAACGAGGCGCGACCGCCGATGGTCGTGAGCATGATCTGGTTCATGCGCCCCTCGCCGACGGTCGGCTGCGCGGAGAGCGCGGTGTCGATGTCGCTACCCTTATACGCGGTGAGCAGCGTCTTGTTCTGCACCGCGTTGTTCAGGCCAGTCGCCCGGGCCGCCTCGAACTCGGCGCGCCGCACGTAGAGCCGGTCGGCGTCAGCCTGATTCAGGAACTGCGCGGGCGGCGCCACGGGCGGGACTGCGGATGTCTGCGCGCCGGTGCGGATGATGATCTGCTTCGAGTCGAGCAACTGCTGCCCCTTGACGTCAAAGCGTTCGGCCTCGGTCGTGACCGAGCTTTTGGCGGGAATGGCGATGTTGCGCCAAGCGCCGCGTTGCAGCACCTGGAACTGGACAGCGGCGTTGGTGATGTTAGCGATGGTGACGACGGACATTCCCCCACAGTAAATCGCGTGTGAGATTGGGCAACGCTGGCGGAGACAGGCCTGATAGCTAAAAAAAAAGCCGCCACACCCGAAGGTGCAGCGGCTCCCGGCTGGCGGGCGTCAGCGAGGTTTACACCGCGCCGCCGTCCAGCCCACCAGCCAAGGTGGGTCAGCGTTGAGCGATGATGCGCCCGACGCGCTCCGCAATCTGCGGCAACAGGTGCTGCACGACCGACAGCGGCGCGATCAGGAACGTCTGCTCCTCGGACTGGTCGAAGCGCCGCTGCATCACGTAGACGTGCGTCGGGCCGCGGTCGAAGCCCGCCTTTCCGGTGCAGATACGCACGCTCGCCAGATCCTTGTCGACGTGCGTGTGCGGCGTGGTGACGGCGCGCACGAGCATCGAACTGTCCTCGAGCACGTCGAACGCCAGGCGAGGGTGCCCTTGGTGTGCGTTTGCCAGCGTCTTGAATGTGTCCACCAGCGGCCGGAGGTAGCTGGCGTCGCGCTCGAGCCGTGCCGCCTCGCTGTCGGCACGCAAGGTCTCCAGCATGTCGTAGTGGCGCATGGCGCCGGCGATGTGGTCCATGAACTGGACGGCGGGGTCCTTGCGAGCCTCTTCGGCGGCCTTGGTCACAGCGGCCTTCGCGGCGTCGGCATCAGCTTGCGCCAACTCCTTGGCGGACGGCTTGGATTTCTTGACGGTCTTGCGCGGGGCGCGGGGGGATTTGGAAGCGGGCATGATAGATGAGAAAGGAAGATGGTTTTATGAAAGTCCGCCGTGAGGCAATAACGCTTTACATGTTCCACGCGCCGCCAATCGCCTTCGGCTTTTCGCCGGCGTTCAGCGCGTCGCGGATACTCTGCAGCGAGCGTCCATTCTGGAACGTGTGTCCGATTTCTTTTTCGACCTCGCAGTAACGGTCGAGCATGTCAGGGCGCAGCTGCCCGGCCAGCATCAGCGCATCGCGAGGAGCGAAGATGCAGAACGAGCATGAAAGGCGCGGCATGCCTTGATCGTAGACCGGATGATGCGGGATGCCGCTCGCGCGGATGTCGTCCCACACCTGCTTCTCTGTCCAGTCGTGGATCGGCAGCCAATCCCAGACCTCGCGGCTCTTCGTGGAGAAGCGCATGTTCTTAGAGTAGACACTGCGCTTGGCCCGCGCCGGCGATTCCTCTGCGCGGAAACCGAAGACGTTCAGAATCGGGCCGGGGTCTTCGTGGAAGAGGAGCGACACGATGCGCCCGCCTGGCCCGCGCTTATATTCCGAGGTGCAGAACCTGGTGGTAGAGCTCGGCCATTTGCCGCGCCGGCGCACGTAGTCGAGAAGTGACAGGTTTTCGCCGCGACGTGTGCGGTAGCTGGCGACCTCGAAACGCAGCCCGTGTAGGCGCGCCTGCTCGGCCGCCAACTCCCGCGACCCCGGCCACTCCATCTCGCCGAGATCCGCGTGAGCGACCACCAACCTGTCCTTCGGCAAGCCGGCCATCGCCGCGGCCTCCACGGTGACGCGGAGCGCGGTCTGGCTGTCTTTGCCGCCGGACGAGTTGATGACCACCCAACGCGGGCGGAGCGGTAGGGCGACGCTCACTTGTAGTTGTCGACCACTTGGGTGTAGATGGCGAAGCGCGTCGACTCGTCCAGGTCGCCGACGTCTGTGAGCCCGGCGCTGTCCTCGACCAGCAGCTGGTCGTTCTCGTCGATGACCAACCGCTGGTAGGTGTCCCGGAAATCGGGCCCGGCGAAGTCCACCGGGAACGGGAGCTTGAACGAGTTCGTGCCCAGCTTCGGGAACAGCTTCTTCAGCTCCGGCTCCATGGCGTCCACGGCCTTGGTGAACGCCTCGCGGGCGCGCTCAGCATCCTCTCGGAGAGCCTGTAGCGCGCTCATTTGCGAGATCCCCGCTGTTCCAGAACCTCCATCGTGATGGAGTCCATCCCCAGCTCGCGCCGAAGCGCGTTCCACACGGTCAGCGCCTTCGGGTTGGCGCCGGTGTCCTGCGCCGAACGGAAGTGCTGTTCCTCGACACGCTGCACGAGTTCCTCGGCGCGCGACGCCGCCTTTGCGACGAACACCTTCTCGCCAGGAAACAACCAGCACTGTGCGGTGAACCACACACTGCCGTCGCTGTAGCTGGACTTGCCGGGATGCTCGCCGATCTGGCGAGGCCAGGAGCCAGGCGGCTTCGGCGCGCGCCCGTTCTTGCCCTGCAGCACCTCGTCGTGCCGCGCGAGCAGCGCAGCCGCTTCGTTGTAGCAGCTCGCGTTAAGCACCGCGTCCTCGCCTGGCTTGGGCGTGGAGTTGAGGATGCGTGACAGGCACGCCGCCATGTCGTGCGCGAGCGCCGCCGTCACCTGCAGGTCGGCGATCTGCTTGCAGCATGCCTCGGCGTCCACCTGGTGGATCAGGCTGACGGTGCCGGAGTCCTTGCGCGCGGCCTCGTAGAGGGTGCACGGTATACGGGCCGGCGGCCGCTTCATCTGCAGAGCCTCGGCCCAAACGACGTCGAACGAGATGTTCGTGCTGACGCCCCAGTCGCGCTTGGCCTGGTCGGTCCACTCAGCGTTCTTTCGCGCGTCCTCGCGGAGCATCCTCGCATCTTCTTCGGCCGTCGCCGCGCGAATCAGCGCCTGCTCCAGTTTCGCGCTGAGCTCGGTCACCTGTGCTTTCACCTGCTCGTGCGTCTTCATGCACTCACCGAACTGCATCAGCCTATCCTTGTAGGTGGCCTTGGACGAACGCAACGCGCCATCCACCTTGCCGACGGTTTCGTTGTCGAAATCCATGACCGCGATCTCGCCGATGATCGCCAGGTTCGCCTCGGCGTTGCGAAGCTCTCCGCGAAGAGCGATCACCTCCTGCCGCGCGCTGTGGAGGTTACGTTCGATTCCCGCCGCCACCGCCGCCGGCACCACCGGGCAGCCGCACACCAGAATGCACGGGCGCTCCGGCTTGTAGTTGTCTACCAGGGTGAAGAACTCCGTCATTGGAGTCGGAACTTCCGTCGGCGTGATTTGAGGTTTGTCGGACATCTGCTTTGCGTGATTGAGAATTACGATAGTGGTTCTTGATTCCTTTTAGCGACGGGTGCGGGTCGCGCCCGATCCTGAGCCGCACGTTACTGGACCAGCAGGCGCAACGTGGTTTTGATGACCTCGAGCTCCGTCAGCTTTTCGGCCGCCTGCAGCACGCAGTGCTCGGGACTCTCTCCGCGGAACGACTGCATACCGAACGTCACCGTCCAGGGCCATTCGTCGGACGCCAGCTGAGAGTTATACGCGATGCGCACATTTGAAGGTATGGCTTCCGAGTTGGTCAGCCGCTGCACCAGCTCTTCGGCGTCCTTTTGCGAAAGCGCGTTCTGCCCGTCGGGTGTGACGATGGCGAAGGTCTTGCCGTGCTTGCGCAGAGTCGCCCGGTAGCGGGAATACTCCCAGGCGCTGCCTTCGACGGTGACGGTAGCGCCGACCTTGACAGGCTGCAGCATCACCGGGTGCTCCATATCGGAGGCGGCCGCCCTGAGGGCTTGGATAAGTGCGTCCTTGTCCTCCTCGCCGATCGTGACCGGTCCGTTGGATATGGTGAGGGCGGTGGCGAGTTCGGACAGAATTACGTGCGGTGCTTTCATGACTTGGGTGAGGTGAGTTTCTTCATGCGTTCCTCTTCGTGCGCCTCCACGAGCTTGGCGTCGGAGATCGCCTGCTCCAGCTGCGGCTTGAAGTCGTCGAGGAACCGCTGGGTCAGTTCTACGAACAGCGGATTCTTCGTTGGCTTACCGACGTGCGCCTTCAAGAAAGCGTCGCGCTGGCGCCGGTGGTGGTCGGCCCATTCCGTGAGCAGGCGCTCGACGTCCTTCTTTGCGGCGTAGGCGTGGATCAGCTTTCCGGTGCCAACTTCCTCGTGCACCATGATCTCCTCGTCGTCACCCCATGGCGAGACAGTGAATTCTCGGTAGCTCATGCGCCCTTCTTATCCCGCATGGCCTGATATACCCTAAGCAGGAGCATCTCGCCCGAAGTAAGCCGGCGAAGACCCATCACGACGTAACCGGGTTGCTGGGCGAAGTCAGTCATGAAGGTGACAACGCGCGCGCGATCTCGCGCCCATCCGACGTGTTCGTCTTCGGGTCGAAATGTCGCAGCACGAGGACATCACCGACCTTGAAGTCGCGGTCGTTCAGGCGGATCTCGAACGGCTTGGCGCCGCTCGCCACCGCGTCGAAGTATTCGGGCCAGGTTTTGAGCTCGTGGACGGGTCTCATGATTGAGGAGGGAGGGTTGGAAGCGGCGCCCACATCAGCGCAGGGTTGCCGCCCATGCACAGCCACGGGCCGTATTCCTTGTCCGCGGGGTCGAACTTGCGGACGGTCCACGGCGAGTCGGTGTGGTTCCCGACGCCCGGCCCGAAGCACAGGTAGAAGCCTGGCGCCGGCGGATCGGTGCGACCGAGCTCGAACTTCCAGCCCGCTGCGCCCGGCGAGTAGGGCAGCTCTATGTAGGCGACGATGTCCGGAATGTTGGACATCTCGGTGCCGTCGTCGTCCCACCACACGGCGCCATCATGAAAGCCCGTGTCATAGTCCCCGTCGCGATCCATCATCAGACACCACTGGTGCGGCTTCGGCAGGCTGTCGGACGTGCGCTTCAGGTGCAGCGCGACAGGCGCGGGAGGCGGGACCGGCTCGGCTTCCTTCGTCGCGGCATCCGGCGGAGGTATGGCGCGGAACCGCGAGGCGTGGCACATGCGCAGCTTCCCATCCACACGAACGCCGACGTAAGCGGGCCAGACGAAGCCGCCGTCCGTCGGCGTCCGCGGCTCGTATTCCTCGATTATGTAGTGACCGCCTTCCACAAACGGGTAGCCGTCGGCGTGACAGCAGATGGCCTCCTGCCCGGGCGTGAAGACAGGATCCTTCCAAAGGGCGGAGGGATCAACCGGCGGTATAGGTGAGATCTTGAGTGCTTCGCTCATGCGCGAATGGGAATGGTTTTCTTGGCCCACGCGAACAGCTCCGTCATCAGCTGCGTGTGGTGCTTCCATGAATCCTCGCCGCACAGATGCAGGTAGCCGTCTTGCGCGCCGGCGGGCGCGACTCGCTCGCCGAACCAGACGTGGCAGCAACCGTCCCACTTCATGTAGTAGCGCAGGTAGAGCTCCTTGTCCACAGGCCGCCGCTGATCGTCCCAGCCGGTGACTCGGTGCACCTCACCCTCGACGTAGTGCGGGGTCTGCGCCGCCGGCACGCGGATGAACTGCGCGAGCCCATCCTCGACCACCATCAGGTTTTCGTCCGGAGGTGGGGCAGGCGCCGGCGGCTCGCTGTCGTTACCCGAGAACACTGTTCCTCCCGGTCAGGCGTCCGCTCTCGGTCGCGCGATAGGATCCGCGGCGGTGCAGATCGAACATAAGGTAGAGCGCGGCCTCGCGCTGCGTCTTGCGGACGGCCGCCAAGGTCGGCGTGTGCGCCCCCGTGTGCTGCGACGCCGGAGCCAGCGATACTTCGGCGCGCCAAGAATCGTTGACGAAGCTCCGGAGCGTCACCTCGTAGCTCAGCGACTCGAGCAAGTTGAGCAGCTCTTCCAGCGACCGGTGCTCGTAGGTTGCCGCTGGCTGAAACAGGAAGTCGCGCCACTTGTGCACCAACTTCGGGGCGTGGTCGGTGGTGATGGCGACAGTTGCGTGCTTGGTCAGATCGATCAGGACGTAGGCGGGCATTCGGGTGCGGGGATGAGGGCTTGAGTCAGGCGGTTTCCGGCGGTCTCGCCATTCGCGATGGCGCGCTCGACCAGCACGTCGTTGTCGAAGAACGTGCAGAGCTCGTTATCGACCATGCAGAGTCGCTTCAGGATGCCCGCGAAGAACAGCGCCATCTTGTCGTCGTAGGGCTTGATGGTCCAGGCGGGGCGTGTGTGTTCGCAGGTGGGGTCGTCGGGCGCGGACTTGAGCGGAGACCACAGGTGCAGCTGAGCGCGGGCCGACGCGTTTATCTGCTCGCGCGTCCATTCGCTCGGCAGCCACCACACCTTCCAGTGGACCTTCTCAATGCCCGGCCGGGTGTGAACCTCGCGGAGCATGTGGAAGGCCTGGAGACCGAACAGCCCGCCGTCGCGAGCCTCGCGCGCGGAATGGTCGTGCTTGCCGCGGCGCTCCTTCCACGTCCCGTGTTCGGTGTCGGCCGCCGGATCGCGCCCGCCGGCGGCGATGGAACCGTCGGGGTTCTGCCAGTAGCTGAGCGAAGACACGAACCGATAGACCAGATGCTCGGTCGTGGTGATCTCGCACTTGTGCAGGTCGTGAAGGAGCTGCCGGGTGGTCTGGACGGCGAGATAGAGCTCGCGCGCCTGGACCTGCCATAGATGCGCGGCGCGCTTCGACATCGCGAGCAGGCCCTTGTTCTTCAGCGCTTGGAGGCTGCCATAGACCTCGTTGAACTCCGCCGGCAGGTCGATTGAGAACACGCCCTCGGCGCTGACCTTGGTCGGCAGCGACCAACCTTTCTTTTCACCTGTGATCTCGTTCTCGAAATGGATGTAGGTGTCGGGAAGCTTAGGCATGGGCGGTAGGTTTTACGGGGACCCAAGTCACCTCGGTGGCGTCGTAGGTGGAAAGAACATTCCGCAGCAGGTCCGCCCAGAAGCTGTCCGGCTTTCTGAGATAATCGGCGGTGAACACCGGGCAAACAGCTTCGTTCCCGGGCAGGATGAAACTGACGCCCCAGCCGCGCACGGCCAGGCACCCAAGGTCGCGCACGTGCAGGAACGATCTCTCGGTGGGCATCGCCACCTCGGTGTCCTCGAAGCGCTCGATGTCTTCTTTTTTAGCTATCATGTGTTTAGAAATTGGTGCTCCCCATGACGGAGGGGAGCGGGCCGACCATTTGTGCGAAGCATCTCGTGACTCCGCATTGCCGTAGCGAAGCTGTGACAGGCTTTGCCGCAGCTGTGCGGAACGACTCGTAGCTTTGCCTTCGCGGCGCGCGGAGGCGCCGGGCTCTTCCATGCCGAGGCAGGGCCTCGCCGGACCTTGCTTTGCCGCCGCTACGCGCCGCCGGGCTTAGCCATCGCCGATACGAGCGCAGAGGTGATGCGCCCCGCAGTGCCGTTGCTAAGCCAAGCATCGAACTGCTGCGCCGTCGCTGTGTCCGGTATCTAACCCGGCTGCCATGTTTGCCATCGCGCCGTTTTGAGGGGCAGGGCATTGAGGTGCCTCCGCGATTCAGTGCTCAGCTTTGCCTTCGCCAGGCATCGCTGCGCAGCTCGAGGGCTCGCCACGCTACGCCATCACCGAGGTCTGCTGGGCTGTTCAGTGCCCTGGCATCGCGGTGCGCGGGTGTGCGACGCATTGCGAAGCCGTCGCGACGATACGAAGCGCTTTGATGAGCAATGCCATTGCGTGACACGGCCGCGCAGTGCCATGCCTTCGCGACGATACGCTGCGCTTTACCATGCCGTCACGGTGCCCAGGCGAGCTTTGCCTCTGCTGTGTCCGGTATCTAACCCGGCTGCCATGGTTTTGGAATTGAAACAACCGTTCCCTGAATTTAACTTGCTAGGTTATATGCCCTACACGCCCCGCGCACCAAAGCAAAAGTTCTCATGCGCGCGCTGTGATAAACCTTTCGAGGTTCTGGCCTATGTAGCGCGCAAAAAACCTTGCCGGTTTTGCTCCACCGAGTGCTACCACGCCGACAAGAAAGGCCGCTATATCACCGTTCCTTGCACGCAGTGCGGGAAAGAATTCGAATCGGCTAATTGGCAGCGACGGCGCACCAAGATTGGGGTATTCTGCTCGCATAAGTGCTACGGGCGTTGGCGCAGCGCCAATCTAAAAGGAGCAGCGTGCCCGTGGTATAAAGGGCGCCCGGGAATAAAGCGTTACGAGGGTGGTTGGAAACGTGCACGCCAAGCAGCCAAGGAGCGCGACAACTACACCTGCCGTGATTGCGGTGTGCAGCATCCTCCGAAGAGTCGAAAGCTCGACGTGCACCACATTGTCCCCTACCGGCGATTCAAGATTCCTGAGAATGCGAACCGCCTGGATAACCTGCTGACGCTGTGTCGCCCGTGTCACAACGGGCGCACGCACAAAAAGACCTAAGTCCTTTCTTCCCAAGAAAATCTACCTTTTCCAGAGTTCCGCCACTGCCCTAGCCCCCTGAGGCGCCCGTAGTTGAGCATCTCCTCGATCCACGGCCAGAGGTCCTCGGTGAGGTAGGTGATCTCGAAATCGAGCGTCGATCCCTCGGGCACCGTCTCGCTGCGGGCCAGCGCCACACGCTCGCCCTGCATCGTCTGGACGCGGAGCGGGCGCTCGCACACGCCGATGAAGCCGCCCTCGGGTAATTGGAAGCGCACCTTGCGCGGCGCCGGGAAGATAAGGCCGTCGATGTTCTTTTTGTAGGCCTTCACGCCCTTGGACTTCGTGCCTTCGACCACGCGCAGCGCTCCGCACGCATCTTTGAAGAAGCCCTTTAGCATATAATCCCAGAACACCGGATGCCCGTGTTTGCGAACGGCCGCGACCTGCGGGTTGAGCACGTCGAGGGCCTTCGTGTCCTTCAGGCACCAGGCCTTGTGCTGGGCGAGGATCAGCGCCTTGTGCTCGGGTGCGTCGTAGTCGAGGTCGAAGATGCTGGTGCTCGCGTCCTCGATGTGCGCGGCCTGCAGCAGCTCCTCCTCGCGCGCCTCGTCCGGCACGTCGTTGGCCTTGGTCAGCACGTGCGTGGCGAGCAGGTCTTTGTTGGCGGACTTGGTTCCGAGGAGTTCCTCGATGAGAGTGATGCGAATCTTTTTGGTGTGCATATCAGAGATGGAATGGAGCGATGATGGTTTCCTTCACGGTCAGAGCAGCGTCTTCAGGAACTGTTCAACGGACTGTGCGCAGCTGCCGAAGCCGCCGACCCAGCGGTAGCCGCGGTCGCCGTAGTGCGTCTTCACCTCGCTGTAGCGCTTGCTGGCGTTGTCGCCGACGAACACCGCGTCGAGGCCCTTGGGCAGCACGAACGGAAGCTCGACGTGGTCCAGCTGCTGGATGCGCAGGTTGAAGCCCTTCGACACCTCCAGCGCATTGATCTTGTCCTCGACGTGGCGCAGGTCTCGCTCATAGAGACCGACGATGCCGATGTGGATCTTGGGGCGGTCTTTCTTAGCCACCTTCACCGGCTCCTTCGACTTGAAGCCCGACACCATCGTCGCCAGGTCCCCCGGGCTTGCGGCCAGCACGATGGAGGCCAGGCGCTCGACGGCGTTGGACACCGCGCGCAGCTTGTCCTGGGACTCGGTGGCATACATCGAGGCCAGCTCCATCGCCTCGGGATCCACTCGCTTCAGCAGGGCCGCCTGCGCATTCAGCGACTCGTTGATGCCGGCGATCTCCTGCCCGAACGCCTGTATGGCCTTGGCCGACTCCACCAGCATCTGCTCGGTGGCCGTGAGGCGGGTCTCGAGGCGCTTCATCCGCTCCTCTTCCTGGACCAGCCGTCGGCGCTCGAACAGCTGGTCGACGATCGTGGGGATGGGCTTCTCAGTCACCCAGTCGTAGCTTTGGTCGGCGCCGAACTCCAGGACCTCGATGGCCTGGAGTTCGGTGATGAGCGCTGCGTCGATGTCGAACGAATCGCGCAGGGATTTCAGCTTTGGGTCGGATCCTCTCTGCAGCGAGATCTTCAGGCAGTGCAGGAATGTCTCGATGTCGGATCGCGTGTCCTGGGGCGACGGAGCCTCGGCAGTTTCGGTGTTCACAGCTGTCATAGTTTCTTTTTGTAGGCTTTTCTCCGGCGCAGGTTCTTCACCGCGCGGTCGAACTCGGCGTTCTCTCTGTCCATCCGATCCAGCTTGTTTTGGTGGATCACCAGTGCGCGCGGCACTTTTGGTTTTGATATGCTCACGGGTATTTTCTCGGTTTGACGTCGCTGGCGAACATCCACGGGCCGACCTGCACGACGAAGACTCGCCCGTAGTCATCTCCGCTTGTCACCCGGCTCTCGCGAATGTCCTTCGCGAATTCCTCGGCCGCCTCCCGCGTAGGGAACGGGTGCGCGTTCCATTTCGGGTAGACCAGGTTGAATAGGAACAGCGGGTGCTCCATGGAGCTGCCTGTGTAGGCCGGCTCCGGGCGCCGAGGGAGATTACACGGCAGGCAGAAACCTTCGCGAAATCCGCTACCGAAGCTGACGTCCTCGAAGAACGCGCGGAATGCGTCGCCCAGCGCTTCGGCGCTCACTCCAGGCACTGAAGGAGGTCTTTCATCTGCCAGGCGCGTAGCTTCTCCTTGGACTCGGGCGAGGCGCGCAGCGGGGTAATCTCCTCTTCCGGCGCGTCATCCGAATCGTCTACTCTGTCGGGGTCTCCGAAAACAGCGTCCCTGGTATGCGCAGCCATGGCGTCAGGTCCGCGCGCGGTCAGATCGGCGATGTCTTCTTCCAGCGCCTGCGCGTTCACGGCGATGTGATAAGCGCAGTCGCCGTCGTCATCCACGCGAATGCGCAGGAACGGCCCGTTCTCTCCGAGGTCGAATATGTGGATCAGCTCGTGCGCGCCGACGCTGATAGTGGCGCCGTCTTCCGGCAGAGAACCGAACAGCTTGGTGATGTTCATCAGTTCTCCAAATCGATGTAGCCGGCGCCGGCCACTTCCATGTCCTCCTTCACCTGCTCCCAGGCGGCGGCGATCTGCAGCCATACACTGGTCTGCGCGAGCGTCTCCTCGAAGCGCTCCGGGGTGATCATCGTGCGGTTGGCGTCGCCGTAGGACGTCGCGCACGCGTCGCTGAAGTCTTCCTTCAGCTGCTCGGCGTTGTGGGAAGCCAACGTGGTGAACACCGACGAGGCGGTGACAAACTTACAGGTCTCGAAACTAAGCATGGGAATTGGAACGTGGTCTGATTACGAACTTCCATCTGATACCTTCGGGCGGCGCGATAGGCGGGATCCATTTCCACGTGCCCCGGACGTTCTTGTAGAACTCGGAGTTGAAGTGTCGGATGTGCCCGATGCGCCCCTTGAACTCGCGCTTAACGCCCGTCGGCTCGTCTCCTTCAGAGCGCTCGGCGCTCGCCACGCGCGGTAGCGTCCGAACGTGCCATACATTGCCGTTCGTCGGAGCGCCCTTGCCCCGCGCCAACACGCCAGCGCTCTTCCGCTCCGCGTGGGTATTCAACCGCTTCACACTGTCGCGCACCTCGGGCACGGCGGCGAATGCCAGCACCTTCAGCGCCAGCACGGTCATGTAGGACAACGCCGCCGCCTCGTCGGGTGTCAGACCCTCGTCGAAGGGCATCACGCGCGGCAGGGTGGCTTCCGACAGAAACTCCCCGCGCATGAGCTCGTCGAGCTTGTGGTCGGGGAAGTTCATGACCACGCCCGCGCGCTCACCAGTAACCGGGTGCTCAGGCTGCTGGAGCATCGCCACCGTGACCTTCTGCCCGGACACGTTCTCCTCCGGCGCTATGAGGTGAATGAGCATGTTGGGTAGCGTCGAATCCTCCCAAGCGATCTCCAGCCTTTGTGCGGGCCACGGAATCGCGCTGAGTGACTCGACGGATATCTTGCTGGCCTCCAGCGCGGCGCTCACCTCCTTGGACACCATCACCAGGCTGCCGTCAGCCAGCTGCGACGTGGTCATCATGGCGCACAGTCCGGTGGGTCCGCCTAGCGCGGTCATCCGACGGGCCATCGCGAGGACTTCTTTCACAGGCTTTCCTTTGATCATGTCCACGTAACGCTCGCCGTGTGCGGAAAGCCACGCCAGGTTCTTGCAGAACGATGAGAGATCGGGCCGTGTGATTGTCATAAGGGTTGAGACGAGTAGGTTGCTGCGGATGTGCGAGCGACTCGCGCGCGAGCCAGGCTCTGTCGAACCTTGGCGCGCCAGTGCGTGTTTCTTTGAGCCTTCGGGTGTCGCCGGACGGCCGCGTAAATGTCAGTGAGCGAGACCGGCCCGCGGCGCTCCCTGAGGATGCGCACGACGAGTTCGGTCCAGCTTTCCTCCGCCACGATCAACCAGCTGCGCGGGAAGCGGAGCGGCACGAACTGCCCGGGCAGCTGGCAGGCCTCGAGCGTGTCCAGTTCCTCGGCGCCGTAGCCGATGAGCACGGACGGCGCGCCGGCGTTGGCCTCGGCCCTGGATCCGTCCGGTAGATGGAAGTGCAGCCGTCCGCGGAGGAACCGCAGGGCATGCGCACGCTCCCACACGTGGCGGAAGAAGGCGTCGGTCTCCGTGCGGGCGAAGATCAGCGCCACGCCACGACCATGCCGCCACAGGCGTTCGAGCCAGGCGCCGATCACCGTCTTTTCATACGGTGGATTCAGAAATACGCGCCCGAACCAAGGCAGCGCCAGCCCGTCCTGCGGCAGGCAGTAGCGGGTGGCCGCCGTTGGCCATGCCGGATGGCCGCAGGGGTCCAGGTCGAAGTGCCCGAGGGCCTCGAGCACCGCCGGCGGTGTCAGCCACGTCTGCGTCTTCGGCAGGGGCGACTGGTGACCGCCGATGCTCACTTCAACAGCGCGACCACGCGCTTGATGGCCGGCAGATCGATCTTTCCGCCGCAGGCCTTGATGTAGTTGGCCTGGTCACTGACGCGCGAAAGGTCGCCGGCGATGATCCGGTTGGCGAGCGCCTTGCAGCTGAAACCGTTCGGGTGCTCAGCCAGCTCCTCGTCGTCGAAGAACAGCTTGTGCGTGTCGAGCTTCGGCAGCGCGCGCACTTCTAACGTGTGGTTGCCGACCTTAACCGGCGTCAGGATTTCCGGATCGTTTGACGGCAGCAGAGAGCCGCCGATGTGACGTTGCTTTGGCATGGGTGGGTTTCGGGTTACCGCCGAGTTCTTCCGGGATCAAGGTGAGGGCGCGCTTCGCGGACACCGGCATGTAGGCGTCGCCCGGCGTCGCGGCCTGCACGCGCATCAAGCTTCCCTGAATGTAGACGCTGAACTTGGTGCTGCCTGCGCGCTGGACGATGAACGTGCCGTTGCCGAGCACGACGTCGGTGTTCGCGCGGAACGCCCAGTAGCGATCTTGCGGCGCCGACTGCATCATGCGCGCTTGATCGGGAGCGGACCTCCGGACGGACGCTTGCTCAGCCCGAGTAGCGCCGGCGCTCGGTTGACCGGGACCGTCGCACTGTTCGCGTTCCTGGGTGGGCGTCACCGGCGCTTCCTTTGCTTGATCGATCGTGAGCCTACGAACCAGAGGTGCCGCGCTGCGATGTCGGCACGCGCGCGAAACTCTGTCGGGCGTCCAGGCATGTCGGTGCGGCGCTTCAGCTTTCCGCAGGCGGTCGACCACACCATGAACAGGCCCCACCGTTTGTGGTGTGTCTGCATCTGCGCCGACAGCGCCCAGGCCAGTGATGGCGAGTCCGAGAAGCATATGTAGGGCGCCTTCCACACGCCATCGCGCGACCGCCGACCCACACGCAGACCGCGGCGCTTGATGGACGCACACCGGCTCAGAGGCGCCCAGTGGTAGAGGATGAACGGGCGCATCAGGCGACGCTCACCTCGCACGCCAGGTAGAACTGGTCAGCCGATATCTGGTCCGGCAGCCCGGTGCCTGCCAACGCGTAGTGTTCGCGGATCGCTTTGACATCGTCCAACACCACCACGTTCGAGCCCTTGAGGTAACTGCAGTCGAAGCGTCCGTCGTCGCGCCCAAGGCAGACGATGTCGGGCGTCATATGCGTGAACCCGCCCGGGCGATTGATGTCGACGCTGGCGGAACCGCAGGAGACGTAACGGCGCACGGCGTGCCCGACGACAAGCACCGAACGGCCGATGCGGAACGGGCCGCCGTGCTTCTCCGCCAACCGATGTTGGGCGCTCTGCTCGCGCGCTGCGATTGCGAATGCCGTGATTGGTGTGTCGGCGTCGAACTTCATCACCATACCGCGTTCGACAATGTCTCCGGTGATGGACGCCACGCCGGCGGTCGGATTGGCGACGAACCTCGACACGCTGACGCCCAGCTCGCGCACTGCCTTCAGCACCGCGGCGAAGGCCCGCGCGTTTTCGGGCGTCGCCGGAACGAACTCGTAACCTACGCCGATCGCCAGGTCCTCAGGAAACTCGGTGTTGTTTTCCTTCAGCTGCTCCATCAGCTCGGGCCACTGCGCGTAGGCCTCGGGCGAGCAGAGTTTCGTGGCGGTGAACTCTTCGCGCCCGTCGACGCTACGCACGGTGGTGCGCGCCACCAGGAACACGTCGAAAGCGTAGCCGCTGGTGATGCCCGCCTTGATGAAGCGGTAGGCGATCATCGTCTCGGTCTTCTGGTCCGACTCCTCAAGCGCGCGCTCGGCGATCTTGCGCACGATCTTCCGCACGCTGGACAGCCTGTCCGAGAACACCACGGGCCTGGCCTCGGAGCTGAAGCCGATGCCTGACAGGCTTCCGTCCACGGTCTCCGCGTGCACCCCGACGACAGGAAGCGGGAGTCCGTTGTTGTGCGCCTTCGGGTTGTTCAACCCGGGATAGGCGGCACGGGCGGCGTTGGTCCATGAGATCGGAAGCACGGCACGAAAGATACCTTCTTCGACGACCTGCGTCTCGAACTTGAACGTGCGCGTCTGCCCGTCGCAGGTGACATGCGTGATGGTGGTGGGTATGGTGGTCATTGCTCGCTGATTAGTTCTTCAGTCCTCCGAGGTCGCCGATCAGCTTGCGCATGATGCGCTCCCACTCGAGCTCCGTCTTCATCGGGTGCGCCTCGAGCTCCTTGTCGATGATGTTGGAGTCGACGCCCTCGCCGCCATCCACCGTGTTCTGCGCGAGGAAACACGCGATCATGTGCCCGGTGCACTGCAGCAGGTGCGGACGCTCGTGCTTCTCCCAGGCCCGCGGATCGTCGATGTGGTCCTGCGCGTAATGGCAGGCCTGTGCCATGAACTTGATCAGGCACTCGCCGCGGTCGACCGGCAGCGGCGCTTCTTCGCGCTCACTCTTTTCCTCCACGAGCAGCGCCAGCGCCCGACGGACACAATCAACCTCCGGCTCGTCGTGGCCGGATCTATTGAGCAGGTCGATCGCAGACCGCAGGCGCCAGTCTTCGTCCTCTACCGCGAGAGCAGCCGGGTGAAGTGGCGCAGCGGTCGGGTCCGTTTCTTCCAGCACTGTGATGCGCGATATGGCGAGCGAGCCGCCCACCGCGAGAACGTGCGTGCCGGCTGGTGGCTGTTCGAATGGAAGGGAGTGCAGCGCGCACAGGTGACGCACGAGAAACTCGGCTGCGGTGGAGTCCAGCTTGGTGGCGGGGATTTCGACCAAGGCCGTGGCCATGTCGTGACCGGCGGCGAGGTGTTGGTAGGATACGAGAACTCTCATTTGAGTGCTTCGGCTATGTCGCGTTTGAAGGTGCCGGCCACAGTGGGAACTGTCGGCGGCGTGTCCCAGAAGTTCCACAGCTCCGTCCAGCACACTTTCAGCGCGTGGTCCACGGCGTGGGTGCCGGCGCTGGTGTAGATGGCGTAGACCGCGAAGCCCAGTGGGACGTCCGAGTGCGTGAAACCCGGGTCAAGCAGCACGGTCGGCACCGGCCACTTGTCGCCGTACGAGTTCTTTGTCCAGTTGGACCTGGCCTTCGGAAACTCGCGCGGGATGCGGCTGGGTTTGTTCAGCGACTTCAGGTCGCGCTGCACCTTATCGTATTCCTCGGACGTCGGGCGCTGCTTGAAGCGTTTCATCACTTCTCGCAGCGCGGCCTTCTGTTCATCGGTGAGGTTGAAATACATCATGGGAGTGGATCGATGATCTGCACGTTGAAGACGCGGGACCGCACAAACGGCGTGACCTGCGGTAGCGTGAGCGGATCGGTGCCGGCGACGAACGGGCCGACATACAGCCGCCCATGGCCGCCGTCGGCGTTGGTGTAGAAGATGAGCGCGGCTTTCATTTTTTAGCTATCAGCACTCGCCTTCGCCTTCGCAATTCGACGGTTGGTCAGCACGCGCAGCTTGTTCCACGCGCGCCAATACTTGCTCGGGTGCCGCGGATCCACGTCCGTCGTGCACGAGATGAACTCGTCGCGCCCGCAACCCTCGTTGGCCAAGTAGAGGTCCAGCAGATCTCGCGCGGCCTTCACCAGCGGGTCGAGCTTCGGCGTCTGCACCGCCACCAGGTAGTAGCAGTGCGCGAGACCCCGCGGCGAACCCTTGCCCGCGCCGAAAACGAACCAACCCTCGATCTCACCGTCAGGCTGGCGTGTGACGTGCGCCCACGGGGCCGGCGAACGCTTCGTCTTGTAGCCGCCCCAGCCCATGCGCTCCCACCGCAGGTAGCCGGCAGGCACCGGTGGATCCTTGGGCAGCCGCTTCCGATTGTGACGCGCGCTCACGACTTGGGCTCCTCCCCGAAACCAGTGCACAGGCGCCACAGCACGTCAGCCGGGTGAATGGCCGACGCCGCGACCAGCTTCTCGGCCTCGAAGAACACCTCGCCGACCAGCGCCTGACTGACGGGCACCGATGCGTAGGACCACGAATGCACGAAGCGGTCCCAGTTGCGCGGGTGGCTGAGGCGCGGCGGTGCGTAGCGCCAGGCCGACCCTTCTCCAATCTCCTGGGCCAAAATTCCGGCCAAAATTCCGGCCGGAACGACATCTTTTACAGTCACGTCCACGACCGACCCGTCCGGTGCCCGGAGCAGGGCATGAAACGTGGCGTCCCGGTAATGGGCGCCGGCGCGCAGCGACACGCGGTAGGGGGCGGCGGGCGACCCCTGCTTGAATTCGTCCGGCGGATTGTTGGTGCTGGTCCAGCAGGGCGTGTTCGGCAGGTCGGCGTAGGGCACGGCCACCAGCTTGGGGTGGTAGCGCTCCCAGCGGCCCAGGGAGGCCTCGCAGGGTGTCCAGCCGAGTTCCCGCAGCACGTTGAGGTAGGTGCGGGCCATGGCCAGGTCCGAGCCCAGGTTGAGGGTGGCATCGGGCTGGAGGCGTGCGCGGTCGGGTGCCCGGTTCAGGGTGAGGCCGGAGGGCGGCTCGGCCAAGGGGCCCAGGAGGGCGGCGTCCTTCCGCTGCTGGTGGCGGGCCTTCAGGCGGTCGATGTTCTCCTTCAGCATCTCCCTGGTCGCGGTCGGGTGATCGGCGAGCAGCTGCCGGAGCAGGGCCATGCACTCTTCCTCCTCGGTGGGCTTGGCCACGTGGGTGGTGGAGGCGCGGGCGGTGCGTGCGGCGTTCAGCTCGACGATGTCCGCGGCCAGCTGCGGGGCGGGGAGCTGGTGTCGCACCTGAAGGGGTAGGAGCTGACAGCCAGGTGCGGTGGAGACCAGGACCTCGCCTTGGGCCATCTGCGCGTCTATAAGCAGGGCGAAGAGGCTCAGGGCGCGGCCTACGGTGCGGACATTGGCGTCCGGGTCGTCGGCGCGCCGGCCGAGGAGGCGTTGGAGCTTGGCGAAGGCGTCGGCCGACGACCCCTCCATCCGCATGTGGATCTCGATCGGTCGGCTGTCGGATTTGTCGGACGTGTCGGACTTGGGTTCGTCGGGCATGGTTGGGATGCGGTAGCAGGCCGCGCACTGTTCGGCGCGCGGCGGGTAGGTGTCCTTGGTGCTGATGATCCGGCTCTCGGCGGCCGCGCACTCGGCGAGGGACGTCGGGCGACCGCAAACCCAGGTGGGTGGGCTGGAGGTGTGGGCGGGGAGGTGGAATAGTCCGTCGCCCAACCGGAAGGTGCGCATGATGGGCATGGTCAGCCGCCCTTTCGCTTCAGGCGCTCGGCGTTGAGGCGCTGGACGTCGTCGGCCGGCGGTGTGACGCTCTCGGGGCTGAGCGGCCACACGGCGGTGGGGTTGAGGCGGCCGAGGGAGGCACCTGGGCCCGGCGACACGTAGATCTCGCCGCCGCGCTTGGTGAGCTCCGCCAGCAGGTGGAGGAGGGAGACCGCCTGGCCGATGGTCTGGTTGTTGGCGGCGTTGTCCGTCGGGTCGCGGCCAAGGGCATCCTGGGCGTGGACGATCTTGGAGGCGGTGGCATGGTCGACCTCGATGATGAGGCGATCGGGGACGTTGGGCATGGGCTACTGGACTTGTTGGATGGAGGAGGCCGACTGGTAGATGTGGTGGATGGTCACGACCGGCTGACCGCGTCCCTTCCACTCCCTGAACTTCCGCTCGAGCTCCCGGGTGAAGCGGCGGACGGCGTGCGCGCGGGAGCGGGCCTGGTATTCGACGGCGCGGTTGCAGGCCACCGCCGGGTCGCCGCTGGTGCTGGCCAGGCTGCCGACCACCATGTAGTGGGTGCGCCCTCGATGGGCGGCGAAGTCCCGCAGCATGCGCTCGACCGTGAAGTGGTTTGCCCAGCACCAGCGGTTGGCCGACTCGTCCATCTTGCTGGGGAGGATTCCGGAGCGCGTGTAGTAGCGATGCAGGAAGTCGCCCATCTCCGTGCCATAGGCCTTCTCGTTGACCGTCAGGTCGAATTCGCCGCGGCTGTTGATGTAGGGCTTGTGCGCCAGCGTCAGCCCGTAGAAGGCGAACAGTTGGTGCAGGCCCTCGCGCAAGTAGTCCTCGCGCCGGCGCCCGGCAAACGTCGGTCGCATGGCAGCGCGGTCCTTCTCCAGCTCATCCAGGTGCTGCACGACGCGCTTGATGGCCTCGTGCTGTTCGACGTTGGCGGCCGTCAGCGGGCGGATCGGCGGGAGCTCAGTCTTTCTGATATTCGCGGGTTTCTTGGTTGGCATGGTCTTCGATGAGTTCGATGAGCAGTTGCAGTCCGATGATCCGGGCACTGAGGCATTCGGGGTCCAGGGGCGTGCCGAACCAGTAGGCGCACAGATGCCCGCCGTCCGACTGCCGCAGCCCGTGGTAGGCGAGGGCGTCGGCGTGAAAGACCGCGTAGAGGAAGCGATCGAGGTTCCGGGCCTCCGACACATACTCGGCGGCGCCGTAGACGTGCCCGTGGTTCTCGTAGAAATCCAGTCGTCCTTCGACCAGCGCGAAGCAGCAGCTCTGTTGTGTCTCCGCCTCCAACGCCTCAATGGCTGACTCAAGGACTTCGATGGCGTGGCCTTTTATGGACGGGTCGGCGAGCGCCTCGAGGTGCTCTTCAATCGTTGTCTTCGGCATCTTCGATCAGGTGGGCTAGGAACATCAGACCAAGGATCCGGGCTTCCCGACACTCGGGGTCGGCGCGGTCGCCATACCAGTAGGCGTGCAGCTCGAATTTGTCGGGCGCCTGCCTCAGCAGCTCGAACGTGCAGAGTGGCAGCCCGTGAAACCGGAGCGAGTCGACACGGTAGACCTCGTCGAGCAGGCTCTTCAGCTGCCGACACACGATGCTGAGGTGGTCGAATCTCGCTATCCGCTCCCGCGCGTCTGGCCCGAGGGGAATCTTGATCGGCTTCGCCAGCTTTTGGCGCGCATTCCGAATGGCCTGGCAGCAGGTGTGCGACACGCAAAGGAAATCCTCGGCAATAGGGTCCCCGATCGGGCTGGTGGATGACGCATCGAGCAGGTCCACCGCCAGGTCCAGCATCTCCAACGCGTCCTCCACCTGCGCGGGGGCGGCGAGAAACTTGAGCGCGCGCTCGAGGTTGGCCTCAGACATCGCGGATCAGATGGATTAGAAACATGAGTCCGAGGATGCGGGCTTCACGACACTCGGGGTCGGCGCGGTCGCCATACCAGTAGGCGGCGAGCGATCCTCCGCTCGTGTAGTGGAGACCGTTGAAAGCAAAGGCGTCCGCCTCGTAGACAGTGCTGAGGAGGATATCGACCTTCTCCAGCAAGTCTTCGCAATGCAGGTGCCGCTCCGTGGTCGGATCGGTTAGAGTGTCCTCGAGCGCGTCTTTGCCCTTGATGAGCGCGAAGCAGCAACAGTCGGTGCGGTTTTCTTCCAGCGCCAGCGCCGCCTGCTCCAACAAGAAGATGGTGTCGGCGAGCATGGCCTTGGATCGGACGTGGCGAAGCTGCTCCGCCAGCGTGAAGACGGTGGCGGGCATTCTAGGACGAGGCTCCCTGCGTCGGGTTGTGGATGTCGAAGCGCTCAATGGAGCCGTTGGGCGCGAAGCACGCCATCACCCGCCGCCCGGTAAGGCGCTCCGTCATTCCATTGATCACGCCGAGCATTCCGACGACCACCTCGTTGTCCTTGGTCATCGTCACCTGAACCGTCGGATGTTTGGCGAGGTCCTCGTTGCAAAGCACGCGATGCGAACAGAGTTCGGCGATGGCCTTTGGGTCGGCTGCGTTCGCTTCGTTCAGCAGGCGGATGATCAACTCGAGGACGATGTTCGGCACGTCCTGCGGCTTGGCCAATTCGAGGATCGAGACCTCGCGAGCCTGCTCCTGAGTCAGCTCCTCGCGCGCGGTCTTGATCACCACCGAGCAGATGCGCAGCAGGTAATCGAAACTCTGCTTCGTGCGCTTCACGTCGCTGTTCCAAAGGCGGCTGGCCAGATAGTCGGCATCGCAAGAGGCGACGAACTGGCGAACGGTCTTGTTGCCCATGCCGCCCCAGCCGGCGGACCAGGCTTTGCCATAGCACTCGATGGTCAGACCTCCTTGACCAGGTCCTACATCACGGAACACGACGCCGATTGAATCCAGATTTGGGGCGCCGGTAATGACCAGCATCTCGGAGAGAGGGCGTTCGATCTTCACGAGAACAGCTTCCTGAGGGTTTCGCGGTCTTGTTTGGTGAGAGGCATCAGGTGGGAATGGCAGTGGGTGGACGCGGAGCGCCGGTAAGGCCTACGCGTTCGAGGGGGAAGTCCGGGCAGCCGATCACGGCGCCCTTTCGGTTTCGGGCGGTCCAGTAGGCGTTCTCGCCCTGCCACCAAAGCGCGTCGCCCGGTGAGATGCAGCGCGCGGCGTCCGTGTTGTCGACGTAGAGCGTGCAGGTGTCGGTGCCGTCTCGCACCTCAACCCACACGCGCTCGCCGAACACCACCGTATCTACGACCTCACCGCCGACCACGAGGCTCCGCCTTCTTCTCGGCGATCTCCCACCATCCTCGATAGACAATCGGTTTGTGGGCGCCGACGTCGTCCGGGTAGATCGTCTCGTCCAGTCCACCGCACGTCATTCCACCGAGGACGCATTTGCGCACGCGGCGCACGGCGTTCGCCTGCAGCGTTTCTTTGTCCTGCTTGCGCGCGCGCTTTTTATCGGAGCGCCACCAGCGGATGCTGATGTTCAGTTCGAATTGGCTCATTATGCTTTGTCGAATTCTTTGAGCTTATCCATGATCTTCGCGAACAGCTGATGGTCGTTCTCATGCGTTCCGAGCTCGTAGAGCGTATCCGGGCGGATCGGCATCACCGCGTCCCAAGCGTCGTAGAAACGCTCGTGAAGCAGGTAGGGCCAGACGTTGCACAGGAAGTCGAACTCGACGTTCGCGCAGGCCCAGGCCTCGAAGTTGCGCCCGATCGCCATGCAGTGTCGCATGAACTGGTCGGCGCCCTGGAATGGACCGGAGACGTCGGTGATCCGTTTGTGCGCCTCGTCGTAAAGGTTAGCGGCAATGGCAAACTCGGCCGCAGGATCCGACTGCGGCAGCGGACGGTCTAGCATGGTTCGGTCATCTGTGATTTGTGGAGCGCTTCGACCATCTCGCGGGTCAGCACGTCGGCCGACAGCGATCCGATCTTCGTCGCGATTGTCTTTCCGTCACGCAGCAGGATGACGTGGGGAACGCTGCGCACGCCGAACTGGGTGACCAGCTCCGGCTTCTCATCAACGTCGACCAGCTCCACCTGCAGGCCCGGGAACTGAGCTTGGAGGTCGGTGGCGCTTTTCTCGAAGTGCGACTTGAATCCCTTGCAGGGGCCGCACCAGCCGGCGCTGAACTTGACGAGAGTGAGACCGGAGGTCAGAGACGAATTGCTCATGGGCTGAAGATGCTGCGCGCCCGCCTCAGTATTCGCAAGGCGAGCCGACCACACCGAGATGCTTCTCCGCCTGCTCGTAGATGTCGGCGAGCTTGATGGTCTGAGTCATCCCCGAGGCGTTCACAGCTACGGCGTATCCGTGAAGGAAGCGTAGGTGATCGGCGGAGAGCTCCATGAACACGGCGACCTCTCCGTCCGCCAGGTGCTCCGACAGCTCGGAGGGGAAATCGATCTCGCGACGTTTCTCCATCCATTCCTCGGTGGTCCATTGCTTTGAGTCCGAGGCCTCGCTCTGGATCTCTGCTTCGGGAATCCCGCGCCCGCTCAGACCGAGCAGGCAGACCTTGCCCGCCTGGTTGTGGTTCGCCGGAGCCGGAAAGACCTGGAAGTCCTGCTTGAAGCGCTGCGCAAATGCGTAGAACGCGTCGGGGTCCTTAACCTTGAAGTAATTCGAGCGGAACGATTGGAACGTCATTTGAGTTTGTTTAGGTTGATTTCACCATCCTCCATCAACGTCTCGGACGCGAGGAATCCAAAGCGCGGAACCTGGCCAAGCACGGAAGCCGCACACAGGAACTTGCGACACAGCATCGGCCGGCGATCATAGGCGGTGCAGCGCGACTTCTCGCGATCAAATGCGCGACAGGTGAACAGGGAACGAGACTCGTCGAGCGTGACCAGATTCTCGCGGAAGAACTCCATCGTCTCGAGTTCGATTCGATCCGCTTCCATCCGAGCGCGCTCATACTTCAGGCGCGCAGCCTCGTCTTCGGGTGACTGAGGAACCAGCGCCTGCTCGTTTGTGCGCGCGTCCATGACGCTGACCGGAATCATGCGGTCTCGCAGCATTTTGATCTGGTCGTCGAGCGACTGCCCGCGGGGCCAGCGTGGTAGATGAAATGCGCGACAACAGTGACCCGGGCAACTGGCGCAGGCCTTCTGGGCGTTGGCCCGCATGCGTTGCGCCTGCTCGCTGTTGTCGTCCACCGCCACCTGAAAGTCGGCTGTGCTCTGCGCGTCGCGATCAGAGAACAGCTCCTCGGGTTTTGGAAAAGCAGGCTCGCGCTGCAGGCTTGTGACGCCGTCGAGCTCGGGCTCGCTCTCTTCCTCTACCAAAAGCTTTGGTCGCACTGCTTCGACCGGATCAACAGGATAGTATTTTGCCTTCTCCGCCCGCGCGTCGAACGCGTATTTCTCGTCAGCCAGTGCGCAGGCGGACTCTATCTCCTCCAGCGGTGTCAGCTTAGACGGATCAAAGGCCGGATCGTCGGCGCCGAACTTACGATCGCGGATGAAGAAGCGGGCCGCCGGATCAGGCGCCATCGGGGATAGGAGTTTGGACATAGAGGGAGATGCAGTTTGCGATATCCTTGGTCAGGACCCCGAGGAGCTCTTCGGCAGACTTCCAGCTGTCACCCACATAGTCGCCGCCCCAGAAGCCGCGGTGCTTTATACGCCGCGGGCTGTCCAGGCGCAGCAGCTCTTCGCCGGCGGGATTCTTCAAGACGACCCAACCGCCCCAGCCACGACCGCTGGTGCGCACGATGGCGATGGTCAGCTCGTTCTTCGACTGCGGGAACCGCACATGGCGCTCCACGATGAAATCCTCGTCCACACACCCGCAGACCCACGGATGCGTGGATGTGTTCTCTGGTTTGCAGACGCCGAGACCTACCCCGAAGAGCGTGATGTGCGAGCGCTCCAGACTGCCGGTCAGCTCGTGCGTGTGGCCGCGCAGCTTCGGCACGAGCAGCCGATCAAGCGACTCCTCGAAAACTTCCGGAGGAGACTCGAACAGCTTGGCGGCTTCCTGCACGCTGACGGACCGCGTGGGTGCGGCGGACTTGGTCCACTCCAAAAGCGTCGGGTGATTGTCGTCCCGGGTGTTCGACATCAGGTCCATCCAACCATCGCTGCCGTGTGGGACCGCCAGAAGAACGGTCACTATGTCTACGAGTTTTTCGCTCACTGGTATTCTTCTCCGGTCAGCGCTTTCAGGGCCGCGCACAGTTTGGTGCGCGTGGGGTAGTAGACCTTGGTGCAGCGGTCGACGTGCCAGGCGCGATGCTCGGGCGAAAGTTGATCGCGGCGCTTCAGGCAGATATTGTCGGTGTTGTCCGCCAACTTGACGTAGAGCGGTCCAGGATCACCCATCGTGATCAGACGGTCGATGTATTCGTCATAAGACATTTCCGGCTCGTGGGTGAGTGCTTTCACCATCAGCACCGTCTGCGGCGAGTAACCCAGTCCCAGCAGCGTGCTGATGCTGATCATGGGGAAGTCCTCGAGCGTGTCGTGATGTGCGGCCGCTGCCCGAACATGGTAGCCCACGTGGGGAGGAAGGTTTCCGACCACGCGGGCGCAGTGCGCCGCCTTAGGCTGACCTCCGCGGTCCAGCTTTCCGTTATACAACGCGGCGACCAGCGCCAGCGAAGCTTCTACAGTAGGGAATTGATTCATTCAGTTTTTCGGTTGGTTATTTCTTTCGCGAATTTGCGGGCCAGTGTTACGACGTGACGCGCGCTAAAGCGCTGATGGAATGTCCGCGTGTGCAGCTTTCCAGCGCACGCGAAGTCCATCCTAGTCAGCTTCATGTCGCTGTTGCTTCCCTGCATCATCACGGTGACGATGCCTTGCGGAGTAATTACATCTCCGTCCTCCCAAGCGCCGCGGTTCTCGATTCGAGAAAGAGCGCGATTGTTAAGCCGGTAGCTATCGTCGCGCGGAGGTATGCGCAGCAATTTTATTGGCATGGATATCTGAATAAGTTCTGACGTATTCGGCCGCGGATTTTTCATCCAGCCTGGTCAGTATCCGGATCTGCGCTGGCTCGTAGACCTTCAACTCAATGCGTCCACCTACACGGGCGAACACCGAGTCATAATCCTTCGAGCGAGGAAAACCGCGGTAGACGAAATCGTCCCACTGGAACCGGCTGCGAAGATTGACCCTTCGCGGACGTTCAAATGTGACCTCGCATATCAGCAGCCCGGGCTCAGCGTTTTCGACGTGCGCGGCTTTCGTTTGCGCGAAACCCCACGCATACACTGGGTCCTCTGCGAAGTAGAACCCGTCGGGGGAGTAGATGAACTCGGTGAACTTTCGTGGAGTTCCGTGAAACAGGATCAGTCGCATGCGGATATTAGGCGGCAGGCTTCGCGCAGCTGCTCGACTGTCTCGTCGCCATCGAGTGTCTCGAACCCGTTACGGTCGTTCTCCTTGATGAATACCAAGCAGTCACGCGCGCTGTAATCGGAGAATTTATCAACGACGCCCATCACGGGCGTCGCGCGTGCGGAGGGTGATCGGGGCTGGGTCACTCAGAACATAGATAATGTTGTTGGGCGTGGGCTTGGCGCGCACGCCGCGCGATATGTCCCGCATCAGCTGATGCGCTTCTTGGTCCCGTTTTTTGATCAAGCAGTCCGCGTGATTGAGGGCGAGGTGAGCGTAGTCCGCCGGCGATCCACCGTAGCGCTTCACGCGCTCGGCTATGGACGGCGCCAATGTGACCGGCGCGCCGCAGATGGAGCAGCTCACGCCAGCACCCCTAGCTCTTTTTGAATGCGCGCGCGGAGGGTCCTGATGTCCTCGTGATCCGCGGGAATGGTGGCAGGCGCCTCGGGCCATTGCTTGAGGTCACCCGCCGAGAGCGAGGTAAGCAGATCTGCCGACACCGTCACGCCCCACCCGGAGGCCCAGCGCACGCGCGGATTCCTTTTGCGATGAACACCGTGATGAAACACGATAACACCATGCACCATCTGGTGCTGATGTTCGGTCGGATTCTTCAACTTAACCCGGTCGCCTATGACGAACACTGGTTTCTGGTCACTCACGTGAAACGAATGGTCAGGAGTTTTCGCTGGTCGGGCGGCATGGCCTCGATCAGCGCAATCGAAAGTCCGGAGTAAAACGCCAGCTGCCGGGAAGACAGCTGGCGTGGCTGGTCTCGCTTTTCAGCGGTGAACCCGTTCGCCGTCTTGGAACTTCCACGGCTCGTCATCATCGTCATCGTCGTCATCCGATTCGTCGGAAGATTCGCCGAGGTAATCAAACAACCGCAGGGCCACCATCATTATGGATATGGCGGCCAGCGAGAAGCACAGCAGGCAGAAGAGTGTGGCCAGCTGAACGATCGTGGTAAGAGAGGCGATGATCACGTGAGATCAGTCGGAGGACAGGGGAACGATGTTGGCGAGCAGGAGCAGCTTGGTCAGGTAGACCATCTGCTGATTGCTGAGTTTGTTGCCGGTCAGATCCACAGTCACGTTCGAACTGACCGCCTGCCCGCCGACCTTCACGTCCTTGTAGGTGATGGAGCCGGTGAGCGCGGACACCGACGTGTCCACGGCAAAGAACGCGGCCTCGGCATCGGCGTTGGATTCGGTGGTCGCCGGGCTGAAGACCGCTGCCTCGCCGCCGGCGGACTGTCCCTCGTTCAGCCGCACGTCCAACTCGTAGCGCCCGGTTTTCTCGGACCAGCGGATGTTGCCGGACACGCGATCGCGCTGCAGCACGCCGTTCGGCTGGGAGTAGGTGACGGTGATCCCCTGCAGATACCAAGCGGAGCGATCGTAGTCGTAGAGCAACGTGCCTTCGACGGTGGCTTCGCTGTAGAGCGCCACGGGGCCGGCGGGGAGCACGAGACGAACGAAGTCCATGCGGTCGTAGTTGCTGACGACGATGGCGGTCTGGCTGGTTCCCGAGCCGCGGGTGAGGCTGATGCGCTCCTTGGCCTTGTCCATCAATGAGCGGACTCCGCTCTTCGCCGGCGGCTTGGCCGCGGATTGTCCGGACATCTTGCTCTCAAATCCCTTGGCTTTGCCGATCGGGAAGACCGCGGCTTTGACCGTGCCCAAGCTGTAGTCGTAGATGTTGGACTCGTTGATCGGCACGACGCCGGAGACCTTGCCGACGTTGAGCGATTGCTTGGGGTTATCGGGATTCACCACGGACAGGGCGACGTCGTAAGTGATCTGCTGGGCCTGGTTGGCGCTGAAGGTATTCGAGATGAACGGACGATGCGCCAGCGTGCCCGTGAAGAGCGCGCGGTTGGCGACGTTGAGGTTCAGCGAATACACATCCTCGACCCCGGCCTGCGGGAAATCGCCGTCGCGTTTGGTGCGCGTGGCGAAGTTGATGGCGATGTCGCCGGTGATGGTGCTCGGCGCTTGGCCGAACAGCGAGCTGATGAACAGGAACAGAAGAAGGAACAGTTTTTTCATGATGGGTGATGGTTGAGGGTGAATTAAGCGTTGGTCCGACCGGGAATGCGGCGAGGGAGATCGTCACGACCCGGAGGCATGCGACCTTCGACGAGCTGCGCCGGCTTGGGTGGAGTGACATCGATCGCGGCCGTCGCACTGGCGGGAAGCGTGCGCTGCCGAGCGGCGCGGGCGGCCTCGAGCTTCATGCGGTCGACCGTGGCGCCGGCCAGGCCCTGATCGAAGCGCTGGCGGATGGTGTCGAACGCCACTTCCGTCTTCAGGCGAGCCTGCCACTCTTCCTCGGAGAGCGCCGACTTTCCGCGGGCTTTGGCCAGCGCCAGGGCCGAGGCCCAGACGCGCTTGGCGCGCTCGACGCCGCGGGCGAACTCCTCGCGCTGGGCATACGAGACCTTCCAGGACGCCTCGGCCTCGGCGACCGCCGCCTCGAGCTGAGCATAGTCGTCACGCATCTGCGGAAGTTGCGGATCGTCGGGGAAGTCGCGCGCGAGACTCTCGATGGTGGTGAGGAACTCGCGGTTGGCCGCGTGCTGCTCCTGGATACCCTTCGAGCGCTCGTCGAGCTGCACTCCCCAGCGACGGTGCTCCTCCTGGAGACTCTCGACGGGGTTTATGGCGGCCGCCTCTTTGATCAGCTTGATGCGGAGGTTGGCCGCCAGCGTGAAGACGGCCGGGCGCACCATCCAAGCGCCGAGCGCGATGGCGACAAACAGAATGAGTCCGAGAAGTCCGCCGACGGCGATCCAGATGAACGGCGCGAACACCGCGCACGAGACGATGAGGAAGCCCCATTTGGCGAGCTTACCCCAGAACTGGGCGCGCGGATCAGTGATAGATGAATTTTGCATGAGTGGTTTGAAAACGAGAGATTGATTTTCCGGCAGTCCTAACAAGCAAGATCAGTTCGCGGCGTAGCCTTCGATTGGCGGTGCGTCCCATTGGTATGGCTTGAAATTTTCGCCGTAGCGTTTCTGGCAGTATTCGTAGGCCGCCACGACGAATTCTGCGCTGATCTGGGGATGATGCGCGCCCTCCACGTCGATACTCCAGCAGCCCGGTGTGAAGTTGGGCGTCATCGGAGGCCGCACGAACACCAGCGTCCGCGGCACGCGTCCGAAGAATCCCCGCGACTCGGTGAAGATCACCTGCTCGTCGGCCACCTCAACGAAGTATCCACAGCCAGCGAGAACGATTTCTTCTTTAGCCATCAGTGATGGCTGCTGCTGACGCAGCCTCCCGAATCGCAGCTGCTGCTGTCGTGGTGCCCTGAGTCGTAGCTCCCGCCGCTATCATGATGATGCGACCCGCTGTCGTGGTGCGACGAGGCGTCATGATGGTTATGGTGAGATGCTTCGGGTGTCGGGTCGGACACGTGGTGCGCGCGCTTCGAGTCCTCATCCTCGCGGAATGCGAACTCGTCGAATATCAGACCAGCCGAAGCCGCGCCGCGTATCTCGTGGGGCCGCGGATCCGAAGGGGTCACGACATCCGCCGTCTGCGGTGTCTCCCGCCGGCCGGGTGGAATGAAGCGAGGGGTCGCGCGCTTCTTGGCGTCTTCGGCGTAGCGTCCAGAGAGCCGGTCGTAGGCCTCCTGCCGCGCGCGGAGCTGGCGTTTGCGTTCAGCCCGGGCGGATAGCCAAAGCCACACGACCAGCGCTATGGCGGGTGACACGATGATCAGGAATTCCAGTGCCTTGAAGAATTCAGCGGGCATGTTTCAGGGTTTGTTGGGCGGGTTTCGCCCGATGAGAACGGGAGGTCTGTCGGTTTTCCAATGCTTCCACCAAGAGCCGTCGTATGTCGAGCGCCGGAAGACCGCGCGACCGTTGCTGGCTGGTATGTCCGGAACCTTCGGGTAGTTGCCAGCCGGGTCGAAGGAGACTGCACGCATCAGACCGGCTCGGCGGGATGCACGACGACCTCGACCTTCTTGTGAATCACAACCGGCGTGCTTCCTGGAATCTGGAACATGACGCCGGTTGTTAGGCACACCGCCTTGTAAGAGCCGTCGGGGACGTGATCCGCTCCGTGCGCGACGCGCATCAGAAATCCCTCACCTGGCTTGGTGCTGGTGGCCGCCGCCAGATACGAGAACTCCGGCTTTCTGAACACCGCGCCGGCGGGAACCTGTTGAATCTCCCACTGCGGGTCAGCCGGTGGTGGCTTCGGCGGGGGAACGGTAATTTTCATGCTTCGTCTACGAGTTCGAAATCGGTCAATTCCACATCATCCAGAGACACTGCCTCGATCACCTCACCAACCTCTTTCAGGTCGGACACGCGGATGACTTTACCGCTGGTGATGGAGGTTGCCCACTCACCTTTCGCGAGCTTTGCGACAACCTCTTCACCCGGCGTCTCGGAGAACTCTGGATGAAGCGCGATTGTCTGCCGGACGTTGCCGGATACCGCCATGTCTACACGCACTTCGCGACTCATGAGATCCGCTCCACGCGGGTTTCGATTTCGTCCACAACAGCTTCGCCAGGCCCGGTTATCTGTCCATTGTCGTAGGCCCGATGAACGATCGAATCCAGCTGCTTCTTTATGCGCTCTACGGACTCGCTCTCCGGTGTGATTAGCACATCCACGGTGAGACGCAGATGAACCTGCTCGGGCGACGGAAAACTCACCGGCATCAGGCGGCCGCCTCCTGCGGTGTCGGTTTGCTGAGCTTCTCGAGGGCCTCGATCAGCTCCTTCATCTGAGGGCATTCGCGCTTCAAGCGGGCGAGCTGCGCCACTGCCGCGTCGATGTGAGGGCGATCCAGCGACTTCAGGTCGCAGATGTCCGGGTAGATGGACAGCAACTGACCGACGGGCTCGATGTGACACAGCCCGAACTGGTGCGCGGCGATGACCAGATCGCGCCCGCTGCACGAGAGCTTCAGCTTCAGATGCTCCTTGTGGCTGTCGATGGTTTTCACCGACAAGCCGAGTTCCTTGGCGATTGTTGAAGAAGCCACTCCGTAGCCGACATATTTGAGAACCTCCGCCTCACGCCGAGACAGAAGAGGCCGCACTTTGACGTGCGAGGGCACCTTGGACAGGCGCTGAACGATATTTGTTAGCACTGAATTTGAACTATGACTTAACGAAAACATTCCAGTCCGATGGATCTGTGTCCGCATACTCTGCGATCAAGTCGCCCTTCTGAAGAGACGGCGGGAAGAAACCAGGGAATAGTTCGCGCAGTTTTCCTATCGCGCGAATGTCCCATTTGTCTATCACCGCGCAGGCCGCATCCGCATACTTGGCAACCATCTGCTCACGGGTAGCTCCTTTCGCAGCTTCCCAATCAGTCCCAATCAGATCGATCAGAATGCGCTCCGCGAACGGCGGGTTTATGCACGTTATCTGCCCGCGGAGGTCTTCCTTAACCCGCTGTTTTATTTTCGACCAGAGCATCAGAGTAGGCGCTCGGATCGCGGCAAAGATTTGAGTTCCTCATCCAGCTCCGCAAACTTCCCTTTCTGTCCGCGGCTCGCATCCGCCTCGTCGTCGCGGTCGAGCAACTTGAATACCACCTCGATATTCAAGTTGCTGCGAATCTCGCTTATCACGCCGCCCGACGTCTCGATTATCACGGTAGCCTTCTTCGGTGGCGTCTTTTTAACCGGCTCCGCGGGAAGAGGCGGGTGGGGCTCTAGGCCTGATAGCTGCTCGAAGTCGCGCGCCAGAGTTCTCCCCCACACCGAGCGCACCTCAGACATGTCGTAGAGAAATTTATTCCCCGCTACGACCGTGCCCATGGCGAGCTCCACGCGGTGGCGCCCAGGGTAGCCGACCACCATGTATCGACGCTGCGAGCGCGTGTCCTTCCAAACGTCACCGACCTTGGTCGCGCGTGCCTTCTCCAGCTGAGCGCGGAATCCGAATACGGTCCCCGATGGGACCGTGGGAAGAGGCTTACTCACAGGTGGAACGCCTTCGGCATCGCCGCGGGAACCAGCCCAACGAATGACGCGCTGCAGCAGCAGGACACTTGGAGCAGGCGCCCGTCGCTGGCAAACTGCCATACGAAGTCGACCTTCGGCGGATGGGCGAAAGCAAAGCCCTCCGAGGCGCCGTGAGCCCGCCCGAGCAGACGCCCGACGTAACGCGCGACGAATGCGGGGGCCTTGGTAAGGAAATCGTCGGCGCGAAAAACTTCACGTTGCTGGAGCATGTAGACCGTGACGCGCGCGTTCGTCGTGAATGTCCGCCCCGATATGGCGTCGCGCACGTTGCTTCCTTCGTCCAACTCCACTTCGACGAACGGAGGGACTTGCGGGTCGTCCGCGATACCCTGCAGCTCGGGCAGCACTTGGTATGCGGAGAACTGTTCCTTGATTTGCTGGCTCAACAACTCGGCTTTCTCGGCAATGGCGGACGGAATAATGAAGGGGGCGATCATGGTCACTTTACGGTTACGGCTTTTGCGATGGCTTCCGCCGCGGCCGCCCTCCACCACTCCCGGTTCTGCGGGCGGTAGGGAATGGCGATCGCGGCCAACTGATTTCCTCTTCGCATCTCCACTGTAGTCGGAAAAGCAGTGAGCACCCAATCAGGCGATATCCCAAGAAACTCCGCGGTGGTCTCCACCGGGGTGGATGGCTCAGGACTCTTCACTGGGGAGTCCGATCTTGGCTAGGATCTTGGTGAGCACCATTTGGCGCTCTTCCAAACTCAGGCTGGCGAGCCCTATCCGCTGCGGCTTGCAGGTAAGAAAAGGTCCGGGGAAAGAGAGCCGGATCTTCGGCGCTACGCTATCTCGGATGTCCAGTTCCACGCGCAGAGTTTTGCCAGAGAATGAGAGATCCAGCGGCAGGCTCACACCCCACTGCAAGCGCTCAATCGTGCGACGCTCGAGAGACTCTAGTTCGCTCGTCAGACGCGTGATCAGCGCGCGCGACTCACCCCCAGTTACTTGATCGAGCAGTTCAACGCCGCGCTTCATAATGCGGAATCCGATCAGCAGCATTCGTATCTGGTGTTTATCGATCCGGAACCACTGCCTGCCTTCGACGACGGTTTTCGCCGCCTCCAGCGTGTTGGATAACTCGGCGGTCTTTTCGGATAACTGGCGCACCGTGTTTTGAACACCCACGTCGGGCAGCAGGTATTTCTCTTTCACTCGCCCGACCAAGTCCGCCACCTGATTTATATCCTCCACCCAGATGGAGCCGTCGTAGAGCTCGCCTAGATTACTCCTTAAACCTTCGGCGGCGGTCGAAAGCACGATCTCAGAGCGCGTCAACCGGGTGTGCAGCACCTGCAGAGGCGTCATGCTATCTCGATCTCCGTTATGCTGTGAATTTTGATCTTCTTCTTGGTGACGCCATCCTGCAGCCGAACGACCAGCTGCTTCGCGCGCACCATGTGCTTTGGGTTGTCCTCGGGCTCGATGGAACCATCGATAGTTTTTCTGCGTGTGCGCACGGTGACGACCAGATGCCCGTAGTGGCGGAGCATGCCTTCCAAAGCCGCCAGAGGAATGGTGACCAGGTTTTTAACGACTAGATCCATGATTATTTGGAACCGCCGAAGCGGTGCTGAGCTCTCTCATTTTCGAGATTTCGTGAAATGTCTGCCGAGAATTCCGCCCAACTGAAGCCGAGCTTCTGCGCTTCAACAAATAGGCGTTTCTTCACCGCGTGCGCATTCTTGGAGCACAGCAGCATCTCGTGCCCATTCGCAGGCATGATGCCGCCGTTGCGGATAGGCCCGTGACACACCGTGCGATCGTAGGCTTCCGTTTCCTGCTGATACCGCTCAGACAGCTCGCGCAGCTTCACTCGCCTGGGATCTGGCGGCACGCCCAGAGTCTTCGGTAGGAACTGGCTCACAACGCAGATGGCGCCCATAAACTCGCCAAGGACGCCGTCACCTTCGCATGCGGCTTTCACCTGTTCGGGTGTGAACGGGTGACCGACTTTGGCCTTCACCTCCGCGTCGCTCCAGTAGGAGGCTGAGAAAACAGCGAAGGGTTTTTCGTTCACGACACGCTCACCCTGAACGGGAGTTGTTTCTGGTCGAGCATGAGGAAAGCCGCCGCGAGCAGGTTGTCGCTGGTAACCGGTGTCCAGCGCGACACCATGCCCTTGTCACTCCCCGCCAGCTGAAGGAACGCCTGGCGCCTGAGCGCCGCCTGCCAAGTCCCCCAAACGGCAACGACCGAAGCCTCCGAATCCTGCACCTTGTCGAGCGCATGCTCACCATGCTGCCACACCCGGATAGAGGTCAGAAAATTGTCCGCAGTGATAGGCTTCCTGCGCGTGTAAGCGGCGAGCCACTGCCGCATGTAAGCAGTGCCCGACACATTCCGACCGCCGGGCTTGATGTTGCCGCCGTCTGCATCGGCTGCCGCGAGCCAGAGATCCAAGGGCATCATTGGACGCCCGTCCCAGGTGGACACGAGACCCACGGTCATGACGTTCCACTTGGGTTCTCTGGGATAGAGGTTGTTGCAGCAAACCTTGCGACAGAACAGCGTGAGCTCCTTATCACGCGAAGTCGGGAAGCGAGGATCATCCTTTGGGATCTCCAGCGTAGCGCAGCGCTTCTCTGTCTCGATATCGTAGCTCATGCCTTGGATTCTCCGGCGGATAGGCAGGCGCGAGCGCACGCGAGAATTTTCTTCAACGCGCGCCCGCGATCGAAGAATCTGGGACTCGACGCTATCGTGACGATGTCGCACATGGCGGCGTAGTAGGCCCCTTGGTTTATGGCGTGCGGAGTGTGCTGCGCATCGGCAACGGCAATCACGTCGACGAACATGGCGACGTCCACGTGGCCTTTGTTGAAGGTGACGTCGGTTTTTCCGTCATTACGCGGGATCCTGGTAAAACCGTCCGCCACAATAGTGACAGGCCTGTCGCGATGATTCAGGAATACATTGAAAGTTGCCATAGGCTATTCGGCGGATCGCCGATCAAGAAAGTTTTCGTATGACTCTGTCTCCAACGAAGGGAACTCGTAAGACCCTTCGTCCATGCTGGCGAGCGCATCATGCTCTTCTGGAGACAGCGCGCAGTGCTCCTTTAGATAGGCAAAAGCATCCTCGCGCTCCAGGAATTTACCTGTCTGATCCACGAATCCATCCGTGACCGTGCGCAGATCTGAACCAAACAGACCGTGCCGCATGGCATATTCCCAGATCAAAGCGTGCAGGACTCCCGGATAAGCGGCCACGAGGATCTGGTCCCCGAACATGACGGCCGTCCTCAGCCGCCGGTCTGGTCCTTGCTGATTCGCCATCCCTTGGGTTTGTGCTGCCTCGGGCCGGTGTAGAAGATGCGCTCCTTGAAGCCGCGCGAGGTGCGGCGCTCGATGAAGAATCCGCAGCGGACCGTGGCCCGTGCGCTCAAACGAAGTTTCCTCCAGGATGGGCGGGCGCGGCGGGCTTGGCAGGAGCTGCCGACGGAGGGTTGTCGAAGTCGATAGGCGGCCATCCGCGTAGAGCCCGGATGTAGTTCACGACTAGAGGAAACATCCCCCAGGTGAGCCACGCCATCAGGATGGCGAACCACAGGCGAAGGAAGAGTCTCATGCTTTTTTATTTTTCTTGAATGAGGCCAGGATCTGCTGGCGCGTGGTCTCCCCGCGCATGGTCGGCATGAGCAGCTCGCGCTCATCTTCTCCACGCCCGGAGAACAGTCGAATCAGGGCGACCCGCTCCTCCATCTCTTCAGACAACGGATCGCCGACTCGGTGATGAATATTGCGGTGCTCACAGGCGCCGGCGCTGACAGTCATGACGATCCCTGAATGGTATCCGGCCGTCATCTGCATGCCGTCACGCCGGCGAAACCAGAAGCCATCGCGAGTCCAGCAAACCGGCTCAGGATAGGTCGCCTGCAGCTCGGCCTTGATTGTGCCCTCAACCTGGCGCGTGTGGCCTTGCCAGACGAACCGATCGCCATCCTCAAGAGGTAGCTTCATAGGTGAGACCGCGCAAAGCCTTCCGGCCGCGGATCGACGTAATTTTTATGGTAAAAGATGTCCACAGCCATAGCCAAAGACTTTGCCGCCAGGCAGCCGGGCACGCAGGGCGAGACAGGCTGGATCACCCACTCCTGGTCTTCGCGATCCCAGTCCATCGCCCAAACTACAGTTGCGTCTCGGAGGCGCATAGCCGCGTCGCGAGAATCGGGCGTCAGCAAGTTATCCTCCGCCAGCAACCAGTCCAGCAGCACCGTGAACTCGGCCGGCGACGGCGTGTCGCTCATGAACCAGTGGTCCATGTCCGTGTCGCTCTCCATATCCTCAACCTCGCGCTCGGTCATGAACACCGTCAACTGGCAGCCGACGCGTTCCCCGTGAAAGCTCACTAGAGATGGATCCGGTCCGTGGCGCATCTCGATGTCCAGATCGCGCAATTTATCGGCCTCGACCGTCGAGATTTCGATGACCTTATTCATGACCGGCGAACGCCTGCCATGGCGAACTTCTTGTGCACGCGCTCGCCCTTGGCAGCCGCCTCGCGCAGCAGTTTCGCGGCGGTCTTCGAGCGCCAGCTGAGCGCCGCCAGGTAGGCCTCGTATTCGCCCAGCCTGTTGACCGAGAAGTGACGGAGCATCTTCTTCCCCTTCCAGGTGATGTGCCCGGAGAAGTAGGGCTTGGCCGGGAGATGAGGAGAGGCTCCGGAGCGGAGCATCGCTCGACTAACCCCGACTGGTAGTTTCTTGGGAACTGACGGCATTGGACTCTTTCTCGTTAGTAGGAAGCCCGACCTTTATCCACACACTGTCTGGGACAAACGCGAATCGGGATGTCACGGCGACGCACGTCGGACCGAAGATGCGCTTAACCGCCTCGTCCCTCACCACGACCATTTTGCCGGTTCTGTAGGGGTTGTCGCCCTGCTCGCCGTCACGCACGCTGACCAGCATCACGCCCTGGCGCATGAGATCCGCGCACTTCGGGCAAGGTTCCTTGTACACGACCTTCTTGTGCAGATGCGATATGTCGCGGAGGCGTTGGTTGATTAAGATATCCTTACCTTCGTTGCAGAAATAGCAGTGGGTAAGGGCTACGAAGTTATTCACAGGATGTGCGCAACGAGTGTCTCGAATGCCAAGTCCGTCGGCCTGCCACCGCGCTTCCAGCCGGCGTCCCAGGTCACGCCCTCAGGAATGCCTTTCGCCTGGAGCGAGCGCAGCACGCGCCCGGCCATTGACTCCATGATGTCCTTCACGCGGCGGGCGCCGCCGGTGACGGTGGTCCCCATCTGCCCTTCCTCGCCAGGTTTGACGTCCCACATGACGCAGGTGTGTCCCTCCTTGCTGACGTAGACTGTGCCTTGGCGCCCCTGCAGCCCGGAGCGCCCTGTCTCGATGACCCGCTCTCCGGGAAGCAAGCCATTGAGGTAGGTGATGAGCTGCTCGTTGGTGCGCGGCTCCATGAACGGGAGCTCGCCCATGATAACAGTCGCGCAGGCCTCCGCGAGCGCCTGCATGGCGGCCTTCGCCTCGGCGCAGTTGGCATCCTGCTTCTCGTGCGCCACCTCGACGAGCTTCTTTGCACACAGGAATATCTGCATCAGGCGAGTGAAGTGTGGGCTGAGATCCATGCGCACCACCGCGAGATGCGCTACGCGCTTGGCCACCGCTATGTGCAGTTCCTTTCCGCGGTCGTCCATTTTTTCCCACTTCGTCATCCGGTTCGCTTCGCCCGCGTCACGGTAGAAATGCTTCACCGCCTGTGCGTAGGCCTCGCGACCGAGAACCTCGGAGATGTCCTGGTCGACCAGGCTGTGCTCCGGCGCGGAGAGCGGCGCGCTACGCGCGGACTCCGGCACATGCTTGAAAAATAACTCGAGGACGGCGTCGAGCGCTTCGGACGCGAGCAACAGCGGATTGTTGGTAGCGCCCGTCAGCGCGACACGCATCTTGTGAAACACCTCAAAATCGGACTCGCGGGCCGCGCGCAGCGCAGAGATCGTCTCGCTCTGCTTGGCGATCTCCCGCTCCTGACCGGCGATAAGCGCTGCAACGGCATCGCCGTCGATGACGCGCTTGAACAACTTGTAGCCATACTCGGATACGAGATGCCCGCCTGGCACGACAGCCGATCGGTAGCCTTTGGATGGATCCTTGTCGTCCACCTGCACAAAAATTTCGAACGTCCGTTGATGCGGATAAGTCGGGACGAAAAAGGTCGGATCAAGTTCTTCGAACTTGTAGGGAATTTTGTCACTCATGCGTGGGTGCTAGTTCGGCGGCGTATTCAGCCACCAGTTTTGCGGTGCGATCCTTCAGAAGCGCCGAGCGCGCATACCAAGCGAAGCGCCAAGGGCTGTCGCCGGCCAGCTCTGGCCGCGCATGACGATAGACCTCGTAGCAGCGGCAACCGGCACGATCGTAGGTGATGGTCCAGTCGGCGGTGCCTTCGACGCTGCGCACAACCTGGTCGAACAGGTAGTCGTAGACCTCGTAGACGGTCGAGAAAGTGCTCGATGTGTTGGGGGAGTTGAACGCGCGACGTCCGGGAAGATCAATGCCTGCGATGAGGTCGTATTCCGCATCGCCCAGGTCCATCAGAGCCGCTACCTCGGGTGAATCTTTGCGCGCCAGAAGCGTGGCGTAGGCGGTCTTCGCCCGTTCTTTGAAGCACACATCCGCGCCGTGATAGATGGCGATAGGCGCAACTAAGTCGAACAGCTCCTCAGTGCTCAGCACAGGAGGTTGGCATACTTTTTTCTGGCTTCGAGCCATGCGTAGTAAGGGTCGTCGGGTTTGATTTTCGGAGACGTCACGCAGACATATCCGTCTGCGAACTGAACCAGCGCGCGCCAGCAGTTGAAGGTCGTGGACATGACCCACTCCTTAACTTCCGCCGGCTCCCACGAATAGTTTCGCGAGAAGAGCGTGGCGTAAGTTGGCTTCGGTGGGTATCCGCGGATGTAGGCTAGGAGCGCGCACCGCTCGCGATAAGGCGCCACATTCACTCCCCGCTCCTCGAGCTTTTCCACCACGCCTTCGATACCACCGAGCTCACGCAGATCAGACCCCATGTAGATTTGCTTTCCGCACTCCATGATCGCCTGCACGAAACCCGGATAGGTGCGCCATCCGGTCGACGGACCCATGCGGGATCCGTGCACCTCGATGCTACGCAGGATCCAGTGACTCACAGCCGGGTCTGAAGGTTGTTCTTTACCGACGTGGCGTTGAACTTGTCGCGCACGGCGCGGGCCAGATTGAAACCGATGGAGGAGGCCAGCTTGTCGCAGCAGATGACGACGTCCGCGATCTCGCTCGCGACCTTCGGCAGGAAGTCTTCGGGAGGCGTTCCGCCGACTACACCCATGCGGTGACGCTCGAACTTCTTCACCTCGTTCAGCGCCTCGCCCGTCTCGCCGCCGAGCTCCAGCGCATTGAATCCGATCATGGCGTCGCCGTTCGGTCGGCCCATCCATTCCATCCAGCGAATGTTTCCGGCTTCGGTCAGCGCGGAGAACGTCAGGTCGGTCCAGTCCGCGCCCAGCTTACACTTATCGATAATGCTGGGGCGGATGTTTTCTACCCGCACGCAGAACGAGGGGTTCAGTGGATTCAGCGGGATGACGCTGAACGCGACGTTCTCCTTGGCTAGAATGGCAACGACGCGGACAAGCGAGTCAGCGTTTACGTGAAGTTCTGTGGTCATTTTTATATGCCCGAGCCGTCCTCGTGGGTGAGGCGGTAGTCGGGCGGAGTGGAGGCGGTTCTGTATTCGTTGTGGAGCCGGTAGTAGGCTGTCCCGCGGACGTAGTTGGACATGCCCCTTGAATCGGCAAACTTCTCTCTGTGCAGATGCGGGGCTTCCTTCACCTGCACGACCGAGACGTAGCTACCTCGAAAGTTGGTCGCCGGGTGCACGATGATGTGCCCGGCCCACTCTGGGATCTCGGCGTCCGAAAGCAGATCGGGAGGGGTGACGAACCAGAACTGCGAAGGTCCCCGGACGTCCGCCATCTGCAGCATGGAGTGTTTCGTGCGACCTGCGGGCACTGTCCACACGCCATCCACGAAGCGCCCGAAGGTGGCCTCGGCTTTCTTAGCGTCCTTTTGGAAATCAGCCCGCGTGCGCTTGATCTCGTATTCGCGAAAGAAGCCGGCGGCTGTCAGCTCAAACACGTCGCACTCGAACCAATCGGGCGGCGTGAAGTTGGGCATGCAGAAGTGCCGCTGGAAGCGGTCGCGCATCAACGCCTGCTGGATACTCCAGGCGTCTGGGATGAAGTCTTTCTTGGCCATGCCCCTTTCTAATCAGGAGTCTCAATCAAGCCGAGCAGTTATTGCGCAGTGATCGCAGTTCGCTGTTAGCAGGACTCGGGACGGCTCGCGCGCGCGCAGGTGCGCATGCAGTTTGTGCATACGCGCGATGTCGGAAACCGTTTCTTCAGCTTGTCGACTAAACGATATGCGTGGTCGGCGGCCCTGTCCCACTTCTTCCATCGACGGTCGTCGAGATACTTGGAATGCCGCCCCACCCGATCACGACGGAGCATGCAAGCTAGGTGCTTTCGCCAGGCTCGATCGAACTCCGGATTTACTTTTTCCACGCGAAGAAGTGGCGCCGCATGGTGGTCTTCTTCAAAAGGCCCAGGCGAATGGCGCGATCAACGAGAAGTGCAGAGAGCCTGTCCAACACCGGCTCGTTCTTGTCGTTCAGGCGTGGTATGCCCAGCTGATAGACAAAGTGCTTCAGCTCGAGGAGCGTGAATCGCTTTTCGCTCTCCATGAAACTCAGCGCCGGCTCGATCGTGCGCTGGTCGTATCTGCGGCCGAATAGTGTGATCGGCGTGGACCACCCGTCGGGTCGGTTGTCGGCCTTTTCAGAAGGCAGCGCTACACCCAGCCCGGCACGCCCGAAGCGCTCGGCCATGTCTATGAGAAGCGGTAGGTTATCGCTGGCCGAATTAGTCGATATCTCGACGTTGCGAGACTTCTTCGTGACCGGGTCCACTGTGCTGACCGTCAGGCGATAGAATTTCGACGGCATGCTCATGGTGGAGATGGTCGTCGAGACGCCGTCGACACACAGCGCCGGAAAGTGGGCGATGACCGTCCACTCACCATGAGGATAGTAGCGCGAGGGCCCTTTCCAAGCGTCGCCCAGCTGCTTTTTGTCGGCGGCTACGCTGTAGAGCGAGAGTATGCTCACGTGGGCGTCTCCGGCTTCGGCAGCACAATGCTGCATGCGTAGACACTATAGGCGCCGAACTTCGTTTGCTTGGTCTCGATGAGGTCGCCAGGCCAGACGCCACCCGCCGCCGACAACACCGCGGACATCAGCGGGCGATCGGCGCGCGCGAAGTGCGCCCAGCGATGCTTCACCACGCGCACTGCCGGATCCTTCAAGTCGACTCTGCCAGCCGCATGCACGACTATGCTGCATGTGTGCGCGAGCGCCCGCCTCCCGAGGATGGCGTCGAAGTCTTCCGACGGACCGTAGGCGCTGGCAAACTCAGCAGCCTTAACCAGGTCGTAAGTGGTCCCCTCGGGCGTGCGCACGACCATCACCAAAGTGCGCCCACGCTTCTGTGGAGAAAGAGGCGCCTCGCCAACAGGCTGTGCTTCGGCCCGTTTAACCAGCGGCCACGCGAAGAGCGCGCCGAGCCCGACGATAAAATTACGCCGTTTCATTTTTCGTGAATTTTGAAGTTTTGCGAAGGGCGTCGGCGCTGGAGGATAGCTCTTCCAGCAGACCGCGCGCTTCCGCGCAGAGATTTTCCGATCCGCCGGCGGCCGCTTTCTTGACGACATCCACCAGCCGGTCGTAGCTGTTCACGGCGTGTGTGATCGCCGCCATGTTGTCCGCATTCTGCGCGGCCATCTGAGACACGGATGTCCCGGTAGTGATGACGATCGAGCGCTGCCCGGGCTTGGTGACTCCGTCGTGACAGAAGATGGTCGGGTGCTCGTCCCGGTGGATCGCCCAAGGCTGCTCGGAGCAGCGAGGGAATAGCTTGGAGAGATGCATGGGTCAGTTGGAGTTGAGTAGACGGACGATGCGCCGCATCAGGCGGACCGCGCGAGAATGAGTCATGCGCGTGACGAAACCTGCACCAGGTTCGACGGTGACCGCGAGAATCTCCAGCTCCTTCTCGTCGGTGCGGCGTAGCTGCACCGCTCCGAAGGTCTTCTCGTAAGTATGAAATTCTCCGCTACCTTCGGCGTGACCGAACATCCGGACTCGGACTTGGCCACCCATCCGCTCAACACGCACCTTCTCCGACGGCGCCTTCCGCCGTTTCACCTTCGGGTCTACCGGGTAGAAGGTGTGCCTGAACGTGGGACCAGACAGGCTCTCGCAGACCAGCACCACCGGCAGGTTGTGGAAGTTGGCCCAGCACTGGCACTCGGCTGCGACGGCCGCTGGGTTGGTCTCCGATTTCTTCGGGTGCGCCATGATGTTTACCTGCGACACCGGTCCGAAGTTGGTGAACTTATCCGACAGCGGCATTCGGCTCATCCTTCTTCGTTTGAATCGCTTTCAGCACAGCTTCCGCCTCGATGAAATCCAGCGTGACGGACTGCGTGCCTCCTGTGCGCTGATTCCAGCTTACGCACCGCTCCAGCTTCTCGCGGGCGCGCAACAGCGTGTTAGGATGCAGAGGAATGGGGCGAACAGGACGTCGCGTATGGGCCAGCATCGAGCCGAGCAGAATTCCGATTACGAAGAGTAGCGGACTAATCATTGTCAGTGAGCTTAGCTGGATCGACAGGCACTCCGGTCTCCGTCACGCGTGCCACGGTGACAGCGAACTCAGGCGCGGGGAAAGCCGCTTTGATCGCCTCGTAGACTTTCTTCACCTTGCCCCCGAGATTAAGGCTGCGCGGATGAGTGGCGAAGAAGTGCTCGTATTTTCCAACAGACCCGGCGCGCTTTGAAAGCTGCGCTACGTTAATTTCGAACGGCATTTGCTGGGTCGTTTACAACGACCTTTATGTAGTGCTTTAAGAGATACATTTCCTTCACCTGTCTAGACAGCGGAAAGTCGCGGTTGGACAGACAGACGCGGCAGCTATCAATCTCTGGCGCGTCCGAGTTGCATGCTGGACACAAGTTCCAGAACATCCGCCAGCGCCCGATGAACAGGCGCATCCGAGTCAGAATACCTGGCGCGCGGCGGCGGAAGCTCTCGACTACGTGTTCGTCGCCGAGACTGATGAAAGAGAATCTGTCCGGGCTCGTTGTGGTGTATATCCTGGCGCCGGGCGGGAGAGTTTGCGTGCGGTCTGGGATCGCGCCGGTAATCTCTACGCAATAGGCGCGAAACACGTGCCGAGAAAGGCACACCAAGTCCACCAGACTGGGGTCGGCCGCGGCCGGCAGCGCTGCTAGGAGGCGGAAGCCGTAGACGTCGTCGGCGACGTAGATGATTTTTCGCATGCTTTGTTTTTGCGCAGCAGGAGATGCTTGAGCAACTTGTTCGCGGTCAGGTTAACGCCGAAGATGAAGTAGGCATCGCCTAGCTGCTGCCAGGTGAACGTGAGATCCTTGTGGCCTGCTTTGGCAGCCAACTTGGCTGTGGCCCGCAGAAGATTGCGGGTCTTTTGAAGCGGGACTGGCGGGCGAGTGCGGGGCATTATGTGTTTGCGGTAGAGGGGCGTCGGACACCGATTGCACCGATGCGGCGAATGCGGACGTCCTTGGGGCCGATGATCCGCCCGCGGCGATCGCGGGGAGTCCAGAGGGCCATCTCACCACTCCAGCGCAGGTCGTCTCCTTCGGAGATGCACCTGGCGGGGGCGGTGCTGCAAACGTAGAGAGCGCGAGCAGAGGCCGGATCGCCTGCTGCGCTCTCTACGTTCACCCACACTTTGTCGGCTAGGATTATGGCTTCGGTAACGCGACCTCCGGTCATACCGAGAGTCTTCCTACTCCGTGTCTCCGCGTAAGCGTATTCTCAGCGCCGCGCCGACTTTCTGGCCTTACGTGCTGCCTTGGCCTTCTTGCGCCGAGCAGCGACCTTGCGCTGAAAGAGCTCCGGATCATGAAAGCCGCGCGGCAGCACGACCTGCCGCTTAGGATCGAATGTTTCGCAAGACGTCTTGTGCGGGTCTACGTCGTTGCTCGATGTGATTTCGTGGCGGGTGGATTCTTCCATGTTACTGTCGTGGTTTCGGCATGAATGAAGGCGCGGGGTTGGATAACCCGGGACCCGGAATGTGGGTCACCAGAAATCCTCCGTCGAAAGTCCACATCAGGCGCCCGTGGCCGTCACGCTCGGATTTCTTTATGCGCGAAACGCGACGCCGCGCCCAAGCCACGGCCGCGGCGTCGCGATGTATCGTATTTCCGTTTACGTCGATGACCGTCACGCGGATTCCTCCTGCGGCGTGAGCGTGAGGCCTTGCACTTCTCCGGTGGAGCTAAGTGTGAAAGAGCAGCTAACCGGCTTTCCAACCTGGCGCGCGCCTGTCCTGATGTTGTAGTCAGTGAGCTGGCGACGCACCGCATTCTCAAGCGCAGCGAGCGGTCCGCCAAAAAGATTACTCAGGAAGTCCGACACGTCGCTGCGGAATGACTCCCGCTGCTCTTCTTCGGACGGGGCGTCGGAGTCGTCGCTCGGGTTGAGGAAAAGATATTCGAGCAGATCCACCGAGTAGAAACCATCGGGCACCCCAGCTACGCGCGCCCAATGCCCCGTCGCCTTCTCGTGGTCGCCGTCCCAGTTGTCCGGGTCGCAGAGCGGCACGATGGGAAGGTTAACACGGATGCGTTCGGCGCCTTCGACCGCGCGCAGTTCGCCGTCCAAACGCGCAAGTTCAAGCCAGCACTCGGCGAACACCTTCTCTGGAGAAATGAGGCCCTCGTGAACTGCGTTCAGAACGTCGACTGGCTCGGAATCGGCGGTCAGCTTCGCGAATATGGCGGTGGCCGTCAGGCGCTCTTTCGGAAACCAAGAGTAGCCCTCGCACGACGAGTTGTTTTCCAGCACCAGCGGAATCGACGCGTCCTTGGAAAGGTGCATCAGCGTTACGACTGTGTCGTCCAACATGCTGACGTAGTGCGGATCGTCCGGAATATCGCGGCTACGCTGTTCGATCGCGCGCCAGTGCTTTTCTTGAGAAGGGTGTATCCTCGCCACGTCTATTTCACCGGAGGCGCTGTGAGGCGTTTCCATGCGGGCGAAGAAAAGGGGCTCCGGAACTTTCATACCGCGGGAGAGACCCCAGGCGCGGTCTGCGAACGAGAGACGATGCCGGAGGCCATCGTGGGCTACAACCGTTTCGATGGCCAGCTCCGCCAGCTTTTCCTGCAGAAAAGAAAGCTTCTCATTTTCCACCACCTGCAGGCGAGCAGGCGGCACCAGATCGAGCTCGCGACCACGAATGAGCGCCACGCGGTAATTAAACTTTCGAGCGACGAACGGTAGATTGGCGCTTCGGCTGATGAAAGTGTGGAGCCAGCGGCCAAGGACATCCAGGTTGATGCGGGCGTCACCGTGCTGAACAGCTTCAGCCCGGAACAGGTGATTTCCATCGGCGTCCAATATCACTTCTGCGTGCGCGGGAACCAGAGGAGAATACGCGATGTGTTCTCCGTTGAGAGTGCAGGTCAGCTGAAAGCGCGCCAAGACCTGCCGACACGATGAGAAGATCGTAATGGCTTTGGCCGGGTTATCGATGATGACTTCGATGCGCGTGCCAGTCTCAGGTCCGTCGTTCGCCTCTTCGACCTCCACGTCGCGCTTACCCTTGAAGGCCTCCATGTCCAGAGTCACGCGGCGACCGCGGCTGGTCACAGTCACCTTACCAAGAGGCGCCAGCGCGTAGAAGCCCATCCCCGCAGGCAGCTCGTTGGACTGCACGTTCTCATCCCATCCTGTGTCGCTGAGACCGAGCAGGTGCTGCATGTCCTCCACGCCGCACCCGTCGTCGGTGATGGTCAGCTTGGAACCGCCGGTGGTAACCTCCACGCGCTTTGCGCCGGCGCGGCGGGCGTTTTGCAGCACTTCCGTCAGCACGCCGTCAGCAGATTGGTCGAACAGAAATTCGACATACTCAAGGAGCCGCTGGGATACGAATGCGCGAATGGTCTTACTCATGAAAGATTGATGTGTTGAAATGAAAAAGCGCCGACTCCGTGAAGAGTCGGCGCCACCCCTTAAAACCCCTGAAAAGAACAACCCTTGCGGGCACCCCTAATCGTCAGGAAGACGTCGGCGACGTCAACGGAGGCGCCGATTTTATTTCGATGAGGTCCGGTTCCAGGAGGAAGTCCATGACGCTGTTCTGCGCCACGAGGAACGCCCCCTCCAAAATGACTTCCGGCTGCCCGTAATGACGGATGACTGCGCGGACGTCCGGAGGGTTATCTTTCTCCAAGGTCGGATAAAGAACGTCCACCGTCAGGTAGGAATCCATGCGCTGTATTTCGAGCCGCCGGGACTCCAAGTTTTCAGGGACCCAGTATTCGAAGGCGCTAAGCTCGGGTTTAACGGCGGCGAGCATCCTCTTCAAATCAGCCAGCTGCGCGATCGTTTGTCCGAACCGCGCGTCACGCACATCCTTCAAGGCCGCGCGCTCTTTTCTGCGCTTGGTCATCAATGCGGCGAACTTATCCCGAGGGGGTTGCTCGCAGGCTTTTCCTGGTCGTTTTATGGGGTCTGCGCTCATACGTCGTAGAGAGACTCGTAGGCGGCGCCGCGGGCTTCTGCGAAGGCGCACAGCAGTCGCGCGTCCTTGGTCTCGTCAAATTGCACCACCCGGATCCAGACATGGTCCAGGTTTATGGGCTTCCCTTCGTTACCCGCGCGCGAGACTTCCGCAGCCTCGCTTGAGTCCATCTGCTCCATGTCCTCGTCGGAAATCAACTGCGCGTCGAGGAAGCCTTGGTCCACCGCCTCGTCCAAGACGTCCTGGTCGCAGCTGCCCCAGATGGCGCAAACCGCCCCGAACTCGTTACCGATGACGTGGAGCTTATCACGGGTTGCGAAGCTCTCCCATGGTAGCGTGATGTCGTTGCAAAGAATGCGACGGGCGTCGACTTCCACTTCCTCCGCAGGCCGGCACATGAATGGTCCGCGATCTAGCGCAGGGAGACGGAGCTTGTAGGCCTTCACGAAGAGATTTCCAAGCCCACAGCTTTGGCCATCAATGGCCAGGCGGCTTCAAACGTGGTTTCCTCGATGAGCTTCAAAGGAACCTCCCGGGCCAGAAGCTGCTGCTTCACCACAGACCAGTTAACCTGCGCGCGCGGTCGCGTAAGCTTCAGAGACACCAGCTCTCCTTTCGGATTAGTCGCGAACAGCATATTATCCCAGTTGCGCTTGAGATTACGCTTCAGGCGATCGCCCTCGCGGCGATCGATCTCCTTGGCCGCGAGGTCGCTGATGAACAGTTCCACGTCCATAGTCAGCGGCGGGCAGTTTTCGTATCCGGATGGCTTGGGCGGGAGCGTGGCCACATAGGTCTCAAGTTTGGCCATGGCCGTTTTGAACTTCTCATCCACCTTATTCACCTTGTCCCGCTCGGGATTGCCCGTCCATGCCGGCGTGTAGTGGTCACATCCGCCGTTGCCGTCGTTTTTGGCGTGGATGGAGCGGATTCCGTCCACGCGGACAATCGCGGAATAGCAGTTCGTCTCCTCCGACATGTCCGGATGGAACTTGAAGTCGACCAACTCGACTTTCGGCACGTGGACTTTGGCAGGCGCTACGGGCGCCGAAGTTTCGGTAGATTTGGACATGGGTGTCAGGCGGTGATCCGCACGTGACCGGAGTGGCGGATGAACTTCTGTGGTATGGTGTGAGTCCACTGCTTCAGCGCAGTCAGTTTGGCGAACTTTGCTTGCTGCAGCGCATTCACGTCGATGAGCCCGGCGTTGATGGCTACATCGAGCACGGCTAGCAGGTCGCCGAGCTCGCGTGTGAGCAGTTCGCGGTTGTCCTGAAGGGGCGTCCGGGGATGACGGCTGTCGAGACCGTGGCGGTTAGATTTTCCGACTGCTTGCACGATCTCGCCGCACTCCTCGGAAAGAATGTCGAGGATCTCGCGCAGCGGGCGCCGAGGATAGTTAACTTTGGCTTTGGCCATGGCTCAGGCTTTCGCTTGGTGCGCGCGGCCGGCGGGAATCCAGCGACCGTTCCACGAGATGAAAATCCGGTGCTTGGAAGACTTCTTCGGACGCCCGAGGAAGTTTGTCCTGCCGCTGGGCACGGAGGCCACCACCTTAACGGTAGCGGTGACCTCGGGGCACTTTGGCGACCGCAGCTTTATGGTCGCGGGCCCGATGTAGGTGAAGTTGGCAGGCATCTTGTCCTTGCCGCAAAGCGCGACGCGCAGGTCGCGCATCTGCACACTGGTGGGCGTTGGAATGGTGATAGCAGGAATGGTGTTCGACATGTTAGGCGGCGTTCACTCGGAACTTTCCCCCTTCGAGATAATCTCTGCGCCGCTCGATCACGATGAACCGGCGGTCGCGTTTCAGACAGGCCTCGGCGAGCTTCGCGCTTCCGCCGAAAGGATCCATGACGATGTCGCCTGGCTCGGTGGTGAGCTCAACGAAGAACTCGGCGAGCTTCAGCGGCATCATCGCCGGGTGAGCAGGCAGACCCCGCCGAGCACAGAACGCGCGGTAGGCGGTGTCCTTGTCGTGACTGAAGACGTGCACATTGGACGGTATGCTTCCGCCGTTGTCGGCGGAGTAGCGGAGCCCAGGCCAGCACATCGCACTCGGGCTCAGCTCCGTCTGCAGCTCTCCGCCGGCGGCGATTACCCGCCGGTGCCGGTTTGAGTAAGGAGTCAACACGCGCAGGTTGCAGCACTTGGTCTTCCCGGTGGGCGAGAGGATGAACACGGGCTCGACTTGGTTGACGCAGTGCGTGCGCCACTTGGTCACCTGAGGCGACGCGCGGGGCTTCGCTGGATTTATCCAGAAATGCTCGTCGATCAGCCGCCATCCGAGGTTGTCGACCAGCGCCTGCAGCAGCTGGTGCTGGAACGGATTTCTGTTCGGTGTCCCGGCGAGAAACGCAGGTCCGAGGTTGAGGACCAAGGAACCGTCGTCCGTCAGCTTCGGTCGGAGTGCCTGGATGTGCTCCACCAGCGTGCGGAGGTAGTTCTCGGGACGCCATGCGCTGTTGTCGCGATCGTATTCTCGCGCCACCACCAGCGGATAAGGCGGCGACGTGATGACTGCCGAAACGCTGTCGTCGTCGACATACTGGAGCGCACTTTGCGCATCAGCCCAGATGAGGGACCCGCTGGGCGACACGAACACCGAGATAACGACTCCGCTCTTGGCTGAGTTGCTTTGCGCCCTGCCCTCGTCGGTGAGCGACCACCAGCCGCGGCGAGAATCATCGATCAGCCCCGTCATCACTGCCGTCTGCCGGGTCCAGCGCACGCGACGGGCGAACAGCCGCACGGACTGCCCGCCGGGTAACCTGGCGATCTCCTCACGTGCCTTTGCGTCCAGGGCCAGTGCGTCGGCAACCGCCGTCACCGCATCGGAGGCCTTCATGCCGCCGGTGCCGAGGGCCTTCAGCAAAGGTCCGATGATGGCGCTCTGCGGAGGGAGCGGGGTCATCCGACGAATCCGACGGTGTCGGCCTCCACAGCCAGACCCAGCGGATACTGCGGGTCGAGCGCCAGGGCGCCTTCGACTAAGACCGTCTGCCCCGCCTTGAATTTGTCCATGATCTCGGCCGTCTTTCCGTAGCCGTCCACACGCACCCGCACATGTCGGCGTTCGACTGAAGTGCTACCGTAGACCTGCACGGGTAGGTGGACGTTTAGGTATATCGTGGTGAAGGCCGAGCCACCAAAACGCTGCTGGGACAGCGGTATGGTTTCCAGCTGCCCCACCAGCACGACGCGGTTGACGGCCGGCTTTGCGTCCGGCGGATTGCTCGCCCTGAAGGGCATTCTATCGAGAGACCGACGCCGGCCCGTAGTTTAGATCGTAGGTGGGAAGCGTGGGCGCCAGCCGCTCGCTGCGCATGCCCCTATCCGAGATGCTCGCCAGCCACTTCTCGAGGACGGTGAATGGGGCGTGTCCCTCTCCGTGCGTCTTCTCCAGCGCCATGAGCTGCCCGTAGGACTTGTCGACTCGCATGACCTCTCGGTGTTCTTGGCGGTCCCAGAGGATGGTGTCGTCACAATCGCGGACGCTGGATGGGATGTCGGGGAACTGCTCGTGAAAAGCGCCGACGCACCAGACGAAGCGCTGACCCTTGAATTCTTTCTGGTCGATCTTGGAGATGGTAAAGCCCTGCACGGCTCCGTGCGTTTTGTGGCAAGTGACCCGGAGAACCTCGGCGAGATCTTCGGAGGTCAAAACGGTGTCGACCGCCACGGTGACGCGGATTTCCACGAACTTGCGGGTGATGGGTTCTTGTTTCACAGAATGATGGGAGTTGAGATGATTTCTTTGGGTAGCTTTTTCCACGTCGTAAGGCGCGGGCGGGTGAACACGCGGTCGCGCCGACAAAATACGTTGAATGCCAGATATCCGGGCGTGTAGTGGACGGCCGCAGGTAGCAGCCCCTTGGCGTGCAGTTCGCGCAGAACCTCGCTGTCCACGAGCAGCCCTTCTTCGTCCACCACATCGTAGCGATGCGTCTGCGGGAAATGCATTCCGTTGACCTGCTTCGCGGGGTTGGAGTCCATCCACCGCAGGAACAATTTTTGGCTCATGAATCTGGGACGAGGGGAAGGTAGAACGCATCGCAGTCGAGACGGTCCGCCTCGTCCGTCAGCTGCTTTGCCGAGGCCTCAGCCTCGCACATGGAAGGTCCGTTCTTTCTGTGCGGGCTTCGGAGGTATTCCGCCTGCTCTCTTAAAGCGCGCGCCCTCTCCGTCATCGTCTTGGTCAGTGTGGAAACTCGCATCAGGCTATGTAGCGCCACACACCGTGTGTTGGCGGAAACCAATCGCGAAAATAAGTGAGAACGCGTTGGTCGCATTCGTCCGAAACCGGAGGCGCTATCCACTGCACACCGCCTTCCCGGTCGTTGATGATGGCGTCGGAAAGGTAAGCCAACGCGCAGCCGATGTGATCCTCGCGCCAGCTTTCTGTGTTTCGGTAGGCTGTGGCCAGCACTTCTCGAAGCAGACGACTGCGGTAGATTGGGTCGTTGAAGTCTCCTGGCTCAAGGCCTACTACGAACTCCTGCTTCAGCAGTTTTGTCAGCCGGCGCGCGTTCTCCGACAGCGTCGCTTCGGAGGTGGTCGCCGGCAGCTTGAAGTTGAAGTGGTGCTCGAAGTTTGAGCCTAACGCATAGAGGCGATCCGACGATCCTCCATGGTGCGCGGCCCAGAACAACGAGAAGGCTTCTAGAACGTCCCACAGCTGAGGCGAAGAATCTGCCGTCCTCAGCGCCTGAACAAACGAAGGATCCATGCGCAAAATAGCGCGCCCGAGCTCCGTCGAGTAGTCGACGAGGCGGTGAAGCCACGCGGCTTCAGTTTTCTCCGATGGCATGATCGCCTTTGGAAAGTTTTACGACTTCGGGCGGAGCCACGTTGTCGATGATGAGTTCCGCTACGCGTTGAGCCAGCCCGCGAGACAGGGTTTCGGCCATCGCGACATCATCCACGCCCGGCGCGTGGGTGACAAAAATCCAGTGAACCGGAACGCCCTCGGAATTATGCATCGGTAGCCGGCTGCCGGGCATGACGATGCATTGCCGCCCGCGGGCAATCAGCTCCTTCGACAGAAAGTCGGATATCACTGACAGCGCTTTTACGACTTCAGGCGTCGGCGTGATCGGAATCTTTTGTGAGTCCATGCTCACCACACCCCCAGCTGCTTCAGCGAGTGCATGTCGGCGTCGAGCGACGAGGGCCAACGGAAGTTGGACAGCTCAACCAGGAATTTCTTCTGCTCCGGATTCAGCATCATGGAGGCGCCGAACTGCACTTTGTAGCCGTTGGGTTGGAGACCGTTCCAGGCCGCGACCGCCCAGGGATCGGCTTTCTTGCCGAACGATGGCGGGCATCTGACCAACAGCCTGCCCGCGTTCCGGCCATTCCCGCAAAGCGCGCGATTTATAGCGTCCGAGCGTTCCTGCGTGATCTCGACTTTCAGCTTCCCGAGAAGCTCGATTATCCGCGCGTGGGTCTGCGCTTTCTTCTGCTTCCCGATGGATAACTTCACTTCTTCTGGCACGGTGGTATGAAAAAATTCGGCTCTGCGATTTCAGCGTCTACGGTGCGCATGAAGGCTGTGGCCAGCCGACGCGCCTTCGCCTCAAGCACTTGGTGGAATTCCTCCCCGACTGCGACGAACACGGGGTCGCCGGGCTCGTCGCTCCAGCCTATCAGCCAAGCGTCGTCGGGGGTGCTTATGTCACGCCCCTTGCGCAGGTGCCCTTCCGCGTCCAGCCGGTAGAGCACCCAGAGCAACGCCCGCTGGCGCGTGATACGCCGCTCTCCCCCGAGTTGGAGGTCGAGCTGGCCGAATCCGCTCACGTCGGGTCGCCGTCTTCGGAGTCTTCGCTTACGCCATCCTCGCCATCCGCCTCGTCGCGCGGGAGCGCGTTGCCGAGCGCGATGTAGGTCTCGGCCGCGCTCTCGAACCAGAGATCTAGCAGCTGCTCGTGCGTGAGCCTGGCGAGGGCCGCGTCGAGCAGCGCCTCACGGGCGGGAACAGCGATCGACTCGGGGGCGTCGGGCTGACGCAGCATGCGGAGCAGTGCGGGGAAGTGATGCTCGCGCGGCGCGGGCGGAATTTCGACGGCGGGCGTTTGGGTGGGGGCGGTAGCTTGATCGGACATGATGGGTGAGGGTTGAAATGAAGACGCCGACGAGTATCCCCGCCGGCGTAGAATGCGCAAATCCTTTAGCCCGGTTACTCGGGCTCGGCCTGGCCAAGATTGATGCGGCGGGCGAAACCGGAGTGGGGCGTCTCGTAGAGAGACGCCACGGCCGCGCGCAGGTGCTGCGCGTAGCGGAAATGGGCGCCGGGTCCGGTGCGCAGCTCTGCCTCGTAGGCGAACTTCGCGGCCGCCATCGTGTGCGAGAACGGAACGGTCGTGCCAAGGGGCATCAACCACGGAAGCTCCGTCCTGAACTCGTGCTTACGCAGTATCCGCGCCGCCTCTTGGACGAAGGCACCCGCCTCCTTCGGCATGAGCTCGGTGATCTCCTCGCAGAGCTCGAGGCCGCGTGCTTGGCGTAGGTCCACGCGCTTGGAGCCGGTCCGGTGGCGGTTAAGGTCCCGCAACTCGGCGATGGCGAGCGACGGGATGTGCAGACCGACCACGGCATCCTGGATATCGGGCGGGCACTCGTCGTAGCGATTCTCGCGCAGCTCCATACCGTCGCCGGTCAGCTGCTCGAGGGACAAGACGGTAGCGAACGCCCGCTGGTTGGGTGACACGCGGCCGGCGACTTTCGGAACACCCTTGTGCCAATGCTCGGAGCAGCCGCGCTTGAACTTGGCGTGCTTGGCCAGACGGGGTGCCATGCGGGCGAGCGCCTGCTCGATCTCGATGGCCATGTGTAGCAACTCGGGGGCGCCGTAGCTGCGCAACTTGGACGATGTCTCGCACCAAGCCCGGGCCGACTGCATGACTGCGACGTTGGTCTTCAGCGCGAACGGGAGGAAGTTGCGGGCGCGGTCGAGGGCGAAGTTCTTCAACATGCGATCACGGACCTTCTCCGGCATGTTGGTCGGAATGCGGGTCTTCTCCGGAGTCTCGCGCGCGATGGCGTCGAGCTTCTCGTAGGCGATCTGATACAGCTCGAGACCGCGCTTCCACACGCCCTGCGCATCGTCGAAAAGCAAGTCGCTCAGCCCGCACTCGGCCTGCGACGGAAGCGACGACTCGTCCATCTTGATGTAGCGCGTGGAGCTCTCCTGCCCCGCGCCGTAGGGAGCCGCGGCGAAAAGGAAGTAGGCGCCGACCATGGTGACGCCATCGAACGCTAGCGTCAGGGCGCCGGTCATATCGCCGATGGACGCGTGCCCGTAGTCGGTGAATTTGAATATGCGGTCGACGGCCGAGGCGCTGCCGGCCTCCGACGACAGATCGAGTGATTCGATCAGCTTGTGGATGCCCGTGTTGTTTCTGGAGTAGCGCGCCAAGGTGGCGGCCAAGAGTTCGGGAGAGAGCGAAGGCGTGTCACCGGGACACGAGGATGAGACGATGGTTACTTTCATTTACAGGAAGAATTTTGGGTTGGAGTTCCAGATGTCGCGGACGTGGTCGAGCTGCGTTTCCAGCTCTTCTTCGTCGACGAATCCGACTCGATAGACTCTGCGCGGCGCCGCGCGCGAGCGCAGCTGTTTTATTATCCCGCGGCAGTGGACATAAGAGGGGTCCGAGTCTTTGGAAGCGGAGTTTATGAAGTCGTCCAGCTTCTCTTGGATTGCGTCCGGCGTGTCGGGTTTCGGCACGACGTAGTCGCCCATAGACCAGAGGGTGAAGCTTGGCGTCACCTCGCAGCAATGCGTCACTTCCGCGCGGTTGAAGGCGTAGACGCCGACAACCTTGTCCACGAACGGTAATAGATCCTTGTCGAAGTTCCAGAAGCGGGTCTCAACCCGCCCGATCAGCCACCAGTCCTGGTGCTTCTTCTTCACGTTGCTTTGCTCGAAGTTTGTCGCGGAGTAGCCGCGCTAGTTCATAACCGCCCACGGCCCCGCCCGCCGTCAGGATCAGCGGCAGACCCGCCGCCACCGAAAAGTGCGAGGGGCCGGTTGAGCTGAGACCAGGGAAACTGCGCTGGAGGGCGCCAGCGAGCTGGTTGCCCGCCACGAGCCCGGCGGCGCCGCCGGCCACTGCGCCGCCGGTCGGAATGTCGCGAGATGCGCCGGCAGCCAACGCACCCAGAAGCAGCGAGGCCCCCGCCGTGTGCGCAATGCGCTCCGGGCCGAAGGATTGCGGCTCGGACACGGCGCGGGCCCATGGTTTGAAGCGTCGGCGCAGCCGCGTCTCTGTGAGCTGTTGATCGAACGTCCGCCCACCCGAGAGGCCGCCGGCGATGTAGTTGATGTAGCCCGGAACGCCCTCGAACAAGACGTGCGGGATGCCCTCAGTGAGCGTGCGACGGGCGACGCGAGAAGCGAGCTGCATGCCGGAGGCATTCGGATCCTTGAGGCGTTCGGCTTTGGACAGCATGGCGATCGAGGGCCACTTGTCCTCGTGCAGCATCCAGTCCTTGCTGTGACGGTGAATATGGACGCCGAAGTTGGGATGGCGCCACGTGGTCAATGCGCTCTGTCCGCGCTCGGGCACCGCCACCAAACTCGGAGAGAAACCCATGCCCCTGATGTCGTCCTCGGAAAGCTGCTCCAGCGGAATGGCTGTGCGCGTCAGCGGAGAGCCGAGCGGAACAACGTCAGGGTTGTCACGGTTTCGGCTCACCGCGTGGGACAGCACCATCGACGGCCGCACACCCTGCACCGAATAGGGGTCGAGCCCTTTGCTGGCGTTGTAGCGCTCGCGCAGCATCGTGCCCATCTCATCCTCGTTCAATACTTGGTGGGCGCCGACGAACATGCGCTCGAGAAGGCTTGCGGCCTTGATCAGGCTATAGGTGACGGCGGGTTGCGCGCTACGCATGGACGAATCTTCCACTGACGCGCGTGTTTTGTTCAAGGCTGGGAACAAAAAGCCCCAGGGAGTGAACCCCCTGGGGCCGAGCCCTACTCACTCCGATACGCGGCTTTCAAGCTCTCCGGTTACCGCCATAAGAACGCACTTTGGCATGCGTGCAAGAAATTTATGAATCCTGCACCATGCGCATGCGGCCCGGGTGACGAATCTTCTTCAACGCTTTCGCTTCGATTTGGCGGATGCGCTCGCGTGTCACGTTGTAGCGCTGCCCGATCTCTTCTAACGTAAGTTCCTCTTGTTCAGGACCAAGACCGTATCTGAGAATGAGCACGCGGCGCTCGCGCTCGGAAAGGGTGTTGAGCATCCCCATGATACGGTCGCGCGTGATCGACGCGCCGGCCACGAGCATGGGGTCTGACGCCGTTTCGTCGGCAATGAACTGCCCTACTGTCGCGCCATCCATCTCGTCCGACGCCGGCGCGTCGAGCGACACCGTGGTCTGCGCCAGCTGCTGCACGCGCGCGACGCGATCCTCGTCCCAACCAAGTTGCTCGGCTATCTCCGCCGTTGTCGGCTCGCGCCCCAACTCCTGCGCCAGCTCGCGACTGGTGTGGGAAATACGGGCGATGACTTCGGTCATGTGCACCGGCACGCGAATCGTGCGACTCTGGTCACAGAGCGCCCTGGATATCGACTGCCGGATCCACCAGGTGGCGTAGGTCGAGAACTTGAAGCCGAGGCGGTAGTCGAACTTGTCGACCGCGCGGAGGAGTCCCAGGTTACCTTCCTGGATCACGTCCAAGAATTGAAGCCCGCGATTCACGAACTTCTTCGCCATGCTGACCACAAGACGAAGATTTGCGCGGACCATGTGATCGCGCGCTTTGATGATGGCGCGATAGTGCCCGTCGGCGCGCGCCAGCACCGCCTGAAGCTCGGAGGCTGGTAACCCGTAGGCGGAGACAACCCGCGAGTCCCGGGTATCGAGCTTTGTGATGGTCGCGCGATGAGCGGCCATCCAGTCGGCGTAGGTGCTGTAGCTGAGGCGGCAGTTGATCGCTAGGCGGCGCGCTTCGGCGAAGTAAGAGCTCGGCTGTCGACGCGACCCGAACAGAGCGTTGGCCTTGCTCGTGGCGTCCTTCAGCGCGCGGAGTTGCTCGCCCTTCTTGACCGCCCGGCGCTCGGATAGCATGCGCAGCGTGCGCCCGTCGCCGGTGAGGGCCTTGTCCGCGATTACGATGGCCAGCCGGACAACGAGCGGGATGTTGCAGAGCTCCTCGGAAAGCGCGTCTTCGCCCGCGATCATCGCCTTCGCCAACTCCTGCTCCTGCTCTCGATCCAGAAGCGGGACTTCCCCCAGCTTGGAAAGGTAGCAGCGAAGCGAGTCATGTGTGTCGACTTCCACCTCCTCGTCCACCACGCCGCCGAGTTCGTTCACCACCCAGTCAACTTCCGCCATTGAGGCGTGCTCGGGGAGCGCAGCGACTACGTCCGATTCCGATACCTTGCGGCCGGCGGCAATCTGGCCCCGCAAGGTTTCAAGCGCAAAGCTGGCGGCGGCGTTCACGCGAGTGGTTCAAGGGTTTTCGTCATCTTCAGAGGAATCGACCTCGTCCTCCACCTTCCGGTGACAGCGACGGGCCAGACAGCCAAGGATAAAAAGCACGGCGATACCGACGCCGATGAATATGGAATCCACGGTTAGAATTTAAGGTTAACGACCGGACCTTCCGCAGGCGTCACTCCGGCACCGGAGTACAGCCGACAATAGCGTTGAAAATTAACGCTTCCGGGCTGCTCGACGAACACGCGTCCATCGGCTTCAAAAATCAAAAGCCCCACCTTCTTGTCGGAGGTGAGGACTTCAATGTAGACCTGGCCCGGCGGTAGGGGAATTTCCACGCCGTTCCCGGCGCGCAGACGCACGTTGCCAGCCATCAGACGGGAGCGCCCACGGGTGTGCGCAGCGCGGTCTCAATGTGGCGGAACTGCTCCTGGAGGCGGATCATCTCCTCGCGCTCGCGCGCACGTTCAGCGCGCTCTTTCTCCATCTGGTCGCGCAGCGACGAGAGTTCCTGCGCGGTGCGACCGCTGTGGTCGGCCACCTGCTTCAGACCATCCAACAGCTGGAGCATGACCTCTTCCTGAGGATTCCCTTGCTGAGGGGCGTTGGGGTCCATCGGAGGAGCGCCGGCGGCAGCAGGATCCATGGGGGCGGCGGGAGCCGCGGGGGCACCAGGCATGCTTCCGGGAGGGGGCATGCCACCGCCCGCGGCCACCATCGCCGGATCCGGTTGCTGGGGCTGCGCGGCCGGAGGCTGCGGCGGGGTCGCGGCCGGCGGTTGGAACGCCGCCTTGATGAGCGCAGTGGCTTCGGCGGCCTCTTTCAGGAGATCTTGGATGCGCGATGACATGTCTGGATGATTCACGCGTGCGCGTGTTGCGGCAATCCTAGCCTCGCACCAGCTTCCACCCGCGCTGAACAGCCGCCGTGAGCGGCATCGTCCGCCACTTCGCCAGGCCTGCGAGCAACTTGGCGGCGCCGGAGACATCGCCTTGGTCGATGCGTTTTTTGACGCTCTCGAGGACCGCGGCGTCAACCTGAACCAGCATGCTGGCCGTGAAGCTGTCGAGCAGCACACCGCCGCTCTTTGTTTCAGGAATGACTTCGTTGGTGAGTCGATGAACCCGGAGGTATCCCTCGCGGGCCACCCGCTTCGCCGCGTCCAACCAAGAGATGCGTTCTCCGGGCTTGAAGACGTCTTCGTCGATCCACTCCTTCGGCACGATCAGGAAGTCGACCGTAGCCACGTCGTCGCGCCCACGTAGGTCGTGCTCGGCGGCTTGGCGCTGATCCTCCGTCGTTTCGTCGGTGCAGAATATCGTGAAAGACATTCCGGCCGACGAGTAGAGCTCGCCGTGAAATTCCAACTCCGCCGCGTGCGTAGCGGTGAACTTGGATGTGCGCCGAGAAAATATTTCTCGCATCCACTGCTGCTGTTCGGGCGGCATGTCGGCCACCCGCGGTATTGTCTGAGTCATGGTAGACCTGGGAACATGCTTGGTGTGCAATTTCCGTAGCCGCGGATGAGCGCGGCTATGTCCTTGGGCGGCGCCACCTGCACGGCGCACAACAGGTCGACACGCCAGCTGCCGTCGCTGGCCCACATGGCCGGACGCAGAGACGGCAGCTTGTCGCGGAGCGCGCGTCCGCACTGCAACGCAGGGAATAGGGGCAGCCCCAGCTTGTCGCGCAACGTGTAGGGAACGCCGTGCCCGCACCCGTCGATGGCTATGAACTCGCGGTGGCCGGCGCTCACCAACTCGAGCCGCTTGGGCGGCAGATCCCTGAGCAGAGGCCAGAGGACGCCCGGCACGAATCCGCGGGGCGACACTTCGGCATTGTAGCTGACGCAGAGCTGCGGTGCCTTTTCGACCTCTGCCGCCCAGCGCTCGCGCGTAGCAGCCGAGATACTCATCGCGGAACTGGAACGCGCCGCCGCAGCTGGCTCACGGGAAACGCCGCCTCTAGCGTCTGGACCAGGCGCGCCATGTCTGCGGCCGCCTCCGAAGATTCTTCGAGACCCCAGTGCTCCCCGTAGAAACCATCCAGCACGCCGCTGAAATCGATAGCCTTGCTGGCGCGGAAATCGTCAGCGCGCACCGGGCGATGGAAGACCGCCGGCGTGAGCCAGACGTTGGATAGATTGTGCGAGTTGAACTGATCGCGGAACATCGGGTTGTTGGCGTGACTCTTTGCCCACGCCTCCTGCACGTGCTGCGCGGTCGGTGCCAGTTCCCGCAGCGTGCGCGCCAGCCAGGTCCAACACTTGTCCAGCGGGTAGGCGGAAGACATGAGCGACTCGCGCAGGTTGGGATGAATCTCGAAGCCGACAGGCTTGTCTCGCGCCGCGTTCATGGCGGCGACAATTCGCACGGAGTCACGCGCTACCAACTCCTCGAGTTCCCTGAAGTCGATCTGCGCGAGACCTGCTTTCAGGCGCACCGGGCAGCGGAGGAATCGCCCTTCGTCTCGGCAGCGGACTATGGCGTCCGGACACCCGCGGGAAAGCGCCACCAACGAGTAGAATACCCACAGGGCGTTCAGCTCGTTACCTTCCACCTTGCAGTAGCCGGAGAACAGGCTTGAGCGCGGACCGTGCCGGTGCTGCCACGTGGCTAGTCCGTCCGCCACCAGAGTGGTGTGCGCGTGGTCCTGCGGCCCCTGCCGCCAGTATTTTCGGTAGATGGCTGTCCACTGCGCGAGCTTCGTCTTGCGCGCGGAGTCGGGAATCGCTGCGAAGTTCGGGTGGATCGCGTAGGGATTTAGATCGAACGATTCGCACGTCCACTTGAACTTCTTGGGGTCGTAGCCGAGCGTCTTCACGCTTTGCGCCCCGTCACCCAGGCGGACCAGCAATTCCAACTCCTCAACCGTGGGGCTACGCCCGAAGTCGACTTCAAAACTCAGGGATCTTCCCATGCTAAGTCAGATTGAAAATAGAAACGAAATCAGGGTCCTTCTGAAGAGCCCGGATTGAATCCTTGTCCAGCCGCTTCAGCGCCTGCTGATCGGCGTCGAGGTCGCCGAGATCAGGCATCCTGGAGCTTGCCGCGGCGGCTCTTCTTTTCCGACTTCTCCATGGGGATCTCGTTGTTCGTCGTCACCATGAAGACGGGGGCCTTCCGGGACTTAAAACTGCAGATCATACTTATGTTTGATTCGCTGGTGTTGAATTGACTGGCCAGTAATTTTATGGACGTGCGCTGCTCGGCGCGCTGTCGTCGAATTGAATCAATCTCCGCATCCGACAGCTTGTGGAAGTGAGGCTTCTTTTTTCGCGGAGGTTTACGCGTGTAAACGCGACGTGCTGCGTAGAGCCTACCCTGCTCACGCTTGATTTCCGGATACTGCTGATCGAACGCTCGCAGCTTTGTGCGGCAATCGTTCAGGTTGTCCGCCTGCGTTCCGAGGCTGAGATGCGCGGGGTTCACACAGGCCCTACAGTCGCAAGAATGCATCACCACCATACCTGCAGGCACGGGGCCTTTGTGCGCAGCGTAGGCCGCTCGGTGCGCGCGATGCAATTTTCCGCCAACAGATATAAGGGCGTATCCGTGCGAGCGTGCACCGTCTAAAACAAGACAGCTACCGTGAGGTGACACGCGCGCCGCTAGGCGCGAGACCACATCAGCTGCTGTGGTCTCGCTAAACGAAAGCGCTGGATAATGCTCACGCATCTTCGAGCTTCCCGCGACGAGACTTCTTATCCGAAGTCTCCATGGGTATTTCGTTATTTGTGGTAACCACAAAAACCGGCACCTTCGTGCGAACCCAGACCTGCTGCTCCTTGAAGTGTTTCGCGGGGACGTTCTCAATGGCGTCGGCCATGGTTTTGGCCGGCATCATGCGTCCCTTCTTGGTCGTGTTGAACTCGTAGGCGGCCTTGTGAATGCGCTCGGGCGCGCTGGTCACGGAGGCGTCCTCGGGGATCTGCAGCACCCAGCCGGTGAATTCGCCGGAGGGCAGCTTGCCGTCCGGGTCGGAGATCAGGATGGAGAACTGCTTTTTGACCGCGGGTGGCTTTTCTTCGTCGACCTCGGGCTGCGCCATGAGGTTGAGCTCTTCGATGATCTGACACAGGAGCGCCGGATCGAGATCTTTCCGTTTAAGAACTTCGGCTACTTTATCGACTTTGACTTTAGACATGCTTGGACAGGTTGATGAGTTTTAGGGATGCACGGACGTGACCTATGTTTTCCTTGGCTTCTGCTTCCAGGACCGCTGCGCCGGCTTCGATCATCGCGGCGCGCACACTCGGCGCCACAACTTTCGCCAGCATCCGAGCTTCGCGCACAGATAGGTTCTGCGAGCGCACTACCGACGACAGCGAGAGCGTCGCTTTTATCCTTGGTGCGGCTGCCATGCGTTACGACTTGGCGATCGCACCGAACTCCACGCAGAGCTTCGCGAACTCTGCCCGACTGCCCGGAATCTGAGCATACTGATTCGCCCCTTCCCGCGTTTCACGGAAAAGCAGCGTGATGCCTGGGCGCATCGCACTCTCCGAGAGGTAGGCGTAGAAACGCTTGTGCTCGCAGTAGACCTCACCCGAGCAGGCGATTCCAGCTGGATTCGCCGACACCCGAGTCTCGGACGTAGGCCAGTTGTTGTGCTTGGCCATCTTCCTCCAGAACAATTCGGCATGCTCCAGGAACAACGCCTTTCCGTCAGCATTGTATCCGAGCGGGACGGTTTTCCGGAGTGTGCGTAGCACGGCGGTCAGGGACGGCTCCTTGACCTTCATTCCTTTCGGCACCCACACAGGTCGCGTGGCGCTGGTGACTTTCAACCCCTCCATGAACCCACCCTTGAATCGGCAGTTCGTTTCCGCCGTGATCTCGGCCTCGAACTGCGCAGGTGTCATCCGGCGCCACTCCTGGAATCTCGCGAGCGTCGCGCGGTAGAGACGCTCGTCGATGCCGCCGCTACCCTGACACAGAAGCCCGTCGACAATCACCTGGCCGGCGTCCAAGTCGACGATCGCCACGCCATTCTGCTCGGGGGCCGTCCATCCGCCCGGGCTGTAGGCGGTGTAGGCCATCACGCGGAAGTGCCGCTGATGCGGCAGCCCTGCGACAGAGAAGTCTAGGTTATGATCGAAGCACAGTCCCATGTAAGGGCGTGCGTCGTGGGAGGTGGATTGCGGAACCTCCAGTGTTTCTGTTTTCGGCATGCTAGTTTAGCGCGGCGGGGCACCGCAGCGCTTGGATGATGTCGGGTCGCTGCGACACGGCTGCGGCGGTCAGCGCTCGCACCATGTTGACGGGGACCCCGTTTCCGATTCCTGCGATGGCCTGCGTCTTCGTTCCGACGAACTGGTAGTCGTCAGGCAGGCCCTGCGCGGCGGCGAGCTCCTTGACCATGAACATGCGGAAGAGGATATCGATCTCGGCCGAGTATTTTCCTACGTGAAGGATGGGGCGGCCTTTGCCTCCGGGAGCCAAGCCGTTGAGCTCAAGGATGACCTCCCCGCTCCCCTCGAGCGCCTTCATCTTGTAGGAGACTATCGCGCTGTCTCCTCGAGTGCCGGCCACCGTCGGTATCGGCTGCTTAACCGAGCGCACGCGCGACCGGTCGGCGCCGGAATACGCGGTCTGCACTACGCAGTGAGTGACCGCGTGCCGCTCCTTCGTGGTGATCGCGCCGATCGGTGTGTGCGCGCTCAAAGGAGCGCCTACGCTGGACTGGTTGTCGATCGTGGTCACGAACGTCGTCTGCAGCCCGAACCGAGACTTCGATGTGACGGTGTCGAGCGGGCGGTTGGTTCCGACCGCCGTGCCGGTTCCGTAGAACTTCACCACGTTGGTGGACATGAGCCCGTGGTGCTGCCCGCCGGCCTCGATAGTCGACACCGGAGCTTTCAGCGACTCCACAGTCGACGTTCCCTTGAACCGCACCACGGCCAGAGCTTCGGCGCCTGTCTGCGTGAGCGGGCTCACCGGGTCCTTGACCGACTTCACCGGAGCACCGCCCTGCTGTTGCGGTAGGATGAATGGCACGTGCTTCGCCAAAATATCGGGGTCGTTCCGCTCCAGAAGCGGGCGGATGACGAAGCGCTCGAAGCCGATGAGAATCCGGCGGAGCGTCTTCGGCGCCAGCGGCTTTGGGCGCTCGAAAATCGACTTACCTAGATTGCTGTGATCGATGATGTCCCAGGCTGTGCGCCAGGGAAGCAACCCTTCTGGAACGCTACCATCCGGCCCCGGCTGCGCATGCGTGGGTTTCGGCCACACGATCTTGAAACCGCGGTCGCGCTTGGCGAACTGGATGAACAGCCGCTTGCGCGTCGTCGCGTCACCGTAATCGGCCGCGACGAACACCTTTGCCTCGGCGTCGTAACCCATGGCGCGTGCCGCATCCAGCCACTGGTTGAACAGCTCGCCTAGCCGCGTCTTGTCCTGCACGAGGCACACCTCGTAGCCCTCCTGCGCCAGCAGCGAGCACCAGAACACGAAGTCCATGTTTCCCTGCGGAATCGGAACGTCCGTCGTAGTGACTTTTCTCTTACCGATTTTACGTTGGAAAACGAACTTCCCCGTGCGCTTGTCGCGCTTCGGTATGAGATGCGTCCACTGACGAAACTCCGGCACGTTCTCGACGATGACGACGTCGGTGTCCGTTACACGCATCCACTCCAGGATCTCTTCGGGACCTACGCGGTCCTCCTTGTCGATCGGAACTCCGCCCTTGGCCGCCGAGTGCGTGCGACAGCTGGGAGAGCCCCAACCGAACAGCGCCTTGCGACCACCGAATAGTTTAGACGGATGAGCATCCGGGTCTTGGACGCTCATCCGCTTGAACTCGTGCTCGGGGTGGTTCTGCTTGCTGGTGGCGACGGCGTTCTCCTTGTGGTTGATGCCGATCGAGAATCCGCCGTGGAGGCCCAGCAACTTGAACGCCTGCTCGACACCCGTTCCGGCGCAGGAGATTCCGCAGAACAGGTCCCACCGGTTGGCGGGCGCAGCCGGAAACGGCAACTTAACTTTCCGACTCATTCTTTGCGAGCGATCTGCTGGGCCGCGGCTGCGGTGATGGCGGTGGCTTCGTCCTCAGAGAGTGCGTCGGACTGCACGCTCAGATTTTTGACCACCGACAAGTGATCGCCCGCGAAACGCGGTTTGTCGGTGAGGATCTGAGGCGCGGACGGGTCACACAGCTCCTGCTCATCGCCGATGACGAGCATGGTGTCCGGAGGCAGCGCGTTGCGTAGAGCCTCGGACATGTAGGCGCCGTGGAACGCGCCTCCTTGCATGTCCAGGAAAAGGACTTTTGGTTTGTTCACTTTGTCAGAAGGAATTGGATACGCAGTGCCCGTGGGACATGCGGTATTCTTCAAGTTGTTCATCCGTCAGGTGTCCATGCTTAGTCTGCGCCAGCTTCAGCTCCTCGGGCAGCGAGCGCTTCCCGAACACACCCAGGTTCTTTTCTTCGGAGCGGCCGAGCTCGCGATATTTCTTCTTTTTGGCCTCTTCGATCTCGACCCACTCGGCGAAGGCCTTCGGGTGGTTTCTGGATAGCCACAGCAACTCCACCGGACCGCGGAAATGACAGCGCAGGCAGTTCGAAGGAACCGGGACGGGTAGGCCGAGGCGACGCATGACGGACTGGCTTTCGGCCCGGTTCCAATTCGTCTTCGGGTCGTCGATTAGCGGAAACAGCGGGACGAAGTTGTTTCTCCGCCAGGCCGGAAGCGCCTTCGGATTCTGCATCGTCGCGCGGGTCTTCGCGGCGCGCCCCTCTTCCCCGCGCGCGAACCCGAGGATGATGCCTATGCGCTGTTTGGTGCGCGCGAAGTAGTTGTCGAACACCTTGCGCGCAGGCTCCCCGCGCGCACCGCCGATGATAGAAGCCAGCGCGCGGTAAAAGGGGCCGATTTTAACATTATCTGTGCAAGTCCTTGAAAATAACTTAGATCCGAAAGAACTGTTGCGCCGGTATTGGTGGATGATCGACATCCAGGCCTCGGAGTGAAATCCGCTGATGACCCAGCTGGCGTTACCGAAACGCTCGGGGAAGGCGGTGACCCAAAGGAACAGGATCTTCTTCTTTTCCGCGTATTCAGCACACCACTTCAAATGCGCGTAGGTCTCGGGGTGCTCATCGCCCGTGTCGCAGCCGACCACGATGAGCGTGCCCGGCGCCCAGCGCGCGCGGAACTCGGCGTCCTCTGCCAGCAGGTAGAATAGGAGGGTGCTTTCTTGGCCGGCGCCGAATGAGAGGACAGTCAGGTCCCGCGGAGCTTCTTCACTGTTCACAGAGTAGGGGAATCTTTTTGCTGATGGCGTCCACCCAGCCAGCGGCCGTCGGAACGAGGAATGTCCAGTAGCGCTTGTCGGCCTTCGCCTGCGCCTGCTCATTGATCAGACAGCGGACTTTGAAGTCGATGTCGAACATATGGTCGACGCCGGGTATCTCGCCGTCGCGCAGAGCGGACATTGCCTCCGCGAGCGTTGCCCGCTTTACGCGCTTGGCCTCCGTCCCGTTCCAGATGTGCACGACAATTCCGTCGGGGTCCTTTGTGACGTGTGATACGACGTAGTCGAACTCCACCTCGACGCGACCTCCGGCGCGCGGCTTGAAGTCGCGCTTGGCCGCAGCCAGAAACTTCTCGAACGAGTCGAAGCGATGGATGGGGTAGCGCTTGAACCAGTTGAATGAGAAGCAGCCCACCTCGAGCGCAGCGAACGATTTCGCCTTTGGCATGACAGCGGCGGGCTTCACCTTAAAGTCCCAGTCGGCGCGAGGCGAAGAATCGCCTAAACCACCGCTCGGCTTGTCGAACTTCACCACGATCGTGGCGACCAACGCTCTCACAGTCCATGGATGCCGGTAGGCATCCTCAAGAGTAGCGTGCTCAGAGAAGCCGTTGCCGGCGAAACTGAGCACGCTACGACGCGATTTTTGCAGCATTAAATTTGGCGGGTCACCCGCCGATTGACACAGAGTTTTTGACCACCGAGTATTGTTTCGTGTTTAACGAACTCATAGCCATCAGTGCGCTACGCTTTGCTTTCGCCGCGAAGCTGCCGGAGGGGCTCACAAGGCCCGGGATCTATGCGATCAGGCACATACCCAGCGGCCGGATTTACATCGGGTCTGGGTGCGGCGTGAACGGGATCCGTGCGCGCTTCTACAGTCACCGCAAGACGCTGGAAGCTGGAAGGCACAAAAATAAAATCCTTCAGAACTTCTACGACAAATACGGCGCCGCTACGTTCGAGTTTGTTGTAGTCGGTTTATGCGAGCGCGCCAAAGCACGCGCACTGGAGACTGAGGCGATTCGCGGGGTTGGTTCAATCCATCCGAGAGGATTCAACATAAATCCGGAGGGCATCGAAAAGTGGGGACAGCGACTTTCTGATAGCACCAAGAAACACCTAGCGCGAATTAACCAAAAACCGTTCCGCCTACAGTTCGGTGAAAAAGTGTTCGAAGGCGAAAACCTCACCCAATTCTGCCGCGAGCGCGGTTTGCATCAGGGGGCGATGACCCAAGTTAATCTGGGGAAGAAGCATCAATTCAAGGGGTGGACGCGCGCGGGGGAACGCGTGCGCCACAGCCTAGTGATAGGCCCGGACAATATGCTCCACGAGATCCCGCACCATCGCATGGCGGAGTTCGCGAGAAAGCACGGCATCCGACCTGGAAGTTTCACTCAGTTGTGTGGTGGACGTCTACGTTACCTCAAGGGGTGGCGCAGCGCATTGCGTGAGACGACACACGCGGAGGCGCTGGAATACGTCGGGCTGAATAAGGCAGACGTAGCTCGAAAAAACGGAGTCAGGAGCCGAATTCGATTTCGTCGTCCGGATCAATCTTTCCCTGCTCAATAGCTTTCAGCGCCGTAGCTTCGTCTTTTACGCGCCACTTTTTTAACGCAGGTCGTTCTTTAGCAGCGAAAAGTCCCATTATAGCCTCATGTTTTGGCTGGGGCATCACCTTGTCCGGATCGCGAATGGTGAAGAGCATCTTGCTCGGCATGAGTTTCTCGTGCGCTTCCTCCACAGCATCGCTCGTGGCCGGAACGTGGAAGTTCATCGTGTCTCCGTCGTGGTCGGCGTTGAGACCGGTGCCGACGAAAGGGTTGATGGCGATGGCGTCGCCGTCGATGAGCTGAGGGCGCCCGGACAGGACCGAGAACTTGTGCCAGGCCGGCGCGCGCGAGTAGACCACGGGGCGCTCGGCGGCTTCCTGCAGGAGTGCGCGTGTGGCCAGATCAGAGCGCTGCTCGATGTGCTTGAGCGCGTCGCCGGGCGCCATGCCGTTGCGGACGAGCCGGCGCTGCACGTGCGGCGCGTAGGCGACCCAAGCCTGGGATTTCGGGATGCCGACCTCATCCAGCCCCAGCGTGGGATCCACGACGATGACGGCGCGGCCGACGTTGTCCTGCGGCTTACCGATCAGCTTTCGAAGCGGGAAAGAGAACTTTGGGGAACCAGGACCCGTGATCTTCTTCAGGAACCCACTGACGCTGCGCGCGCGGAGCTTGTGGTTGGTCGGCTCTCCGTAGCCGTAGAGAGCGCGCTGCGCGTCGTAGAGCGCGAGGCGTGCGTCGCCCGCGGCTTGGTCTCCGAGCGCCTCGCGCGTCTCCTGGAGGATGCGCCGGTGCTCGAACAGGTCGCGGTAGAGCTCGTTAGCGTCACCCGGAATGAACGTGTCACCGGCGACAGAGAATGGACGAAAGGCCGGCGGAACGATGGGCACCGAGCGGACCATCAGGTCCTCGGGGCGCAGGTTGTTTCGGCGGAGTCCGTTGATCGCGGCCAGCCGCTTGATGGCAGGGCCTCGGCGCGTGGCTTTGCCTGACGCGAGGTCGGCACGGGCCTGCGCCTCGAGCGCGTCGAGGTCGATCGCAGCGAGCATGTCACGCAGTTTGCTGCTCGGCATGGCGGCGGCCTGCTTCTCGCTCTCGGGCGCCTTGGGCCCCATCTGAAGCATCCACTCTGCTTGGATCTCGGCTGGTGTCTCGGGCTCGCGCAGGTCGCCGGGCTGAGGGCCGACGTAGAGCGGGTGATCGAGGTCGGACATCACCAGCGTCACCTTCTCGTCGGGATCGTTGGACGCCTGGAACTTGGCAGGGGAAAGCCCGTGATCGGTCATCTCGAACAGCGCACAGTCCTTGTATTCGCCGTCTTTGATAAAACCGAGCAGACGAAGACGTTCGTCGCAGAAGGCGGGCTCAAGCCCGAACTCCTCACCCAGCTCGCGGATGATGGTGTGGCGCAGAGTTTCGTCGCCGTCGTCCTTTCCGCCGCCGGCGGGACGCAGCTTACCTTTGGCGGGGCCGTCGGTGTTGAGCTGCAGTAGGACGGTGTCGTCTTCATTGCGGAAGAGGACGCCGGCGCCGAGACGCGACGAGCCCTGCTTCTGCATGACAGGCTCGATGAACGAGGACCACCAGGCGGCGTTGCGGCGGGTCAGTGGGATCTTTTCGCCGCCGGCACCGGTCGTGTAGCGAGTCGACTCACGCCGGATGCCTTCGGCGTCGTTCTTGACCATGGCGGCGGCCAGGCGCGGTGCCGGCACACCGTTGTAATAAAAGTCGGTCAGGCCCCAGCGGTAGCTCTCGGGCAGTTTGTCCCAAGCGCCGGCGCCGTGAGCAGCCTCGACGGCCGCGCGGGCCTTGGCGGCATGCGAGTCAATCTGCGCGCGCAGCATGCTCTGCACCTGGGCGTCGCTGTAGCTTCCGGCCCGGGGAACGCGAATGCCGGGTCCGACGGCGGGGTGACCGCGGTCGTCGTAAGTCTTCCAAGTCGAGGTAGCTTGGGAGAAGCCTTTGCGCGCGGCGTTCTCCTGCTGCCAGAGGAACTGAGCGTAGGCATCGGCGGTCGACTTGCGCGCGCCGGCCGCGGTAGCGACGGGCGGCGCGCCGCGGGGCGCTGCTACATGCGGGGGCGCGGGCGGGCGGAGAAGCGCGGGCTTCTTTGTCACCGGCGTAAACGTGACCGTCGCCTGCGGGGCCTCGAAATTCGCCGCCTTCTCCTGCGCGCGACGGGTCTCGAGGAAAGCGTCGAGGCGCTTCTTGAACTCGTCGCGCTTGGCCTCGGGCAACAGCTGCACCGGGTCGATGGCCCAGCTGCGAAGAGCCAGCCCGCGCCGCGGTGACGGATTCTTGGCGAACAGCGCGCCGTGCCGCTGACGGAACAGCCACCAACGACGCTTCTGCTTCTCATCATCTGCGCCGCGCCGCCCCGCGGAGTATTGCTGATACCACTGGAGGAATCCGAGCGGATCGTGCGGGCTGGTCCAGTCGTCCGGCCAGTAGTTGAGCGACTTCTTGTTGGACGCGTGCAACCCCGCCAGCTCCTCGTGGAGCTCTTCGGGTTTAAGGTCTGGCGCGAACGGAACCTCGATGTGCGGCATGCGTGAACCTTAGCGCCGCCGGCCCCCGCGCGACAAGCCTCAGCCGCGCTTGAGCGCCATGCGGATCAACGCAGACACCGACGCACCAGGCTCAGCCTTCATGGCGCGGAGCACGGCCGCGCGCGCTTCCGTGGCCTTCTCTCCGAGAGCCATCAGCGCAGCGACGGCGTCAGAGTTCGGGATGATCTCGGGCGCAGCGGGTGGCGCCTCGACCGCGCCTTTCGCCACCAGCTCCTGGCGTGCCTTTGGCGGGAGGCCCGGCAGCGCCAGCATATTGGATGGCGACGGGTCGAGGACGGCAACGCGAAGGACGGTCGGAGATGCGCGTTGCATGCACAGCACAGCTTTTCCTGGACCGACGCCAGTAAGCGTCAACAACTCCTCGAACAGCACCAGGGACTCGAGCGAAGAAAAGGCGTAGGTGGTGAAGTAACCCGAATTCGTGTCCATCCTGGTCACAGCCCAGACTTCCGGAACCAGAAGCACGGACGGGTCCGCCGCCGTTTTCTTTTCGCCAAACAGCAGATTGCTGTCTCCGAAAACGCACTGACACGCGCAGTCGCTGTTGCTGACCGTATAACGCCCGTCGCCGTGAAAACGCAGTGTGGCGTGCTTTAGAGAAAAATTAGGAAACACTAGGTTCTTTGCCGGCGATGAGATCGCGCAGCTCTTGTTTTTTGAGCCCCAGCAGCGCGCGAATTGCGCCTTCGAAAGCGGGGTTCGGTAGATATTCCGGGAGGTCGACTTTGCCCCAGCGGTTGCCGCCTACGAGGCTCTCGTCGAACAGACCACCCGCCACGGGGGCGAGCGTGTAGGGGTCAACGATCTCGCCGTGCTCCACAGGCAGGGCCTTGTGCTCGTCGAGATCCCGATCGGTGAACGGCCCGAGGCGGATGCGCCCCTTGCCGAGATCGCGGGTCTGGATGCCGGCGCCGGCGAGCAGCACTCGGAACTTATCCCAAACGAACGGGCGCCCCGGAGTCTTTGGCGTCTGACCTGCGCGGATCGCGCGCCAGAACTCGTCGTTGCGCTGACCGCGGAGCGTAGCGGCCTCGCGGAGATTGGCGTAGGCTCCGCTGGACAGCATGGCGGAGATCTCAAGGCCGGAAAGGCGCTTTGACTGCTGGGCGTCGCCGCCGCCGCGCGCTGGCTGCTGGTCGGAATTGCCGGAGACGCACACCTTACCATTACGCCGCACCACCAACCAACCGGTGCGCGTGGTGGCACAAAAAACCTCCCCGCAATAGCGCTGTTTGAACCAGCTGCCTTTATACCTGGAATCCCGATTCTTTAGCTTATCCGAAACAAGCTCAGCGGAAGTCTCCTTCAGGTGCACGTAAAGTGCCCAGTTATCCACACGAGTTTCAATCTGCCTACCACGCATCATTGACTTGCTACCTACCGATTTGGCCAGCTGAAGCACAGAACCGATCCCATGGTCAAAGAGCATGCGTTGAATATCGCTCAAAAGCCCGTGACTAGAAGAGCACAAACCCATGACCTCGTTCTGAGACACGCGTTTAGGCTTTTGGTAAATTCCACGATAGCCGTCCCCAGCGCAGAAAGCGGTTAAAAACGCCTCGAATTCGAGGGGTCCGCAGTTCTGCAAATAAGCCGGAACACGTTTCTCGTGGCACTGCTTTCCGCACGCAGCAAACAAACGCCCGAGCCGTTTGTCGTTACAGCGCAGGCCGCGCGCGTAAAATTCCCAGGCAGCGCCGACGACACGCGTAAGCAAAGCTTGAATGTGCGCATACTTTTCCGGATTGGCCGACTTACTCTGCCAGATCACGAAACGCCCATCTTCCTCGATACTACCCTCAGCCAGATACCAACCAAGCAAAGCATAGAAATCCACCGATGAAACTTGGAGCGCCTCCGAATACTTTCGAGTATCCGATATCCCGGGCACAGTGATGATACCAGCGTCTGACGTAGAAACCGTGAATCCGGCAGTGGGTATCTTCCACCTCGAGCGCGTGGAAAGTTCATGCGCCGAAATAGCGCGAGCCTTCAGCTGTCCGCGTGGATCCTTAGCAGAGCGCCTGTAAGGAATACCCCAGAACTTGTGATTCTCGGTTACAGCAAAGTCGACTTTTCTGGAGCGGTAGCTTAGCAGTTCACCGTCAAAATCGTAACGGACCAAGCGCAGCGGCAGCTCGTAGCTTAGGCGCCCGCTTGCGATGTCCGGAGTAGCGAGCGAATCTTCCCGTGTGACGTCCGCCCACTTCTTCCAACCGCTCTGGGTGAGCACCTCGGTGTCCGCATCGTAACAATCGTAGCCGCCTTGACCGCGAGACGAGGTCTTCGAAGAGGCGGTGTGATGCAGCTTCAGGACCGCACCCTCGCCGACGGTCACCGGACGCTTGAGCGTGCGGTTCAGGACGGGATCGAAGATCTGCTCGGTGTCGTTCAGACCGACCGAGTCGAGATGCTTCCGAACGACGTCATAGAAGTATTCGCCGGGCTTTGTGTAGCTGGGGACAACGAGCGACTTTCCGAGCTTTCGCGCCACCTTTCCGAGCAGCAGCTCGTATTGCAGCGCGCTGTTCACGCGACTCGGTAGACCGAGTTCGTTGAGCAGCACATCGAGCGGGCGCCCGTCGGACGTGCGCGGCATCTGGTCGTCGGGAAGGATCTTTGAGATGACGCCTTTGTTGCCGGAGCGTAGCACGATCTTGTCGGCGGGACGCGCGGGGCGCAGGGAACGGACGATGACTTTGAATCCCTTCCCGGTCTTCACCACGTCCGTGATCTCTCCAGGCACCTCTTCCTCCCAGACCATGCTGGCGTCGGAACGCGCCTCGCGCACGGTCTTCGACAGCTTGCCGACCATGGAACTCGCGCTACTGACAACCTTCGGGCGCGTGAGCAGCATGAGTGGGTCGCCAGGCTGCACGATTTGACCCGGCTTCACCACGCCATCCTCGTCCAACTTGTCGAGCTGATCGACTTTGAACGCGGTGGGAAAGAGAGACGTGAAGTGCTCGCGTCCACCCTTCACACCTTTCCGCAGATCGGTGTGAAAGAGGTCGGAGTGCTCGCTGGTCAGCTTCTTGGCGAAGCTCTCGCTGACGACGGTGGCGTCGTCCATCGAGTAACCCTTGAACGGGACCAGCGCGATACGCGCGTTGGTGCCCAGCGCCAGCGTGCCGGAGGCGTCAGTGTAGTTGCTGCGGGCAAGAAGCTGACCGGGCTTGACGACGTCGCCTTTGCGCACGACGGGCGTCTGGTGGATGCGCGTCTTGCGGTTGAAGGGAAGGCTGTCGTAGAGGTCCACCATCTTGTCGCCCTTGGGGCCGCGCAAACGGATGAGGCCGCCTTTCACGTCCACGACCTCGGCCGGCGCGTCGTCCTCGTGAAAGAGTGCGCCGGCCAGACGTCCAAGCTTCTGATCGAACGAGCGCCCGCTCTCGTCGTCGGGGTCGAGGTTCTGCACCAACGGCGCCTCCGGCTCTACGAGCGGAAGGGCTTGGTTGGCGAAGCGCGCGCCGTAGAAGAGACGCGGCATCTGCACCGCGCCCTGCAACGGGATGGTGTTGACGTTGGTGCCGAACTGGCGCGCGGGGGAACTCAGCGCGACATCGTAGTCCTCGCCTGGCTCGAGTTCCCGGAGGACGGAGTCTTGGATTATTGCAGGCATCAGCCGGTGAGAGCGGAGTGGCTAGCCTGCCCGAACAGTTGCGACTGCGCAATGCTTCCGAGCAGGCGGGCGATCTCGCCGCCGATGCCGCCGCGGTCTGAGAAGGGCAGCTCGTGGTTGATGCCGAGTTGCGGGCGCGAAAACCCGCCGCGCATGCCGAGATTCTGCATCGTGACGTCGAAGTCGGGGTTCGCGCTTGGGTATGTCGCGTTCTGGGCGAACAGCCGCCGGCCGGCGTCATCCTGCTGACCGAGCACGCGCTTCAGTCGAGGATCGTCGGAGCCGGAAATCTCGTAGGGGCGGAGCTCGTCCCATCCAGCCGGAGCCCCGACACCTTGGAGCACAGATTGACCAGCGCCGAAGCGCGCCAATCCACCCAGCAGGCCCGGGCGAGAGAGCACGGGAGCAGCCCAGCGGGTGCCGAGGCCGGTGACCAGGGAACCTCCGCCAAATGCCAGCCCGGTCACGAACGGCGAGGCGGCGCTGGCCCATGCGCCCGCGGTTCGCTTCGAGGCGTCAACGAGACCACTACCATCCCCGTCGCGGATGGCGTCGCCCATGTCCATCATACCCATACTGGTCCTGGCGATTGAGCGAAGACCGTTCTCTCCGACGCCGGCCGCCCACTTCAGGGGGTTCCAACCGCCGAGATCCGCGTTGACGGCGCGATTGATGAGGCTGCCGCTGCCGTCGACGCCGTCAGCGGTGACGTAGGTGGAGCCAGGGCGCCCATGCGCCCACTCCTTCAGCGCGTCCCACTCGAAACCCGCGGGGTCGGTGGGAGCCTGCTGCTGGAAAAATTTGCGGCGACCGAGATCGTCGACGAACACGCGATTTCCCGCGCTGTTCACACCGACGATTCCTTGGCTGGTGCGCTGCACCGTGTAGCCGGCACCCTGAAGACGTGCGTGCTCTTTCTGCAGGTGCTCAGGGATCGCAGGAGTCGGAGCCTGCGCAGGAGCCGGAGCCTGCGCTGGTGCGGCTGGAGCTTGCGGCACGGGAGTAGGAGTGGGAGTCGCCGGAGTTTGAGGCTTGGGCGATTCGAGCGTGGAAGGGGCCCACACGGGCGTGGCGCCGGTGCCGGCGCTGGGCTTACCGTCGGCGGCGCGCTTGGAAAGCGATCCGACGACCTTCTGGGTCTGCTTGACCAGGTAGCTCATTGCGGGCGACGGCTTGGCCGGCTTCACCGGCGCGGGCGCGGCAGGCGCCGGCGTGGGAGTCGCGGCGATCTCCATCTGCTTCTGCTGAAGCTGCGCCTGCTGTTGCTGCTGCTGCATGGCCATCTCGGCCTGCTGTTGCTGCTGCATCACCTGCTGCTGTTGTTTGGCGGCATCGGACTCGGCGACCTGCTGATCCCGGGCTTGGCGGAGATCGGAAGCATAGTTCGAAAAAGTGATCGGCTGGCCGGCGGGGCGCTCGCGGGCGGGGATGAAGCCGGCGGACTTCATGACGATATCCGCGTCCTGCACCAGCGGATGAAGGCGCCCGTCGCGGCCACGGCGATAAGTCCGGAGACGGCTCTCCTCGCGCATCTGCCGCTTGATGTCGCGCCCGAGCGCATCGGTGACCGTGTCCGGAAGATCGACGAGCTGTTCCATCGGGAGCTCGACTTCCGTGAACGTGCCATCCGGCCGCGGGAGGCGCACGCGCACGCGCCCCTTGTCCTGGGGTTTGCGCAGAGAACGCATGCCCTTGTAAAGCAGGAGGCCGAGCGCGCCCAAACCCAACCCAGCACCGCCCGCCACGAACATGTCTTTCTTGGAGATGACGGGGGCGGGCTGGCGCTGCGCGATGTCCTTGGTCGCGGCGTCCATAAGCGGGCCGGCTTTACTGAGGGGCTCGAGAGCTTGCACAGCCAAGTCCTTCGTCGGAGCTAGCGCCACCAAACCCGCGCCCTGCAGCCAGTCACCCGCATGAATTTTTGCTCCGGCGCCGGCGCCAAGCGCCGCGTTCACCACACCCATGCCGATACGCTGCGGAGAGATGTGGTCGTAGTCCGGACCGTGGACGATGAAGTCGGTGCCGGCGGCTCCGGCCAACGCGCCAACGAGCGGAGCTGCCCAGCTGGCGGTGCTCGCTGACTTGTGCTGCACGCGCACGCCGAGGGAGGCCGCGAGCGCCATGGAAGGTTTGTTGCTCGGAACGATGAATGCGCGCACCTCATCGACGCCGGCGGCCTTCTCGCGGATGAGAGACGCGACAGCCTTCTTCGCGATACCGCAGCAGCGATGCTCCGGCAGCACTCCGATGGCGTAGTAGCCGATTCGGCGACCCTGCTCTTCGCGCTCTTGCCAGCCGGCGAATCCGAACGCCTTCTTCGTGTGCGCGTCCCGGATCAGGTAGGCGCCTCCATCGAGCATGTCGGTGTTCACGCCGTAGGGCCAGAACTGCGGCGTCTCCTCGTAGATGCGCTGCATGATGGCCTCGCACTCGGCGCGGGGATTGGAGTCGATGGCGGGCGACGCGCCGCTGGCTTGCTTGACCAACTCGGCCCGAAAAGGGTGATAGGTAAAAAAGAAGTCCGGCAGCATGGCGTATAGGTAAGACGGTCGCGGATTTGGCCGCGACCGTCAACCGTTGCACTGGTTCAGGCGGGGACAGCCAAGTCCGCGAGCGACTTGACCACCGTCCGCTTAGCCGCCGGCGCGGGATGAGCCGACTTCGCCAGCACACTCACGTCGGGGGCCGCGGAGACCGCGATACCGGGTTGCCAGCTGAGTAGCCAGTCCGGCACCGCGACGACCTTGGCGCTGCCGGCGGATTCCTGCGCACGGCGGCGGGCGCGACTGGACATGCGCGCCAGGCGCTCCTCGGCCGCGGCGTCGAGATTGTGCGCAGCCTCGGCACGGGCGGCGGCGAGCTTGGCCTGAAGATCGCGGCGCTCCTGAGCCAAGCGAATGACGCGGGCGCGCGACTCCTCGGCTGCCATGATCGCCGCGTGCTCCTGCTCAAGCACGCGTTCGAGGCGGGCTTCGCGCTCGGCCCGGACCTTTTCAATCCACTGCGCGTGGTGGATCTTCATCATCTCCTGGTAGTCCTCCACGCTCATGTCGCGGTAGTTCGAGCACGAGATGGTGGGCGCTTCCCAGCAAAACGAAAGCCGCTCTCCGACCGAGCGAAACAGCCCGAGCTGATCGTCGTGAATGTTCTCCGCGAGCGGAGGCGGAGCGAAAGAGACATCCGAGCCCGCTTCGGAGACGACCTCAAAGCGGGTGCCGGTGGGGCCCTGATGGATCAGCGCGATCCGGTTGTCGGGGTTGCGGCGGAGGTTGAGCGGCGCGCTGCCCGGGTAGCTGACACCGAGAAACTGCACGGCGCTGGAGTCGGGCAGAAGCTTGCCGCCGATTCGGACCAGTTGGCGAATCTGGAAGGCCACGGCGGAAACCGTGATGTTACCGAAGGAGTAACCTTGGACGTTGCGAGGAATCATTTGGACGGATGGTGTGGGTTAGAAAGTGGGAAGCCCGTCTCGCGTAATTGCGAGACGGGCTTCCCGTTCAGATATATATAACGCAGCGCGTGGGTCTATTGCGCTGCGGTCTCGTCGAACTTGTAGGCCTTCTTCACGGGGGTGTGGACCAACAACTCGGCGATGGTGATCATCGGAGCGCGCTTCTTTATCTCGACCACGGACAGCATGAGCTTGGCCGTGTTTCGAAACATCTCGCGTTCCCCGTCGGTCAGCGCCTGCCAGGCGTGGCGCGCCTGGTGACCCTTGGGAGAGTTCAGCAGCTTGTCTGCGAGCGTGGCGTGATCAGCCACCGTGATGTCCGCGCAAGCATCCGCAGGCATCGTCTCCGACGGCTGCGAAGTGAAAGCGAGAAACGCAAGAATCTCGATCAACACACGGTCACCCTGTTTATCGTTTGGCATATTTTTGCTCAGTTAAGATTTGAAGTTTTCGACGATTCACTTCGCGCATTCGCTGCGCAATTAGAAACACGATCGTCAACGCGATTAGCCAGATCAATCCGGCCCGTCGAGGAATAGAATTCCACCAACAAGTGGCCAGCACACCAACAACGCACAATAGCACGCCCTGCTGAACTGCGCGCCAGCGCACCATGTTTATAGCGGCTTGCTGGCGATCGATCATACCGAGGTCTTAGCGCGGGCGCGCGAGTAGGAGTAGGTGATGCCTTCGGCGTCCATGCGTTTGAGCGCTGCGGCGTGCTTCGACCCGGCCGGACCTGTGCCATGGATGAGCAGTGCGAAGGTCTTACCCTGCATGGCCAGCGTATCGTTGTGATCGATCTCCAGTCCCTTTGCTTCGGCCTCCTCCGGGTGGAAGACCACGACAGCCGACGGTAGCTTGAACTTGTCGATGAGCGCGTCGTGCTTCCCCCCGCGACTGGCCACCAGCGCAAGGTTCTCGGGGAGCATCTTCAGGCGAGCCACCCAGAACGGAAGACTCTTCGTGTAGGCGTAGAACTTCGTTCCAGAGAAATCGCGCGCGGCGTTCAACCATGCGTCGAAGTAATCCTGGTTGAAGAAGTCTCCGGCGACATGGATGCGCACGGCCTTTGTGCTGCGCGTCACGTGCTCTCCGAGCCCGTCGATGATCAGCCGCGTCATCGCTTCGGTGGACTTGGCCTCGGTCAGCAGCTTAAAGTTATGCCAGCGCGCCGCGCGGACATTTTTGAATGCGGCCTCAAGCGTAGCGGAAAAACAGCGAAATTCGGTCTTCGGCCCATCCGTGATGGTGCCTACGTCGGGGTCGGCTTTTGAGAGGCACTGCAGCGCGCCCGGGCAGCTAAAGCCTGCGGGGATCGAAAACGTGAGAACCTTCTCGCCGAGCTTTTGGTTGTCGGACGAGAATTTGAGTTTAGATTCTGACACTAAGTAATTTGGACAAACTGTTTATTTTGGTGCACGCGCCTGCGCACGGTGCACTGGCCCTTTTCTACGGTGATGTAGAGTTCCATCCCAAGCGTTACGTTCCAGTTCCACGCCTGCTTCAGTCCGATAGGAAGGCAGCACTTTTTTCCAGCGCGGTCTGAAAACTCCACGTGGAAATCATCGCCCACAAGAATAGTCTTGGCCTTTATCCAGTCGGGCGGGGGAACGAAAGCACCGCGCCGCCGAGACTTTTTTCGCGAACTCATGCGGCCACGACCGTGGCTAGGTCGGCGTGAAGCTGGCGAAACTCGAATGCGGCGCGCGGAGACAACGCGTCTTCGTGAAACCATATCTGCACATCACGAAGATTATTTTGCCGAATCTTTATGAAGATCTCCGAACCAAAGGCTGTCCGAGCCAGAATGCGCTGCCGGCGGCGAACGAAAGATCGGACGCGAAAGTCGCGCAGCCGCCTAAGCAGACTGCGTTTCAGCCTTTTCGAGAAATCTCCAACGAATACCGCCGCCGGATCCATACATCAGTTTCAAGCCTACGGAGCTGACGCTGTCAAATCTGCGACATAGAGGCGCGGCTTCATAGCAGCCACCTTAGCCTGATAGAACTCGCAACCCTTGTCCGCGCGAAACCCAGGCGCCAGCAGCCGGACCGGCTCGGTCGGGATGAGGGTGTATATGCAGCTCGGCGGGGTATTCAACGCCAGCGCGAGCTGCTTGGCATTAGACGCCTCGAGTTTAGTCGGCATCACGCCGCCGCAGAGCTCGCTAACGAACTCCTCGAACGTGCCTACCGTCTGCGCCTCCACGATAGCGAAAGGCCCAGGAAAACCGTCTTTGTAGTTTCGCGCGGTCAGTTCGGCCTGACTGGCTGCGTCCATGACACGCGCGTGCTTACCGAGGCCGGGCGTGTCGACCTCGAGCCAGATTAGGTTGCGAGGCATCAGCCGCGCGCACGCTGAACGCTGCGGTAGACCAACCCGGTGCGTTTCGCTGAACCCGGTTGGCGCGAGAATGGAAGCTCGATGAACTCCACGTTCTTCAGCGAAGAGACCAAGCGGAAAACCCGCGTGACTTTGGCGTAGGCCTCGCGCTCGCGGCTCACCTTGAACATGTCCTCCACCGCGTCCTTTTCGGAGCGCGCAAGATGAGCGCTACCCTGTCCCGGCTTGCAGCAGGCCACGATCACCTTTGTGTCCGCAGGCAGCAGCTTCACGCACTTGTCGTAGAAGTGATGAGCGAACGGAATGTAGTCGCGGTTGCGGAGATGCCCTTGGTAGACGCCGGTGGAGATGAAGCCGCGGTCGACGATGACCAGCCGATCAGGAACCTCGGGGTGTGATAGCACGCGCCCGATCTCCTGATACAGCTGCACACGGGCCTCGAGAAGGAGGGCCGTCTGCGTGTCCGGCGTCAGCTTGTCGGCGTGCCCCTTGATGATGTCGCGCACCAACTCACCGAACGGCGTGCCGCCCGGCTCGCGGAAAAGAACCGCCTTCGGGAACACGTCTTTCAGCGCATCGCGCAGCGTAGTTTTTCCGGAGCCGTTGGGCCCCTCAAGGATTACCAGAATTGGAGTTGGCATTGATGAGAGTTTCGAGCTCTTGCTCGGTCATTATCTTGGTCCCTTTTTTCTCCGCGTCGCGCAGCTTCGTCGCGCCTGGCTCGATGCCGACGACAAGGTGGGTGACTTTTTTAGTTACCGAATCCTTGGTCATCGCACCGAGATTCTCGAGCCGCGCCAGGTAGGCCGGGCGGTCCATCGACACACCACCAGTAACGCAGATCACCATGCCGGCGAGTGGTTGTGGTCCCTTCGACTCTTCCGCTTTCAAGCAGCCGAGGCGTTCCAGTCGGTCGAGTTGCAGGCGCAGCTGTGGTAGGTTGGCGATCCACCCGTCGATGAGCGCAGGCCCGAGAATAGCCGTCAGCAGGGGAATCGGCAGCTGCGTCACCGAACGCCAGCTGCCGCCAGCGTGCGCCAAGTCACGCGAGCGAGTGCGCCCAACCCCGGCAGGCGCGAGCGCGTTGATGAAGCGCCAGAGCGGCTGCTTCTTCACCTCTTCGCGTGATCGGAAGAAGCGAGCGCGGTCGCCGTCGCCCAGCTTGGCGGACGGATCGAGCTCAAAGTAGTCGGCGACCTCGCGAAAGTCCGGAAGCAGGGTGCGGATGAGCGCCTCGCCGGCGCCATCCCAGTCGAGGCTGTCCGGTCCGAGCGCGTAAAGCAGCTGCGCAACCAACACATCCTCGCATGCGGATGGGTTGGCCAGCCGATGAGCTGCCTCACCCTCCGTTCGGGTGATCATGTGCGCGCGGCCCTTGGAGTCGAAGAACAGCGCAGGCATGCGCCACGGTCCGCTGGGGTGTGGCGAGACCACCCGGTCCACGTGGGGAATCACCTCGCCTGCGCGGATGACCATGACTTCGGATCCGATGTTCACGCCTAGACGAACTACCTCATTCTCGTTGAATAGCGTGGCCGACGTCACGACCACACCACCAACTGAAACAGGCGCGAGCTTTGCCACAGGCGTGATCACACCCGAGCGCCCAACCTGGAGGTCGATCGCCAGGACCGTCGTGCGCGCGGGCTTCGGCGGAAATTTGAACGCCACCGCCCAGTTGGGATGGTTGTCGTTGGAGCCCCAGCGCACACGGTCCTCCGCGAAAAGCGCCTTCACCACGACACCGTCTTGGTCGAACTCAGCGGCGTCCATGTCCGACTGAAACTTGCCGAGAATCTCCACGAGTGCGTCCAGCTCCACACGGCTTAGCAGCACCAGCTGACGAAATACATTGGAGGTGTTCCGCGGGAAGTGTCGCACGAAATCATAGTCCGTCAGCCCGGCACGGAAGTTCTCGTGGGGCACGCAGCTGAAGGCTACGAACTCCACGCCCCGCTGCCTGGCCGCCTCCGGGTTGTTCGTGGCGAACGCACCGGCCGCCGCATTCCTGCAGTTGGCGAATTCCTTCTCGCCTGCGGTAACGCGCTCTCGGTTGCAGGCGGCGAGCGCGGCGCGCGATATCGCCAGCTCGCCACGCACCTCACCCGTGAACGGCACCGGAAGCGATTGGAGCGCCGACGGGAGTTTGGTAACCGGCACCGTGATGTCAGAACCGATGGTCCCGTCGCCGCGCCCGAAGGCGGAGCTCAACTGTCCCTTGTTATACAGCAGGCTTCCCGACATACCATCGAGCTTGGCCTCAATGACGATCGGCATGAAGTTTCGCTTCTGCCACCAGGCCCATAATTCCGCCGCCACCGTGTGCTTGGCCAGCGACAGCATGGGCGTCGGAAGTTTGACGGCGTCCTTGTCCGTCGCCGCGCCTACGGGACGAGTTTCACCCAGCTCTTCCTTCAGCCTGTCGTATTCGGCATCCGACGCTATCGGCGTCCCGTTGTAGTAGGCGTCCTCGAGGCGGCGGAGTTGCGCGCGCCGCTCTTCGCGCTGTTCTGGTGTGAGTGTCACTGTATGAGAAATTCGCAGCATGCGTAATCGCTGCGCTGAACTATTAGCTGTCCGGGAAGAAGGCGGGATTTCGCGCCGAACCGAAATGGTGCGTCGTGAATCCCGCAGATCTCCAGCGCCGCTCTTAGATGCGGAGCGGCTCCTCGATGCGCGTCGAACCACAGTTCCCAGAACGTCGAGGCGCCTGGAAGCGTGTCGATCAGCGCCTGTGCGAAGGCCGCTCTCTGCACGTCGGTAAAGCTGCCCTGGAGCTGCTCCGCCCACCACCGCGCCGCCCGTTCCACTTCTTCTTTCTTCAAAGCCATAGGGTGGCTATTTCACACCGAGGTAGCGGGCTGGTCAAACAAGGTGCCGATGGCCGCGGCGCCGCGCTGGCGGTCATGCGCTTCGTCCTCGGCATAGTCGGGAAGGGCGGCGATCCACAGCGCGAAGTATGGCTTGTATTCACCGTCGAACATCATCTTTCCGTAGCCGCCGTGCGTGATCTCGCGCCCATCGCGCAGCATCCAACTCTTACCCGGAAAAAAGTTTTTCCTGTCGCCGGCACAGAGAAGCTGGACGCGCCCGCTCTGCTCGGGAAATTGCGCCGCCGGTAAACGGAGCACCTTTTTGCCGACTTTGAGCGTGAGCCCTACGACAGGAAGCGAGGCGCCGGGAGAAGAGAACGCGGGAAGCAATTTCTTCAGCTCCGTGGCATCGGCAGCGCACGGCGTCTCCGCGACCAAGTCCCAGTCGCCAGCCTCAGGAATCCGCGGGTCGATGAAGGCATCGCACAGGGACGTTACGTCGCCGGCGGGGATCTCTGCGAAGTTAACCAGCGCGCGCTGCTGTGACGGGAGGTCACCGACGATCTGGCGCTCACGAAGCTTGGACGGGTCGCCCAATGTTGTCCCTGCTCCCGCGAGAAACACCGTAGGCTTTCGAGACTCTCCGAGGTAGGCGTTCTCGCCGAACACCACGTGGGTCGGGCGTGGGGTGCGCTTGTTTATCAGATCCGCGAGCTTGCGCTGCGCGTAAGGTTCCAGCTGTTTCAGGACAGCCTCAAATGCCACTACGGGCAGGGGAGCGGAGGCGGGGGAGGAAGGCATTCTTCGGATTCTTGGGACACGGTTAAAAGTCCGTGACGCGCCAGGCGCGCCACACATCCGCCGGCGACCTGCGCCGACATGCCTTTTTCAGTCAGCCGCTCCCGATATTCGGAGGCGGTCCGACCTTGAGGGCAGTGTTGCAGAATCTCCCAAGCGCGCCGCGTTATCCGCGGCAACGACTCAGGCATGTCCAGCAACGTCTGCGCCCCTACAGGAGGACAGAATTTTTGCATAGGCCGCGCGGCCAGAAAACCAGAGGGTTCTCGCGGCTGCCGCCATAGATGGTCTTTTCGTTTTCGGGGAGGATCTTGTCCTCCTCAAATTTCTGAGTGCGGGCCAACACCAGCGCGTAGTCGATGTCGGTGATGCGCTCCGCCGAAGCGTTGGTCGACGCTTTCGGGAACAGGTCCCAGGGTCCGAAGTCGGGGCGCATGTGGCGCTCCCAAAGCAGCATGGCCTTGGAGGCCGCAGCGCCCGGGTTGATCGCGCGGGCGAACATCACCACGCGCGTGGGCTTCTGGCAGTTCTCCGCCACCGCATCCGGATAGTAGGCGAACTCGACGCGCCAAGGAATGAAGTCCTTGCTATTCGCCTCGATAGCGTCCTTGGCGTTGGTGAGCGCCAGCTTATTACCATGGCGCCGTGTGTGCTTCTTACCTCGAGCGAGAATGTTCATTTCTGGGGTCCGGCGGGTTTCGGCATGGCTTCGCGGACAAGCAAACGCTTACGTCCGTGAGGCCCGTCCGAGAGATTGAGCAAAAGCGCCTGCTCGAAAGCCTCGCGTCCGAGGATCGTGATGAACGCGAATCCGCCGCTCTTCTGACCCTCCTCGCGCGGCTTCGAGAGATGCTGGACCTCGACCTGCACACCCTTGCTCAAGAAGAACGCTTTGATGTCTTCCTGCGACGTGGCGAAGGAAAGGTTACCAAGGTAGATTCTGTGAACTTGGGGGCGCATGGAAGGTCGAGGTCCTGGGTTTAACCGACTACTTAGACGGCGGGGGCGGGCGGCATGCCGATGCCGGCACCGGCCTTGCCGCGGGACTTGCGCGCGGGCTTCTCGCCGGCGGCCTTGGCGGCGCGCTTGGCGCGGGGGGCCTTGGGAGCGGAGGCGGTATCGCCGGCGGCGTCGGCCTTGCGGCGGCGACCGGCGCCGCGCTTTTTCTTGGCGCGGAGGGCCACGGCGAGCGACAGCGCGAAGCTGAGGAGCTCCTCGGCCGGGACGGCGGTGAGGCTCGGCGTGAGGGGCACGTTGGCCTTGATGTGCTCGAGCTTGGAGGAAACTTCGGCACGAAGATCCTGTTCTTGGATATACGCCTTAACGTCGGCGCGGGAGTTGAAGTCCTTGCCGTCGAAGGTGAAGATGCGACGGGAGGCGATTTTGGGAGCGGGCATGATGGTGGATGGTGGGTTGATGTTGATGTTGGATCTATCAAGCGAGGTAGCGCTTGAAAAATTCGGAGGCGGGTTGCCAGGGTTGTCCGTCGGAAATCACCACGGCGTCGCCGTGGGTGCGCGCGAGCTCGAGCGCGTCGCCGACTGTGCGCGCGTCCTGCGGGCCGGCAGGCGCTTTTTCCACGCCCTTGATATAGGCGTAGACCTTGCTTCGAGCCTTGCCCTTGGGGAGCTTTTCCGGAAGCGGATGCGCGGTAGGCGGGGCAGGCGGCGCCGGCGGCGGAACCGGCGCGGGAGCTGCGGCAGGAGGCGCCTCCGGAGAAACGGTCTTGGCGGGCGGCGCGGGGTCCTGCGCGGCAGGGGCGGCGGCGACCTGTGGAGCAGGCGTGACGGCGACCTGCGGTGCGGGCGCTGGGGACGCGGCTACCGGGACGATGGACTTCGCGCCGACTTCGGTGGGAGACGGAGCCATGCGAAGATATTCATGGTTCACCGGCAAATCCTGCGGGACCGGATCGGCGAGATCCGCGATGGAGACGACGACCTGGAGACCGTTATCGAGATGCGCGATAACATGCGAACGGCGCTCTCCCAAAAATGCACTGACCGTAAGCGGCGTGCCGACTGCGGCAGTCTTAGTCTTGAACGACATGAGAAGTAGAAGAATGAAATGACGACTTTTGAATCAGATTAACGAAGAACCAAAACCACAAGATATTTCTGGCGTTCTCGCGATCCGCGTTAGAACGAAATCGCGCCAAGAAATTCGGTTCGTTACTCAACAACCAGCGCCAGGCTTTTCCTGTCGCTACATCCGCTCCCACCTCAGGAGCATCGTTTGTTTCCGTCACCAACTGCTGCGCGCATGCGAGCGCCGCGCCAAATAAAAAGACCGGAGGTTCGAACCCCCGGTCTTGTGAAGAGCTATCGCTCGGCATTACTCGCCGGTGATCTTGAGATAAGCGTTGAGCGCCGCGGCGTCGATGGGAGCGCCGGTGACGTTGGTCGCGTAGAAGCGCGCCGTTCCATTGGTCAACACCGATACGCCGGACGGGATGAGTCCGCTGGGAAGCGCGACGCGGTAGGTGGCCGCGACACAGTCGGTGGTCTTGACGCCTGAGACCGCGACATCGACGAAGCCGGTGGCGGCTGCGGCGATGGACGGAAAGTTGACAGACACCGCGACGACGCGGGTCTTGATGACGCCCGTGAGAGAGCGGAACTTAACGATCTCGGCAGGGAGACCGCGCTGAATGGCAAGAAGGATGGAACGGAGCATGGGAGTATGACGGTTGGTGTTTGGTGCTGGCGGAGTGCCAGAACCAAATCCTGCGCCGAAGCATGCGAGCTCGCAACGGTGCGCAAACTCGCTGTTTCATCACAACAATTTTACGAACAGAGAAATTTCGAGTATCGCAAGCTGTTCATTATCAGTAGCGAAAAATGATAACCTGTAAACGCTACTGTAAATTATAGCTTTCAAAATGCGTGAAGTGTTAGCTCGATTCCTTCAACGACCACACCAGGTATCCGACCACCCACAGGTGCATCAGGTCACTGCGCGCGATGGCGCAGCCCCACATGAGCGCGACACTCAGCACGCGCATCAGCTGAAACGTCTGCGAGAAAACCCATCCGCGCTCTAGCGCCGGATCCAGCAGCTTAGACCAGCACAGCACCGCCACGCACGCGCAGGTGGCGACACGTGAAGACGAGACGCCGACCACGAGACTGAGCACCGTGATCAGCGCGAAAGCGAAGTAGGCTGTGGACCAGATGATGAACCAACGCTGGTCAGCAGTAGAACGGCGCATCAGGCCTGTCTCTGAACTGATTCAGCTTTCTCAACACTTCCGTGCGCGCCATTTCGCGCCGCAATTTCTCACTCTGCACAACGTGGTCCTCGCTCTCCATCTGCTCGGCAATAAGCCTATCCAGAGAGTAGAGCACGGCGGACGACGCGCGATCGGACGCGGGCGGGGTCCAGATAACGAGCCCTTCTACGGCCGCGTTCATGCCCGGAATCATCGGCAAAGCGCCGCGCCGGACAGAGGCCCAGAAAGCCGCTATCCGCACGCTGGGGCCGCTGGCCACAACGGCCAGAGATCCGCTCAGAAAAGCAGCGACCTGCTCAACGCTTTCGAGGCGCTGGCAGGTCGCTAGCCCATCAGGAGCGAACGGGTTCAGGAAGGCGCTCCGAATTTGCATGCGACAGCATTTTGAGTTCCTCCGCCAGGCTGCGGCAGAAAGCCGACGTAGAGCTGAAGCGGCGGCGGTAGCGCACCATCAGCTTGCGTGCATTGCGCCCACGCACTTCGCCCGGGTCGCCGGACAGCGAACGGATGAGCGAGAAAATGTCCAGGCACAGACCCGTCCACGCCTCGCGAGTCAGCGTGAGCTCCTCCTGTAGGGCCGTCGGCGTGGCGTTCGCTGTGTAGAACGCGTAGCGCTTGAACTGGCCGGCGAACTTACGGCAGGAGCCCTGAAGGAGCTTGGCGAAGCGAGCGACCTCGCGCGGACTCGTGAGGTCGAACTTCTGGACGGGGCAGCGCTCGGACGCCTCGATGACATCGGCGAACTCGGGCGCAGCGATCTGGAGAAGGACCGAATACCAGAAGAAGTCTCCGCCTTCCTCGAGGAGATTGACCGTGTTGATGTCGTCGCCGGACTCAAGCGCCTGAAGGATCTCGTCGACCTCAGTGATGACACCGACCAGCGCATGCATCATGCGCCCGAACTTTTCGGCGGAGTGGAATCCGATAACCTCACGAATCGGGGCTTCGGTGCGAAGCGCAAACGGCACATACTCCTCGCGCGCGAGCGTTGCCGGAATGACGCGCTTGACGGTGTCGCTCAGCGGAACGAGCTCCACCTTGGTGGAGGCGTCGATCTTGATCTGGAAGACGTGCGGATGCCCGTGGTCCAGGAAGCGGTGCGTAATGAGCTGCTTCACCGACATCTCACCGTCGCAGGTTGGCGTCAGTGCCTTCTTCTGCACCTGGCGGATGGCGCGGATGTAGACGAACTCGGCGGTCTCGGGCTTCGCGCCTTCGCGCAGGAAGATGTGCGCAGACTGCGGTCCTTCGACCAGCGCCTGGATGTAGACGGGCCCGCGATTGACGCCGGGTTTCTGGCCGGACCACTTCTCGAGCAAAGCCGCGCGCGGCTCGACCCATCCTTCGGGGATTTCGGAGCACGCGCGAAGGGCGTCGGCCGCCTCCGCCTCGCGTTTGCGGAGATCCTCCAGCGTCTCGCGCTCGAGGATGAGATCAAATACTTCGTTCGGGCTTTCGGAGCTACGATACTCGGGAAGGCGAATTTCCAGACCCTTGGCGAGATGCTCGGCGATGGTCAGAGCTAGGGCGAACGCGGGAGAGACAAGTTGAGACATGAGTGTTGATGAGGTTGATGAGTTTAGATTGATCGAACTTCCGGAACACCTCGATGAGAGGAGCCCCATGCACATGCTGAAAAATCTTCTTCTTCAGCTTGAAGTGCTGCGTGCGACATCCCTTGAAATCCAGAATCAGAAAATCCGCCAGAGGCATCCCGACCGGAACGGGGTCGGGTAAATTGTGAACGCCGACTCCAACGACGAAGTCGGACTTGTAGCGCATCTCCTGCTGCGTGTATTGCCCGGAGAATGGGTCGTTAATTTCTACACGCGGGAGAATGTCGAATGTAAGCTGCAGCCGGAATAGGTCGGGGGACACGTGGCGCATCAGCCAGTCGTAGAGGCGGGCTTCCCCGACCGAGGCGAATATGATGTCGCCGCGCGTGCGCCGCGCGGGATCCTTGCTGACCCCGAACTTTGAGCGCGACGTAGAAAGGCCCAGCTCGGCAGCGCGGGCTGGGCCAATGGCAGCGGCTAGTTGTTTTGCGCTGATACGACTAGAGCGAGGCATGACGCAGGAGTTCACGCCAAGTCTCGGCACGCGCCGGACTCATGTCCACTCCTTGTTCGAGCGCTGCCTGCGAGTCGGCGCGCGCCATGGCGCCGAACAAGGCGGTGGCGGCGACGAGCGACTCGCGCGCACCGGATTCATCACCCGCGGCGAAGTGCGCGGCCTTGGCCATCAGCGCCGGATAGGCGTCGACGAGCTCGGCGTGCGCGAGGAGGCGGACGGTTTCGCCGATCATGGAATCGTTGGTGGCGGCAGACAGCGCAAGACCGACCAGCGGCTCCGGGCAGTCGGCGAGCGCGGCGGAGGCGCCCTTCACCAGGTCGAGCGCGGCGTCCACGCCGACGGTCGCGATGTTGTGACGAAGCTCGTCAAGGCGCCCGTCGGTGATCGCGCCGATGATGTTGTGGTAGTCGCTTCCGTCGGGCGCGGCGGCGAACGCCATGCGCGCGGCGGTCTCGAAGCCGAGATCGGTGGGTAGGGAGGCCTCCTTCTCGACGGGCTTGCCGTCGGCACCGTCCGTCTCGTAGGCGAACCGCACGTGCTTCGGTGCCGGGCTGCGCGGCTTGGTCTTGTCGGAAAATTGCTTGTCGAGCGCGGAGTAGGCGAGCGTTCCAGACCCGGCGGCCAGGAGCAGTGCGAGCGCCACGGGCGAGGAAAGGAGCGCTTCGGAGAAGGCCATGGGCTTGCCGCCGGCGGCCGCCGCCTCTTTGACGCCGGCATCGTCTTGCGCGGGTTTCGGATCCTCGGACTTCGGTGCGGTTTCCTTCGGCGCCTTCTCTTTGGGCATGGGCGCCTGCTTCGGCTTGGGCGTTAGACGCGACAGCCAGATCTGCTGCGCCGAATCCAGTTGGCTCTGCAGGTCACGGCGCTTGAGCTCCTGGATCAACTTGCGCGTGAGCATCGCGCCTCCGATCGTCCCGAGCGCGCCACCGGCGATGGCAATGCCAGGCCCGAGGCCCGCCTGCTTGACCGAAGAGGGCACGCGGACGACCAGCGTATCATCGTCCTTGCTCGTGTCCTTGGCGGCGTCCTGCTTCATGTCGCGCAGCTGTCCGAGCAGAGCCAGCATCAACGCGCCAGACACGCCGGCACCAATACCGGCGCCGGTGAACTTGGTGATGAGACGCTTGTCGCGACCGTCGAGGCTAGCGAATGAGAGCTTGTTCATGTCTGGAAATTACGGCGCTTTTGGTTTCGGGGGCAACGAAGGCGTTGGCGCGATCTGCATATACTGCAGACGGACGTAGCGAAGAACCACCATCAGCCCGTTCGGCATGGGCTGCTCGGTTCGCCCCTTCAGCATGATTTTAGGCGCGTCGGCCGGGTGCGCCTGCTGGAGGAAATCGTTGAGCGCGTTGAGCTGCTCTGGGATCGTGAACGTGGCGTATTGCTCGGCCGAACTGAAGCGCCAGGTGTTGGGGAACTCGGTCATCTGATGCGCGACAGACGGCGCATCACCCCACGGTCCCTCGAAGTGCTTTGGCGTAGGCGGAGGCACGTCCGACACGCCGGAGCAGCGGAACGCCTCGTTGAACTGCCCGCCTGTCGTGCCTTGCTTTGGCACGCCAGTGCCGTGGAAAGAACGCATGTCAGGAGGCTACTTCACTGGAAGCCATGCGCGCTTTCAGCTCGTCGGAGATCTGGCGATAATAAGCCACGCGCGCCTTCAGTTCCTCGTTCTTTTCGTCGTCTCGATTGACCGATCGATTCGCCATGAAGGCGAGACTGCCAAGCGCGCCACCGGCCAGAGCGCTGCCACCGAGGAGCACCTTCAGGATGTCCGGGGTGAATGCCACCGAGCGGGTGACGAGCGGGAGCGTGATGTTGCGTCCGACGTTGGTGATTCCGGCGCTCTTTACCACGTCCTGCGCGATGCGCCCGAGCCGCACGACGAGCGGATTCTCGGGCGACTCGAGGGCGGCTTTCTTGAGGAGGTGCGCTTCCTTGGAGGTGCCCTCGCCGGCCCCCTCCATGCACGCGTAGCCGAGCGCGCAGAAGAACGGCGTGTGCATGTCGCCGAACACCTCGCCGGCGCCCTTGATGATGCCGGCGTCGTCGGGCGAGGCTCCGTGTTCGAGACACGCGATTAGATTGCCTAGCGTAGTGGCGGTGGGAGAGTGCATGGAGAACTTCTAGCCAAAGAAACTGCGCGCGCCAAGAGAGCGCTGACCGAGCGCGTTCCGCGGAGTGGAAAAGTGGGAACCGAGCATGGCGCCTGCGGCGGCGCCCAGCGCGAGAGGAAGCAGGCCCTTGCCCATCAGGAAACGGAGCACGAGAGCTCCGATCGTGGCGCCGCCGGCGGTAGAGAGGAACTGCACCAGCTGCTTCAGTTCACCGCTGGACAGGGACTGGACGGCTGAGGCGGCGGCTGCGCGCTGCGCAAAGTCGATAGAGCTGTCCTGTGCGAGAGCCGCGATCACGGTCTGCTCGATGTCCGCCGGACTCATGGAGCGCAGCGTGCTGGCGCGCTTCTGTACGCTGCCGAGGTAGGCGCCGGCACCGGCGCCGAGGAGTGCGCCGAGAGCGCCGACGCGGTCGGGGGACAAAGAGCCGCCGCGCACCATGTTTACGAGCGAGGCGCCGCCGTATCCAAGCAGACCGCCGAGCGCGCCGGTGGAGAGCGCGCCAAACAGCGCACCATTACCCCACAGTTTGTTACCCACGCCCTGCATCCAAGGGAGCGCGCGGCGGCCGGCGCGCCCGATCCCGGCCCCGAGAGAATCGTCAGGTCCGCCAGGCACCTTCGGCGCCAGCGCCCCGGCCGCATCATTGCGACCCGCGAACGCGCCGAAGTCGCCCGCGGGCATCGGCGCCAGGCGCGAAGAGAAGAGAGATGCGACAGAGGGCGGCGCGAATGTGGTGCTCATCAGGGTGCGGGGCGCGACTCGCCCAAGGAGCTTCCATGCCCGGTCCCCGCCACGTTACCCTGGTTCGCCTCCCACACCGGCGGTGGCGTGCCGGTGTCCGCCGGATCATCGTCATTCACGCCCGCGGCCTGGTTGGAGACGGGATGCGTGACATCGGCCTGCGGCGGCTTGATTCCGCTGATGGTCGTGTAAACGCGCTCGAAATGGATCTTCGGCTTCACGGGCTAATTCACGCCGCCTGCTGACCCTGCGTCAACTGCTGCACCGCCTGCGAACCTGTCTGGCGGCGGAGACGCTCGGCCTTCTCCTTGACCAAGGCATGCAGCTGCGGATCGGAGCCGCGGAGGTAGTCGTAGAGGCGCTGCTGAGTGCCGGCGTCGGACTGAACGACCTGCTGCGCGTATTGGTCGGCCTTGGCCATGATGTCCTGCGGAGATATGCCTGCGCCGCTTCCGCCGTCGGCCGGAGTGGCACCGGCGCCGCTGGGCGCGCCGAGAGTCCCTTGGGAGAACTCCTTTTCCAAACGCGCCTGCATCTCGGCCTTCGCCCGCTCGATCTCCATGTCCTCCTCGAGGCGACGGCGAACCTCTTCAACCGGGTCCTCGATGTTAAGAAACTGGAAGGCGCGCGTGCGGGAGACTTCGCCGCTGGCGGCCATCTGCACGATGATCGACCTGGCATCGAGGTCGTCGGCGGTGGACGGCGTTTTTAGTGAAACGTCGAGCTGCTCACGGTCGAGGAAGCGGGAAACCTCTCCGTTAACCCAGCGAGTGATGCGGGAGAAGTTTCTGAAAATGTGGAAGAAGTGATTCTCGAAAAGACGGAGCGAAATCGGCATCGCCTGCACGTTCATCGATCCGTTCCAAAGCTCGATCGGGTAGCCGGCGGCCTCGTTTACCTCGTTCTTCTGGAACATGAGACTGTCCTTCGGAGCGAGGACGCGGCCAGCGACATCGGTCTCCTGCAGCTGGACTGGGAACGGGAGAGAGTGCAGCGCGAACGGGTCGGAACGACGACGCTCGATCATCTGCCCGACGAAGCTGGTCCAGATGGGCGCCAGCATCTCGACGTCAGCGCCTGCCTGCCCGCCGGTGGCACCCGGGGTGATCATGCGCAGCGGGAGCATGTAGTCGAGGGCGACGGCCTCGTCGATCTTCCGAAGCACCTGCATCTGGAAGAGGGAACGGTAGTTCGCGATCGGACCAGGCAGGCCCCAGCCGGAATTGGAAATGCCGCTGATGGTCGGCCCCTTCATGTGGAAGACGGCGCGCTCGTTGAACAGGTAATCCTGGTCGGCGCGCACAGCCTCAAGCATGGAACGCGGGGTGAAATTCACCTCGTGCAGCACACCCTGCTTCACGTTACGGAGGAAGTCGGGCGGGAAGCGGTAGCACACCCGCGCGGTGCCTGCCATGGTGCTCGGAATCAGCGTGACGTAGCGCGGATCCAGGAGGCGGAGGCGAATTCGCGACGGGTCGCGAACGATGCGATCGACGAACGGCAGCTCGACACGGGCACGCTTGTGCATCGGGCGCTCGACCTCGCGGGGGTCCGGCACCGAGTATTTCATGCGCCCCAGATTGAACTGGGCCAGGTCGCCGAACTGCGCGAGGTTCCATTCGATCTGGCGACCGCCGCGGAGGTCAACCAACACACGGTCGAAAGGAAAGTAAATCCAGGGGAAACTGTTACCGTAGCACTGCTTTGTGAGGATGGCGTTACCTACCACCATCGTGTGCGTGACCATCTCCACACAACAGAACACCTCTTCCACGCGCTCCGTCTCTCGCACCGCTTTAACGGCGATGAGCTTTCCGTAATTGCACGCTGGGTCGAAGTTCCTCTCGAAGTTCAGACGGTGCTCCGGAATCAGGAAATCTTCCGGGCGCATAAAGCGCTTCAGGAGAGTGAGGAGGTGAAGCTCGTGATCTTCGTAGGCGCGCCCGAGAATTTCGGTATCACGCACCTGCGAGTGAATTTTACCAGCCGCCATACCGATGCGCGGCAGCTGGTCGTAGATAGCCTCCAGCACAGAGCGATCAACTTGAGCCAGAATCACACTACCGTCGCGACGGAAGCAATGCCCGTCCGCGGCGAGGAATCCACTGACGAAACCATACCAGAATGAGGGGCTGGCATCGGCGCGGGGCATTTCGCTCATCCACTTGGGTAGCCCATGGACTACCACGCAGCCGTCCCGGTGCTTGTCGGGAACCGGCGCGCATCCGACTCCTTCGAAGAAAGGCAGCATGGCGGCGTCTTTGTCTCCAAAGAATCGCGCGATCGAACGAGTGCGGCGGGCTGAGCCGTCACCGAAAACAAACCCATTCCGGACGCCGTCAAGGTAGTCGGCATTCTTTGGCGGGCGCGGGGCGACCGTGCGCGCGATGCGGTGCCCGGGGAGCAAGTCGCGCGTAGTCACGACGCGCTCTGCACCGCTCATGTTGCGGATCTCCCACTGATGCTCGGGTGTGGCCGCCATGCGTTGACCATCACTGAACTCGACTTCCATGAGGCGCTGCACGCCGTAGGATTTGAAGTCGGCCGGGCGGAAGACGCCGCCCTTAGACAGCACCTCCACGCGCCGCCCCGTCAGCTCACGAATAGGGAACACGCCCTCCCGGGTGGTCACCTTGGTCTCTCCGGCAAAGCACGCGTGCTCGTTTCCCGCGGTGAGAAGGAACTCGAGCATACCAAGCTCATCCTTCATGTAGGTGAGCCAGTCGCCGCGCTCCTTCACGCCGCCCTTCTTGGAGTCGAACTTGAAGTCGGTGACGAAGTAGCTGCTCGTGCGTTCCGCCGCCTTGGCATAGGCGGGATTCATGTAATAAAGGAACAGCGCGAAATCCATGACCGACTGGTGGTCGGTCGGCATAACCGAGCTACTGGGCAGCAGGAACGGGTCGTTAAAGCGACGCGCGCTCTGGCCGAATGCAGAAGTTCCCAGGATCATTTGCGCTCGATCTTGGGCTCAACCGGCACCTCAGGCAACCGCAGGTTCGCGTCTTCCACGACCGCGGCCGATTTGACGGGCTCGCCGTCAACGGTTTTAGCCGCCCGCTTCCCCGTCAGCACGCAAGGGGTGTTCTTCGACACTCGGGAGTCTTTTTCCATCATCTCCGGATAGTCGCAGAAACGAAATTACCGAGCAAGGAAAGACCCCGGACTTACCAGCTTGCGTAACCGCCATCACGATGTGTTGAACGCCTTGGTAGCGCATCGTGAACTCGGTGGACTGCTTCGGCGCCAACGCGCTGTCGCCGGAAATGGGAAGCAGAAGCGTGATCAGCTGCGGAGTGATGATAACGTCCAACGCCATCACCGTGATGTCCGCGATCGGATGTTCAAGCACGACAGGGCGCAGCTCGAACACAGGAGCAACCGGAGATTGCTTTTGAGCCTGCGCGACGGCCGGGAGTGCGGGCTCGGCGACCTGCTGCGTCTCGTTTGCCTGCGGGGTTTGCTCGGACGCCGGCTCCGGCTCCTCCATATCGTCTACGGGTTCGACGTCCGGTAGGGGGACGCGCGCGTGTGAAAGGTCGACCGGCTTGGACGGGCCGCTACTGGCGCTCGCCTTCGCGCGTTCGAAAGCGGATCGACGCGCGGCCTCGAGGGCCGGAGGAAGGCGCTGGGTGGGATACGCGTCGTGAGTTGAACTCATATTGGCGGCGGAGGGGTTCTAAGTTGAGCGATGACTGCGGAATCGAACCGCTCCGCTGTTTTTATGCGGAGCGATTTGTTATTACGAAAGTTTTTTAGCGTGCTCAGCACGTTGACGTAAAGGTCGGGTTGTAGCGCGTGCGAGGCTATCAACTGCGCGGGATCCCTTCGGTGATCGGCGATAACGACGGAAGGTGTCGGATTTCTCCCAGAGCCGGGATCGTAGTGGATCTGGAACACCGTGGATTTGTCCACGGCCACGGCCAGCAGCGGGCGGGTTTCGCGCGCGGTCGATAGGGCGAGCTCTGTGTCGAAGCCGGCTATACCCAGCTGCTCCATGAGCTCGAACATCAGACGACGGCACGAGCGTTCTGAGATTTGCGCCTGGCCCGCCAGGAGAGCGCACATCAGCTGGAACTGCTCGACCTGCTTTTCGCGCGCGGTGGCGTTAACTTTGGCACGGACAGCGTTCGCGTAGGATGAACCTAACCCACGAAACCAGCCGCGCACCTCGCCCGGTTTTCGTGTCAGTGGTATCGCCTGGTGCTTTTTATACTTATACCAAGTGGGACGGCTGATACCGGCGCGCCTGCAAAACTCGGAGACGGAGAACTTGTCGCACAGACGAGACAGTGCCGCGAAAATTGCGGCACTGTCTTCCTTGCTGATGAGCTCCCGCATCTCAGGCGGCGGGAGCAGAAGCACCCGCCTTCTTTTGATTGAGGACCTCTTGGCGAATGCCGCTGAGGCGTTGATCACGCTCCTGGTAATCGGAGCGGTAGCTGTCGAGGGTGCTGTCGATCTTGTCGGCGGGGACGCCGCTGATAGCGGCGTGCGACACGAAGCCAAGTTCGCGCGCGGATTGGATTTCTTGCTCGGTGGGTTCGTCCATTTTAGTCGGGGAGTTTCACCGAGAGATCTTGTGTGTCCTCCGGTGAAAGCCAAATAAAATCCCCGTCGCGATTCACGAAGCGCTGATAGATTTTATTGTCGCTGCCGAGTTTTGTCCCGGTCGCGGCGCGAACATCAACACCGGCGAGTTCACTTTCCGGACCCTCGGTCGCGGAAACGAACCCGAACTGCGAGGCATCGACTGCCTGCATCTCTGGTGTGATCGCATCTGAAGAACCGATACCGCCAGGACCCATGTGCGTGAGCCGGCGCGCCTGTTCAACGAGGTGCAGCGGGTTGATCTCCTCGAGCGGAAGCGCGAGAGGATTTCCGTTTATCATACCGTCAACGTAGCTGTCGAAAGCGCCGGGCTGAAGGGCGGACAATGAACGCTTGCGCGCTACGAGCGCGGCGATCTGGCGTCGCGCTCGGTCGGCGTCCAGTCGAATGCGCTCTTTCAGGAAAGCCGCCGGCGTCATCACGCGTTTGTAGGCGTAGTGGTCCCGGTTATCCGGCGTCGCCACGCCGCGGTTAACGTCGAGCAGCTTGGAGGACGCTTCGACGATGGCCCCGACGCCGACCGGAACGTAGGGCTCGGGATCGTCTTTGTCCAAGACGATCATCGGCGCGTTGAGTGCCGGCGCTTTTTGTTTCGGAGCTTCAGCAGGCGCGGCAGGCGCGGAGAGAGGAGACACCATGCGCCGCAGCATCGCCGCAGCCTTTTCACGCGAGAAGCCGTTCATTGAAAATCCCCCAGAGCCAGAGTTTTGTGCTTACGATGACAGTCGCTGAAAAGGACGGATCGCCCGACCACGACGGAGCCAGTCAGCGCGCAGGTTCCGACAAGCTCGCGAAGAGCGCCAGGCTTTATGTAGGCCAGCGTCAGGTGCGGCGTGTAGTTGGGGAAAGTGGAAATGAGTTTGTCGCCGAAAAACTTCCTGAGGAAGCGATACAACTCACGCAGATCGCGCGACTCCACCGAGAGCTTCAGCACATCTTTGCTGGCGCCTTCAAAGAAAGAAATATCGCCGATTCGCGCAGCAATACGGTCTCCGCCCCAGGCGTCGAGCGCATCACGAATATCTTCGGGCGTCACACTCTGATCAAATCCCCACGCTACAGTGATGTGCGGATCACGCTCATCCTCGACGCGTTGTTCGCGCGGGACATTGCGGTCTGTCCACTCGACGATGTCGGCGGCAGCCTGCAGGGGAAGGCGTAGCATGAGGCAGCCGCGATCCCCGGGCTCGGCGGCCTTTTGCTTGGCCTCCTTCGGTAGCTCGAGGGTGGTTGGAGCGAGCTCGGTCTTCGGCGGTTCCTGCGTGGGTTTGCCGGCGGCAGCCAGAAAGGCCTTCTCATCCACAGACGGATCTTTCTGCAGAAAAGCGATGATCGCGTCTTCGAGCGCTTCCTTCGGGAGATCCAGGTCGATGCCCGCCTGGTGTTGCTCGTTCAGAAACACCGCCACCATGCGAAGGCTGTCGGCCTCGACGTTAGCGACTTTTGCCGAGTGCGACGAAACCAGCGGAGGCAATGCCTGCGGGATCACGCGCGCCTGCTTCATGGTCCCGCCATAGAAGCCAGGCAGGTGACGCTTGGCTACGCGTTCGTGCACCTGCGACTGCCCAAGCGCGTCTTTGACGGCCGCGATTTTGTCATCGCGCGCCGCCTCGGGTTTTCTCGCCCAGCGCGGCACCAGGCGCTCGTAAGCCTTGTCGACGACACGCGAGTCGTAGCGCTGGCTGTTGGCGGCGAACACCGCGTCACCCCAACGCTTCTTCAGCTCTTCATCCCCTACCCCGAGATCTTTGAGCAGGCTGTAAAGGTGCAGCTCGGATTGCTGAACGCTGAGGCGATACTGCGAGTCCTCCGGGCGGAAGAGCACACGGAAATTTGTTCCGCTACCTGGGCGCACATTGAACTGGGTCTCGAGTTCGCCGTTCTGCTTGCGACGCGTGTAGGGGCCTGGAAGCAGCCGCAGCTGCTTGACGTGCACGTATTCGTTTCCGTCGCGGATGAAGGTTCCGCGCTCGGTGAGATGCGGGACGCGCATGAGCGTCATGCGCTTTCGCTCGAGCTCCTGACCTGACTTCTCGTCAGATAGCACGACGGTTCCGCGGAGGCGTCGAACGAGGCGCGTGTCATGGAGTAGCGCTTTCTTTTGTTCGGCTTTACCGCGGTGGTCGGGATCTTCATAGTCCACATCCTCGACGTGCAGACGGAACCCGCCGTAGCTGAGCGGGAATGCCTGGGTCATGGCGGCCTTTGCGCCGGAGAAAATTTCACGGCGCTCCGAATCGAAATCCTCGAAATCTCGAAGCGCTACATTGGGCGGTAAAATCTCCTTTGGCATCTGGCTAGGCTGGCATGAAGGCCGCGACGCGACAAGCGCGGGCGATAGCTAACAAAAAAGCGCGAAGCGGCCCGAAGGCCACCTCGCGCTTTGCTATGCGAATCTTAGACCGCGGCGACGGGAGCCGGGGCCAGTGCGCTGACATCCGGAGCCTCGCCGGTGAGCGAGAGCGCCGTGTCCCAGTCGCGGAAATCTTCGCCCCACACCGGCACACCACTGAGGTTCACCGGGCGGAACTTGATCTTCGACTCGCCCTTGAGCGCCGTGACCTGCGCCAAGCGCTCTTGCAGCGCCACGGCCAGCTGCGTGAAGTCGCCGCCGACTACGATCGGAACCGCGCTGGGGAAGGCCTCCTCGCCCCAGCTACCCACGAACTTCATCTCCATGGCGTGAGCCACGGGGATGACGTCCTTGAACGCCGCGTGCCCAGCCGCCACGAGGAGCGGCACCGGCGGAGCGGACGGATCGGCGGCGACGCCGTCGATGTCGGCGATCTTCGCGCGGAAGTCATCCGGCACGAGGAACCCGACTGACCCGTCCGACATCGCGGCCCACACGCCGGCCGGCTTTACCACCGGCGGAGGCGTGGGAACCGGAGCCGGCGCCGGCGTCGCGCGCAGCAGCTTGCTGCGGCGGAGCTGATCCAACTTTCCTACGTCGAGGCGGACCATGCCGCTGTTGTCGCGCTTGGCGGTGTAGCGGGCGGTGGTCGCGTTGATGCCGTTGATGAGGATGCGCAGGTTGTTGATCGAGTGAGCGTCGAACCCGCGCTTGGCGAGGTTCGACAGAACATCCGAGCAATGGAACCAGGACATGTAGGCCTCCTCGGCGACCTCAGTGGGATCGTCGTGCTTGTCCAGCAGCCGGCGGTCGGGACCGACCGAGTTCTCGCCGACCGGGTCAGTGATGTGACCGAAGTAGAGCAAGTCACCCGGCTTGCCGCCGGCGCGACGGATGATCGCGTCGGTGAACCGAGCGATCGCTGCCTTGCCTTCGACACGACCGCGCCCGAGCGCTTGGGCGAACGCTGGCTCCTTCTGCATCGCCTCCACAAAGTAACCGTGGACGGCGGTGAGCAGGGGGAGCGGAATCAGCCCGGAGATCTCTTCCTGCTTGAACGGATCCCAGCCGATCTTGCCGTCGGCGCGCGGCGTGGACGTCTTCAGGAACCAGCCCTGGTTCACCCCGAACGGCTGCTCGATATTCGGACCGCGGCGCTTCGCAGCGCGGGCGGCCTCGAGCTCCTTGGTCTCGTGACGCAGCCGGTCGAGATGGTCGACCTTCGGCATCAGCGAGATGACGTCCTCCCAGTCGACCGTCACGCGCTCGGACTCGCCGACGAAGCCCGCGAAGGAGCCACCAGCCACCATCGTCGCGCGACGAGCGATGGTCTCGTTGTGGGGAATCTCGGCGATCGCCGAGCGGTTCGCCAAATCTTCGAACGTGACCACGCCGCCCTCACGGGTGGCGAAAGCGTCGCAGTCGGCGACCAGCGCGATTTGGGCCGCGCAGATGGCCACTCTCGGGAGCTCTGCAGCGGCCCCCGAGTATACGTTCTCGCCAACCACATGGGCAGGCACCGCCTGACCGAAACCAAGCGCGATCCATTTGGACCCCGCGTTCTTAACGAAAACCGCGCGAGCGGTGATACCTTCAACTTTCGAGGAGACGGACTCGATTTGCATGATGTTACCTTTTCTTTTTACTTTTCGTTTTCTGAACCTCCTGCCCGGGAGCGGAGCAGGAAAAAACCGACTGCCACTAAACCCAGCGCCAGCACGATAGGCGCGCCGACGCCAATGAGTTCAGCGACTAGTCTCACCAACTCTAGGAACGGCTTAAAGACCCAGAACAGAATCCAGGTGATGAAGCCGCCTAAGAGGATAAATATAATGGTGGGCATCCAGAGATATATGACGCAAAAAGGCCCGCCGTTGCAGGCGGGCCTCGGAGAGGGATGGACTGTGTTTTTCGCTTAACGCTGGCTGGCGCTGACGCCGGCTCCGGTCGTGGCGCGCACGCCCCCGCGGGGCCAGCTGAGCTCGATGTTGCCGTCTGCGTCGATACCACGCACGGTGTAGCCAGGCAGGATGGCTTGGTCCTTCTTGATCTGCTTGAGGGCACCGAGCTTGATGACCAAGTTCATGAGCGCCGCGCCGCGTACGCCGTTTGGCACCTCGCGGAGGTAGACGTCGCCCGTGTCGGTCTCGATGTCCACGACGATCGGAGGAGTGGGCTTGTCGGGCTCGGGAGAGTTTCGCTGCGGAAGCGAGACTAGGCGCATGTTGATGCGGTCGACGGAAAGCGCGGTGTCACCATCAACCCAAACCACGAAGTTGTGGTCGCGAAGATTGTCGTAGCCGGTGTGCGGGCCATCCTCCACCGGCGCGCCGTTAACGCGCTCGTAAAGCTCTGCCGAACACTTGAGATGGGTGAGTTTTCCGGAACGACCGAACGCGAGCAGGAGCGTCGGATTGGGTCCGGACTCTCCGCGAATTTGAGGCGGCAGACAGGCGTCGAACAGGACCGGAGTCCCCTTCTTCACAGGTTTGGATGTAGAACTTTTGCTAGGCATGTTCGTGCGAGGGTAGGGTTGGTGACGTATAGAACTTCGAAAATTTTAGATTCAAACTCAACAACTTTATTGGGATCTGCGTTTGAGTTCAGAGCTTTTGTAACTGCTAAACGCACTTGCTCGCTACAATTCGGACAGCCGAGCGCGTGATAGATTCCACCCGCGCGGAATTTGAGTTTTGTCTCCTTGTTCTCGCTGGCCGGGATATTAGCCAGCAGGGATCCACACCCAACACACACGAGGCGCGCCGTGCTCTGGTCGTAACGGGCGTGCTCGGCTTTGCACGGACAGTCCTTGCAAACATCAGTGTCGATGCGCTTAACGAGCGGCGAGCGCGTCACCACCATGTCGGTGACGCGCTTTCTTTTCTGACAACGGCACACTACGTCGGGGATCCTCAGCTGCGCCATGTCCACTTCGCGCGGGCGCGGCAACGCACGCAGAGCAAGAACCAGCGAACCTAGCGCGCGTGGGTCGAGATCAGTGCCCGAAGCATTTCTCGATGAAGGCATGCCTCTCGCTATCCGGCACGTCCTTGTATTGCAACACCTGATCAAGCTTCTGCTCCGCCTGCTCACGACGTTGCGCCAGGCGTTTGAAGTCTATCTGGCCTAGATCTCCGGTGACGCGGAGCGGAGTGTAACGCGGCGGGGGCGAGTAAGAGAGCAGCCCGCGCGAGGCGATGTCTTTGAGATGCCGGACGGCCGTGGCCTCGGTGAGCAAGACCTGGTCGGCCAGGTTCGCCAGATCGACCTCGAATGATCCGTCGCTCTTGGCCTGCCCGGCCGCCAGCACCGCATTATAGTATTTGTGGAACTGCTCGTCCTCACCACGCCCAAGGAATTTAACTGTGGCGATGCGCTGCTCCACCGGACTTGTAGCCAACACATTCGCGCCCAGCAGAACACTGCGGATGGCGCGATGCGAGAATGTCGATACCCCGCTGTGCTTCTCGATGACCTCGGCAGATGCGCAAGCCAGCCCGGTCTTTCGGTCGGTGAGCGAGCAGACCGCGTTGTAGAACGCTGCGATATCCGCGCGGCTCGGATGCCCGTTGTCCAGAAACCGACGCTGGGTTGATATGGAGTCCCGGGAATAGAGCGTGACGCCGCGGCTTGGTTTGCCGTCGCGCCCGCCTCGACCGAGCTCCTGAGCCAGCGCCTCGATGTTCGGCGGAATATCGCGGTGCACAACCAGACGAACGTCCGGTTTGTCGACACCCATGCCGAACGCATTAGTGGCTACCACGACGTCGGCCTTACCCGTCATGAATAGGTCCATGTTCGCTTCCTTCTTCTTCGGGTCCATCTGGCCGTGGTAGATGGTCGTCGACAGCCCCACCGCGCCGAGCGCTCGCTGGAGATGCGAGGCAGTCTCCTCGAGGCGAGTGATCGTGGAGCAGTAGACGATGGACGGACCATTCGCCTCTTGGATCAGATCCACCATCTGATTGATGTCGCGATAGTCGTCCGCAGTGAACGCCAGGTTATCGCGGCGCAGATAGTGCGACAACTTTCGGGCGCGCGACATGCAGAGGACACGTCGGATATCGTCTTCCACCTCGGGTGGGCATGTGGCGGTGAAAGCCGAAACAACCTTGGGAACCGAGGCGGTGATGTAGTCTCCGATCTTGCAGTAGAACGGGCGAAAAGTATCCGACCACTGCGACAAACAGTGCGCCTCGTCGATGGTCACCATGTCCGGCTTCACCGTGTTCAGCGCCGCCATGAATGCATCGTTTCCGAGGCGCTCCGGAGAGACGTAGAGCATCTGTAGCTGCCCAGACATCCACTGGCGCATCGTGAACTCGTTCTCGCCGGCGGTGCGGTTACCATTAACGGTTCCGGCCGCCACTCCCATCAACGTGAGCTTATTCACCTGGTCCTTCATCAGCGCCAGCAGCGGGCTGAACACCACGGTCTTCCAGTTGAGGGCGAGCGTTGGAATGATGAAGCAGGCTGATTTTCCGCCTGACGTATTGATGACACAGAGCAGGTCCTGCCCGCCGAGGATCGTCGCAATCGCGCTGTCCTGACCTGAACGAAGAGCTGAGAATCCAAGGTCGCGAATAACGCGCGGAAGGGCGCGCATGCCGGCGGAAAGCCACTCGACGTTGACGACGTTGTTTCTGATCGCGTAGCGATCGTGACCTACCTGGGCGGTTGACATTTGAGATCGAGAAATTTTTGAACGACTCCAGCGTAAGACATGAGCGTCCTGACTTCGTTTTCTAGGCGAAGGGAGGCGACGTGGTTGCAGTAATTTGTGGTTCCGTCGAAGAGCAGTTCCAACGCTTGCGGCGTGACCGCGAGACGTCGGGTAACATCCCACGGCGTGGTCGCGCATAGGTCATCGATCACGCTCCGAATAGCCGTGCGCCAGAAATCGCCATAACCACGGCGAGCGAGTGACAGGCGAAGAGGCGCAGCCAGCGGCTCCGGGTGGATGGTCCACACGCGCGAGTTCACCGCATCAGGAAACAGTTCGACCCACTTATCGACGGCCGCAAACAGCTCGCCAAGATTCAGGCACGGCACGGTCAGGTCCCGGATGAACCAGGGCTCGGTGCCGCCCGTGAAGTGCCCGACCATGAAAGTGCCGTCGCACTGATCAAGCCGGTGCGGAACCGATCCATCGGGGCGCACCCAGAGAAGCAACGCGTTACCCATTGATGGAAACCAGCGCGTGCTTGAGCGCTTGAAACACAAAAACCTGCGGCTTGATTGCCTCGTGCGCAGCCAGCTCAGCGACCTGCGCAAGAGGGACCACCGCGAGGAAGTTGCTCGGTAGCACCGGTTCGATGAATTGGACCTCGAACACATCCAACGCGCGCACTGGGCGGTCGAAGGCCACGCTGCTGGAGAACCGCGAGACGCTCATGAAGAAAGGAATGATGAGCGCCGGCGTGGTAAATTCCTTCAGCGGAAAAACGTCCCGCATCAGATGATAGTCTTCGGACAACGGACGAATGTCTCCGAGCCTGGCGAGCGCGCGCGTAGGCGCGTGGACGCGCATTCGCACGCGCACCAAAGCTCTGTCAGTCTTGTTCTTTTGGTCAGGCAACGATGGAAGTAAGTTTAACGGCTACAAATACACGGCTCTCGAATCCAGCCATCATCAAAGCGCACTCGCGCTGAGAAGCCGAAATGTTCCGGCAAAACGAGCCGGCATCGTCCGTGTCTACGAACTCGCGAACCACGAAAGCTCCGTCGGCGCCGGGTATGGCGGCGTCGAAGAATATCATCGGAGTTCCGATCTCCATCTCCTCGGCAAAGAACCGAATGGCTTTTTGCTCGCTGCGTTTCGCTAGCGCGAACGCGGGGATGACGTAGACCTTGTCGAGAATTACCCGGCAGTTGCTGGGTTCGAAGCCTAGCTTCCAACGTGCCTGGCTGAGGATCTCCGTCACCGAGTCGGAACGCGGGACGCGGAACGCCGAAGCCAGAGATATGGCCGCGGCGGTTTCGGATAATTTGGGACGCTTCATTCGAGAGCGCTGGGGTCTGCGGCGGCGACGAGCGCCGGCTGAATTCGTAGTCCGGCGGTCTGTACCGCCTCCGCCTTCTTGATGTCTTCTGGAAAATACTCCGCGTAACCTTCGATACGCAGAAACTTTCCAGTCGATATGACCGCTTCGCGATTGTTATGAAATGCAACGGCTATGTCGTGCGCGGATCCGCTGAACACGCCGAGCTCCTTCGAAGTGTAGCGCCGATTTTCCACAACAAGACCGAGCAGTTTGTTGTCGAGCAGCAGATCGCAGAGAGCGAAGTCGAAGTCCATGGCGCTCTCTTGAAAGACGTCGGTGTCTCCGGTCATCTCGCTGCGCAGCACGGCTTGGATACGGCGACCTTCCGGGCCAAAGGACTGCTTGGCGGCCCGCATGATGATCTTATTTCCGATGACCGTCTCACCCACCTTGTATTGGCCGGCGCGCACCATCGTGAGCTGCCAAGCTGCGAGTTGATTGAACGCGCGCCCTCCGCGGGTGGTTTTGTTGTAGAGCGCGGACGATTCGGCGTCCATCGGTTTGCCGCGCCCGGACATGTCGATCTTCTCCGTCTGATGATTGCAGCAGATCAAAATGACATTGTTAGTGGACAGGAACGCCGGCAGGCGGCGCGCAAAGGCGTGCGCCCACTTGGCGTGCAGCAAATTCGACCCCTCGCCCGTAGCGGTGTAGTCTTCCTTTGCCAGCGATTCGGCGCTCTTGCCGTAGCCGTAGAAGCCTTCGGCCTCGGCATCCGACATCAGGCGACTCCAGACGTCGCACACGATGACGATGGGCGTGTCGATGGGAACGCAGATACCTGTCTTGTCCTTCTTGTTGTTCAGGCGTCCGCGGTAGGCGTCGACAGCATCGATCATGACCTGCTCGAATTCACGCAGAGAGAAGGCCTGCGTCCAGAGAACTTGGTCGGCCAGTTTCTCGCTGACTTCGCGATTGTTGGAGAGACAGCGCCGCGCGCGCTCGACCGGCATGGGCTTGTTTTCGGTCTCGATGTAGACTCCGGGGCAGCCTTGGCGCATCGCAGCGCCCATGATCTCGAAGCACGTGGTCGTCTTGCCCGTGGCCTCCTGCGCCGTGAGCGTGCCCATGGTGGCTTTCGGCATGCCGATCGTGCCGTAGAGATACTGCAGGGCGAAGTGGTGAAACGGCAGGAACGACGTGCGCACTTCACTGAGTGTTCGGAAATTGCTCGGGCGATTTTTCCGACGCTCGCCCAGGGCGCGAAGCACGCGAACCGCCGCGCCGGCACCATCCGCTTTTTCCTTGTCGGCTATCTGAAACGAGAACTGCGGGTCGAAGATGGGCGTCAACCCGGTGGCCTTGATGAGCGTCTCGATAGGCTGAAGGGCGGGATCGTTTGGCATCCCGGCGACCGGCGCCTCCGCGGTCGCAGCCGACTTCGTCGAGGTCTTTTTTGTGGGGGACTTTTTGGCTTTGGCCATAGTGAAAGAAGAAGGGGTGAGGTTACCCTCACCCCTTGAGTGTGTCCAACGATTACGTCCTACTCAAACGCGCTGATTTATCAGCGATTTCCCGCGCGCTTGAGCAATTCGCCCATGCGGTGGATCTGGTTGGTATCCAGAGACTGGCCAGTCTTCGCGGCCTGGTCATTGAACGCGAGCAGCTGCTGGAGTTCGCTGTTCTCCTCGGGGCTCAACGGAGCGCCAGTCGCGCCGGGAGCGATGGTGGCGTTCTGCTGGATGGGCGGCTGCTGTTGGGGCGCCTGCTGCACAGCGGGCTGGATGGTCTGCTGCTGGGCGCCCTGAGCTACCGCGGCGTAGCCGGGCATCGCGGTGATGGCGCTCCACGGGAGGCTGTTGTCGCTGGGGGCGAACACCGCCGCGGGGTTAGTGCGCGCGAAGTTAACCGCATCGGCGATGGTCATGGGCGTTTGCATGACCGCCCCGTTGACCGCGGCGTAGATCATCACCGCGGGCGGCTGCTGCACGGGCGGCTGCTGCACGGGCGGCTGCTGCACGGGCGGCTGGTAGGCCTGCTGGACCGGCGCCTGTTGGATGGGGGCCTGCTGCGCGGGGGCGCCGAAGCCAGCGGGAGCGCCGCCACCGAAGCCCGCGGGAGCTCCGCCACCGAAACCGGCAGGAGCACCGGCAGGAGCACCGAAGCCAGCGGGAGCACCGGCAGGAGCACCGCCGAAGCCGCCAGCGGGAGCGCCGCCACCGAAGCCCGCGGGAGCACCGGCAGGAGCACCGAAGCCAGCGGGAGCACCGGCAGGAGCACCGCCGAAGCCAGCAGGCGCGCCAGCGGGAGCGCCGCCGAAGCCGCCCGCGGGAGCTCCGCCACCGAAACCGGCAGGGGCACCGCCGCCGAAGCCAGCGGGAGCACCGGCAGGAGCACCGAAGCCAGCGGGAGCACCGCCACCGAAGCCCGCGGGAGCTCCGCCACCGAAACCGGCAGGGGCACCGCCGCCGAAGCCAGCAGGCGCGCCAGCGGGAGCGCCGCCGAAGCCGCCAGCGGGAGCGCCGCCACCGAAGCCCGCGGGAGCTCCGCCACCGAAGCCAGCGGGAGCGCCGGTGGGGGCACCACCGAAGCCGCCAGCGGGCGCACCGCCGAAGCCACCGACAGGAGCGGCGCCCGCGGGGGCACCAAAACCGGCGGGAGTGTTGCCAAAGCCGCCCGCGGCAGCGCCGACAGCGGCACCAGGAATAGCGCCAGGCGCGCCGGTCATGCCGGTGCCTCCGCGCACATTGGCGCGGTGGCCGCAGGCGATGTGGATCAGCTCAAGCGGAAAGGCGCCGTCGCCGACCAACATGTCGACGATTTCCTGATACGACGGGATGCGCCAGATATCGAGCGAGCCGAGGTCGTAGCGATTGGCAAGCGCCTCCGGACCGACGGGAAACACGCGCTCGGTGCCGAGACAATTCTCGCGCTCGGTGAAGTGGAAGCCGAGGTAGGGAAATCCTCCGCTGTTGGGCGCGGGCGGAACGATTTTGATGCAGGTGAGCAAGCCGGTGTTCGGGTGCGTCACGTCGCCGAGCAGGAACTGTTGGAAGTTCGGGTCGCGCGGCTGCTGACCGTAGGAGGTGGGCCAGCTGAGCGTCTCCTTCAGCGCACCGAGCGACTGCGCCGAAGTCACCAACAGACCCTGCGTGAGTTGACCCTTGATTTGGGCGACTGCGTTCATCGCCGCCTTGACCTTGGGACGGCCGGGAAGCGGAACGATCTCCTTACCCGGACGGCGGGGATCCGCCTGCTTTTTGGTGAGACCGGCGAAGCGCGCATCGAGGCGAGCGGTGCGGGCGAGGTCCATGACCGGGCAAGGAGCCTGATCGGCGGTGATGCCGGCGAGGGTGAGCTGCTTGGGCGAGGTGAAGCTCATGCCGGAACGGCCGAGCCACTGATAGACGTAGCCGAGCACGAACCAGGAGGTAAAGGCCGGCGTGCCACCTTTGACCTCGTTGTCCACGCGCCCGCTGTGCATGTCGCGGTAGGGGGCGAACGAGGTTTTGCGCGCCGCGTCGTGCGGGCTCATGTTGTCGTCCAGCGCCGGAAGGATGCGCGCCCACATGGGCTCCTTCTCGGTGGGGAAGATGGCGCGAACACCATCCTTGAAATACCGACCGGACGAATCGAATTCGTCGTCGACGACAGCAGCGGAACCAGCGGCAATGCGGTTGTTATTGGGAGCAGTAGACATGATGAGAAATTAAGATTTTAAGTGGGATTCTGACTTTTGCGTTCGGACAAAACCTGGCGCGCTTTTGTTAGGTTGGCGCGACCGGCCGTGATTTTTGCCTGCGAGCGAGAACGCCCGCCTTTGGCTCCGCTGAGACTCAGGAAATTGCGAGTTTCTTGGGACAGCTTTGGACCTGCCGACTTTTTCCCTGAACGAGAACGGTCGGCGGCGCTCTCGCGTTTACGGGTTTGAAGTTTAGCCACGCTGACGAGTTCAACAAGCCGCTTGTTATAGTCAAGCGGCTTGTCGGAATTCTTCCTTCAACCAGACCGGATCGTTCGCCCAAGTCGGGTCGTCGAGCAGCTTGAGCTGGTCCTTCGATGGGCGCGACGACCAGGCGAGATTGAACTCGCCGGACGCCGGATAGAACCAGACGCGCCCATGGTCGAACCACGTGTTCTTCTCCGTCATGTAGATCTCGTGCAGCCTAGAGACAAGGAAGCGCTCCTCCACCGGGCAGATGGACACACACGAGTCGTAGAGGATGGTCATCAGCCTGGCGTGCATACCGCGCCGACGATACTCGTCCACGAGGTTGATGCCGGCGCGCGCTGAAGTCGCAGCTACGGACTCTTGGCACGGGAAGTTGCGCGCCACGCGTCCCATCGCCGACAGCTGGGCGCGGCGATCGCGCCCGCTGATGGAACCACCGAGCATACCGTAACCGGCGAAGTGGCGCCGGCGACCAGACTGCGCGACGAGGAAACCCGGATGCTCAGGCGCGCGCTGCAGATCCTCTTCCAGCCATCGAGTAGCCACCGGCTCGCGCTTTGCGATCGCGCCGAGGATCTTCGAGCCGGTGCCCTCCGGCGGCTTGAATCCGGCGTCGGACTCGATCTTGCGCTCAAGGGTGGAGTCTACCGCGCCATAGGCGGTGTTGGAGACCAGCACGCCGTTCGCGGTGAAGCGATGCCGCGGACCGGCGTTCACCAGATCGTAGACCGGCTCCAACGTGAGCTCGAACCCACGGGCACGGAGCTCCGCGATCAGGACATCGCGGGGACGACCTCGGTAGCCGTTGACGCCGAGTATCGCCGCAGGATTTCCTCCAGCGGCGTTCCCTTGTCGAACAACGCCCTTGCATGCGACGCCGAGCACTGGATTTCCGGGTGGGTGGCCATGAACTCGCGAACTATTTTGGAGACGTTCGGGCGCGATGCCTTGGTCCTCGCGATTTCGGCGATTTCCGCCGCAGTCTTTCCCTGCTTCAGGAGCTTGACCAGATAGTTGAACGAGAGAGCCGAGTGCGCAGCGTGCAGACGCCTGGCCTCCGCGTAAGTGTTCTCGGCTTCCGGATTCGCCGACGACTTCTTCCACTGAGCCAGGATTTGAGCTTCGGTCCAGCCCCTCCAGACAAGCTTGCGCACCTGAGCCCGAGCGAACCCCACCTCCGGATGCGCCGCCAAGAATGCGTCCGCCTTCGCGAAATCCGAATTCGCCCGTAGCTGCTCCTTGGTGCGATACTCCCCGGCATTCCACTTCTCCACCAGCTGCTCCTCCGTCAGACCGGAGAAGAGCAGATTGCGGACTGTCCTGAACGCCAGCTTCACCTCCGGATGCGCCGCAACGAACGCTCGCGTCTTCGCTCCAAATGATCGGATCGAAAGACGCGTGTTCTCGAGATTGGTCCGACGGTCCACCAGGCGAAGATTGTCCGGCGAGTAAGGGCCGTCGTTGTCGATCCGATCGAAATCCTTCCCCTTGAAGGTCTCGCCCGGCCACTTGCTGAGCGCCCACGAGATGAAGTGCTCCTTGTCCTGAAACAGCACCTGGATTCCCCGCCCCTTGTAGTTGTAGGAGCTGGCGTGCGTCCACGTGTTGCAACGCTGCTTCATGGACTGAAACCGCGTGCGAAGCCGATAGCGAATTTCGTCCTTCTTCGGCGCCTGACACGCACAACGAATGCCTTTGCCAGATTCCAGATGGTGTAGCCATTTCTGACGCACCACCTCGCAGCGCGGGCAAAATGTCTGCACCGCCAGATTGCCTTTGCTGTTTCGAAACAGCGCCGGCCTCAGTTGCAAACCCTGCAAGCCGAGCTTGGCCAGCCTCGCTGCCAGTTCGGGCGAGATCGAGACCTGCCAAAGCAGCTTCTCCGAAGAAGACCTCTCTTCCGTCCATAAGCCAGACACCGTGGTCGACGGTGGCACGGAGTCCTTGGTATTCGATGATGTGCTGTTCACCTTTGCAGATAAGCCCTTCGTGGCGGACCCAGTCAACTCCGTCCCACAAAAGATCGAAATCTTTAGATACTTCCTTGATTTTCTTTACACCATTGTTTGTTAATACTCCCACATCAGCCGGCAAGCAACTGAAGTTTCCCACCTTTCCAATGCCGTCGCGGTCCTTCTTCTTGTTGAGATACTCGCGGGGCTTTTCCTGCACCCATTCCGCCAGCGACCAGTGAAGGTCGTGCTTGGGGTGGCGCAGCTTTCCGTCTTTGCGCAAGAGCTCGTGTTCCTCGACTTTGCGGATCACCTTGCCCTCCTTCATGAGGTGCATGATGGCCTGCGGGTTTCGATTACCCTCGGGGATGCCGCAGTCAGCGTCGTAACGCAGGCGAACCGGCATCGTCTCCGTCCCTTCCTTAACGAGACCAAACTGAGTGTCCGGCTCGGTCATGAGCCGGATCAGATTCTCGTCGCCGCTCATGAACGCCTTACCGCGGATCTCGGCCGTGTCATAGTCATACTCGACGATGCACCAGCCCTTCGATCCGGGCACTGGAGGAAGGCTGCTGATGTCGACGCACCCGCGGATGGACGGGATGTTCTTACCCACCTTCTCCACGCGGTCGTCGAGTTTCGGATACTGCATCGCGCCGACCAGATATTTCTCGAACTTCTCGGGCAGACGGTTGGCTTCCTTCAGTTCGAGCAGCAGCTTTCCGACGCCCTCCGATATGCGCTTGTTGACGTAGCTCGGCCAGTTAAGCGTATTCGGTTTCCAGCTACGAGGACGCCCGGTGTCGGTCGTGCTATACTGACAGTGCACGCGTTGATCGCTGCACAGCCAGAAGTGAAGACCGTTCTCCTTGGTCACCTCGCCTGTCTCTTCGTCGATTTCGGGCTCCTTCAGGAACGCCTTGCTCAGGTTACCGACGGCATTGAGGTTCAGCAGCTCTCCGATCGTCTCGTGCTTGTCCGCGAGAATCTGCAGCGTCTGCTTGTCGGTGGACGGCGTGAACTCCTTCTGCCTAGCCGGGGTCATGGCCATGACCTTCTCCCACGAAGTTGTCGGCAGGCCCTTCTCTTTGTTGTTGGTCGATTTCACCGGAGTGAGGCCGATCACGTCAAAGAGCCAGCGCCGCATCATCGGAGCGCTTCGGATGTTGAACCCCGGTGCCTCGCGCATGTGGTGGAAGAACGCCAGCGCCTGGTCCTTCTTTTCAGGCCCGACCAGGTCCAGCAACTTCCGCTCGGCCTCACCGTGCTTCAGCGCCTCAGGGCTGGTCAGCAGCTGGAGACACTCCAGACCGACGGTGAGCCCACGCATGCCGAACGCCCCCTGCAGGAAGCGGAGAAACAGCGTGCGCGCCTCGTTCGCCACCCGCTGCTTAAATCGGATGTTCAGCTCCTGCGTGGCGAACGTAAACAGATCACGCAGCTCGTCCATGCGCTGCACGTTCATCGGAAGTCCGACGATCGCGAAGTTGGTGAACACGTCGCTCACGAACGGGAGGAACGTGTTCATGAAGTAGGCCGCGGTGCCTTCGGCGACCATCCTGCGCAGCAAATACGGCCATGCGCGGTAAGGCGTCAGCACGTCGTAGCAGCCGTAGGGCTCAATCAGTTTGTCGGGCACGTAACCGAAGCCGTCGTCCTCGCTCTGGCGGTTAGCCTTATACCAGAGCATCAGCTCGATGTCGTAGCGACCAAACGGCGTGTAGCGGATAGACAACTCTTCCAAACCGCCGCCGACGTCTTCGTCGACTACCTGCTGACCGAACTCAGTGTCGAACTCCGTGCGTTGATACCACTCCAGATCCAGGAATTTATCCATCCACGGGTAGTCCGCGGAGATGTGATGACCTAGATAGCGCGTCTGCTTTTTATTCAACACGCGGCCGAGAATTTGTCCGCAAGTCTTGTAAGGCGCGTTCATCACATACTCCGCGCGCTCATTCATGAACTGAAAGAAGAACGCGCGCGTCGGTGTAGGCGCGGCTTGGAAACTCCTCAGAAGACCATCCACGTGACTGCGGCCTTTCCACTCACAGTCCACGGAGAACAGGCTGTATTTCTTTTCCTCCCACTCACGCACAACATTCTCCATCTGCTCCGTGTTGCGCACGAAGGTCATCTCGGAGGGAATCACGTCAACGACCACGCCGTTGATTTGATCCCACATCCGTTTCACCTGCTTCATGTCCACATTGAAGCGCTCGATATACTCCGGCTTGAACACCGGCAGCATGATGTCGGGCATCAGGTAGACGCGCGCGTTGACTAGCGCCGAGTGAAACCAACCACCCTGCAAATCGCTGATCGACCCCTTCACATCCACCAACACATCGAACGCCGGCTTTCCAAGGCAGACGATGATCTTCGGCTGGACGCGCTTTATCTCGGCGAGCAACGCCGGGGTTGCCATAGCGATGGCGTCGCGGTCGGGCTTCTTGCGCTCTTCCTTTGGGAGGAGCCACTTCACCAGGGCCGTGAAGTAGCAGTCGTCCATGTCGATCGCCGCGTTGCGCGCGCAGTCGGTGAGAATGACGCCAGACCCACTCTTCAGATAGCGCGGCTTGTCCTCGATGGAAGCTCCGGTGAACGTGCGCTCCCGGTCCATCGCCTCGTCCTCCTGCAGCGACGTCTGGATGAACATCACGTCGCTCGGCGTCTTTCCCGCCCCGGCGACAAACAAGACGTCCGACCAGCGGCGCGTGGTCTTTACGTCATGCGGATGTTCCGTGGGTCTCGGTGTAGCCAAAGCCACCCGAGGTTTGAATGAGCGGCGTTCTTCAAACATCGGAGGAAGTGCACTTGCTTATGACTTCGGCGAGAAAGTCGTTCGCCGCAGAAATGTCCGCCGCCATCTTTACTTTCCCAGCTTCGTTGGCGGCCTTTATCAGCGCAGCGTTCGATGCACGGTCGGCGTCCCATTTCTCTCGCAAGCGCTGACGCGCATCCGGCGGGAGGCTTTTGAACTTGTTGACGATGTCTTCGACCGAAATTTTTGAGGCCATTTTATTGGATACCGAGGGCAAGATAACGAAGATAGGCGATCTCGTTTTTGTCGCACTCGCCCAAGTCCTTTCGATGGGCGGGAGGACGCAGAGAGCGTGTTGCGATGAAGGTGACTGTCTGGCGGAAGTAGTCTTCGGCGTCGGCACCGCCGGCGTCGTTGTCCATGATCGATACGGCTTCTTGAGCACCCGCCGCTATCAGGCGCGCCTGCTCCGGGCTGACGAACTTACCAGTGGCGCCGACCGCCGGCGGTCCGAATTTGGCGGCGTCTAGCGGACCTTCGGTGAGGACAATGCGCCGCACCCAACCAGGGTGACGCGCCGCCATCATGTCGTTCCAGCGGAGCGCGGCGTCGTAGCAGAACAGCACTTCGTTGCGCGACATGGCGTCGGCCGAGCGATAGCGGGTTATCCGCTTCCAATCATCTCCATAGTCGGGGCGGATTACTTTCGTTTTGTCGGGCCCGGCGTATTCGACAGGCACCCATTCGTGGCGGTAAGGATGCAGGAAGTAGGTGTAGCCCTGGTGCGCCTGTTGGAGAATACGCGCCTGCCATCCGATGCAGCTACCATGCTGACGCCCGAAAAGAATGAGGCGATTCTGAGGCGTGTCTTTCCATCCATCGGGTCCCTTGCGGTAGTAGCGCTTCAGCGTGCCCTCGGGTAGTTCGACGTGGCAAAACGAGGCCTCGAGCATGTCGTGCAGGACCGCCAGATCGTAGCCACGATCGACAACATACCGGACAGCCGGATGGTCGGCGGGGAGGTCCTTCAAGAAGGTGCACTGTCCGGGCTCGCCGGGAACGCGGCGACCGAGGTGATCGGTGACCAGCTTCAGCTCGTTGTCGACGGCCGTCACCGACACGACGGACTGCGCGTCCGGAATGCCGCGGCTCTGAATCGGTGGGTAATCCAGGATATCGAGCATCGAGATCTTTTTACCCGACTTCATACACATGGCGCAGTCGTCGTTATCGTAACTTCCGAGGCGCCCCTCCCACTTGCCGGTGCCGAAATACTTGTCCAAGTTCACAGCCCCGTGCATGGAGATGAGTTCCTTGCGCCCGTCCAGCTGCAGACGAAGCGGACTCGGGAAGTAGGCGTGGAGACCGCCAGTTTCCTGGCGTATGCTCACAGGTCCGTGAATGCGTGAAAGCGCTTCAACGAAACGCAACACCTTTGGGTCGAGCGCAGAGACGCCGGATCCGTATTTGATCGAGACGCTCATAGATCGAGGATGGCGAAGTTTTTGATGGCGAGAGAATGAATTTCAGAGGCCAGATCGTCGTCCGGCATCGGGAGGTCCAGTTGACGTTTGTGCGGCAGGCAGAGCAGCAGGCGAATCTCGCGCTCGACGCGCGCCGGCTGGAAGTCGGACGGCTCCGGAATCGGGCCGTGAAGGCGCAGCTGGTTGATCGACACGCGGCGGGCCAACGCGGCCTCGTGCTCAAGCATGGAGTCGAACTCCGCCCGAATTTCGAGCAGGGTGCTCTTCACGCCGGCGACGAGAGACTGGATCGTGAGACCTCCGGTCAATGTCCAGAAAAGCTGAGGCGAGATCTGACGACCCAACAGGATCAGTGCGCGCCAGAGGTAGGAGTTGCGAAACACCTCGTCGTGGTAGGTGGACGCATTCGAGGAGAGGAAGCGCGTCACCGCGGCAAGATCCGTCATACCGAGCTCCCAGCCAGGAGCCGAGTGTTGAATCGAAGAACCGAGCCCGACGATCGTCTGGGTCAGAGACCAGGCGTTAACCGTATTCATTTCCTCGTTACGGAATATGAAAGCGGGCGCGGGGAATGACGCGCGGTCGACGGACGGAGCGAACAGCCCTTGGCAGAACAGGTCCTCGAAGGACGCGGAGAGACCGGCCATGTATTCCTGCTTCGGACGGTAGTTCACAGCGGTCCACGCATCGATGGCGGCGGATGATGCGCGGCCGAAGGCTTCACGCCCGGCGAAAGTCTCCTCCGTCAAAGGGAACTCTTCACGGGAAGCCAGCGCCACGAGCAGCTGAGCCAGGGGGAGGTCGAGCTGGCGATCGGCAATCAGGCCGCGGATGCGGCGAGCGGTCAGCGACTGCCAAGACTCCACCGGACCAAGCCGGGTAGCGAGGACTTCCACGATCGCGGGCGCCGAGGGGTGACACGCCAGCAACCGACCAACGCGACTCCCTTTCGCCACGGAACCGGGGAGAGTCGCATTTTCCGAGGGCCGGGAGGGCTCGGATTCCGATGCTGTGTTCTGGTCCCCTTTCGCCTGCGAAAGGGTAAGGGTTAGATGATTGGGTTCGGAAGAACCCAATCCAATACGGTTGGCGTTTTCGCCTACCCCGGTAGTCAAAAAATTAGCGGGAGTTGCGAGCTTCGATTCGGTGCGTTTGACCTGTGGGAGAAGGTCACGCGCGCTGAAGTAGGCCTCGAGATCCAACCAGAACCCGGCGGCGTCGAGATCAGTGTCGACCGGAGCGCTCATTCCAACCCCCATCAGGAAACGCGCTGCCTCATTCGCGCTGGAGGCGTAGAGCATGTCCTGCACGCACAGGAACAGCCAGAGGCGTTCGGCGAGCTCGGTGAGATCGAATTCCTCCTTCGAGAACCAGGGAAGGACTTGCCCGCGGGCGTCATCGAGCGCCGCGGCGAAACCAACCGAGAACTTTGGTCCGTGCGTGAGCAGCCAGCGCGCCGAACCTTTGTTCGCCTGGCGCTTGAGCCCGTGTTCAGCATGCAGCGCCATAACCGCTCCGCAGCGGATCAGACTGCGCACGTGGCGGGAGGCTGTGCCGGCCGTGACCAGAGCGCCCTCTGCCAGCCTCGCGTTACTGAGCGTCGTCTTGCCGTGAATGTCGGCGAGATGATTGATCTGCGCGTAGACCGGGAAGAACGTCTTTCGCATGCCCGGAAACGACTTAACGTAATTCGAAAAACGCCCGGCGCGGGGCGCACGGAAGAAGATCCGAGCCATGAGAATTCCTTGAAGGGTTTAAGTGGGTGAGCACCTTGAGGGTGCTCGGGGAAGAACCAACAAGCCCCTGTGGGGAGACTTGGTCAATACCTTTTCCCTAAGTAAGGGATCAGGCCATGTCTATCAGGCGCTGGAAGTGATACTTAGCGCGGCTGAATCGAACCGAGCCGCCGGTGCCCTTACGAGCTTTCGAGATGTAGTAGTTCTGCTGCACTTCGAAGGCTACCTGCGCACCGGGTGTGTTGCCGCCCTCATCGCGCACGCGCATACCCGACATACCGATGATGTTGGTGAAGTTGTTACCGAGGGACTTGTTTTCCTGCAAGTTCTCGGACTTCACCATCCAGTTATCATAGCCCTCGGCCTTGATTGCGCGCGCCTGCGCGTAAGCGATTCCGATCAGCTTGTGCGTGCGCACGGCTTCGCAAAAAGCGTCGGCGAGCATCTGCATGTAGAAGCGGTAATTCGCGGCCGCTGCAGTGGTCAGTTCCACGCCGCCGCCGATCCAGTCCAGCATGATCACGTCGATACCATTCATCGTATCGCCGTAGAGTTTGATCAGATCGTTGAGCTTCGCGTGCAGACCCATGTCACCCTTCTTCCACTTCAACATGCGCAGCTCGCCGCCGTTGGCGCGGAGGCGCTGAGCACCGGCGATGTAGTTGCGGTAGGCGGTGAGCTCATCCGGCGCCAAACGCGACGCGTCGAAACCATCCGCCAGTTTGTTAAACGGGATGTTGCACTCGCGCGAGATGTTGCGCAGCTCGACCTCCGCGGGCTCCTGCTCGGTGGATATCGCGAGCACCTTCAGCCTGTGCGCGTTGAACAGGTCGAACCCGCACTGCGCGAAGTGAATCGTCTTTCCCACCGCCTGCGCGGCGATCATCAACGTGGCCTCCTTCTTACGGAAGCCACCGCCCATCACTTTCGAGATACCCGGAGACACCGCGCTGTAGGCCGGCAGGATCTCGACGATCTTTCCCTCGAGGTTGATGGCCATCTGCTCCGACGTGTCCGTCGTCTCACCCATCGCGATCTGCTGCGTGACCGCGTTGATCTCCTCGCGGACCTTGTCCAGCCCTATGCGTGACGAGCTCAGCTTAGCCTGGAGACGTTGTTGGCGGCGGCCTTGGATCCAGGCCTTCGCTATGCGCTCGGCTACCTGAAGGAAGTCGGCTGGGACTCCGGGGTCATAGATTTGCTGGAGACGCTGCAGCGCCACCGGAAGCTCGGCTTCGCTGATGGCGACGCCCCGCTTAACCATGCTCTGGAGCGCGGACAGGACCAGCGTCTGGGAAGCGCCAGGCATGTCTTTCTCTTCCAGCCGGAGATGCGCCGCGTTACCCATGTGGACCTGATAGATCGCCACGTAGATGGCGTTGTCCGGCGGGAACGCGAAGTCGTCGCAGTGCATCTTCGGCTTCGGACGACCTACCTCCAGTGTGAGCTTGGGCGTCTCAATGCAGATGACTTCGGACCAGCGCTTCCAGAATCGGTAGTCGCGAGCGGCGGCGGCCAGCACGTAGACGTCGGCACTCGCGCCAAGCTGCTGCAGCATGGCCTGCACTGCGCGCTCATGATTTTGATCAACCAATTCTCCGCTCATAGTTCACCTCCGGTGTTAAGCCAGGTCCACAATGCGCTCACATCTTTTCCCATTTTGATCAGAGCCATACCCAACGTCTGATCCTCCAAAAGCGCCTGCTTAATTTCGTAGCCAAATTTTTTTCGTATTTCAGGGGTTAGGCCGCCCAGAATAGGGCGGCAGATCGGGGTCATCACGATAGACTGAACTGCCACAGCCTCCACGAAACCCGGGTCGTTGATGGTTACGTTGCGCGCTCGGAATATCTCGAACTGAGCTTCGCGAAGGTCATCTTTGATGTCTCCAATCCGGACGGCGATGATGTCGTCCAGGGTTTTTGGATCAACCGCCGTCGGATTCAGCTTCGCGGTGTGGATTGCTGTCGTCGCAGTTCCAGTGACCACAGACACCGCTATTCCCCGCGCGTTCTTCTCGTCGACGTAGCGTTTCACCCAGCCGGCCGACGCGCTACCCCCGAGCATGTTCACGAAAGGTCCCTCGGCCATGCGACAGGCGGAGAAGCAGGCCTTGACGTAGACGTCTGCCGTCACCCCCATGCTGTGGGCTTGCGCGGCAGCCAACGCGAAGAAGTTTCCGCCGGAGTCGCGCGACCTGGGTTTGTAGGGCTTGCGCATGCGATCGCTCTTCGCGGCCGCGTAGGCTTTTCGTATCTCACGTTCCAGCTGCGAAAGCTGCGCAAGCCGGAGGTCTTCGTTTACAGACATTTTTGTTGAAAGATAGAACGGACTTCAGCGGGCGTTTTGACGATGTTGATTCCGTAACCAGTGTCTCGATACGTCTGCAACCGGCGAGCGGCGTCGATGCAGAGACAGGCGTTTGCGGAAGCTCGCCCGAAAAACTCGCGAGGGTCCGTGTTCTCCCAGTTGCTGGTGTCCGGCACAAAGAGAAAATCGAACAAAACCCCACAGCGTTTTCCTGGCCTGATTTGGCCAAGGCGCCCGGGCTTCTGGACGGAGCTTTGGTAGGGTCCTCCGCCGGCCATGTTGGTGACCACGCGGATGTCTGGAAACGTCACACCCTGCGCGTAAATCGCGCTGGCCAGCGCCCTCTTTATCTCCGCTTTCCTCATGCGCTCGAAAACCGCCAGGCGCACTTTTTTCTGGGGCATGAGCTTGGCCATCGCGATGACCGCGTTCGGATCTCCCGCGCGCTCCAGAAGCAGACGCGCCTGCTTCTCGTGCTTGATGAACGAGATCGCCTGCCACTCCTTTGGAATGAGCTCGTTGATGATCCACTTGTGGATGGCAGCCATCCGCTCGCTTTTGAAAAAGAAGAAGTCGTAGGCGGCGTTTCGATTCCGGTAGAACGGGTCGCGACCAATCGGCACAACCAGCATGATGGCTTCGATCGGGCAGATGCTACCTTCCTTGACCGCCTCAGTGAACGAGATGCTGGCGTGCACCGGACCAAATATGCCTTCGATGAGCGGGTCGCGTTTGTCGAAACGCATTCCGAGCGTCGCGCCAATGGCGTAGCGGCGAGCTTTCTCGAATTTCATTAGCAGCTCGATTCTTGGATCGGTGACCGCGGCGTGAGGCTCGTCGACCAGCAACAGTCGCGTCTCCCCCTCGTCACAGTGGTGCAGGCTGTCGATGGAGCACACCGTGATGTCCGGACTCGGTATCTTGCGCGACTTGGCCGACGAAATGTCGACCACGTGGCGCTCGGGAAGCATTGCTCGAATGTCGTCCGCCAGCTGAACAACAAGGTCCGTGCCGGGCAGAGCGATAACCGTTGGAACGCCCGGAAACGCGCGGCAGATGTTGGCAATGATCGTGGTGTTGTGAGCGATCGTTCCGTCCCCAAGGAGGAACTCGCGATCCTCGGAGTCGATCTGCCATCCAAAGAAGTCTCCGGATCCGGCCGCGTCTATGGTGAACGCGAAAGGCACGTTCCCGTTCGGCGGTCCTCCGAGTCCGCTATCCACGAATTCCGTCGGAGAAACATTTCTGTAGCCGGCGCTCCATAGGAGAGACTGGGCCGCGCGCTTTAGCTCGTTGCTCAACTTCTTTGGCCACCGGAAACGCAGCAGAATATCCCGCGCAGACTCCGGTGTCAGATTGGCGTAGGACGTCTCCGGAATGCGCTTGAACGTCTCCCAATGGGCGATCTCTTGGTCGGTGAAATACAGGGCGCGGCCGCCAGCCATCGCGCAGCGCATGCGGACGTTTGTGCGAAAGTCGGACGAAGTATCCATCATCTCCATGGCCTTGTCCGCGCGCATTACCAGTTTCTCTCCGTGGTATTCGATACACAGCGGATGATCGAGCGTGCAGAACCACGCCGCGTCGGGACGCCCAAGGGGCTTGATGCGCAGCATGGGAGCATGCCCCTTGGCGGTGCTGACCACCTTGGCAAGGGTGCCGTCGGGACGCACGACCATGTCACCCGGACGGATGTGCGCCGCGCGAACCAGACCGTGGGAAGTGCGGATCATGGTGTCTGGCCCGAAGCACTTTCCGTAGCGCGTAGGCGCGCGCAAGCAGCCCGATATTGGAGAAAGGAGAAGCTGGGTGGTCAGGCGTTCCTGGCTTCCTCGAAAGCCACCCATCAGGTGAAGCTGAGGGCGAGGAAGCGGCATGCGGTCGTCGTGCACCGAGTGCCTGAATCCGTGCTTTTTGCAGATACCTACCACGCGACGAAGAAATCCCTGGTGCGTGGAAATGACGCGCGGTTGGACGCTCTTGATCACGAACATGTCGACCGGGCGTTTTACCAGCTCGATCTTTGCGCGGCGTTTCGGCGGCGGCTCCACCAAGCCGAGCTCCTCGTCTTCCTCAGTGTCATCTGGAGCGTCTTCCTCCTCGCTCATGTCCTCCATGCGGCTCTCGACGAACTTCAGCTCCTGCTCGATCTCGGGCCGGCTGTTGATGATGAGGAGAGCGACCTCGTCCAGGATTAGCTGGATCGGCGGGACGACGCCGAGTTCCAGTTGTTGATGTGCTCGCACAGTCGTTAGTCTTGAGTGAAAGATAGAAGCTGAAATCTGCCGTATTGAAATTTGCTGCCCCACGGGCTCAGTCCGAAGTATTCACCGACGTCGCAGATGAGGGAGGTCATCGTGTCGATGTCCACGGCCTTGCCTCCTACGCCGCGATGCGGCTGCGCGAGAAAGATCTTCGCGACCAGCGTGCTCCCCTCGGGGAAGCTCTCGAATGTCTGCGTCACGGGTTTGTTCGCTTTCGTGTAAGTGCGATTGTAGAGCACGACGCGGGGCGTCTCGTGCCACGTCCGTCCCGGACGGATGGATTCGTCGTCGAAGTTCTCCAGCCCGAGATGCCTGGCTGCGTTGTTCAGGCCCCAGCTCCAGATTGGAAATGTGAAGGCGACTCCTCCGCACGCGGCGCGCGGGAAAAGTTGAATCTTCGAGGTCGGGTCTGAGCGGCTGCCCAGCATGGGGGTCAGCAACCGAATGCGCATGGTGTGAATCATCGCAGGAATTCTCCCGTGACTGAAAAGTGGGTCAAAAACAAAGAGCCGACGGATTGCTCCGTCGGCTCCCCACTTAAACTCTTGGCGGCCCCTTCAAGACCGCCTGGAATTTACCGAAAAAGTGGACGCCGAAAACGCCCACCGTCAACATTTATTTTCAAGTCTGCGCAGGCGGTTCCGCTTCCTTGGTCTCCACCTGACGCTTAGGTGCGTTCGGCGGGCGAATGATCTGGCGCAGCACCACGCGCTTCTTCAGTGCGTTGATGACCTCCGGAGAGTGGTCGCACACGACGAGCTGGGAGTCCTGCTCGTTGAGGCGCGTCGACAGGGTCGACAACATCTCCGACAAGCTCTCCTTTCCGGCGTCATCCAGGTGCATCGAAGGCTCGTCCAAGATCAACAGGCCGACATCAGGAATCACGAGCTGAGAGATCGCGAGAAGGCACGCCACCGACAAACGCACGCGCTGCCCGCCGGACAGTTTGTCTTGGCTCAGCCAAGCGTCCGAAGCCGAGCTCATCTGAGCGAACTGAAACGCCATGGCGCGGTTGGGATCCGGGCGCACGACGAAGTCGCTGTCGAGCTGGGCCAGGAAGAACCCGGTTAGATCGACAATTTCTCCGAAGCGCTGCCGCATGTAGTAGATCGGCAGACCGTCGCGATGGAACAGACGCATCAGCTGGCGGAGGTCGTCCACCAGATTCTGCAGTCGATCATTCCGCGCGATAGCCTCGTCCACGGCGGCCTGGCGGCGCTCCGCCTCACCGACGACGCGTTCCTGCTGGCTGAGCCGGGCGCGATGCTCGGCGCAGGCGCGCTGGTAGCGATCGACCGCGTCACGCGCGCGTTGCACGTAGGCGGTGAGATCGTCGACAACCGAGCCCAGCTGACTCAGCACACTGGCGAGCAGCGGGAAGTTGTTCACCGTGCCTGTCGCCTCGCGCTGACGGATCTCCTCCAGGTTCTTCATCGCCACCGCGGATTTCGCGGCGTTCTCGGCCTGCTCGAAGGCGGCATGCGCGCGCACCCACGCCTCGCGGCGCTGACGCAACGCATCGAGAGTGCGCATGTCGGCCGTGGTGTCGGCTACCTCCGCGCGGTCGAGGCCGGAGGCAGCCTGCTCGGCGGCGCGCAGGGCCTGGGTTGCGTCTTCCGCCGCCCGGCGGGCACTGTCGCGGCGGGCGCGCGCCGATACTACAGCGTTCTCCAGGAGCGATAGCTCGGATTTGGCCTGCCGCTTCTTGGAGACGATGCCGCTGATCTCGGCCGCGCGCGCCGCGTCGATAATACGGGCAGACAGCTGTTGGATATCGCTCACACCGTGCTTGCGCAGAAGCTCGGTGCGACGTGCCCCAATTTCGCTCAGCTGCGTGTTAACCTGGGCGAGACCGCGGTCCAGCTCGGTGTATTTGTTGCGGGCCTCGAGGTAGGCGGTGTTCACCTTCTGCGTCTCGGCGACGGCCGCGTCTAGCGCGGCTTTGGCCTCGGCCAGCTTCTTGGGACCCAGCCCGTCGGCGTCCAACTTCGAGTCGCACACCGGACAGCACTGCCCCACAGTTCCGCTGATGCGCGAAAGCAGGTCGTGCTTCATCCGGGGGAGAGCTTCGGCCAGCTGTGCCGTCTTCAGGTCCTGCGCAAGCTGCAGGCCTTTAGTCTGCAACTCGGCGAGTTCTTTCTGGAGGCGCGCCTGCTCGAGGGGAAGCGGGGTCAACCGCTGCGTCAGCTGGTTGAACTCCGCTACCGCAGTCGCCGCCGCCGTGGAGCTCTGCAGCTGCACCTCGAGCGTTTCGAGCGGGATACCTTCTTGGAGGATCCGCTGCGACTCGGCCAAGCGACCCTCGCTTTGCTGGACCTCTGCCTCGGCGACGGAGATGGCTCCAGTCGCGTTCTTGGCGTTGAGGGCCGCGCGGTCGCGCGCGTCGAGAAGCGCGACCTTCGCCGCGTTCACTTTTATGCGCTGGTCGAGCGCGGCGATGTGCGCGTCCGCCGCTTCCGTGTCGCTCACTCCTATCGTGGAAACGTAGGTGGCGGCGGCCTCGCTCCGCCGCACGCTGGCGAGGTTCAGGGCCTGCTGGGTTGTCGCCACCGCGCGCCCGGTGCTGACCAGCTGCTCGGACTCGGTGGCCCAGCTGTTGAACGCCTGGATGGCCGTGGCGTCGATTTCGGGATGTGCGTTGGACTCGCCGATGAGACGGTGCAGCTCCTGCCGGGCGGCCGAAACGGCGCCGACCGCCTCGTCCCGCGTAGTGGTGAGATCCTTCAGATTGGTGCTCAGCGCGGTGACGCGCGCAGACAGTTGCTCATGGATCTGCCCGCAGAAGGAAACCAGCAGCATGCGCGCGAACAGTTTCTCGCGCGCGGCGTCTTCGCCGAACAGCATGGACTGCAGGTCGCCCTGCGCCACGAATACCGCGTTGTCCAGCGCCTGATGATCGGCGCTCAAAATGCTCGCGAGCGTAGAACGGATCTCGGCGGCGCTCTTGATGGCATTCTTCCCGGTGCGGTCGCCCCACTCCATGTATTGGCGCGGGCTCTTGCCTACCTGGCGGAATATTTTTCCCACCTGCCCGCCTTTGGAGAAGCGGACGGTGACATGCCCGTTGGACGGCGTGTTCGGCGCAGGCGGGTCCGAGAAGTCGCGAACGTAGGTTTCTGCCGGGTCGTCGAGCAGGCCGGTAAACGCGAACCGGAGCGCGCGGAGAAGCGTGCTCTTTCCCGTGCCATTGGGACCGAGGATGCCGACTACCGGAGCATCCAGGTCGGCGTTGAGGTTGCTGTGGGGTCCGAAGTCGACCAGAGAGGCTTCAAGAATGCGCATCGGCGGGAGGGGGAGGAAGGAGGGCGGCTGACGCAGTGCTCTTCTCGATGTAGGCATCGATTAGGCGCGCGGAGTCCGCGGGATTTGTGAGTAGGTCCATGGCCAGCGCATAGGGACGCGCCGTCGTAGGCATCAGCACCGAGGCGGCTTCACGCAGCGAGGCCGCCTTGTTGAACGTGGGGATCACGCGACCAGGCTCGGGGGCGCGCTTATCCGTGTCATAGCCGGCGGCGCGAATGATCGCGTTTGACCCGGCCAGCACGGCGTTGATGCGCCCGCGGACATCGCTCACGTCCGGATTGAACCGGATGTAGACGATCGGGTCGCGATCAGCGGCCGCCCGCAGACGAGCGATGGCGGATTCCATGTCCGACTCTGCCGCGATGTGGATAGGAATCACGGGCCGCGACGACGTGACGGGGATGGTTTTCACCTCCTTCACCGTCGAGCGGAAGTTCCCATCGCGCTGGAGCGTTACCAGGAAAAACGACTTGCTCAGCGGCTCGCCGCTCTGAGTGATCTCCGTCGAGCCAGGCATGGCGACGGTGGTTGGTCCGAGCGGCGTCTGGACGGTCTCGATGGCCGGAATGTGGATGTCTCCGCAGGCGACGTAGGAGAAGCGCTCAAGCGGCATGGCAGCCGCCTGCATGCTCGAGTCAGAACTGGCGCCGGAAGAAACGATGTCGACCGCGGCGTGGATAACCAGCACATCGGCGGGCGCGCAGTTACCGAGCTTCTGCTTCATCTCCTCGATGCCGGTGTGGTCGATTCCGCAGATGGTGAAACCGTTTTTCGTCTTCACCTGACTGACTTTGCCCAGCGGGATGATGTGGCAGTTTTCCGGATTGCTCTTGGAGTATTCCTGGAACCAGTGCGGGTCACCTCCGTCGTGATTTCCTGTCACGACGAGCAGTCGGATATTGCGGTCCTTCAGCCGCTGGTGGATCCGATTTAATACGCTGAACAAGCCGGCCGACATGACCGGGCGATTGAGCGTGTCGCCGCCGAGAACCAGCATCTCGGCTCCGGCGTCGGCCGCCTTGTCGATTACGTCAAGCGCGGCGGAGCAGAAATCTTCCGCCCGGTCGCGACGCCCATATTGAATTTCCAACAAGTGCCAGTCGGCGCTGTGAGCGAAACAAAATTCAGAGTGCAAAGTGTGATAGATAAAAATTCTTCAAGGTCTGGCGAGCATCGCTCGCCAGCGTATCCGCGACTTTCATTTCAGGTGTAGAGCAGCGATCTTCGAAGAGCGCGTGGACATCGAGGAACTTCTCGAAAAACTCGAAGCTCGCCCAAAGGTCTGGAGTGGACCGCCGAGAATAGAACGGGACGCCTGCGTCGTTTCTTGCGACGGCCAGTGCCAGAGACTCGCGGTCGGTTATCCATTTTACCGGCCACTTTCCCAGATACGGCGCGTCCGATATCTGCCGAGGCGTCCACTCCATCACGTCGGTGAGTATGGCCAGCCCGCGCAGCAGGCCCGAGAACTCTCCGCGCTCCGTCGAGCTGTGTGTCTCCGCGGAGCAGGCGTATATCGGGGTTCTGTCCGGGATGAAGATCGCGCAGCTTCCACCGGCGAAACCATCCGCGTGACCTGAGCCATCCGTCACTATCTGAGCCACGAACTGGTTCGCCGGAATCTGAAGCATTCGACGCCGGATGGTGGCGTGGCATTCAGCCTGGGAGAAGGCGTTCGCTGGAGGTTGAGGCGTTTGCAAATTTGCGTTCGATGATTGCTGAAATCTCGTTCTGAATCGGACCCGTGATCACCATTTTGACCATCGCGGCGGCGATCTCCGGAGCTGCCGGAGACTGACCTTGCGCGAGGATGTTCGGTATCACCTGCTTCAGGTCGACGACGTCGGAGCGCTGGCCGTCGTGCCAGATCTCGATCTTCGCCGCCATCCACACATCGGTGGGTTTGTTGGTAGGCGCCGACCACCCCGGAAACAGCATGCTCTTGTCGGGGGCCTGGAGATAAAGAGCCTCGCGCAGCAAGCACAGGAGACTCGTCATCTGAGGCTCCAGGGCGATGAATTTCTGAAGCTCCTTTAGCAAAGCCGCACGCTGCTCGGCGGCGGTGGGAGGGGGCGGTGGTTTTGGCGCCTCAGCCGGCGGCGCCACCATCAGATCCGGTGTTGAAGAAGTCACGGAGTTCGCTGTTTCCGGCGGTGTTTCCGCCTGCGGTTTCTGCGACTCCGGAGTTGAGTTCTGTTGACTGCTTGAGTTGGACATTCGGGACTACACTTTTAATCGGGGAGTATCCCTTGGTGCGAGCGCGAAAAAACCTGCTCGTCTTGAGCTTAGTAACCGAGCAAGGTGAAGTGCTCTTAGCCATGCTTGATTTATACCGGACCCTACAGGAGTCGGTCGAGCTTACGTCTCGACTAGAGAGCTTGGTGGGCGAGTTGGAGACGGCGGAACGCGCTGGAAACAAAACCATAGCGGCTTCGCGCATGCAGCAGATCATCTCCGTCTGTGACGGAAACTTCAGTCTGCTCACGCCGTTCTTCTTCCCCCGCTTCACCCGCGATTCGTCCGGAGAGAAGTGGGTCCCGCTGAGTTTGCTCAGCCGCCCGTTTCTGTTGGACCTCATGCGCCTGGCGCCGGGCGAGTCTCTGGTCATCCGCGGGTCGCGCCAGCTCGGTAAGACCGTTGCCATCGTCGCGCGTGCGCGGATGACGCAACAGCTGATGCCGGGCCACCGGACGATGTATATCGCCCCTATGACTGAGCACATTAAAACATTTGCGCAGAAGTATCGCGAAATGGAGCGGTCTTTTCGCTATCCGGTGGTCGACCGAACGCTTAAACAGAATCTGTATTTCAAGGAGTATCCCGGAAACGGATCGCTCCAGATTCTTCGAATTCTCACGTCGGCCGGTGACGCGCGCGGTAAAACTGTCGACGACCTGATATTCGACGAGTTTCAAGACTTCGACGCCGGGCTTCTCGGTGACGTGGAGCAGGTGCAGCGCGCATCTAAGTTCCGCACGACTATCTACAGCGGCACGTCCAAGACCATAGACACCGCGCTCGAGGTCGCATTCCAGGACTCCAGCCAAGGCTTCTACTTCGTTCGGTCTGGCGACGGAAAGACATACCTCAACTGCGGCGATCCGGAGACGGTCGTAGCGATGGTGCAGAAGGACGGCCCCACATGTCCCATCACCGGCAAGATCCTCAACATGCTCGATGGATTTTTCGAGCATGCCTACCCGAGTCGCATCAAGGATGGGCGCAAGGGTCTCCACATTCCACAGATCATCGTAAACGACTTCGTCCACGATCCGCTGGAGTGGCAGTTCATCTACGACACGCTCCGCAAGCGCGGCGTTAACAAGCTGCTGCAGGAGGTGATGGGCATTCCCATCGTCGAGGGTCTGCGCGAAATCACACTCCAGCATCTCCAGTCGATTTGTGTTCTAGGTGACCCGGCCGAACTTCGGAAACGCGCCAAAGCAGGCTTCTACCGCTTTATCGCTTCGGGAGTGGACTGGGGCGGCTCCGACTACAACCCGGCGGCGCGCACGAAACTCTCCTACACCGCGCACTGCATCATCGGTCAGCCGACCGAAGGGCCTCCGCACATCTTGTTCATGCGTAAGCACGCCGGCGTCGACTATCCCACGATAGCCGGGATGATTGCGAAGGACCATCGCGACTACTGCGCCACGGCCATGGCATCCGACTTCGGCGGCGGTGAGCTCTACCGCTACATCATGGGCCAGCAGGGCCAGATCAACCCAGCGCGCCACCTGGTCTTCCAGTATCAGGGCCCTGAGCAACCGATGGTATCCAAGCTGAACACGGCGCTGCTCAACACATTCGGCCTCAACCGCACGGAGAGCATCACGCGCCTGTTCAGCTCGGTGCGCGACTATCCGCAGGATCTGCTCTGCTACGACTGGGACAAGGCATCGGACGATCTGAAGGACTTCCTCAACCTTTACCGCATTCCTTCCGACTCGATCGGTGGAAAAGATTTCTTCACCTATCGACGTCACGGCGCTTTTCCGGACGACATGCTGCACGCCACCAACTTCGCCTACACGCTCATCCGTCTGATGCGCGGCGAGCCGATGGCGCGCGACCCGATGGTCCAACGCATGCTGATCGACGCCGCTGGCACCGGCGCGCCGATCATCTCTCCGATCCCTGGAATGATCCGCGGCGCGCGGCCGATGTCCGGCTAAAACCTGGAACGCTTCATCGCGCGGTTGTAGGCGTGATAGAGCACGCCATGCACGCGCTCGTTCAGCCGCACGAGGTCCACCTGGCCGATTAGCGCCGTGTGGAGCATGTCGTTCGGAGCCTCCATCAACCGGCGCGCGGCCTCGGCCAGCACGTTGCCGGTCACCGGCGCTGTCGTCGCGGGTATCGTAACCTGCACCTGCGCACCGGGCGGAAGGTCCAGCGTCACGCGCTGCGAGAAATCCAGCACCGTCTGTCCCGGCGCATCGGTCCGCTTACGTGGCATGTTGCTTCCGGAGCGCAGCCACGAACTGGCTCATGCTCGGGTCGCGGTGGACTTCAGCCACCTTTGCCAACTCTCTGTCCAGCTTGACGTCTTTTGGCGATCTGGCGCCGGTCACGTCCAGAATGTCCATCTGAGCATCGATACGATGCAAATCACGGCGAGGTGCGCCGCGCTTAGGTTTCGACACGCTTAAACTCTTTTTGAATTTCGCTGCGGGGAACTCCCAACAGCATGAGATCTTTTTCCAGCTGAGCGCGCTGATCGCGCATGAACAACTTGAGGTCGTTGGCGGCCTCAATACCCATGCCGCTCTCTTTGTAGGCGAGAATGATCTCTCGCATGACACGCTCGTCAAAGTCCGCTTCTTCGTCTTCCTCGCGCAGCAACGCCGCGCAAAAAATTGCCCACTGAATCTCTTCCCAAGAGGCCCGGTCCACGGACAGATCTGCACCGAAATCAGGCATACCCTGCGTGAGGGTGATGGCAGTTGCGTGCAGGGCGTGGGGGACCTCGAAAAATGCGTCGGTGCCGACGAGTGTCACCATAGCCTGTAGCTTGGCCTCGGTGTCCTCCGGCAATTTCAGACCAAACTTTTCCTCGAGCAGCGCGTAGACCTCGAGCATCTCGGCTTCTTCGCCATGCAGCGCCTCTGCGCCCAGCGCATGAATCGCCAGGACGTATATCGCCACCGCCTCGGAGTCCGGGTCGCTGAGAATTTTGCGCGCGTCCGCCGAAGTGTAGCGCAGCTCGAAGAGCTCGCTTTCGGCGGTCATTGCGTGAGAGCGAGCACCGTGCGGAGCAAGCGCTGCTGCGTCTCGAACGGCTGGGCGATGAGCGTGATGTTCGGATCTTGGTCGGCGCTGGCCGCGGCCTTGATGACCGTCTCGAGGATGGCGGCGTCACCGGCGCGAAGCTGCTGCTTTGCGCGGTTCACGTCGATGGAGCCTACTACTGCGCGCGGGACCAGCGTATGCGAGCCGAGCTTGTCGAACAGCACGAACTCACGCGCGGCCTTCACGACAAGCTCGCGAGGCGCGCCGCCGAAAAGAACCCCGTAGGGTGTGCCATGATCGCGCGGACGCTGAGCATTGAGCGTGGCGTCGAGCTGATCCCAGGCGGCTACGAGCAGGTCGCGCTCGGCCAGCGAAGCGTGAGGGGCTGCGTCGATGAGGCTCGCGTAGGCCGTCTTCAGCTCGGGGCTGGCATTTGCCGGAATGTGGATGCGCGCGTTGTCCGCGTCGCACTCCCGGACGACGCCGGCCTCGTAAATGGCTTTCGGCAGGTTTTCCACGCCGTGCTCGGCCGCGGCCTTGACGATCTCCCGGGCCGCCTGGCCGAAGAGGGGGACCGGCAGTGCGCCGCTGAAAAAGTCCGACGCGCAGCAGGCAGCCGCAAACGAGATGTCCTCGCGGCAGGTGATCGGATAGGCTTCGATGTCGGGACCCGACGCGCTCTTCACCAGCAATGCCACGCGGGGGCGGGCAGGCTCGGCGGCCGCGCTCTTCACCTGCGCCTTCGCGAAGAGCGGCTCGTAATGCGCGAGCTCCGCGGTGAGGTCGTGGGCGGCGGCCGCTTTGTTAAAGCGCTCGAGGACCTCCGGATCCTTTCCGCCGCGACCGCGATAATGAAGTGAGCCGAAGAACACGAGCTCGCGGCTGGTGAGCGGATACTCTCGATTCTGCACGTCGGCAAAAGCGGAGCTGTGCGTCCCGGCGAACTTCTCGACACCCGGAATTTCGAACGCCCCGAGTTCGTCCGACCACGGGCGGAAGGCAAAGGCTTCCCCCAGCACCACGGGGTGATTGTCGCGTAGAATGTCCATTGCCTAAAAGAACCAAGCCAGCTTACCTCGGTCAAGGTTCGGCACACCCACACCCTGATGGCTAAAAAGAAGAAATCCTCGAACAGCCCTTTGGCTGCTCATTAAAATATACCACAAAACGGGGTTCCGTTGCACGGGGTCTATGTCGCGCCTTTCAGTAATAACTCAGCACAATCTGTCGCCTGCGGCCATGGTCGGGGCCCTGGGTATGTCATGTCGCCGGGTCGAAGGGCGCCTGATGACATCGTGCCCGGCTTGCGAATCTCCGATGGAGGTAGGCGCCAGGGGGTTCGTTTGCTCCGGCACCAAGTGCCTGTTCTGGACCGGTGACAGTCTCGACCTGGCGGCTCACGTTCTCGGTTCTTATGAGCAGGCGTTGGACGTCGCGCGCACGCTGATACCAAATTGGGTCACTGCCCAGGAACAGGGACGTGCTTGGCAAGACATCCGTCGCGAACAAGCCGAGGATCTGCGGCGCCTGCGCGCGGTGACCGATTTCCTTATCCAGCGCGCGGACCAGCCGGTGACCATGGCACGCAATCACGCGCGGATGATGTGCCGCAAACACATGATGGATCCTCAGTCGATGCCGCGCGCGATATACGCGCTGACGGCATCCGAGGCCCGCGAGCTTTACTTGCTGTTCGGAAAAGTGGTTCCCCAACCCGAGGCGCCTGGCGAATACAATTACGCCGCGCTGGTTTTCTTCCGCGACCCGTATCGAATCTGTAAGGTGCAACTATTTCCGCTCGTAGGCGGAACACGCCCGATTCGGTTCATCACGTTTTCACTTTTCCCGAGCCGCTTTTCTTTCCTCGGGCTGCATGATCTGGTGCAGCGCGATCGCGCTATTCTTTACCAGAACTACCTGCTGGCTGTGCGGGAGAATTTCAGCCACGTGCTCGGATGCAAGGGCAACCGACTGGGTGTTAGTTTGGACACCACGTGCAGCAACAAGGTCGAGTGGCCTAAGGCGCATGCAATGGTGGTGGATGCCGACTCGGAGCCGCTGATAACCGCGCTCGGCATAGCGCAGCGCGAATGCGCGATGGGCGTCATTGTCCGGGATGAAGGGACGGAGCTTCCGTTCATGTCCTGGGATCAGTTCATCGTGCGTTGGCTGCTGGACAAGATCGCGGCGGCTCCAGACCCGGCAGTGTGGATGGGGTGGTTGGACTCAGCATGCCTGACGCCGGACATGCGCGCTAAAGTTCTGCTGCGCGCTCGGAACGAGCTCAGTCTTTCGCTCTTCCATCGAATCACAGACCTCTTCGGAAACCGCGCTATTCACCAGGAAGACCGCGTGACGCTGATGGAGGCGAACGACGTCTACTTCGCAAAGCGGCGCGCCGGCGCCACGGAAGACCAGCGGATCGAAGTAGCGAACTTCACGATCACGCTCACGCGCAACATCCACTTCCGCGACTCCGGCGATACCTACCACGAAGGGGAGATTCGCTGCGCCGGCGAGACCTACTTGGCTCGGATTTCTGCGCAGGCGTCGGACAATCTATCGCAGCTTGAGTCCGAGATCCGGACCGCTGTGATGCGCGGCGCGTCGCCGCACTCGCAGAAGATCCTGCCCGTCATTCGAGAGAAGAATCTGGCGAAGATGATCCTCACCGTGCTGAGGAACCAGATGGCCTCTCTTCCGTCGATCGAGGGCATCAGCCGCCTTGGCTGGTCCGTCCGCGTCGGCGACAAGCTGCGCCAGCAATTCTTCCAGGCCCCCGACTGGGTGGTGACCGCGGACGGCGTGACCGACCACGACGCCATCCTTCACCCGGACACCATTCCAGCCGTTTTCGGTTCTTCGAGTGTAGAGGACGCAGAAGCACTTCAGGCGGTGCCGAGCGATCTCTGCTCGCTGACCGCGCGCATCGTGGCAACCATCGCCCGCGGCGGCCTGAACGAACCGCTGCGCCCGCTGCTTTATTCCGACGGTATGACCACGCGCGCGGCCCTGCTCAAGGCCTTCTCGGTCCTCGGGCAGCGCGAGGTGTTCGACCTATCGTTCGGAGGGCAGGGCGGGCGCCAACTGGAGTTTCTCCGTGCCTTCCCTGTCGTGATCTCCGGGCTGAATGTCAGCCAGGTGTCGCGCGTCACTCAGCCAATTTTCGTGATCGGTGATGGGCCTGCGATTACGTCCGAAGTGCCCGCTGGCTACGTCGGATTTCTTCGTGAAGCGGTGCGGTCAACGGTGCTCTGGGTGATGTCTGGCGCCGAGGGTTACCAACGCGCGCCGGCCGTCCTCTACGAGGAGCAACTGGAACGGGAAGGGGAGTTCATCATCCGGAAGGTGATGGGGCGCACCGGTTGGCCTGGCAGCTCGCGCAGTTTCCAGAACCTCGAGCGCTGGCTGTCCGGCGCAACTGCCGATCAGCTCGAGCAGATCCTCATGCTCGACGCGCAGACACATATGGTCGCGCTACCGCCGGCGGCCTCTACCCCGGAGATCGAGATCGAGTGCCGCGCCCGCGCCAATCACGTCGAACGCCGCGGAGACTCGCTGCACGTCGACGCGGCTTCCCTGCAGGGATGGTTGCTGATGTTCTACGGCCGCGACCTGAAAGTCCGCGTGACTAACCTGCCGGTTATTCCGCAGTGACGTCCACCGTCTGCCGGATGACGCGCTCGAAAACGCGGCGCTCCGGTGTGGTGATTCGAATGCGCATGTCTCCGCGAATCGCCTTCGTGGCGATGACGTCGGCGTAGCCGCGCACACGGAGCTTATCGCCCGAGCGGTCGAGGAAATTCTCGATGAGCGGAACAACCACGATGAAGTCGACGGAACCCCCGATACCGACGCGCTGCAACGACTCAATGCGCGCATCAGGAGCCATATCCAAGTCGAACACCCACGAGCCGTCGCTCTGAGCGAGGATGACCTTGTCAGCGTTCGGTGTGTCGTGGTTTCCGAATCCGGGAAGAACGAATGGAGTGTTCACTGAAAAACATGGGAGGTTATGGAACCTCCGGCAGCCAGCTGCGCGCGGGCGTTATCCACCAGGTCCTGCACGTCGTCGGCGATCGCCGTCCATACATCCATCGCCTCCTGCTCGCTCCGCAGCAGGAGCGTGACGCTGGGTTGGCGGTAGAACGGGCGCTCGACCTGCGCGGCGAGCCCCAGCTCGTCGATCTGGCTCAGACTGCACACGGCGCTGAATAGGTCGTTGTGTGATCCGTCGGCGGCCGTCGGACCGGCGTTCGCGTGAAAGACGAAAATCGAATTGCTCCACCCGGCGGGCGCGACCGTGCAGTCCAGCTTCAGCTGAACCATGTTCTGCGCCGGTAGGGGAGTGATCTGTTTTGAGACGGTGATCATCAGACGTCCGTTGAGAAATTAACCGTCATTCCGTGGTGTGAGTGCAACTTTGCCGCGCGCTTAATCTTCTCGCGCCGCTCATCGCCGAGTCCGCGGTCCACCACCACGCACAGCTTCGATCCGTGCCCGAGGTTGCGCAGCCAGAACTCGAACCCTGGGCGGTAGTAGGTGTTGCCTGCGGTCATCCCAGCCAACGTCGACCAGTAACGCCCCGTGCTCACCTGCAGCGCGTCGGCCCAGGACCAGAACGCCTCGGTGGCAGCGCCGAAGTCGGCGCGTAGCTTCGCCGCCGGCGCCGGCCAGGAAGGGGCCGACGCGGTGAACTTCAGCGTGGCGTGCCCGAACTCTGCGGCTACAGATCGAAGAGGGCGAATGGGGTCCATCATACCCAGTGGCTGCCACCAAGCGCCGGACGACGGAAACACGACCTCCGCCACACCCTCCACGCACTGTGTGGCTGCGACATCCCCTAGAGTAGGCGTCGTCGCGGGAATCACGCGCCCGTCCTCCAGAACGGCCAGCCAGCCTTGGCGCGTCTCGAATTTGTCGACCACGCGCACGGGCCCCGGAGTAAGGCCGGCGGCGACAAGAAGGGCGCGCGCAAAGTCGCTGCGCTCGCCGGTGTGCTGCCATCGGGCTCCGGCCGCCCCAGCCGGCCCCCACACCTGCGAAAGAAGGTTTGCCGCCTTCCGACGAACACGCTCGACGATGATGCAGGAGTTCGGGAATAGGGCGCGCGGCGATTTACGGAACGCCAGCGCCCCGTCGAGAACCCAAAATTCCTGCTGGTTGACCAGCGCGCGCGACCCGGAGAACAACACATCGGGAGCCGGCCCTTCCCAAGGAACCATCCAAAAGCCCCCGTGACGCAGACCGTCCGGAAGCGGGTCTCCTGCCTGTTTGTCGTAGAGGTAGCTACCCACCTGCACACCGGACGCCTGGGGATCCAGCACCGGCCGGGCGCGCACAAGCTGCCCGGGCTCTATGGCGACATAGCCCTGCGCGATCGTCTTCGGTCCGACGAAGGCGACGTCGTTCTGGCTGAATCGAACGCGCTCGTGCGCCATCTCGTATTCGTCCTCTCCGACCGAGGCCATGAGCGCGTTCAGCTGCCCTTCCACGGAGCTCCTCACCACCGCCTGATGCAGCGCCATCAGCGGAGCGCGGTCCGCCGGATTCAGGTTGCGGGTGTAGAATGTTCCCGCGACGGTCAGCGCGCGGCGATGAACGGCGAGCGAGCTCAGGTTCATGCGCGGGACTCCTTGAAGACGACGGATGATTGCTCGACGATGAGACCGCGATTCTCCGGGCCGATAGCGCAGAACTTCGCGGGATCGGCGAACGTGCCGACGTCTTCATAGCTGTCCTCTCCGACGAGCTCCACCGAGATAGGGAGGACCGCCGCCGCGGCGACTGCCGTCGGATTCGTCATATCCACGCCCACGGGGACGTGCGCTTTTGCCGCGGAGAAGATGGCCTTCGCCGTGATCCTGACTCGAGTCAGCTCGAAGGCGCCGGAGTTGCGCATCAATGCGCTGATCTTCGCCAGGCTAAACCGGCGGTCGCCTCCCAGCGAATTAAGATACTCGGCGATGTCTTCCCGCGCCGCCTGCAGCGCGAGCTCGACGCCGGCCTGTCGGATGAACCCAACCTCGACCTCGCTGCAGATAAACGGAATCAGGGGGCGAACGTAGGTCGGGTTGATCGGGCGGTTCGCGCGACTGGAAAGGAAGCGCCGAACGGTATCGGCCGTGGGGTCGGTCCAGTAGACGACCTCGAAATACCCGATGAGGTCGCTGCCGACCGGCGTGGGGATGATAACTGCGGCGCCGCCAGAGCGCGGCATGGGCACGCCGATGGAAAATGTCTCTTCGCCCGAGAAGCCAGAAAGGAACAGCGGATAGTCCCCGGTCGCCTGCGCGTAGATGTTCACCGCCGCGTCGTCGGCGTCGAACGTGTAGGCGCTGTGGACGAGTTGGCGGATTCGAACCGGCGCGGCCGCCGGCGACCACACGCCGTAGAAACGGTCGGTGCCCGCGGAATACTTGAGCCCGACGATCTCGCGAACCTCGACATAGGGCTGGCGCCCGCGCACGTGAACGCCGACCTGGCCGGGCTCGAGGAGGTAGGTGTCGTCGACAGCGCTGACCACGCCGACCGTGGAGATCTCCGAGAATCGACGCAGGAGCGTGGACACGGTGCCGAGACGTGTCTCGAGAGTCTGCGGCGCCAGCGTCTGACGGATCCGAGCAGCTTGCTGGGCGAGCGTGGGCGCGGTATCGCCGGCGAAGAAGTCGGTGGCGGCTTCCGCGCGGACGAGATTCGCCAGCGTCTCAGAGATGGCGGGCTGCGTTCCGGCCGTCGGCGGATTCGAGCTGGCTGTGCCGACAAGGGGTAGCAGAACCTCCCACCCCTCGGCGACCGCGCGATACAGGTAGCGGTCGCCGTCGGCGCTGGGAACCTCGGAAAGCGTGATGGTGCGGCGGTCGCTGAACATCTGCGGGCTGAACACCTGATCCGCGCCGAAAGAGAACTGGATCGAGCGATCGATCAGCCGCGTGGTGGGAGTGCTGAACACCAGCCGGACGAAACCGCGAGACGGAAGGAACGTCTGCTGGTCGACTCCGAAGTTGGCCATGAAGGCGCGCGCGATGTCGCAGCTGTAGACCACACCGCGCTCCACGTTGCCCGGATTGAGGTCTGAGTTGTAGCGGCGCGCGGCCTCCTCCAGACACGCCAGAAACTCGCCCAGAGGCGTGACCAGATTGTCGCCGGCGACGGAGTTCGGGCGCGTGTCGATGTTCGGGTGATACGTCGCGAACCAGGCCACGATGCGGTCGCGTGCGTCCACGCGCGTATCGGCGGGAAGCTCGTCCGGCGCGGGGAAGTATTCGTTGATGAAGTCCATTAGAATGTGGTGGTCAGGGCAGTGCCGTTGGCCGCTTCCATCTCCAGCCGGACGCGGAGGCGATTATTTTCGATCGTGGTGGGCTTGGCCACCAGTTTGCTGATTATCTCGGTGTCAGTTTCGCTCTCGAACCTGGACTGAAAGGCGAAGGCGTCTGAAGCGGCGAAGTTGCAGGCATGCTGGACCGCCGTGGCATCCACCAGCATTCCGCTGACCGAGTCGGCGAACAGTTCGGTGCCTCGATCAGCGAACAGATCTGACGGATGGCGCTCGGTCACGAATCCGACGACCATGTTCTGCGCTGCGGCTGCCACACCCGAAACCGACCGGTCCCACAGGATGCGCGGGCGGTCGCCTGTCATGTCTATGGCGATACCCTTCACGCGAGCACGCCTCCGGTCTCGAAGTTGGAAGTGACCGCGTTGCGTAGCGCGACGAATTTCGCGCCGAACCGCCCGCGCCGAACCCGGGCATCTCGGAGAGCGGCGAACGCGACATTGGCGATGGCACGGTTAATCTCTGAGTTGTCGCTCTTGTGGTTGGCGCGGGCGGAGGTGACGGAGGCCTGCAGGCCTGCAATGCCGGAGCGCGGGACGGCCGCGGACGCTCCGGTGAAGTGAGCCTCAAACTGTCCCTGCCGGGCGATGAAGTCTTCGATTTTCATAGGCTCGAGGTTTGCTGAAGCGCGCGCTCCATGTCCTGCACCAGAAGACCGAGGCGGGCGCGCCGGCGGCTGAGGGTGCTGGGGGTGAGGCCGAGGCGCTCGGCGGTCTGCTTCGGTGTCAGCGGTTCTTCGCCGCCGTAGCCGGTCATGAACCGGATGATCTGTTTGTCGACGGTGTCGGCTCCGGCGAAGACGTAGTCGAGCGCCTCGGGGCCGTGATCGATCTCGGAGGTGCCGCCAACGCCGTCCGGAAGGCCGCCCTCGCCGGGCGTCTTGCGAAACGCCTCGCGCACCTTTCGGATGCGCTTGGGCGGCATGCCGGTGGCGGAGCCGATTTCGTCCAGCGTCGGCTCCCGTCCGAGCTTGTCCGTTAGCTCACGCTCCGCGGTATCGATCGTGAAGGCGTCGAGCTGCACACGCTCTGGAAGTTTCATCGGGCTGTTCCGCGCGCGCCGGAACCGCCTAAGCTGCATCAGATTTCGACTGGTCCAGGTGCGGAGATCGGCCCCGGCCTGCGGGTCGAAATTGCGAACGGCGTCCGCCGCGTAGAGCCGGGCCTGATGGCGAATGATCGGGTCGTCGATTCCGCCTGTGGAGACGACGGCATAGTCGATGGTCGGGCGCAGCGCGTCTACCACCGCGTTCAACCGATCGGGGGTCGATTTGAGCCGGTATTCCTGGTAGGCCTGATGGACATCATCTTTGGGTTTCGCCGTCACGGTCTTGGTTTACGCGTTTCGGGATGTTGCGGCAACCGTGGCACTGCCGAGGAAGCGGCATCACGCTGCCGCGCAAGGGCCGCGTAGCGCTGAATGATCGCGCGGTCCCCGCCACAGCACTGCGGCGACCGCGCGATCTCGGCGGCGCACAAACGCTGCAGGTCCGGATAACGGGCCAGAATGCTATCGGACGCCGGCGTCATACATGTGGGCCATGAAAAGACGAATCAGGTCTCCACGCTCGCAGTCACGGCACTGAGCGCCTTCCGCGGCAACCGTCGCCATCTTGAACGCAGCGGAGATCTCGGCTGTCAGGTCTGATTTCCTGGGCGAGAAGAGCTCTTGCTGGAGCGTCTGAAATAGCGCGGGAATTGTGCCGGACACGCGAGCCTCGTCCACCATCCGCATGACGACTTTACGCGCTTCCTCGCTCGGCGTCTTCGAGGCCCAACCAATCGACGCGGTGGCCGTGGCAAGCGTCGGGCTGAGCATAGTGTTCTGCGGCGGGCGCGGGGCGGCGGGCGCGGCAGGCGGATTCAGGTCGCGCGGCGCCGGCCGGCGCGGGACTTCGTGCTGAACCAACAGCCCGGCGCAGCCTGACCAGCTTAGGACGCCGAGGACAGCGCCCCAGACCGATACCGGCGCGCCGATGATTGAAGCCAGCAGGAGTCCTAGGCCGGCGCCGAAGGCTACGTGCTGACCTGCGCAGATGTGACATACCCAGAGCTCGCCCCACCGCGGGTAGCGGAGGCTGGCCACGAGCAGCTCGTCTTTCGTGAAGAGGCTGTCGCGGTGCAGGAAGTTCCAGATGTGCACCGGGAAGCCGGTGCGCGTCCAGACGATCTGAAAGTGAAGCACGATGACGAAGCCGGCGAACCACGTGCTGAGGGCGGAGATTATGGAGGTCATTTTCAGCGAATACCGATGTTAAAGAGTCGACCGAGCGTCTCATGCATGAGCTTCGTGCGCTCCTCGCCCGGTGAAGTGTCGGCCACGCGCTTGCGGTAGTTCTCGACGATCGCTCGAGAGGCCGTGGTGGTCGGACTCTGCAGCTCTCCGTAGAGCTTGGTCCACAGCGCCGGCGGCTCCGCGGTCGGATTCGCGGCGATCTGGCGCAGCAGCTCGGCCACCTTCGGATGCGTTGAACTTTTCGAAGCGGCCTGCTCCACGCGCACCGGCGCCGTGGGCTTAGCGTAAAGCCACGGAAATGCCAACACGAACAACGGCGCGAAAGGCCACCAGGCCAGCCCGCTGATGAGACTGACGAGCGCGGTGGCCAGCAGCGTGAACCACGTGCCTGAGCAGATCGGGCAAACGAACAGGTCGCCGAACGCTCCGAATTTGGCGAACGCCATCGAAGTCATGTCGGCGCGGGTGAACACGCGATTTCCTCGAAACACCGAGTTCCAAATGTGAACGGCGACGTTTGTGGTCAGCCAGGCGTTGGTCAGATTTCCGCCGATCAGGAACGCTAGGGTTCCCATGATCAGCACGTCGGTGAGCGGTTGTTGCATGGAGTGGATATTGCTGCCAAATTTAATTCCTACCAAACCGAATGCCAGACGAATGTAAGAACGGGGGCGACTCGCCCAACCCTCCACCTCCACCCAACACGTATGTTGGCGGCGGGCCCAGCGTGTCTCCGATCGGAGGGGGATTTATTACCAACCCCTTCGCCTCGGGCGCCACCGTGACTGTATCCGTGGACGGGACCGCGGTGTTCTCGAATCTCACCGGCCCGCTTACCTTCGAACCCGGCAACGGGACATTTACCGTCAGCGGCGCCACCACGCTTACGCTCACCTCCGCGGATGGGTTACCGCAGACCTTCACGCTTCCCGCGGGTGGTGTTGTGAACGTCGGGGGCGTTTCGACTACCTACTCCGCCGGCGCCACCGTGACGCTAACCGGGCAAGCGAGCGTGCAGCTGACCGCAGGGCAGTCCGTGGCTACCACAGGAGGCATCACCACCGTCATCCTACCTGGAACGTCAGGCGTCGCCGTGGAGGGTGTATTGACGGGATCGGCACCCGCCAGCTCCACGCTCACGCCGATCACCGGCGTGGTCATTGTTTCTGCGCCTCCGACCACGACGCCGGACTTCTTTCTGGTCAACCCGCGCGCGCCGCGACCATACCCGCTGCGGAACCTTCTTTCACGAGTCTACGGTATCACACCGAGCACTACGCTTTCCACGACGCCAGATTTCTCGATTAGCACGCAGTGGGGTGCCCTGCCTGGAGCTTCCGGGACATCGGAGGTTATTTCGGGCGGATTTGGGATTTTTAGTCCGAGTGCGCCAGCCAACGAAATTCTGGATGGTTTGACGCTTGTGCAGATGGGCGTGTCAGCGTCCGAGGTAGTCTGGCCTCTTGACGCCCAGGACACACCATCTCCCGAAGCGGTAGAAGAGATAGGCGCGCTTGATTTCGCCTTGGTTAACGCTGGATTTATCGGATACGAGACTGCCGGAGGAGACGCGCTGATTCTCGTGGCGTCTGTCGCTAATCCTGATCCCTACGTCGGGTATGAACCTCCGGAGTTCATCGCCTTCGAAGAAATACCCGCGGCGGACATTTCAATGTCCGAAAACACACTCCTCGGATACGAGGAGTTGGATCCGACTCCAGCAGAGCCTTGGTCGTTTCTGTCCGACGAAGTCGTTGTCGGTGACGCCGAATTCGGCACGTTTAATCCGAGCGCAGGCACCTTCGAAGTTACCGCCGGCATGACATTGCTGAACGCCGCATTTCTTTCTTACGAGTTGGAACTACCAACCAATCTCACGCGTGTCGCGCGCGAGATTGTTTTTCTGGCGACCCATATCCCGACTGTCCCGCCGCCACTTGCCGAGCAGTTCCTTGACTCGGAAGTTGTCGGCGGTAACGCTCGATTCAAACTTTTCCACCTATGAGCGTAACGACCGACGGCGACAAAGTGTATCTCGAAGGCGATCCGCTCGGACCTACCGGAGCCTATAAGCAACTGGCCGCCGCTCCGGCAGGCACTGACGTGATGTTCTTTCTGTTCCGTGCTTTTTGGGACAGCGTCACTACCGACGCAGGCGGCATCAATTTTGGCTGGGATCACACATTCGCGTTTGGGCTGAGTTTTGACGGTGTTTTTCCGAACAGCAATTTCACGCCTACTTTTAGTCGGTTCATCGGCATAGGAAAATCTAGCACCAGTTTCGACCTAGACTACCGCGCCGATGCCGGAGGGGTCGGAAAGCACTTCGCCGGCTTCGATGACGGAAGTGTGTTTCGGAAAGGGCAGAACGCGGACGACGGAGCGTCGTTTCCATTCATCGACGATTCCGATGACCTTGGCGGAAGAAACCGCCGCATGTTCACTATGTTTCCGGCTACTCCGGCGATCGGTGCCCAGGTAGTGCAGGTTTGGAAAATAGCGCGATCGCTGAGCAATTCTCGTTACGTCTCCGTGACCTGCGGCGTGAACTTTGAGAGCCTTTCAGAAGCCAACATCTCGAACGCGCGGACAAGCGCCAACACTGTATGGTCAAAGACTCAGGAGCTTGATGCCAGTGACAACTTCTGCCCGCGAAACAACAAGATTTTCTTTCCGTCTTGGTTGCTAATGAAGAACCCAGACGGAACGACCGGCAGGAAATTTGTCTACGACCACGGCAAGGTCGAATACTTCAAGTATTCTGACTCGCCTTAATCCTGCGCATCACCAGCCAGGCCTGCTCGACCGCGGCGGTTATTGCGCTGCCCAGTTGACAGCTGGTGCACGCCGCTGCGGTCAGCTCTTGTTTTTGCTGCTCTAGCATTAGCCGGATGTGCATCACCTCAGGCGGGACGCCTGCTATGTCTCCAAGAAACTTCTCTCTGAACTCGCGCCACTGAGCGCGCTTCTCCTCGGGCGTCTTCTTAGGCTCTCGGTATTGGGCGAGCAGCTGCTGATACGCGTCGTGCGTGAGCACCAAATTTTCACCTTCCACGACACCTTTAGACAGCACGTGGTCGTAATAGCCAGGCGGGCGATCGACGGCGCGAACCATCAACTGCCGCAGGCTGAGTTTTACGGTGCCGGATTGCATAGGCTAGTCACATTGTAGGTATTATCTAGGCCACCCTGTCCGAACTCAGGTCCAGGCACGGGATCTCCTGTCTCACCCTCGATAGAAAAAACAGCGCGCGTGTTGCAGCAGTTCTTGTATGACAGAGTAGCCTTCACTGTTATCTCACAGTCCATCTGACCCGGGCTTACAGTGAAATCTTTTTCTATTCTGGTCTGCGGGCATCCACCTTCTTTCTCGCACGTCTTATTCGGATCTTCCGGAGTAGGGCACGGGTATGAGCTTCCGCAACATCCTGGAGGGCTGCTCACCATGTCCACTAGTGTGGTTAGAACGGTCACGTCTTTGTCTGTAGTGACAACCACATCGAATGCGTCGTCCTCGCAGGCGTTTGCGTCCACATAGACTAGAGTTAGATGGCAGTCGCTGGATATAGATTGCGTGCAGCAATCGCGACAATCCTTGGGGTCTGCTTGTATGTCGTCCTTTAGGTCAGACCCGAGGACTTCATCTACTATCTTATCCAGCTGTGTGAGAGTTTCGCAGTAAAGTTTTTGGTTACCATCGGAGCACGCGACACCGCCGCAGGTAGGCTCTTCCCACGGGTAAGAAACGTCAGCGTCAATTCCATCTCCCTCTTCAGCGTCCAGACATCCCGGATTATCCGACAGAGTCGTGTCCTCTTTCAGATCGTATATTAGATTTTCCAGGCTTACACGACAGCCTTTGCGCAATTCTATTCCGTTCGGTCTAGACCACTTCGTGTCGCTGTTAGAGCAGCGCTTATTGAGTTTGTCCTCAATCTTTCCTATCAGGCGCGTGAAATCGTCTTTCTTTATCTGAAAAGCGACCTGCCCCTCTATGTCCATCTCGACGCGCCGAAGCGCGTATGTTCCATCCACACCTGGCCCCGCTACGAATGTGCCATCGACCTCGTCTATGTCTAGCCAGCGCAGATAAACCACCATGCGCTGACTTGAATTCTTGCATACACGCATTCTCAGCGGAAGAAGACGCTCTCCATCTACATCGATTTCCGCAGAGCGCTTACGCTTAGTTCTGTTCCCGTAGGTGGCGTAAAACTCCAGCAGAGTGGAATGAAGCACGGACGACTCACTTCCGTCGAAAGGATTGGTGAAATCTAGCGACGTGAAACAAGAAGAACTGCCTCCGTAGTCGCCGAGCTGAATCGGCGCATCGTTTGTGAATAGCGCTATAGGACAGCAGAAGCAGTCAAGTGCCTGCGCGCCGGATGTTTTCCTTCCTACGAATACGAGCGAACCCTCGTCGTATTTGGCCTGCTCTGCTTCGTTCAGCGTGAATGTGGTGTCGAAGAAATGGTCATCGATAGCTGACGCTGGGTTCTGATTATACGGGTCGAACAGCCATACATACTTCCCCTTTATCTGACGAAATGTCGTGTGATCGTAGGGCGCGTAGTCGGTGTCCACGCGCTTACCGATGCTAGCGATGTCACGCCAGCGCGCGGGCTGATTTGCAGAGCATGAGATGGCCATTAGCTGTAGACCGCCGCGCAGGACGTGCTGCAGTTTCCGGGAGCTCCTCGCTCGCCCGGACTACCTGGCGCTCCCGACCCGACGAGATCTTCACTTATGCACACGGTGAGGCTCTCCGCCAAGCTCTGAGCTTGGCTATTGGCGTCGGCCTGCGATGTCTGCGACCGCACCTGCCCAGGCATCACTGTGCCCGCTCGGACGAGAATCATGGGGATGCCACGAGGATCCGAGCCGCACGTGCTATCAACCTCCGGCTCTGAATTGTAGTAGAAGCAGTCGAGTTGACTGAGAGCGGAGGTCACGGCGAACCGGTTTGCATCGGTCTGGGACACCGTCGAGGTGTAGGTGCCGGCGAGGACGACGACAGGCTCGCAGGGGTGCCCAAACGATTGGTCTGAGACAACGGCCACGCCGTCGAGCATACCGGCACCGGTTCCCGTGAGCGCGGGCGAAGCCGCGTATTGAGAGAGTTTGTCGGCATACTGGGCGAGCGTGTCGCCGCAGAGGGCCTCGACGCGGACGTTCGCGAAAACGCAGTTGAGCAACGCCAGTGCCTGCGCCAGTGCGCCTTGATCCGCCGCGGCCTGGGTCTCGGCGGTGACCGCGCCGGCGGTGACTATCACAGAAGGCGTGGATAGCGAAGAGACGGGCGTGGTGTGGTAGAAGCCTCCAGGCAATGGACCTACCCGGACCGCCGTGCTACCGGGCGGAAGGGAGCCGGTCGGAGCGTTACAAGAGGCCTGGACCTCTTTGGAAGAGAACCGGCACCCGACGTTCGATCCGTTGGCGCCCGCTTCTAGCTGACGAAGCGGAATGGAGTTGATCGCGTCAGCCTGGCGCTCGGCCAGCTCCGGAGTTTGCGCGCAGAACTTCCCTGCGTCCACGGATTGAGTGCGATCTATCGAGTAGCTTCCGGAGTCGGCTATACCGCACTTCGCCGCACGCTCCTTGTTGCAGTAGGTGCAGAGATTCAGCGCCGCCACTGTGTCGGCCAGCTGCTGGAGCATGTCGGCCTCACTGATGATGGAAACCACGGCTCCGGCGGAGAGCACCACCTTACTTCCGCTCTGCGCAGAGTAACTCTGCGAGTTGTAGTTTACAGAGGGGCACGCATAGGCGTTCGAGCGCCATTCGCAGATGAGGAAGCTGAGCGCGATGTTCTGCGCGTCGGCCAGGGCGTCGGCAGGACTGGACAGGCTGGTGACCAGACGCGCCGGGAAGTAGACCGGATTTCCCGGAACGAGCATCTGGCCCGGCGCCGGCGGGCGAGAAGGCGCCCCATTCGTGCAGGCCACGTTTCCAGCCTCGTTGACGTAGAAGCATCGGAGCGCGGCGACAGCCTGCGCGCGAGCCTGTGCGTCGGCATCGGCCTGGTTGGTGTTCGATGTCACGGCGCCGGCCGCAACTGTAACTGAGCCGATGCGGCGCGGGGTGACGTCTGGAGCGTCCGTCGGAACGGCTGTGGCGAAGCCCAGATCATCGACGCACGTAGCCGTCTGCGACGAATTTTTCCATTCGCAAGACAGCAGGGCCTCCGCCTGCGCGAGGGCTATGGCATTGGCCTCGGCCTTATCGTTTGGACTTTCAACTGTTCCGGCCGCCACGGTTACGGGCGGCGTCACGGAGCCTCCGCCGCACTCGGCAATTTGCGCGTCGTTTTTCCACACGCAGCGCAGGGCGGCCAGTGCGCCCGTTCGCGCGCTTTCGGTGGCGATCACACGCGCAGCGGCTATCGCCGTATGAAGACGATCGGCCTGCTCCGGCAGGAACGCCGGCAAAAGCCCGCGCGTGGTGACCTGAGACGTTGAGTTACCGAGCGCCGTGCGGACCGACGGGCGATCCAACAGCCACTGTAGCTGGGCGGACGACGCGCTGGGGACGGCGTCCGCTACGTCGACCGACTCGAACCGCGCGCCCGGCTCGGTCTCGATACTCCCACCCTCCGGCGTGTTTGGAAGCGTCGAACAATCCGCCGTAGCCGGCCCCGAGGCGACGACGATCACAGGGCGCGCAAACGTGGTGCTGGGTGCGGTAGCCGGATCGGGTCGCACCGGGCTGTCTGGGCGCGCCGGCGACTCAGGCGAGCAGGGTTCCACCGCCGGCACTACATCCGGGCGGACGAATGGATTTTGTGGGTTGTCGCAGTCTTCGTTCACCGTGACGGATCAAAGCCGTTGAAACGCACGTAGGAAAGGTGAAACACCGCGCGGGCAGACGCCTCTTCTCCGGCGCCGGAAAGCGCGCGGGTCTCCTTCACGACAAGGCCGCGAAAAAGCTCGGCGCCGTCCGCGGATTTGCAGGCGACCTGCTGACCGACGAGGGGAGTCCAATCAGTGACCGGCATCTCGATTATCAGCCCGGTGGCCGACAAAACCTCCTGAATATACTGCAGCTTTGCCCACGCTGTGAGCGACCTGAGCGTGACCTCCGCAAGCCCCGTCAGTTTCTTCGTGTGGTTCTCGATGACCTTGCTGAGTGAGTTGAGATCCGTGAGAGAATCCGCGCTGGCGATCGGCGTGACGGCCGACTGCGGATCGACGCTGATCCACGGGGGAGGAGGGACAGTCTTTAGAGTGCCCACCGTGTTCTGCCGAAAGGCCTCCGCCGGATACTGCGCGAACACGCGCATACCACCGTAGGACGAAGTTCCCGCCGCGCGATCTTTTGGCGGAGATCCGTAGTAGGACGAGGTGGGTGCGATGACGCGCACCGCGCGCACAGGAAGATGCCCGCGGCTGGAGATGGTCGCGTCCAGATTTACAGCGTCCAGAATCATATCCCTCGGCGCGCCGTCCAGCAGCTTGTCCAGCCGCACGAGCTTTCCGCTGTTCGCCATCGAAGGAACGTATGCTAGACCGAATGACGCGCACAGGTTCTGTATAGCCTCGAAACCATCGGTCGTAGAAAGGAGCGCGGTCGATATGGTCTGATCCAGGGCCAGACGGTGCGCAGACAGAAATGTAGCGTCCGCCAGCTCGTCGAATTCTACCGCGGCGTTCGATAGGATTTCGAAGAAGATGGGAAGGACGCGCTCATTCATCTTGATGGCGCTCGCGTATTCTTCCTGAGCCACAGCCGGGTTCGGCATACCGACTGTCTTTCCTATGATCGTGGCGTCTGCGCGCGAGCGCAGCTTCTCGGCGATCGCTTTAATCAGTAGGCAGAGATTCTTGTTCGGCTTGAAGTCCTCGGAGAGGAATGTGGGTTTGTCGCGAAGTTGACGTTTCGGCTCGTAACAGCTGAAGCGTAGCGCGCTCAGCGCTCCGACAGCGCCAACCGCGTGGTGCGGCATATTCGGTGCCCGGATACCCCAGCCATAGTTTCCGCTCCCGAGCTTGCCCTTGATGACCGCGAGCGTGGTGGAGCCGTCCTTGATCGTGAACTGTGCGTCCACGAGCGTGTTTGCGACGTCGGAGAAGAACCGTGTCTGGAGGCGACCCAACTGCCGCGTGACATCCGAGCTCAGCAGCGTGAGCGCCTTGTCCGGTTTCACGTTCGCGGGCTGCGCATCAAACGAGATCACGGGAGGCTGATTCAGCGCCAGCTCCGTGGTCAGTCCGGAAACCTGCAACCCCAACGCGGGGACGAAGGAAACCTCTACCTGCGGACGAATGATGCGAACTTGGGTGATCACAGCTGCTCGATTTTTACCAGCGCGGCGGCCGCGTATCCCAGCTTGTAGGCCGGGTGCTGCGCGGCGTGAAACAGATCTGCCAGGTCCGCCTTCTGCAGGGCCACATGCAGGTCTCCCCAGGCCAGCACGTCGACCAGCAGGTCATCAGGCGCCTTGGACGGTGCAGGGAAGAAGATGCGCACTTCAGATCCCTCCGTCCATGCGGTGTCCAGCCGGAGGATACCAGAAACGCGAATCCACGCCGGCCAGGCCACGGTCAGCATGCGGTTGGTCTCGCGCGCGGACACCACTTCGCTGGCGCCATCACCGGTGATTCGCGCCGACACGTCGGTCAGAAATTCCAGGAGCACTTCCTGCTTGGAGGCCTCGAGCACAGGAATACCGAGCGTCGGCTCGAGAACCGCTCCCTGGATCGTGGGCACGGGCGGAACATCCACCGGCGCGGGAATCGCGCGAGGTTGGGTTGGGAGCACCGCACCGACCAGACGCAGCATGGAGTAGGCAACCCGCACACCGACGTCGCCCGTGAATAGCCCGAGGCGACGGCGAAGCTCCTGCGCCAAAGGCGAGGACGCGGGAGGCGTGCTGCCGCGCAAACACGCGCGCAGCTCGCCGGAGTTCACCACTGCCGGACCTACGAGCAGCGCCAGAGCTTGATATGGATGGCTCATTTTCCAGAGTCTACCAGCACACCGAAGAGCGACGCGTCCGCGACATTGTTCTGCGGGTTGGGCGGCGACATGTTGACGCCGACAAGAAAGAAACGCGCGGACGAGGCTCCCGGCATGCTGATCGTGATCGGCTGATTCGTGGCCGACAGGCGATACCGGGCGTAGTAGTCGAGCAAGGCGTTCCAGGCACGCTGCTCTTCGGTCGCGTCGAACTTGCCCAGCAACAGCGCCAGCGGCACTACGATGTCGCCCATCTGGGAGCCGAACGAATACAGGAACCGCGTGTTCCTGAGCGTGTTCACCTTGAAGTGTGACTCCTTCAGGCCGATCTGCGCGCCTTGCACCAGAACGGGCGACAAGACCGTGCTGCTCACGGAAGGACTCAGCGAAAAGCTGCCGCGCGCGCCAGCCTTTCGGTGGACGTATAGGCAGCCTTTGGATGGGAGAATGGCGGGCATGGTTAGCGTTGCTGGAACAAGCTTATCAGCGCGTTGTTTCCTGACACCAGCCGGAGCTCACCGAGGAATTGTCCCTTACCGCTCATCGCAGGAGTCTTCTCGTCCTGCGCAGCCTGCGTCTTCATTTTTTCCTGCATCGTCGAGAGCAGGTTTTCTTTCGTTGCGGTGGAGATGCCCGCACCCTGCGACAGCTGATTGATCAGACTGGCCTGCGACTCGGTGCTCAGCTTGGACCAGTCTTCGGACTTCATCAGCTCGGACTGCACACCCTCAATGAGCCCGGCGCGCTTGCGCATGCGTGCCATGCCCCGCTTATCGGTCACGGTCACGCCGCCCTCAGCGTCCCACCCGACGGCGCCGCCGAACGTCTTCAAGGCCGCCTGCAATTTCGCCGGATCTCCGCTGGTGAGGTCCGCAAAGCTCTTTTCGTCCATGGAGCTGCGCAGCGCATTTCGGACCTCATCAGTCATTCCGAAGCGCACGCCTTTGCTGTCGCTGGTGAGCTGCCCGAGACGGAACACACCATCCTTGGCTCCCAAGCTGGTGTCGGTGGCCGCAAGTCCGGCAAGCTGCGCCGGGCTCAGCTTCTTTTCAGTGGTCAGCCCCTGGAGGAGCGACTCGCTGAACTCGAGGCCCGCCATATTGATGTTGGCGTCGGGCATGAGGGTCTGCGCGAGATCGCGCGCCGCTGCCCCCTGATCGATGCGTTTGCGGTCCTCCTCGGAGAGCGCAGCCGCGGCGCCAGGCATTCCCTGGCGAAGAAGATTCACGCCGAAGCCGAGCCGGTGCGCCTTTCCATTACCGAACGCCAGTTCCGCGCGCGCCGCGCTCTCTTCCCCGAGCAGCGCGCGCACGCCGGCGGTGTCGCCCTCGGCCAGTGCCGCGCGCGCACGATCGAGCGTGGAGACGCTGAATTTCTGTGACAGCTCAGTCATCACTTCGCCTTGCAGAGAGTCCGCGCCGAATGCAGCAGTCAGCCCCTCGCGCAGGGTTTTGTTCGAAGCCAGGTTCCGGTCGGATTGCTCGGCGGCATCCATGTAGACGGATCCACCAAGTTCCATGACCTTCTCGGCGCCTATGGTCGCCGTGAGCTGGCCGGGCGTGTAGCCCATCTCAGCGAGCAGCCCGCGCGCTTTCTCGTCCGCCGCCATGCGATCCTCGAGCGTCTTGGCTCCTGCAAACTGCTGCATGAGCTCGCGCGCTTTCTTCTCCTGCGGGACGCTGAGCCCGCCCCCGTTGATGAGCGCAGAAAGTTCTCCGGCTCCTGTAATCGATTCCTGCATGGTGGCGGCTATGCCTGTCTGAATTTCCATGGCCGCCTTGCGCGAGTCGTAGCCGGTGATGCCGTTCATGCGCGCGGCGGACGCCAGATCGGTCGTCGCCGAAAGCGTCGCACGCCCGGCGATGTTACCGGCCACGCCTCCGCCGGCGGCGTTCACCGCGTCGACCACGGTCTGCATGACCGTCGCCACGTTCTGTCCGCTGGCTTCGATGCGGTTCTTCACCTGCTTGAAGCGCTGCTCCATTTTGCCGAAGTCGGCGCCGGCGCCCGCACGCATGCCGGTGACGGCCTCGAGGTTCTCCGCCAGCTCGGTCCAGCTCCGGTTCCCAAAAATGTTCTTCACCGTCGCCAGCGCTTTGGCGCCCTGCTCGACGACCGTCGTCATCTTCTTCTCGTATTCCGGGCTGAGGGAGCGGACGCGCATGTCGCTGGCGCCCTCCTTCAGATTGGTCTGAAGCTGGGTGATTGTCCGAGAAGTGGTCTCGGCAAGATCCGTCTGCCCTTCCTTGATCTGCCTGGCGCGCCGGTCCTCGAGGCGGCGAATGTCTTCGCGCGCGGAGTCGGCGGCCGTCATCCGAATCGAGCCATCGCGGTTATACTTGGCCTCGCCGAATGTCTCCATCTCCACAGGGCCGAGCATGCCGCGGGCGGTTGCGGCCGTGTAGACGCCGGCGAGCCCGTCGCGGCCGACGCCGGCGGTGCGCTCCAGACGCTGTGCGCCGGTTGACTGGTAGGCGAAGTGACGCTGCAGGGCGTCCGCCGTCATCCGACCCGCGGCGAGGCTGAGCGGCCCCATTCCCGCGGCAAAACCCGTGCCCTGCTCTCCCTTCACCGTGAAGCCGGCGGCGGCACCATTATGAGCGGCGGCGAGCATGTTCGTCGTGCTACCTCCACCTAATTTACCATCTGCTACCCAGGCCGCCACAGACTGCATGAGCTTGCCTTCATCCGCGGTAAGCTTTTTTTTGAAATCCTTGCCGAACATGATCTTAGCCGCCTGCTCGGTGAAGTAGCGGGTGCGCGGATCGTCCATCGCCAGCCCGTAGGACTGCCCCACCGCGATGTTCCGCATCATGTCGTTTTGGAACCTGTCCATGGCCGACGGCATGTAGCCGCCCGAGGCCATGCCCAGGGGTGACGCGGGGTTGTAGTTGTAGGGAAGGTCGTTCACGTTGCGGCAACCAGTTGGTCGAGCTGGTCCTCGATCATGTTGTAGAGGCGGACAACATCGTCAACGGACCCGCCCGGCTGGCGGTGAGCGAGAAGCTCAGGCAAGCGCAGCAGCGCCATTTTGAGCTGCCGATCGTGCTGTTTGTTGAGTTGGTGTTGCATCTTCTGCACGTCGCCTTGGCCAAATCCCTTCGCGGCATTCTGCGCCGCGAGTGTGGACAGTTGGACGTGCCGCTCGTGCTCAAGGAGCACTTGGCTCTCGACGTAGCTGAGAAGGATGTTGAACCGGGCTATGTCGACGTAGCGCGCATAGACCGGCGGGGCGGATTTGATGATACCCCGGCACGCTCCAATGACCGCTAAGCGGACGCGCCGGGAGTCGTAAAAACCGCGTCGTAGTTTACGATCATCTCGGCCAGCGCGCGGTTCTTCAGCATCGCCTGCCGCACCGCGAGAAGCACCAGGGCCCAGCGGTGATTTTGCATCTTGCGGAAGTAGGCTACGCGCTCGCGCAGCTGGTCCGTTGTCGTCACCGGCGCGAGCTTCTCGTTACCGATCTCTCGGACCTGGATTGCGGCGCCCGCGAACTGCAGCTCGCTGAAATAGCGGTCTGGCTCCTTCTCTAGCCCGAGAGACTTGATGTAGTTGTATTGGATATCCAATACATCACCGGTCACAGTTTCCACGATGACGATCACCTTTCCACCGAGCATCGCCTGCTTGTCGAGAAACGGTTCGCCCGTGATTAGGGTGACGGCGTAGCGCTCCTTGTCTTCGTCGGAAGGCATCGAAGCCCGCACATTGATCTCGGGAAAGCTGTTGAGCCAGGCGGCGTCCATCAGACGCTTTTTCACCGTGGGCGGTGTCTCGCCCAGGGCTTCCTCCAGAGGCGTGGGAGGAAGCTCCTTCCGTGACGGAGCCTCGGGCGTGCGTAGATTCTCGAGCCCCTCCGCGGTGAGGTTACCCTCCGCTGCCGCGGCCTCTGCGGCCGCCTCGGCGACGAATTGCTCGGCATCAGCCTCGCTGATCGGCGGAAGATCGTCGGGTGGGGTGGGGGTGTTAGGCGGCGTCTGTGACATAGCGGGTGGTGATTGATGCGGCAGTGAGAGCTTGAGGGGAGGGCATGGCGTTGGGCAACTTGTCACTCGGCGCGCGCAACGAATCGCCGCCGGCCACGAGGTGCTTCCCCTTGCCCGGATAAGGGAGCGACGTGGCATCGGTGCCTGGGGCCGGGCGCAGCGTGTCGGAGGTGTGGTCCCAGACGCCAAAGGCGGGCGCCGTGGGGTCGGCTGCGTGAGGAGTTTCGAGGCGCGCGTGCTGCTGGCTGAGGCTCTCCATGATCGGCTGCGAGGTCGGTATCCGCACCGGCGGATACTTCCAGACGGGTCGGGTGGAGAGCGTGAGCGTGTGCGCGAGCGGCGGAATGACACTCTCTTCGTCTGGCTCGTCCGGCGTGCTGATGTCCGGAGGCGTGAGCCCTCCGCCCGTGCCGACGTGCTCGGCTGGGCCATTGAATCCGTTCGAGCAGACTGCGGCGCGACCGGCGAATACGCCGTCGATGCTGATGCCGGAACGCGTCGCGTGCATGATGGAAGGAAGAAACATCCCGCTCCGGATGTAGCCGACGAGGCGAGAGCACCGGATGAGAAGGTCGCTCACGCCACGCAGTTCAATCGCCGTGCTGGCGTCTGCCACGATAGAACGGGCGGCGCGCATGTAGACCTGACCCTTCGAGGCCTGCAGCACCACGCCACCCGGCTTGGCCGGCGCCTCGGCGACGACGTCACCCGCGCCTGTAGACTCGACGAGCGTCTGACCGGCGCTGGAGATCCGCGCACCGGATCGGATGGCCTCAATGACGACGCCGGCGCCGGCGAATTCCACGGCCGGGTTGTTGGGCGTTCCGGTAGGCGTCTCCGTCGGTTCTGTGGCGTCGGACTTCAGCCAGACGCTGCCCATCTCGCACAGGGCGCGCCACGACGTGCGGGCCTTGGCGGCGAACGCGCCGACTACGCTGGTGATGGTGACATTGCGACGACCCTTGATCCAGACGTCGCGGCCGGCGGTCATGCGGATGTCGCCGCCCGCCTCGAGATTGAGGTCGAAGGGTGCCGTGAGCCAGGCGCGCCCACCGCTGATCAGAAGCGCGGCGCCGCTGCCCTCGAGCGCCATGATTCCGCCGTCGCGCAGAATGCGGATGGTCGCGTAGGTGAGGTACGGCTGCACGGCGCCGCCGTTGGCCGCCTGCTTGTCCGATTCCCCCGCCGTGGTCTCCGGCGCCGGCGTTTCGGACTCCTTCGGGACGCGCCAGCGTGTGGGCTGTTGGTGGAAACGGGCGTAGGCCACGAACTGCGAAAGCCAGCGGGAGTACTGGCGGATCTGGAAGGCCGTCTGGTGCGTGTTCTTCTGATCGATGCCGCGGTCCCAAATCTGCAGGAACTGGCGCTCGAGGCCTGTGTAGAAGTTGGCGGTAGTCGGCTCATCGACGCCCGCGGTGCCGCCGATGTATTGAGGCACGTTGATGCGCACGACGCGCTCGAGCGCGATCTCGCCCACGCTCTGCCAAAGAAGCGAACCGTCGGCGCCGCGCCAGTGCCTGGAGTTGGCCGACCGGGTGCCCTGCGTGGCCAGATTCCCGAGCACGGATTCCGGGCTCGTGATCCACTCGTGGATGAAGTCGCCGAGAAACCCGGTGAAGCGTTCGAAGCGCCAGCGTCCGGTTGAGCGCAGCTCTTCCTCGGTGGGGGCCTCGAGGCCGCCGGCTTTCATGCGCGCCTTGGCCTCTTCCGGAGTGAGCTTTCCCCACGCCTCGTGCTCGTAGGAGGTGAAGGCCTCGTAGCCATTCAGGCGCCCGTCGTCTTTGTGCAGCACGTCTCCGAGCGCGGTGTGCTGCGAGAAGTTTTCGGAGACCAGGCGCAGCGAGTCGTCTAGCAGGCAGGCCTCGAGGAAAGCGCGGCCCGCGCGCAGCCGCACCACGTTCAGCAGGAAGTCGACGCCGGATCCCAGCGCATTCTCGATGGAGAACTCCCCCTCGACCAGATCCTTTGGAGTATTGGTGCCGCCGAAGTCGGCGGCCGATCCGGTAGCCTCCAGATTCGCCGCCGCATCCGATCCATCACCCACCCCGCGGGCCCTCGCCTGTGCGCGCGAAACGGGGCGACCCGACGGCAGCGCATGCACGATGTAGGGTGGATTGCCGCGCATGACGATGACCTGCGTGCCCTCCTCGAGGAGTCCGTTCACGCGGTAGCCGAACAGTGGAGCAAAGATTCCACCACAGGCCCAGCGACAGCCAAGCACGGTGTCGGGGCCGGAGCTCAGCTTGACGTCGTAGGTGGCGGAGTCGCGGTGAGTGGCGAACACCACGCCGCGCGCGAAGTCTTCCGGGATGGGAGCCGACGACGCGAGAGAAGGGTTGAGCGGAGGTCCAAGCATCGTGGTAAATCAATGACTTGTCGCCGGCTGTGGCCACAAAAAATCCTGCGACTTTCGCCGCAGGATCGGTGAGTGGCTTGGTTGAAGATCAGTTGATCACCATGCCGGCGAGCAAGAGCGTCGCCGACTCCGAGATGTTCAGCTGCCCGGAAGTGAACGAGCCGCCGACCTCGGTGATGATGCCGGCATCGAACGAAATGCGCGCGCGACCGTTGGGCTTCGCATTGCACTCGTTCCCGTTCAGCTGAACGGTGATGCCGCTGATGATGCCGCAGTCGCCCTGGTTGGACTGAAGGAGCGACTGGAAGCCGTCGCGACCGACGACACGTCCGAGCTCGGCGCGGCCGGAGCCACGACCGGTCTGGAAGTAGATTCCGGAGCTGCCGACCTCGTAGACCGTGGAGACCTCGCGCCCATAGTTGTAGCTCATGGACTGAACGAGGGTGGGACGGGCGGAGCCGACGGTGATGACAGCGAACTCCGAGCTACCGAGCTCCTTGCTCGAGCGGACCTCGCGAGAAACGCCGTAAATGTCTTTGCGCATGGTGGGTGGTTTTCTGCCGGGTTGGCGGCGTGATTACAGGTCGATGGTGACGGTGCCGGGAGCGTAGAGGATGTCGCTGTCGACGCCGTTGAGCGGCACGGGGACGTCCGCCTGGACGGTCGTGGTGACGCGGTCCAGGAGAGTCGGGTGCTGGGCAACGGAGAGGGAGCGGTAGTCGGTGATGAGCGGCCCGATGTCGATGTCGGCCGCCGAGGTCTGTGTGGCGGCGTTCAGCGTGACGGTAAGGTCGTGCTGGAGCGCGCTGAGCGTGCGGGCGGTGACGTTCTTCTTGCCGATGTATTTGTCGACGATCGCCTTGAACTGGAAGGCGAGGGTGTCGGCGACGGCCGTGACCGAGTCCTCGTAGTAGAGGAGGCCGCCATCGACGCCCGTGGTGAGCTGGTGGCGCACGTAGACGCCGCTCTGATCCGCGTCCTCCGCGAGGACGAGGGTGCCGGCGGCGGCCATGACGTTGAGCTGCTCCTCGCTGTAGCGCGTGTAGGTCGCGGCGGCGGAGGTCGAGGAGGTGATCGGGCGGCGGGTGAGGCCCTGCTGCGGGGCGATGGCGGCGCGGACGCCGGCCAGTTCCGCGGCATGGAAGCGCGCGGCGATGACCTGGGTGCTACTGTCGTAGACGGCGGTGGCTCCCTCGACCCAGACGTTGCGCACGCGGCGGTCGCCGAGCGCCTGGCTCTCGGCGGCGACGAAGGCGGCCTGGGTGGCGGGGGTGTCGGCCTTGAAGATCTTGTAGGGCACCGCGGGGCTGATGGGCGCGACAGGGCCGGCGGCGAGGACCAGCTCGGTGTTGGAGAGCACGGCCTCGACCGCATACTCCTGCCCGGAGCCGAGGACGAAGCGATCGCCGGCGGCGACACCGCGGGCGGCAAAGCCGTCGGCGAGATCGAATCCGGTAGCCGTCACGAGGCGATTTCCACCCGGATAGGCGGAGATCGTGGCGGTGAAGCTGCCTCCCTGCGGCGAGAGGTTGACCACGGCGTAAGAGCCGGGAGACTCGGTCGCGCAGAAGGCGCAGCGCCAGCGCTTCTTGGTGCGCGTGGACATGGCGACGACGTGATCGCGCGCGGTGACACGCACGTCGCGACGATCAGAGAGGATGGCTAGCGCGTAATACTTGTCGGCGTTAGCCAGCTTCTCGAGGGCGGCGGCGAAGGCCTCGGCGGTGTCGGCGCTGACGGCCAGCGCGTAGACGGCCTGGCCGGCGGAGAGGGCGCGTTCGCAACCGAACGCGAGTTCGTTGGCCGGCGTGATGCGCCCGAAGTTGGTGGCGATGGCGTCGACGCTGTCGATGAAGACAGGCTGGGCGGAAGCCGGAATGGTCGCGCGCCAGGTGGCGAACAGCTCGCCGGTGCCGTCTACGAACGGCACCCACTGGTAACCGGCCGTGCGGGAGGGAACCAGCATGCTCATGCCACCGAGGACTTCGATGCCGTCGTAGAGATCTACATTCCAAGCGGTGCCGTTGGCGGCGGCCGTGCGAGCGATCTCGCCGGTGTAGGCGATGCGGAAGGAAACTTCGGTGAGGGCGACCGAGGCGTCGATGAACAGGCCGGTGTCGACCGCCGGACCATCGAGGATAACGCCGTCGAAGGCGGTGCTCGAGGAGGTCGCGGCCTTGGCCTTGACGAAGTAGACGTCGCCCGTGCGAAGACCGCCCTGGGTGGGGAGCGCAGGCGTGGTGTTGAACTGCGCGCGGAGACCGTAGGTGCCGATGGTGAAGTTGGTGTTGTTGACGACGGTGACCTGGGAGGCCGTATCGATGCCCGCGGTGTCGGTGATCTCGAGGACCGCGCCGGCGTAGCCGTTGGCGGTACCGGTGACGACGCGCACCATGTAGGTGGTGTCGATCGGCCCGGTATAGCCGGCGCCGGTGTCGGAAAGCACGAGCTGCGCGGTGCTGAGGCGCTGGTAGGTGGGAAACACCTTGAAGCGGAAAACCTGCCCGGCGGTGACGTTACCGGCGGCGGTGGTGATGCGCACCGTCAGACCACCGAGCTCCGCGCTGGTGATCTGGTAGACGCCGGCGGAGTTGGTCGAGGCCACGGCCGAGGCAGCGAAAAGGCCGGAGGTGGAGGCGATGTTGAAGGTGGCGACGCCGGGCGCGCCGGGATTGGCGACGGTGAGGATAAACTCCTCGCCGTATTTGCCCTCGAGGAAGGCGCCGCGGATAAGCCCATTGAAGGCGTTGGCGTTGGTCGTGGCGATCGTGAAGCCCGGAGGCGCCGAAACCGTGACGAGGCCGGCGCCGGGATCCGCGGTGACCGGATTGAATGCGCTGTTGGCGAGATTGCCGTCGGCGCCGTCGGAGCCGTAGTCGGAGGCGAGACGACGCCCGACGAGGCCCGTGACGGTGCGGCGGCGGGAGCCGAAGGCGGTGCGCACGTGGACAACGTCCCCGATCTGAACTCCGCGACCGTAGAGCGATGCGTGCAGGCTGTCGCCGGCCAGATTGGTAGCGGCGATGAGGCGGACGACCGAGGGCTGGTCGATGGCGTCGATCTTGAAGGTGGTGCCGGCGGCGATGCTGTTCGCGAGCTCGGCCTCGAGGCCCTCACCGAACAAACGGGTGAAGGCGTTGTCGACGAGGTGCGCGGCGGGCTTGATAACTTGCGGGCCGGCGGCACTCAGCTTGTAAGCAAGGGGGAGCATCAGACCGGCGGAATCGAATGCGACACCCGCGACCTTGGGGTCGATGCCATAGCGCTGCAGGTTGTAGCAGAGACCCAGCACAACCGCGTGACGCGAGGCGGCGGCCACACCTTGGACTACCGCCAAAGTCTGACGGATGGTGGATTGAGGCGCAGAGTAATTCGGAATCGTCGAGGGCATGTTGTGAAAGATTTTTCAGTTATGGAAAAACGAGTCAACGGAGCGCACCTTCACTGACCTGCGCGCGCCTGAATTTCGGCCTCAGCCTTCTTCATCAGCAGCGTTTCTTCACGCAACGTCACCGCGTAGTCTATGTGCATGCGCAGCCCGGTAGAGGCGATCCACGCTTCCTTCATGCGCGGGCTTTTTTTCGGCATGATGATTCCGGTCGGAGCTACCGCGCGAACTTTGTCGAGTGCCCGCATCACAGGCATGAGTCCGATCATGTGGACCATCAGACCTTCGGCCAGAGCCAGCGCCTGATCGTAGCGCGGAGTCTCGATTTCCACCGAGAGAATCGTGTCCGGCATCTGGTAAACGATGTTGGCTGTCGCACCATCATCGTAGTTATCTTCCGAGAGTTCACCCTCGTTGTTCATCGACGTGCGCAGGGTGTTGATGTCACCGAGACGCACCGTCAGCAGCGGGAGATTGGATTGATCTGTCGGCGTCACCTTACCGTCGAGGTCGATCCAGATGGTGTTCTCCGCCGGGTTCTCGGGGTTGTATCGCAGGCACTTCAGGTCCTCGGAAATTCCCTCGCGCGCCTGCTCGTCCATCAAGAACACCTCGATGGAGCTCAGCGCGATCTTGCGCAGCAGCACCAACGAAAAGGGAGTGGTGGGGCAGCGCCGGAGAAACTCCAGGCGGTCGGCGGTGACGGAAGGCAGGCTCATGACTGGATCTTGATTTGAGGCACAGGAAGCCGGTAGCGCGGATCCGACTTTGGCAGTAGCTGCACTTCCGCGCGATAGGCGATCGGGTAGACGCCCTTGAACGCGAACGGCACGACCTGGTCGCCGATGACGTAGCGTTCATCGGTGCGCGGCTGCACGATCAAGCACTCGTGTCGCGGGCGAGGAAATGCCAGCAGCCGAACAACCCTGTTCACCGGTCCGCTCACTTTCCGCGTGCCGTCGTGCGCTGTGATTATCGATCCAATGTTCTCGAGGATCATGCGTGTCTGCACCGGCGGCTGGAAACCTCCGATGAAACGCTGACCGTAGCAGTCCTGGTCAGGCGGGACATCACGACAGTCGAACATCGCACCTTGCCCGGAGTGCGGATCGACACCGGGGCAAGGGCGGCCGCTGTAGAGCGGAAAGAACATCAGGATCGGAACCGCCTGATACTGCATCGTGCGCAGCTCTTCGCGGATCATCGCCGCGCACGCCGCCTTCTCCATGCGCGTCAGATCCTCGAATACTGCGACGGGAAGCGAGGCGAGTTTGTCTCCGTTCGCTTTGCGAAGAAGGAGTCGATAATGGGGCGTCTCGTTGAAAGACTGAGGGCGATATGTCTCGTCGGTGAACGCACCCATCGCAGAAGGCACGGGAGCAGTCTCGTTGAGCAGTATCCACTCCCCGACGCCCGTGATGCTGCGGTAGACGAACACCTCGCCAGCCGCTCCGCCCGACAGCGCCCAAGACACGTGCATCTTGCGACCGCCGTAGTCGGGTTGAACTCGGACGTCTTGCCACATGCTAGTAGTGTTTGAAAAAACCCATCCGGTTTTTGTATCGCTTCTGGTCGCTGGCGGCCTGCCTGAAATCAACCTCGTGCTTGGCACGGAGCGCCTCGACGTGCTTCAGGCGCCGCGCTACGATATTCGCCTGCACTCCGCCGGCGGAGTAGTCGATGTCCTGCTTCGAGAGCTTGCGGTAGAGCAGCGCATAGAGCTCGGCGGCGATCGCGTCGAAGAACACCATGGTGTTCGAGGGAAGATGATCCGGGCAGGCGGAGTCGATGAATGGCGGGATGCCGTTGTAGCGGCGCGCGGCATTGACCATCGCCAAAGTGATCTCTTCCGGCGAGAACTCCACATCCACCCCGGTGGTCGTCAGCTCGATGGCGTCGGACGTCATGAAACTCCGCACCATCTCCGCGTCGATCGGGCGGTTCAGATCTGCGGCCGCGCTTTTCTGCGCAGCCGCCACGCGCGTCTCCCTGGGGGTGGGTTCGCTCATTTTCAGTTGTTCCATCCAGCGGGCATGAGCTGGAGGTTGGCGCGGTTGTTCTCGATGCCGCGGCGATACTCGAGCTCGCGGCGGCGCGCCACGAGGTCGGCCGCGCGCTGCTCGGCGCCGGAGACACGCGCCCACACGTTGTTGAGCAGTCCGCCGAAACTGCGGTCGTCGGCGCGTGCGAGCAGATTCTCCAGGGGCGCCTCGAGCTCGCGCTGACGCGCCAGCGCCTTGTTGATGGTGGCGAGACGGTCGGCGCCGGACTGGCGGGCGCGCGCTTGGTCGGTCTCGAAGCCGGAAAGGTCGCGCCCGACTGAGTCGGAAAGCTCGGCGTGGCGTTTCTGCAGCTCGCGCAGCTCGCGCGATTTCAGGCGGGCCTCGAGCGAGCCCGAGAGCCCGATGCCCGATCGAGTCCTCGCCTGAATTTCCGCCATCTGCGACTCCAGGAGTTGGAGCTCCTGCTGCTTGCGCCGGAGGCCGGCGCCGGCGTCACCGATACCCACATTGGATCCGCTGGCGATCGACGACGGGTCGACGTAGGAAGGAAGGAAACCTTCGGCTGGCATGCGGGAATCGGAACGGAGCGCGCTGCTCGCCATTCCACCAAGACCGCCTACGGCGGCGCCGATACGACCACCGCCGATTCCGATTCCAAGACGCCCGGCTGCACCGCCCATGCCGGCGTAGGTGAGAGTGTCGCGCATCCAGTCAGGCATGGCCTCGGAGACCGGATTCTGCGTGCCGGCGAGGAGTCCGGTGCCAGCCATGCCTGCCGCCTCAAGCATGCTGCGCCCACTGAAGCGCCCGAGGCGTCCGTATCCGGCGAGACGCTTCGCGAAGCCGGAACTGACTGCTTTTGCGGCGGGAGCCTTCGCGGCGGCGGTGGCGGCCGTGGCGCCGGCGTGACCACCCAGCGAGCGGAGAAAAGCTTTGGATCCGTTCCAGCCGGCGCGCGCGAGCTGGCTCATCGGACTGGCCGACTTCACCACACTGCGCGCGCCTTCAAGCCCGGCGGCAGTGCGTGTGGTGACGAACAGCGGCGTTACTTGCTCCAACACCGCGCTGGCTTCCTTCTCGGTGAGCCCGCGGTTGTAGCATTCGGTTACGACGCCCTCGGCGAAGGCAAAAAACTTCTCCGCAGACTCTTTGGTGAGCACGATCTCCATGATGCGGGAGTGTGCAGCGGGCCGTTCCCGCAGGCAAGCCAGCCGCTGACGGCTAAAAAAAAAGACCCGCCGAAGCGGGTCTCGTGGAGCGCGATGCTCAGGTCTGTTCGACGTTACTGCCCTGGCGTCGCGGCACCGTGGTCAGAATCACGAACGCCGCGTAGCCGGCGACGCATATCCAGACCATCGGAGCGATGAACAGGCAGAGGGTCAGGAAGCCGCTGAGGAATACCCCCAGCACAACCGTGCCTGGCACGCGGAACCAGGCGGTGATTCGATGCCGTGGCGATCCGGGAACGGAGGGCGACAGGGCCTCGAGCACCGCGAGGATGACTCCGACGCCGACCAAGGCCGACGTCACGATCATGGCCACATGCGGCGCCACGAGGAAGCCGAAGGTGACCGCACTGATGAGGACAGAAAGGACGATGACAGCGTTCATCATCCCGAATTTTTCGATGAGTTTCATGTTGGTGGTGTGCCCGGAACCCCCGGGCGCGGAACTTAGTTGGGCCAATCCTGACACCGCGTGAAGCGGTCGGCCAGGGCGTTGGCGCCGATGGATTTCGTTGCGATGGTGGGGCAGTCCGCGGGCTGGAGAACTCCAGCTTCCCGCGCGCGATCGATATACTGGACCGTCGTCTCCGTGACGAGAGGCGGCAGAAGAAACGCGGCGGCGAGGTAGTCGTCGCGCTCCTTCTTCGGAAACCGCGCGGCGATACCGCACGGCGGAGTGGGCTTTGTGAGCATGAAAAAACGCGACCGAAGTCGCGTCTGAGTTTTGAGCGGCGGTGACGAGTGTTGTTGCACCCGGTTATCCGTGTCACCGCCGCTCACCGTGAATCTGCCGGCGCAGGCTGAATATCAGCGTTCCTATGCAAGCGTCCTTGGAGCGCCGCCGTAAGCGAAGAATTAAACTCCGCGGCGTTTGCGACGCTTGCGCTTTGCCGGCTTTGCGGCCGGCAAAGCGACCGGTGCGTCGGGTCCGAGACGATCCCGCAGGTCCTTCTCGGCCGACTCCAGTTCGTGAAGCCGCGCGGCGCAGCGCGACTCGATGAACCGGGCGACCGACTGCGGATCGTGCCGAATCACTTCTTCCCAGACGCTCTGCCTTTCCAGCAGAGCAATCTTCTCGTGCTGCAGCGCCAGGAGCAGGCGCGTCAGCTGAATCTTGGTCAGGTGGGGCTGGCGAACTAGGTTGTTCATTTAGGCTTCGGCAGTCAGGAGCTGGTTGCGGTTGGCGTCGTCCAGAACGAGCGCATCGTTCTCGGCGTCGTAGGTGAACGTAACGCGAGTCGGTCCGCGCTCGGTTTGCACGAGCAGGGTGACGAGGTGTTTACGCGTCGTCTGCCCGAGAGCGAGATCGTAAGTATCGTCGCGCTCGAGCTTGATGACGCTGGTCTGGCGACCGGCCCAGGAGTAAGTCTCGCCCGACACATAGTGGGCGAGGAGCTCGGACATCTTGGCCTTAACGGGAGTAGCAGGGAGGGTGGAGTTCATGATGGGTGAGAGGTTGAGTGCGGCGCGGTTTATTCTGCAGAGGCGACGCGGCGGAGCGCGTCTTCAACAGCGATCTCGGCCAGCCGCAGCGCATCCTCCTTCGAGGCGGCGCCGCAGATGAACAGGTTCCTGTGCACGAACGTGGAGATCGGAGGCGGCTGAAGGATCCACGACGACGGAAGCGAAATCTTCACGGCGCCCTTGGTTTCGGACGGAACGGCCTGCACGCGCCAAGATCCATCGTCCGCCGGAAACACGGCGTAGAGGATGTCGGCTACGCGCGGACCACCGCGGCGAACAACGTGGATCCATGGACGGAACTCGTCCAGGCTCAGCACGCGACTGAGCGCCCCACGCTGTGTGGCTGCGCGCAGGCACGCCTGCCAGACCTCGGCGATGTGGTAGCGCTCGTGCTGCTCGCGCCGAAGCGCGCGCCACAGAACGCCACGAGCAAACTCGACAGCGGCCTTGAACTCGGCGTCGCGCGCTCCGGACATCTCGCCGTTCATGAGCGAGATTAGCTGGCTTATCGTGACGCACGGAGTCTTCGGGAAGATGCCGTTGTCGGCCGCATCGATTCCAACAACTAGGCTGGATTCTATGCGCTCGTGGATCGGCGTCTTCAATTCGTCGGGCAGTTCGTCTGGCAGCGCGAGCTGGTAGTCTCGGCAGATCAGCTCCCCATACTCCAACCACACCAAGCCGAAGCTGGCGTAGGGAACGTGTGAGAAGCCGGACTTGGGGTCGCGCTGCCGCGCCACACCCTGGTGGTGATCAAAGCGTCGCTGGGTCGGAAAATACTCGCCGCCGACGTCGACTCGGAAACTGGCTGTGGAGAGCTTGGCCTCGTCGCGGGTGCGGATGATCTCGGCATCCGCCATACCCGGCAGCAGAGTCAGCGTGGCGACAGCGAATACATCGTCGGCGTGGAAGATACCGTCGTGGGTAGCGATTTTCATGGGACTATAATCTCATGCGCGCGGTGGACACCGCGGCCCCTGGGTGGAGGACCCGACGCACTAGGGGCGTGCGCCGGGTAGTTCGTCGACGGGTCGATAAACCCGCCGCGTAACCAATTATTGCACGGCGCACTAACCGTCCGCATCTGGAGGTTTCTCCGGACGCGGACTCAGACCGAGTGCGGGGAACGCACTCGGTTAAAATGAACAGCCGCCCACCGGAGAGGTAGTGGTTGCTCAGAGATATATGACACAAAACACCCCGCCGTTGCAGGGCACGAAAAAGCCCCTGGCGGCGAAGCCAGGGGCGGAAATCAAAGCGCTATCTGCGCCAGAGTGTCCTTAGGGGACGAACTCGTAGCGGCGGATGGCGTTGACGTTGGCGAAGGTGAAGCCGACCTTCTCGACCGCCTGGAAGCGCACGAAGTCCTTCTCGCGCTTCACATACATGGTGATCGGCTGGAGGGTGTAGTGCTTGCCGAGATAATTCGGCGGAGCGAAGGTGAACACCTCGTTGTCGAGCACGAGCTCGTTCTTGATGGTCAGAACGTGGTCGATGCCGAACCAGCGGAACTTCTGCACGGCGCGGGTGCCGTCGGTGAGCATGCGCTCGGAGAGGTCGCCGCCGGCCTCGTCGCGGCCCATCTTGAGGAACTCGTTCGCGGTGCGCCGGTTCACGAGGGCCACGCCGTTGTTCAGCTTGGCGTCCTCGAGGCCGTTCTTCACCTCGACGTAGCTCTGACGGTTGATGGAGCCGGCGATGGAGAAGTTCTGGGGAACATTCGCCAGGCCGTTGCCGCCGATGTTGCCGACGGTGCGGCGCGCGGTGCGGACGAAACGGAAGTCCTTTTCCGTCTGCATGTCCTTGAGCGCGTTGTCGGTGGTGATCTTGCGATGGTCACCCTTCCAGTTCTTCAGGCGGTAGACATTCGCCACGAACTCGGGAGATTGGATCTCCGAGAAGGTGACGATGAACTTCGAGCCTTCGAAGTAGTAGGTGTCGGGGGCGGTGCCGAAGGGCACGTTCACGGCGCCCGGGATGTCACCTTCCATCTCCTCGATGACTTGCGGGAAGTCGGTGTCGAGGACGTAGGCCATCTGGGAGTCGGGAACGGTCTCCGCGGGGAGGATCGCCTCGCAGAAGGAGTTTTCACGCAGGCGACGGCGAATGACGCGGTCGTTGGACGCGGAGGCCTCCTTGTTGTGGCGATGAAGTTGACCGCCCTCGGGGACATCGAGGACGGCGTCGCGATAGGAATCGGACGTGATGAAAGAATCGTATTCGGTGGCGAGCTTATCCATGGTAGGAATTCCTGTTGTAGGTTTCGTTTTGGGTTAGCTCGGCGTTAGGCCAGGGGCACCGGGATATACGTCAGCTTGATGCGGAGCACCTTGCTGTTCGCAGGGATCGAGGTGTTGTTCGTGGCGGCGACGTCCTTCACGCCACCTTCGCAGTGACCCACGATCTGGGTGCCCGCGGTGGCGGCCTTGATGTCGCCGGTGGTGCCGTCGACGGTGACGGGGGTGCCTTCGGCGTAGGTGTCGGCGGCCTTGAAATAGGGGGTCTCGATGACGAGGTCCTCGCCCGGGTTGAAGGCGGCCAGCTTCTCGGCGTCGAGCACGTCGGTGTCCGTCGAGTCGCCGTAGGCGAAGTAGGGACGGCCCTTCGAGTTGACGGCGTCGTAGCCGCGGATGAACTGGAGCGAGCCAGCGACATCGACGAGGGAGCAGACTTGGCCGGAGAGGATGGTCTCGCCGGACTTCACGGGTGCGGAGCGAATCAGGGACTTCGCGGTGTTCTGAGGATCGAACCCCTTGACGACCTGAATACGCGGTTTGTTGCGCTGGTAGGTGCCGGTGTTGGGCATGGTATTGGGCGCTTGTTTTTGTTACCGTCAGTCGTAAGCCAGCTTGCGCTGGCCCTCGGAGGACGGCGTCTCCGACCCCGTGCGGGGGAACCCACGGCCGTCAGCCGGCATGTGGGAAAAGGTTTGGTCGAGTAGCTGCGTGGCGAACTTCACCAGCGCGTCAGGCGACTCGAGATAGAGATCGGCGGCGCGCTGGGCGGCGGCTTTCTCAAGCCCTCCGCGGTGCAGCGCGCGCACGAATGCGGCTTTCACATCCGCCGACGCCACCTTCAGGAGCTCGATCTGCGGCGACGGACGACGCTCGGCTTCCTTGCGGAGACGCGCGTTGTCTTGTTCGAGAGCGGTCAGCTCCCGAGCAAGGCCGTCGAGGACGTCGGCGACCTTGATGAGAGCTTCGCGAGGAACTTGAACCGTCGGGAGCATAGCGCCTTGGGTGGCGGTGGTGGGACGCGGATTACTTGGCGGTCGAGGCGGGCTTCTTCAGCTCGGTCTCGCGGCGGGAGGCGTATTTGGTGATGGCGCGGGTGGCGAGGGCGGCAGCCTTCTCGGCGGGCGGCATCTTGGCGATCTCCTCGTCGGAGGGGCCCTCGGCGGGCGCGCCTTCGCCGCCGGCGGGGGCACCGCCCTGGGCGCCGAGCTCGGTGAGGATCTGCTGGGCCTCCTCGGCCGTGATCTCGCCGGACTCGACCATCTGCTGGATCAGCGCGATGATCTCCTCGGGGTTGATCTGGGTGCCCTCAGAGCCGGGAAGCGCGCCAACGTCACCCTCGGCGCCGACCATCGCGCCGGCGTCGTCCACGCCCTGGGCGTAGGCGGCCTTGAGCAGCGGGTGGTTGAGCTGGGGGATGGCGTCGAGGCGGGCGAGGTGGGCCTCGGCGGCGGCCTTCTTCCAGGTGTCGTCGCGCTTGGTGGAAGCACGCTTCTCGATGGAGTGACAGAGGACCTCGACGAAGAGACCGTGCGCTTCTTGGGCGGCGGCGAGCTTCACGAGCTGCTCCTGCTCGACGGCGTGGGCCTCGGCGGCGGACTTGAGGAGATCGCGGGCGACTTCCTGACCGAGGCGGCGCTCGAGGTGGGAGGCGAGCAAGGCGCGACCCTCTTCAGTAGCGGCGAGCTCGGAGGCGATCTTGACGTAAATCTGATCGATGCCCGCGGGGGCGTCGGTGGCGGCGCCGGCGGGGGCGGCCGCGGACTTGGGCGAGGCGGGCGCGGCAGCAGCCGCGGGGGCCGGGGCGGCAGCAGCAGGAGCCGCGGCGGACTTGGAGTGGTCGGCGGAGGCCAGATGACGGAGGGAGGCGCCGAGACCCGCGAGGGCGCCGGCGGTCTTCTCGCTACCGGCCTGGACGGTCTTGGCGGGAGAAGGAGCGTTCTCGCCCGCACCACCCGGCTTACCCGCGGCGTTGCCGGGGATGTCGGTGCCGTTGTCCTTGTTCACAGGCTTCTGCTGCGAAGGAAGGCCGGTCTTGGAGGGGTCGTCGCCGTCCGGGTGAGCCGGGGGCGTGACGGTGCCAGCGTTGGTCGGATCCTTCTCAGGAACCGCGCTGGCGGCTTTGGACTGTTGAGCCTGCGCAAGGCTGAGGACGGATTTGGCGACGCTAGTCACATTCATGTTGGTGTGGGTGAACTATTTTTTGTGAGATAGATCTGAGAGACGTTAGTAAATCTAAACCAGTTTTCAGCTGTCAACGGTTGCGCGTCCGAAGTTGTGACCAACGAAAATCGCTTCACGCGCTTCGCTGTCGTCAGAACCGAGGAAGCGCTGCATATCGTGCAGCGCGGAAAGTTTGTAGAGACCGTAGCAGTGGGCGAGCAGAGTGGCCGACTTTGAAACCTGCTCATCCGTATCCAGAGTTGGGATACTGAAATCGACAGTCGCCGCCGCCTTCACTCCGCGCGCGGCCACGGGTCCGGCCATGCAGTGGTATTTCTCGACGAGGCGATCGAGCACCGGTTGAAGGGCATCGTCCTTGCAGCCGCCGACGTCCATGAGGTCCATCGCGCCGGCGGAGAACTCGTCGGGCGCCAGGCACGCGTTCATCATCGTGCGGAAGATGTGCGGGAGCATCGACGCGGCCTTCTGCACCGCGGCCTGCTTCATGATCTCCGCGCGCGGCAGCCCGGAGACGTAGCAGGCGAACTCGGGAAGCGGGAGAAGGCAGGCGCGCTTGGCCAAATGCGCGAAGAGCGCGGCGGGGCGCTGCTGGCGCAGCACATCGATCTCGTGGTCGGAGAGCTCGCCGCTCATACCGGCCACGGCGTGCGAGGCGATGGCGCGCTCCGCGCTGGCCGACTTCACACCATGCTCGAACTCCGCCTCGATGGCGGCGAGACGCGAGAGAAGGGCGCCGCGCGCGAAGTCGCCGAGCAGCGGGTCGCTCGGGAGATCGACGCCCTCGAACTGAGCCCACTCGGCGCCGGTGATAACGGAGTTGGCGCTGGCAGCCTTCGCCATCTCGTCGGAGCCGAAGCGGTATTGGAGATAGTGCGCAATGCGGTCGGCCGGGCGCTCGACGTTGGAGAGATCGAAGAACGTCGGGTTCGGGTTGAACACGAAGGCGTATTTCTGGAACTCGGGAACATACTGGTTCCGCTGCTCCGTCATGTGCTCGCAGTATTCCGCGGGGCTCTTCGCCCGGTTACGGCAGCAGTTGCAGATGTCCTCCGGCACGCGCGCGGACATGGAGCATGACAGCTCGCGACCGGCGCGGGCGCGCTCGTATTCGGACGCAGCCTTCTTCTTGTGACCCCAGACAAAGATCTCAACACGGTCCATCTTCGGGTCGAAGCGCGCGGCTTTGATCTGTCCGATGGCTTGCTTCGGGTCGCGGTTGCGGTGCTCGCGGAAGTAGTGCCCGTGCGAGACGAACGTGCTCGCACGCTTCTGCAGCCAGTAGCGCTCCCACGCGTCGGCGTTGCGGTTCGGCCCGTAGGACTCGTGCGCACCCATGCCGACGTAAAGCACGCCGAAGTGATCCTTGTCGGGGATCAGACCGCGCAGCTCGTCCTCCTGGAACGCCGACGTTGAGGCCGCTTTTACCAGGTTGTCGTGCTCGATGAGTTGAGCTAGCTGCCCCTCGCAGGCGCGCAGCAAAGTTTCCTGGCTGTCGGCGTAGTGGATCTTGGAGAACATGCGGAGAGCGGTTTAGTTTTGACCAAGCTTATCGGAAGCGAACTGGAGAGTCTTGTTGCCGGCGTTGGCCGCGGCGTTGACGAGTTCGGGAGTGAAGAGACCAGCGCCCGCGATGAGCGCACCGGGCCAGCCGGCGAGGCGCGAACTACCCGGGCGCGTGAGGCGTTCCTTCCAGAGCTCGCCCTCACCCGCGAGCGTGCGAAGCATGTTCGGGTTCTCATGCGAGCCGCGGCCACTGGTGTCGAGGAACGCGGGGTTGATGCCCGCGTCGGTCAGCTGCTTTTTGCCGAGCGGGATGTAGCCCTTGAGTTTGCCGCCGCCGGCCTCTTCGCCGCGCATGAGCATCTGCATGTATTCGCGCACCGACATCTGGCCGGCTTCGGCCTTGCTTCCGCCGAGCGTGTCGGGGTCGCGCACCAGACGGCGGAGAGCCTCTTGCACGGACATCGGGCCCTTACCCTCGAACCGGAGCTTGCCGTTGTTCGTCTGGGTGCCGGTCTGCGCTCCGAAATACTGCGTGAGGGAGAAAGGATAGGGTTTGCCGCCCTGACCGCCGCCATTGCCGAGGCGTTGCTCGCGGTCGATTAGGCGCGCCACCAGATTCTGGGCAGAAGCGCTTTCGCCGCGCATACCTTTGTGCGCGAGACGGCCGGCGATAGCCGCGCCAGGCGCGACGCGCAGTAGACCCTCGCCAGTGCGCGAGATCGGGTCACCGTGGTCGTTTTTCGGGAGTGCCGTCTGGAGATTGCGCACCGCGAGACCGCCGGCGCCGACCGCGCCACCAGCCATGAGGCTTGTGATAATGGCGTTGCGGAGAATCCGCTTCCTCCGAGAAGCCCGATCCTCGCCATCGCGCTTGGGAGCGAGCGCGGTGAGCGTTCCGCCGGCGGCGGCGCCAAGAAGACCGCTGCCGAGCACGGCCTGCATGAGCGGGCTACCTTTCAGCGCGGCGAGGCCCTGCTCGGTCAGCTTGCCGGGCTGGCTGTGCTTCAGCTGATCGGTGATGGAGGCGGAGGCAATTTTCAGAACAGGCATGGCGGAAGCGTATTTGAAGGTGGGATTTTTGATGGCCTGGTAGGCGTGGACGGCGGTCAGCGCGCCCGCGCCGCCGGTGAGCGCGCCGCGCAGCATGTTCTTTCGAACGCGTCGATCATACTCCGCCTGTCCGACATCGCGCGGGTCCAGGCTGAAGTAGACGTTGGCGGACTCGCCGATGCCGCCCAGCAGCGCGCCCGCCAGAGTGGCGGACAGCGCCGGGTGACGTGTGATCAGCTCGCGGAGAGAGCGCTCGAGGGAGCTCACTGGATGGGGAGGTTGTAGGCGGTGACGACGCGACCGATCGGGCCCGGGCTGAGAGCGACGACCGTGTTCAGCGCGGTGACGATACGACCCTGGATCTCGACGGCCCAGGCTTCCGCCTGCAGCGCCGCATCCGCGTTTCCGTCGAGTTGAAACGTCTGCACGAAACGGCTGTCGGTGGGAACGCGGCGCTGGTTGGTCGGCAGCGTAAACGTGGCGTCGCCGACGCCGTATTCAAACGTGCCACCGAGGTCCACGGTCACATCACCGAACTGCTGGATGCGCGTGCGCTCCAGCTCGGTCATGTCCTGAACGCTTACCTCGGCGCGGTAGACGCGACCGATGAGCTTTACTTCGCGGATGAGGTTCATGTGCGGTCCCCGTTGCTACCACCCGCGGGGGCGGGTTGCAACTTTCGCTCCAGGTCGGCGAGTTCTTTGAGAGTGTGGATGGGCACGCCGCCATATTGGACGGCTTCGCGGAGAACCAGACGAAGCATGTTCTTGTCGCGCGCGATCGACGGCGCGGCTTGCATGATCGTCGCGGCCAAGGACTCGACGGTGTCGGGCGCGGCCTTGGAGATCACCGGATCGGACACCTGGAGCTGCTGGAGCGCCGCGGACACGGAGTCGCGATAAACCGCGCGATCCGTCTTGTCGGCGATCTGCGCGTCGGTCTTGCCGAGCCCGAGCGACACGAGCTCGCGCTGCGCGTCGGGGAAGTGCTCCTGCACGATCTTGGCGAGCTCGAGGGAGCGGTTGCCCACACCCTGCTGCATTTCGAGGATGTGTCCAGCGATGTCCTTGGCGTCCATCGGCGTCTTGCTTCCGTTGGTCAGGGAGTAGACGTCGCGGTCGAGCTGCTCCGGAGAGCCCTCGTCATCGTCGGGCTTTGTAGCGCCGGAGGATGCGCCCTGAGTCTTCTGTTCGGCGGAGCGCTGCGATTCGATGTCGGCGTCGGTTTTCGTTTCCGGCTCCTTTTCCATCAACGCACCCAAGCGCGCGCTCTTCTCGACGAGCAACGCGCGCGCGGCCGAGATCATGCAGAGGTTGTCCCAGGCGGCGACGAGCGTGCCAGCCTGCCCGGTGTGGTCAGTAGCGAAAGCCGAAGCGCTCTTGCAGCGCTCAACCGGCTGCCCGAGGCGCTCGGAAGCGTGTGTGGCGACCATCTCGATGAACGCGCGCTTCTCGGCTTCGTCGCCGACGGCCAGACCGAGGAAGTCGCGCTCGACGCGCGCAAACAGTTCGGGCTCGGCATACGCCGCGCCGAAGTTGCGCTCGATGAACTCCGCGACCTTCACGGTGCAGTCGTCGGAGGCGCCGTGACCGATCTCGGTGAGGAACTCGGCCTCTTGGCGGAGCGAAGCAACCTCGTCGCGCCATGCGCGATGCTCGAGGAGTTTTTCGTAGTGGGTCGGCGCGGCGCCGGTGGCGGCGGAAGCCTGCTTGGTTTGTGCGAAAGACGCACCCTTCTCCATGTCCCAGCTGATCACGGGGACGCGATCGAGAGCCGCGGAGCGCGGGGCGGAACGGGCGGCGGGCGAGGCCAGCGAAGCAGCCTCCTTGCGGAGAGTGGAGTAGCGGGAGAGCACGTCAGCCGGGTCGACGAGCGCGAACGCGCGTCCGCGGTCGGACGCGTATTTGTTCATCACGGTGACCGTCTTGGCGGCGTTGAAGATCTGGCACAGACGCTCGAGCTGAGCCGCGCTCATGTCGTCTTGCATGGCGCGCTTGAGCAGCACTCCCTCCGCGTCGCCCGTGCGCACAACCTCGGGCAGAACAGCGTTCAGCGTCTGAAGGATATCCCTGTGATTCATGGTTGGCACAAATAAACGATGTGCCAAAAACCGAGGCAAGTGTCGCCGCTAGGCGTCCTTTTTCTTCGGCTTGAATACAGGCACTCCGGCGCGCGCCGCGGCGTCTGACGCAGGGTCTCCTTGAAGTCCCTTCTTCGGCAGGCTCTCGGTGATGTCGATGGTCTTCGCCTCGAGCTGACGCAGCTCGGCGGCGCGGCGCATCTCGCCACGGAGGAAGCCGGCGACGCCGGGTAGATCGTCATCGAGCCCGGCGCCTTGCTCGGTGCCGCCCATCTTGCTCGCCGCGATTAGTCCGACCGCCGAGCGGATTGCGGGAACCGCGCGCTGGTTGATGAAGCCGTTGCGCGCCAAAAACGAACCCTGCGCCAGTATCACTCCCTCGAGGTCCTTGGCCGACAGGTTTCCAGTCTTTCGCGAGGACTGAATGGCGTAGGCCGGAAAGCCGGCAAAATGGAGAACATCATCGAGACCGAAATTGTAGCCAGCGCGACGGATGAGCATCCGCGTCTCCTCCGAGTTCATGTAGTCCTCGATCATTTCCACCTGGCGACCTTCTGGATACACCTGACTCGCTAGGTATGGTAGATCCTTCATGCGATCGCGCACGTTGAAGAAGCTTTTCTCGTATAGACGAATCGCTTCTTCAGGCATCCCGAAGTATCCGGCGATCTTCTGGAAATCGGTGTCACGCGCCAGCAGCATGCCTTCCAGCACACTCTTTTCCTGTCGCATGTGCGGTGTTACAAACGCGAGCGCCTGTTGCGTCACCAAGTCGGGTTTTGCTCCGCGCAGGAAGCAATACATGCGAAATAAGATCAGATCATCGCCGTCGAACCACGCGGGAAAAGGAAGAGCCGCGCTTGCCAGAGAACGGAGTGCGTCAAAACCGAACCGCGCGCTTTTGTAGCTCTGCGTGAAACGCGCCACGCCTGCGCTTCGGATGCCCGTCTCGGAATAAATGTCGAACGCGTCGTTCGGTGGAACGAGATCGTAGGCAGCCAAGTAACGGGAAAGTTGTTCTACGCGTTCAGCGGTCACGAACAGGATGAAGCAAGAACGCCCGATGTGCGCAAAAGAAAAAGCCCCAGGTGTCCCTGGGGCTTATCACATCCACTGACCCAAGATCAAAGCGGGAGCGGAGCAGCAAGCGGGTCGGTGTCGGGGGTCGCCTGGCTGAGCTTCAACCAGAGATCACCGGTCGCCTTGAACTGCGAGAGCAGCTCCATCTCCAACTGCGGAAGATCGTCCTCGCCGTAGGCCTTCTTGAAGTCCTCGGGTTTCCAATAGAAGAGGAAGAGCGCGCGGCCCATGGCGTCGATGGCCTCCTCGATCTTCGGCAGCATCTTGGCGATGATCGCCGAGCTCTGGTAGGCGGAGGCCAGCGCCCCGACCACGCCGACCTCGAACAGCTTCGGAACCTTGAGCTCGGCGCCAATGGAGGCCAGTTGCCCGGGCGCGGCGGAGAGCAGGATCTCCTCGGGTAGCGTGTCCAACTGCTGTGGCTCCTGCTCCATGTTGCGCGGCTTCTCCGGCTGCAGGTTGGCGTGGTCACCAATGCGGTCGCCGGGGACGTAGTTGCGCTGTTGTTGCGTGGGGATGGTCCACTCCTGTTCGGGCTGGCGAATAACGCCGAAGTCCGCGTCGGTCTCCTCGCGGAAAACCGGCTCGTTCATCAACCGCACGGCGTAGGCCTGCTTGCCCTCGGTGTGGAACCAGAACTTCACGGAGCCTGCGGAGGCCGCCTTCGTCAGCAGCTCCTCGGCGGAGTCGGCGGGCAGCGCGAGACGCGTGGCGAGCGCCACAGCCGCCTGCTTGCGCTTCGCCTCACCATGGGCCTGGCCCTCGATGCTCAGCGAGAAGAAGCCCGCGTCGTGGCGCAGCTCCGCGTGGCGGCAGGCCGACTTGCGCAACTCGGCAGTGAGGTCCTTGCGACCAACAACGAAGAAACCCTTGGTGTCGCCAAACGCCCGGGAGGAGCACGGCTCGTCCTTCCGACGCTCGGGCAGCGGCTCGGTGTCGATGGCGATGAACCGGGCGCAGCAGCCAAGGACGCCGTCGACGCTCGCCTTCGTGTCGGGATTGCAGCGCAGCAGCCGCGTCTCGTTCTCCGAATCCCAGCGGCGGCGGACGGTGAGCGAGACCAGGCCCTGATCGTCGGTGGCCTTCGACACCAGCATGAAGGGCTCGGTGAACACCTCGTTGTTGTCGACCAGCATGTAGACCTTGCCGGTCTCAATGTCCTCCGACGTGTAGAGGCCATCGCACACGTCCTTGTTCGAATCGACTTCCGCGACCAGCGTGTCGACGCCCGTGAGCATCTGGCTCATCTTGGCCTTCGCGTCGGTCGTGAAGCAGTAGAAGTCGGGATCATGCGCGTGATCGTAGGACGAGCCGCAGCAGCCGTGGGCCGCGAGGGTGACCTCGCCGGAGCGGATGAAGTCGTAGAGCGAGCGGTCGGAGCGGACGAACGCGCGCACCTCCACCTTGTCGCCCTTCTCGTCGAGCACCTTGTGGATGCCGGGGCGGCAGAGCGTGGTCAGGCGGTCGACCTCGTCGACAATCGCCGGCTTCAGATCGCGGCGCTTGTCGAGCAGATCGTAGCCGCGGGACGCCGCCTCATCGCGCTTGGATGCGCTGGCGCTCTTGTCGAAGAGCACGGCCTCCGCCGGCCGCAGCTCCAGCGTCTCCTCGCCGAAGAAGGCGGCCGCCAACTTCGTGTTGCCGATGTCGTTGGCCACCGCCGCCTGGTAGGCGAGCTCACGCAGCGCGCGCTGCTCGGCCGCCGACGCCCGCTTCGACAGGCCGCGCAAAGTGGTCTCGACCGCCACGTCCACCGGGTAGGGCGAACCGTCGATGCCCAGCATCGCCTTCGTCAGGCGCGCCTCGCACGCGGCGCCAAACTCCGGCACGCTCTCCATCAGCGCCGCCAGCTTCTCCAGGGCGAACGAGCCGCCCTTGTTCTGCATGAAGTCGGCAAGCACGCCGGTGGGGAAGGCGAACTTGGTGAGCATGTCGGCGAACGCTGCCTTCGTCTCGGCCGACGCCTGCTTGTAGGTGGGCGGCGGATACGCGATCCGCTCCACATGCAAGGCCTGCGGCTGACGCCGGGCGAACGAACGATCAACGCCCCCGCCCAACTCGTTCTTCGTCAGCGACACCAGCCGACGCACAATCTTCTCGTCCATCGGCAAAAACCGCTTCACGCGATGCCGATACAACAAATCCGTCCCCTTGATGTCGCCGTTCAGAAAGAACACCGGGGCATAGAGGAGTTCGCTCCCGGTGCGGAACGCGAACACACCCAACAGCCGCGTGTTCGTCTCGTTCTTCGACACAATCTCGAACCCCAACTGGTGCTGCGGCTCCATCAACATCCCGGCCTTGTTCGCCACCGACTGATACGCCGTCTCCATGAACGCGCGCTCTACCTGGTCGTTGGAGGTATTTGTCGGATCCGGAGCGCCGGCGGCGGCCGCGGCATTTTTGCGCCAGTCGAAATCGGAGATTTGCATCATGGACAAAGTAAAGGACAGGCTACACCCGCGCGTAAAGCGTGCTCAGGGCACTTTGTATCCGAGAGCTTTTTGAATGCGTGAGTCGGACTTCGAGACGAAGTCGTTGTAAAGTTTGTCGGAGTTGAAAGCGCGGTCCCAGCCGCCGGCGCGATCTTGATATTGCTTCCAGGCGGTCAGCGCCTGCGCAGCGCCCTCCGCCTGATTTCCACCGAGGGCGGCGCCGGCGAAGGCGGGGAGCGAACCCCACTGCAGCGCATTGCCGAACATGTTGCCGAGCGTGCCGGCGCCGCCGCCTTGGTAGACCCAACGCGGGAAGCGTTCCATCATCCGACCGTTCCAGCCGGCGAGGCGCTTACCCCAAGCGCGGTTGCGCCCCAACCAAGCAAGCCCGGTCGATGGGACACCCACAACCGGGTTGAGGAAGGGCTCGGCGAATCCGCGAAGAAAACGACCGCCGGCGCCGATGGCGGCGCGGGCGAACGCCTGCTTGGCGAGCGGAGGATGCCAAGCAGGCGGACCGAAGTTGGTGTAGTCCTGGGTCAGAAAGTTTGGCGCTGGGCGCGGAGCGGCGTTGCGCATTCCAGGGAAGCGCGGGAGGCGCGCGGGCGTCGGGCGCTGATCGGGAGCGGTCGCGAAGGGTGATGCCAGCGCCTCGATACCGCGGTCGCCGAATAGCCCGCGACCCACGGAGCTCAGTCCCTGCACCGCGGCGCCGCCGGCCCCACGGAGCACACTGGGCTCATTCCACCAACTCTTCAGGGCGTCGAGCTTCTGACCGCCCCAGTTGGCGAGCTGCCCGGCAGCCACACCGGGCGCCTCGAGCACGTTCCGCGCGGCGCCTCCGAGCACACCAATCGCGCCGTAGTCCTGCGAGATCGGAGTGAAGCCGCTGGCCCAGTCTGGCATGTTGGACGGCTGCTCGCCGAAGCGCACCTTGGAGATGCGCCGGCGTTGCTCGCGCTCGGCGGGCGACATGACAGGAGCGGCAGGAGCGGCGGGCGCCGGCGCGGCGGGGGCTTGGCGCGCAGCTTCGTATTGCTGCTGCGACTGCAGCGCCGCGTTGTAGCGGTTGATCGCGGCGACCGTTTCCGGAGAGTCCTGCGGACCCGCGACCATCGGCTGACCAGGTGCCGGCGAAGGCTGCGCGGGCGCGGCGGGCGCTACGGCGGGTGCCGCTGCGGCGGGCGCCGCTGCGGCGGGCGCGGCAGGGGCTGCAGCAGTCGTTGGTGCGGCAGGGGCTGCAGCAGTCGTTGGTGCGGCAGGTGCTGGTGCGGCGGGCGCCGGAGGCGTGGCGGGTTTGGGAGCCGCGGCGGGCGGCTTGGGGGCCGCCGTGCGTTGAGCCGCGGGCGAGGAAGTGGGCGCCGTCGGATTGGCCCCACTTCCAGCCGCCTTCAGGAAGTGAAGGATAGCGGGCATTCGGTTAGCGACCGAGGGCTTGGGCGAGCTGGGCAAGGGCCATTTCCTGGTAGCGCTGGCCGGCGCCGGACGGGTTGAAGAGGTAGGCAAGACGCTCGCCGAAGCCGGCGTTGGCGAGATGCCCTGCGGTCATGTCGATCGCACTGCGCGCGCCCATCTCAGCGCCCTCGCGCATCACGCGAGGCTTGGTTCCGAACTGCGTGTAGAGCTCGTTGGCGCCACCGAGCGCAGCAGCCGCGCCAAGCGGCATGCGGTGCTTGAAGAGTCCGGCGCCGGCGCGCACGGCCCAGTCACCGTCGGCTATGCGTTTGGAGGCGAGCGCGGTGATGTTGGGCGCCTTACCGATGCCTTTGGCGGCCGCCTCAGTGAGGGGGCTGGAGATCTGGCTGAGACCGCCGGCCGAAGGACGGAAATGGCTCATGCCCTGCACGCCACGTTCGAGAGCGCGCCCGGCTCCCCAACCGATTTTGAGACGGCGAAACAAGGACGGCACGGCGCGTCCTACGGTTTTGGCCGCGGCTCCGGCAGCAGCGCCGTAGGCGGACTTCTGCATCATGTTTTGGGTTAGGATGTGTGCGACGGCAGGCATGGGAGTGATGTTCTAAATTCGATGTTATTTGCGCAACGGAGTAAAAATCAGTTCGCGAGCTGCAGCGGTTTGTCCTTCAGCGCGAAAGGAAGCGCGGCGATTCCGGCACCCAGACCGAGCTGCCCGATGCCGCGGATGGTCTTCAGGCGACGTTGACGCTTCAGCAGATCCACGAGCGTTCCGCGCAGGTTTTTCACGCCCTCTTCGCTGCCGGTGAGAATGCGCATGCCGCGTCCGCGGGCTGCGTCGGCGTTCCCAGTGAGCAGCTCATCGAGAATTTCGCGGGCGGAATTGACGCGACGCACACCGGGCTGCGCGGCGAGGATGTTTCGGTTGCCGTGATTCCAAGAGTCGAGGTCGATGTTCTTCAGCACTCCGGCGAGCGCGTTGCGATCAGCGACCGACGCGCCCGGCGCCAGGCGCGACCAGACGCGGTCCTTGCTCAGCAGGTCGAGCTCTCGGTTTTTGATAGGATTCCACGAGTCGCGCACGACCACCTTGGCCGGAGACGCGAGCGACTCGTAGAGCGAGCTGGTGCCGGTCGAGGCGTCGATGAGATCTGAGATAGCGGGGAGTCCGACATACTGGCGCTGCGGCAGGCGACCGGAGAAGGGCAGCACGTTCGGATAACGCGCGAGCGCCTTCGTGATCGGGTTGGCCTTTCCAAGGTCGCCGAGAATGGTGGTGACGAGAACTTCATCCTGCAGTCCGCGGCGCTTGATCTCGCGCGCGAGTTCCAGCGCGCGCGAAGCGGTGTAGTCGCCGCGACCGCTTCCAAGCACGGAAATGATTTTCTTGTTCCGATAATTCTGAAGCAGCTGTTGCTGACTCGGACTGAAACCAGGGTTCTTCACCAGCTCGTCTATCATCGCTCCGCGGTTCGCGTGCGTGTCGCGGAGCGCCTGGAGTGCGGCCGGCGCGAAAGTGGGAAAACCCTCCGGCGCCACGTTGATCGCGCGGTAGCCGGCGCCTCGGGCCTTCGGCGTGAAAGCATGGTCGGGACCGTAACCGATGTAGCTGTCGCGCAGACCCAGCATGCGCGCGATCGCGCGACCGGGTCCATCGATCTTGGCGCGGAACCCCTCGTGCGGGACGCCAAGTTTGTCCAGATCCGTCATGTATCCGACGTAGCCGCCTAGGCGAACATGCGGCTTCGCGCTGTCCGGCAGGCGGATGGTCGGAAACCGCTCGTTGATATTCGAGAGTCCGCCGAGATCGTCGAAAGAACCAAAGCCGAGGCCGGTGTCTACCAACATGTCGAGCTTGCGCCCGAACAGGTGAGGCTCGACTACGCCGTGCCGGTTTCGAACCGCGTTGTGGAGATTGAACTTCGGCACACCGGGCGCCCCGTCCAGGGATTTCAGCGCTGCGTGCATCGAACGACCCGGCATCATGTGACCGGCACCGTGCGAAGGAACCTCGGTCCAGGTCGTGGCGATGTCCAGCGGACTGGACATGTTCCAGAGCCCGCGGGCACCGAGCGCCCCGCCTACGCCTACCGCGGCCAAGTCCTCCGGGTCGGACGGATCCATCGAGGCGAACTTGAGGCGCGGGTGTGTCTCGCGATTCGCCAGAGCCGACATCGTGGCCGCGAGCCCAGCCGCGCCGAGCCCGACCGAGGCCGCGCCGAGTCCGCGCTGGAGCTTTCGCATGGGTGACATGAGAGCGTGGACATAGGTCTCGACCGCTCCGCCGCCGTGCATGCCTACACCACCGAGATAGCGTTGCTTGTTCGTCAGGTG